ACAAGCGGAAGTAGTGGAACTAGCGGAAGCAGTGGAACATCCGCTACCAACGGAACGGCAGGTAGTGGTGGTTCATCGGGAACATCGGCAACCAACGGAACGGCAGGTAGTGGTGGTTCATCAGGAACATCGGCAACCAACGGAACAGCAGGGAGTGGAGGTTCAAGCGGAACAAGCGGAAGTAGTGGGACAAGTGGAGTGAGTGGAACTCACGGAAGTGCAGGTTCATCAGGAACTTCGGGTTCAAGCGGAAGCAGTGGTACATCTGCTACCAACGGAACAGCAGGTAGCGGTGGTTCATCAGGAACATCTGGGACTCGTGGAACAGCAGGTAGTGGTGGATCAAGCGGAACTTCTGGAACATCGGGCATATCGGGGAGCTCAGGAACAAGTGGTACTTCAGGTAGTAGTGGAGTATCCGCCACAGCAACATGGAGTTTAACGACGGGTGGCGTTATAAATCTTGGATTTTTATATAACTACTATGCAGTACATACAATAGCAGCTCCTAACGCCCATGTTCCTAATAATACAGAATGGGATGCTTTAATTACTTACTTAGGAGGTAGTAGTGTTGCGGGTGGATATGCAAAAGAAGCTACGACTGATTGGTGGGATAGTCCTAATACAGGCGCTGATAATTCCAGTGGTCTTACTATGAGAGGTTCTGGGCTTAGAGATACGGATGGTACATTTTATCAAAAGAATCAATCAGGAGCATGCTGGTCAACTAATTCTACTGGTGGAAGCCATTATATATATGGTGTAGGTTATAATAGTACTACATTTTACCAAGATGCAGATACCGATAGTATAGGTTATGCAATTCGTCTAATTATTGATACTCCAAATATTGATAATGGTGATGGGACAGGAATCTATATAGGAAATGACCAGAGGCAGTATAAAATTATTAACATCAATGGAGTTTGGTGGCTTGCTGAAAACTTAGCAGAAACCGCTAATGTATACGGTGAAGATATTCCAAATGTAACAGATAATACCGATTGGTCTAATAATGGTAGTGCACCTGTTCCGGGTGCGTATTGTGCTTATAATAATATACCAACATTATCAAATGGTACATCATATACAATGGGTAATGCTGATACATTAGATTTTAGAGATACAACTAATATTCATTGGACTGGTTCAGTTGGTTCTAGTCTTGGGAGTGGTAATACAATCGAAGCAACGTTAGTTGGTGAACTTTTTAATGTAGCTACAAATAATAATAATCTTGCAGATTATGGCTATTTATATAATTGGTACACAGTTGATTATGGAATAGCAAAATCAAATGCTCACGTACCTTCAACATCAGAATGGAATACATTAATAACTTATTTAGGAGGTAATACCGTTGCTGGCGGTCATCTTAAAGAAACAGGATTCACTTATTGGGACTCTCCAAATACAGGAGCTAGTAATGATGTTGGATTTAATTTAAGAGGTGGTGGTATACGATATGCAGGATATACAAACTTTTCTGAATTGAAAACTTCAGCATATCTGTGGACATCCGACGGAGGAACTGGTAGTGCTAATATTGCAGGGGGTAATTATTCAAGTGCAGGATTTAATGCAGGAACTGGAGAAAGTAGTCTAAAATCGGGGTTATCAATCAGATTAATAATAGATACCCCTGATACTAACAATGGAGATGGTACGGGAACATATGTAGGTAATGATGGTAAAATTTATCCTATTGTATACATTAATACTCAATGGTGGTTGGCAGAAAATCTTGCAGAAACATTATATTATGATTTAACTCCAATTCCAACAGTAGTTAATAATGCAGATTGGGTAGCATTAACAACAGGTGCTAAATCTATATATGAAATATCGGAGCCAATTAAAGTAGATAACAGTATTCATTTTGTAAATAACAATAGTATATCTTGGAAAACTACAACCAGTACATTAGAAACTGACGATGTTTATGTGGAGGCTATTATAGATTTATCCTATACAACTTCGGGTACGAGTGGAACTTCGGGTACGAGTGGAACTTCGGGTACGAGTGGTAAGTCTGGAACAAGCGGAAGTAGTGGAACATCAGGAACATCGGGTTCTAGCGGAACAAGCGGAAGCAGTGGAACAAATGCGTTTGGACCAGTAAATGTAACCCAAGCATCGCATGGATTTAGTGTAGGCGATGCAATAAAATATAGTTCAAGTCTTTGGGTGAAAACTCTAGCCACTAGTGCATCTTTGGCAGGAACGTTAGGTGTAGTATCTAGTATATCAAGCTCTAACGATTTTTCGTATATGTACACTGGATTACTTGCTACCGGTTCTTGGGTGAGTGGTAGTGATTACTTTTTAAGTAATGCGGTGGCAGGAAAAATAATAACAGAACCTAGTTATGTATTTGGACAAGTACGTGAATATATAGGTACGGCAACTCCAAATGGATTACTGATCAATATTGATGTTGGTGAACAAATACAACCTGTTAGTACGGGTGGTATTTATGCGGCAAATATTGTTACCGCGCCAACGAGTGGTACATTAACATTATATTATGCAACCGAAACTTACATTGGTACGTTAACAAACAGTAATACATTTACTGTTGCATTACCATCACCAGTAACTGGAACTGTTAATGAATCCATATTAGTATTCAAAATTGGTGCTAGTTTACCAACCATAACACAACCATCGGGAATAGTATGGAGAGGATCAACACCAATATTAGCAATAAATACAAGTTGGACAATCGTATATGAACAAGTAAATACAACTGGTTCAACATATGAAATTTGGGCAACCGCAGTTAAAAACGTATAATTATGGCATATTATGGAACAAAAATATTAGCAGGGCAGGTTAATTCAAGGACAAGAACGGTTGCTATACCCGCAACTACTGCGCCTGTAACATATATTGGCATAAACTTGGATGATTCATTAAATACAACAGGTGCAACAATAAGTGCCGTTAATTTTAATGGTGTTAAAACATTGTGTATTGCAAAAAATAATCCATTATGCATGATTGGTTGTATTAATACTGCAAGTACTGATGATGTTGGTGTTTATTCAAGAGATGGTGGCCAAACATGGACAGCAGTTCCATACACTTCATCTTATGTATTTGGAGCAGCAATATCGGATGATGGTTCAGCAATGTTTATCATACGAAGTTACTATCTCTACGCAATTTATTATACTTATGATGGTGGATCAACGTGGAGTTCAAAAACAACAGGATTCGTAGCATTTCAACCAAATTATAGAGGTCCTGCGATTAATTCAACCGCATCATATGTTTTCCTTGTGAATTATGCTTCGGTAGCAGGAGCAGTAGGAGCGTATTCTACAAATAGTTGTGCAAGTTGGACAGAAATATCACTTCCTTGGTTAAGTGTTTCTACTTGTATGCCATCTGATGGGAGTGTTGTTTGGATAGGAAAATATACGGCTGCTGGTGAGTTGCCTGTAAATGTGGCATATTCAACTAATTTTGGTTCTAGTTGGACTACGGTTGTTGTTGGAACGGGTACAACTAATACTGCTATAAATATTATTAGATGTTCATCAAATGGTGCTATTTTAATTGTTGCCGCAACTAGTGGGGATAATTATGTAAGTACCAATGCAGGTGTTAATTGGAGTAAAGCCACAGCAACTCCCGAAGCAGTCGATATTAATACCTTATCTATATCATCCGATGGGTCTAAAATTACATTCGCATCATCGGCAACAAACGGAAGATATTTTGTTAGTTCGGATTATGGAAGTAGCTGGGTTACACATAATTTCTCAGGCGTATCATTCAAATTTGGTGCATTGGCTATACAATAAAATAAAATAAAAATATATGAATTATAATTTAGGAAAACTTATAAATGGAAATTTAATTTATTTCCAGCAACCTTCGGAAATACTTGGAGATGCGACTCAATATGCATTAGATAATGGATATAAAGAAGTAATAACAATTGATGGGAATGGTACAATGTATGAAACTGATAATTCTATCATTATTGAGAGATTACCAGTTATAAATGTACAACAAACATTTTCCAAATTAGAATTTATAAATCGATTTACCGATACGGAATTAGTAAATATTTATACTGCCTCAAAAACCATCATTGAAATCGAAATTTGGTTAGATAAATTCAAATTAGCAGAATATATTGATATTACTAGTCCAACAACAGTTTCTGGATTACAATCGTTAGAATCCAACGGTCTGATTGGTGAAGGTAGGGCTAATCAAATTATAAATGGTAATTAACTATTTTATAATATTTATATAAGAACTTAATGTATTTTTTCAATATAGCATGAGTAGAGCTAACAGTAGTGTAATAGTCATATCGCAAGGCACATCTGGTAGTGGTGGATCGAGCGGAAGCAGTGGTACATCAGCAACCAACGGAACAGCAGGTAGTGGTGGTTCATCGGGAACTTCTGGTTCAAGCGGAAGTAGTGGTACTAGCGGAACGCGTGGAACGGCGGGTAGCAGTGGAACATCAGGTTCATCGGGAACGTCGGGATCATCCGGAACTTCAGGTTCAAGCGGAACTAGCGGAAGTAGTGGTACATCGGCAACTAACGGAACAGCAGGTAGCGGTGGTTCATCCGGAACATCTGCTACCAATGGAACAGCAGGTAGTGGTGGTTCGAGTGGAACAAGCGGAAGCAGTGGTACATCGGCAACCAACGGAACAGCAGGTAGTGGCGGTTCAAGTGGAACGTCAGGTTCTAGCGGAAGTAGTGGAACTAGCGGAAGTAGCGGTACATCTGCTACCAATGGAACAGCAGGTAGTGGAGGTTCGAGCGGAACAAGTGGAAGTAGTGGTTCATCGGGAACTTCTGGCTCAAGTGGAACATCGGGCTTATTAACTCTTACTGGAACTACCGATGGAGGTATCATTACGTTAAATGGTACGGCTCCTAACGCATCGGTCGAAAGTAATCTTACATTTGATGGAAGTAATCTACGTGTAACGGGTTCCGTATATGTAAGTTCATCTACCACAACTTTGGGACAGTTTGCTGGCAATCAAAATGGATATGTAGAGTTTTCAGTAAGAAACACAAATAATGGAGTATCCGCATCTGGTGATATTGCAATTTATGCTGATACCGGTACTGTATTGACTAACTATATCGATATGGGTATCAATAACTCAGGTTTAGATAGTAGTTATTTTTACGGAGGTACTGATTTCGGAAATGCTTTAGACTCTTACTTATATAACGTAGGTGGGAATCTACGAATTGGAAACGCTACATCAACAGCCCCATATTCTCAATCCTTATACTTATTTTCAAATCCATCTGCTACTCCCGATATTACAATAACCGGTAGTAAGGTAGGTATTCGAAATACTACTCCAAACTATACATTGGATGTAACTGGTAACGGAAACTTTACAAACGGACTTTCGGTAACTGGAAGTGTCGTTTTAACAGGATCATTAATATTACCAACTTCTGCCCAAAATCCACCGAATGGAAATACTGGCAGTATTTACTACAATAGCACTGATACAAATATCTACCGATACAACGGAACAAATTGGGTATCGGGAGCAGGAAGTTCTGGAACTTCGGGTTCAAGTGGAAGTAGTGGTACATCGGGTTCATCGGGAACTTCGGGTTCAAGCGGAAGCAGTGGTACATCTGCTACCAACGGAACAGCCGGTAGTGGTGGTTCAAGCGGAAGTAGTGGTACTAGCGGAACGCGTGGAACGGCAGGTAGTAGTGGTTCATCAGGAACATCAGGTTCATCAGGTTCATCAGGAACATCGGGTACATCTACTTTAACCGTAGGTACTACTGCAATTGCTTCGGGTGCAACAACAAATATTTTATATGATAATGGTGGTGTATTGGGAGAGTATGCAGCCGTTCCTAATACAAAATTACCTAACGGTATTATTAATATGAATACGTCAGCTCAATCTCAATTAGTTGTATCGGGTACATCGTATTATATTACAAACTCAAATTTGAACTTACCAAATCCACTACAAGGTGGTATGGTGGTTGGTACTAGATTTATTTGGAGAGTATGGCTATCTAAAGATGCGGCTGGTACTGGTACGTTTCAAATAAAAATATATCGTGGAACTATTGGTAGTACATCGGATACAGCAGATGTTACACAAACAATAGGAACACAAACTGCGGTTGTGGATCATATGGTTGTGGATGTTACATTAATAGTCACAACGACAGGAGCTACAGGAGCGTATTATTGGTCTATATGCGCAGTACATGCTGCCGCGAGTGCTGCTGGATTTGGTCTTGCTACTGGTAGTACTGCGTTATTTAGTGGTACGGTATCAAGTGTGGCATTAAATACCGCTTCTTTGAAATTCGGTCTTGGATTTGTAGCCACTACTGGTACTCCTACTATTGGTATTCCACAAGTACAGGCGCAAGCATTAAACATTAGTTAATTAAAAAAATAAATATTTTTTTATACCGCTACCATTGTATAGAAAATTAAAGAAATAGGTGAGTTTTCACCTATTTTTTTTGTGTTTTGGTGATGATGTATATATTTATATATAAAAACATTATATATGAAAATAGTTACAAAACCTTGGGGTCGTGAAGAATGGCTCGAACTTAATGACCGTTATTGCTACAAACGAATTTATATCAATGCCGGTTATAAAACTTCCTATCAATATCATAATTTTAAGAGAGAAACCAATTACATTATATCCGGCGAAGCTGAAATATGGTTGGAAAACGATGAAGGCGTTGTTGAAAAGAAAATAATGAGAAGTGGGGAATATTTTAATGTTTCGCCACCAAAAAAGCACAGAGTAATCGCTCTTACCGATATAATTTTACAGGAAGTATCCACACCAGAGGTGGATGACGTGATTCGTATCGAAGATGATACCCAACGATTGGATGGGAAGATAGAAAATGAGCACAAAACGCCGGCCGTATTGATAGTTGCTGCTGGATTGGGTAATCGTTTGGGTGATTTAACCAAATCAATCAATAAAGCTTTATTACCTATTGCCAATAAGGCCATAATTTCTCATATTATTGATAAATTTCCAAAAGAATATGATTTTGTAGTTGCGGTTGGATATAAAGGTGAAGCAGTTAGAGAATATTGCCAACTTTCGCATCCAAATCATAAATTTACATTCGTAGAAATAGATAATATTGATGGTATTGGTTCTGGGCCGGGATATTCGGCATTGCAATGTAAGGAACATTTACAACGACCGTTCTATATTACAACATGCGATTGTTTAATTACATCAGAACTACCTTATTTGGCAGGAAATTGGTTAGGTGTATATCCAACATCATATCCCGAAAAATATTCAACTGTAAAGGTTGATAAAGATAAAAATGTAATTCAGTTTACCAATAAGAATATAAATGGATTTGATTTGGCTTTTGTTGGGTTGGCCGGTATATCTGATTATGAAACATTTTGGGCAATATTAGAAAATAATGGTTCTGATGGTGAATTGGTATCCGCATTTATGCAACCATATGGGTATTTACCAAATATGAAAGTAAAAGAAGTAAAATGGCTAGATACTGGTAATTTGGATGATTTATCGGTGGCTAAGGCTCATTTTCAAGACAAACCGTTATCGTTACAAAAAGATAGTAATGAAATCACATATAAAGATGGTAATCGGTTTATAAAATTCTGTCCTGATTTTAATATTTTGAGAAATAGAATAGAAAGGGCACACTTTCTTAAAAATTTGATTCCAAAGGGTATTACACATACAGATAATTTTATATCATATAATTGGGAAGCGGGTACTACATTATATGAATTAAATTCATATGAATTATATACTAAATTTTTAGATAGGTTACATAAAATTATAACTAAAGAATCGACATATCAACACGCAGATTTTGAATATCTTAAATACTTTTACATTGATAAAACTGATAGTCGTATAAAGTTATTTGTTGATAAATATGGTGACAGGTATATGAAAGATTCGCATAATATTTGTGGAACTGTTTATGAATCAATGGATTTATTATTATCTAAAATAGATTATAGTGTTTTATCTAAAACATATTTTTATAGTTTATTTCATGGAGACCTTCAGTTTGATAATATTATATATGATGTAAAAACTGATAAATTTACTTATATAGATTGGAGAGAATCATTTGCAGGAAATACTGATGCTGGTGATGTTTATTATGATTTGGCTAAACTATACGGTGGAACTATTTTTGCCTATAATGAAATGAAGGATGAAACTAATATTCATTTTGTTGAAGGTTCATATGTTATAGAATACCAATATAACCCAAGTCCAAAATTAGTAGAATTTAGAAACTTTTATGAAAAATGGATAGTTGATAACGGGTTTGATTTAGATAGGGTAAAATTGATAACTGCACTGATTTATATCAATATGTCGCCATTGCATGATGAAAAATTCGGAAAGATGTTATGGTTCAAAGCAATAGAAATGTTAACACAATATATAGATGGAAATAAATAAAGATACACAAATTTACGGTTCATTTTCAACTACACCCGGCAACAATGGGTGTATGTTTTTTAATTCAGCCTTTCAGAAGTATGGAATCAATGCTATCTATAAATCATTTTATGGTGATAATGCTGAAAAGGTTGTAAACGCAGCCAAAACATTGGGATTTGGTGGATTTGCATTAAGTATGCCACTAAAGATAGAAGTAATGCAGTATTTAGATGAAATTGATACTGCTGTACAACAAATTGGAGCAGTGAATACTGTTATACATCACAATGGTTTATTACTGGGATATAATACTGATTGGATTGGAGTACGTGATTATTTTATGGATGCTATTGATAACTTAACAATTTTAGGAAATGGTGGTTTCAGTAAAGCCGTACAATATGCTTGTATTACTAAAGGTATACCATTTACGGTTATAACAAGAAAAGATTGGGCATTGGTATATGATTTAGATGGTTATGTATTTAATGCAACGCCTATTGATATAGTAACCAAAGGAATGTTAATAGATGGTAGACCATTTACAGAACAGGGTAAAATTATAGCTAATTTACAAGCTAAAGCACAATTCAAACTTTATACTGGATTCGATTATGAGTGATATTAAGTATTTTATATGTCCAATGTCTAAAAATGTAGTAGATGCAGTTTTGGAACTAAATTCTGATAAAATAGGATTATTACCAACACGTCGTCAGATTGATTATGATGGTGGGTATGTCAATGGTTGGGATACGGAAGGTTTTTATGAATATGTTCGTTCTAATTATAATAATAGTGATATAGTATTAGAACGTGATCATTCTGGACCTAATCAAGGAACTGAACCCGATGATGGTAAGACATCGCATAAAGTGGATTCTACTTATTTTGATATTATCCATATAGACCCATGGAAAGTTTATAGTGAAAAATACAGAGGAACGAATGAAACAATACGAACTATCCAATATTTGTATAAAATGAATCCGTTGTTAAAATTTGAAGTGGGAACTGAACAAGATATTACTGCATTTAGCAATGGAGAACTTCATTCATTTTTGGGATATTTACGAAACAATTTGGCTACTAATGAATGGGATGCCATTGAATATGTTGTAATACAGTCAGGTGTTTCTTTGGATTTAATAAATAAACGAAATAAAGGTGTATTTGACAGTGACAGATTTCAACGAATGATAAATACTACAAATCGATTTGGTAAAAAGGCAAAAGAGCATAATGGTGATTATTTATCGGAAGAAGATTATCGATATAGATTTTCTCACGGGTTATCAACTATAAACATTGGACCGGAATTTGCTCAGTTTGAAACTTCTATTTATTTGGATAATATGACAGAAAATGAAATTGATAATTTTTATAGTGTTTGTCTTTTATCAAATAGGTGGAAACGGTGGGTAGCTAATGATGTGTTAGAACTTACCAAAATACAACTTATAGAGGTATGCGGACATTATAATTATTTAGAATATGATTATAGATACGGACTACCAAAAATAGATAATATTATTAAACAAAAAATAACAGAAAAACTTAAAACATTACTAACGTATGTCTAAAATTATAGCATTTGATTTAGATGGAACTTTGTGTGACAGGCCTGACGATGTAGAACATTTGGGGCCGGATAAATATTTACATTGTATACCAATTTGGCACATGATAGATATTGTTAACGAATTGTATGATAGAGATAATATCATTTATATCTATACAGCACGTGGTATGGGGCAATTTGGCGGAAACCAAAGTAAAGTACATATTAAATTGTATGAATTAACTTTGAATAGTTTGCGTAAGTGGGGAGTGAAGCATCATGGGTTGGTAATGGGAAAATTACATTATGATATGCTTGTAGATGATAAATGTATGAATGTGGATGATATAGACAAAATAAAACAACTTTAATTTAGTATTCTAATATTTATAAGAGTATATACAATTATAAATTTATGGAAGCACTAATATATCCCGGTTCATCTTCTTTTTATCCCGGTATGACACCATTTGGTATCTATGATGAGGAATATTTATTCCAATCAGATGCGCCAAAATTGGCAATATGGTGTGCTAGACGATTGGGATACCCTATTCAAAATGTGGAATTGAGAGATGAAAATTTTTATGCATGTTTTGAAGAAGCCGTTTCAGAATATAGCTCACAAGTAAATCAATGGAATATTCGTAATAATTTAGACTCTCTAAAGGGTATGCCAGTTGGTACTAATTATACTCAAAAATTAGTGCAAGGTTCTAACTTACCATATTTGATTGGTATATCTGATGCATATGGTACATTGGTCGGTGTTGGGGGTAATACAAATATAAAATCAGGAAGTATACAATTAGTTCCGGGTCAACAAACTTATGACTTGGATGAGTTATTTGCTAATGTAAGTGAAAGTGGAAATCGTATTGATGTGACACGAGTATTTTATGAAGTAACACCAGCTATTACCCGTTTCTTTGATCCATATTCAGTAAGTGGACAAGGTACGTTAAATTTAATTGATGAGTTTGGATTTGGTTCATTTTCACCCGCAGCACAATTTGTATTAATGCCATTATATGAAGACCTTCTTCGTATTCAAGCTATTGAATTAAACGATACAATCAGAAAATCAGCAAGTACTTTTAATATTGTTAATAATAAACTAACTATATTTCCAATACCAACCGCACAAAATATGTCAAATTTTAAGAATTTGTGGTTTGAATATTTTGTTAGAAACGAATTTATAGAAAATTCAACAAATGTTACACCTAATGTAGTATCTGATTATTCTAACATAGGGTATGATTTTATGCATTACCATCACATTAATGATGTTGGAAAGCAGTGGATACGAAAATATACATTGGCATTGGTAAAGGAAATATTAGGTGCAATCCGAGAAAAATATTCAACTGTTCCAATTCCGGGTTCTGAAATTTCATTAGATGGTGCGGCATTAAGAGCAGAAGCACAGACTGAAAAGGATAACCTAATGACTCAACTCAGAGAAACATTGGAAGAATTGAGTAGAACAAAACAATTTGAAAACAGATGGAACGAAGCAAATCAACAACAAGAAATGTTGAGAAAAGTTCCATTGGCAATTTATATCGGAGAATTGGCAGCATTAATAACATTAACATCATTTTTATAATATGCCTCGATTTGCATTAGACCGTGACATTTCATTTTTTGAAGGAATATCAAGAGAATTGGTAGAAGTGGTAGTGGAAACCGCAGTTATTCTTTATAAATTAATTATAGATGACACTACTGTTAATTTATATGGTGAATCTACTTCCAAAACCTATTATCAAGGTGTAGGTTGTAATGCTATGATTGATCGTGATGAAACTACTACCCAATATGAGGGATTTGGTTCTGATACTACACAAAATGTTGAATTTAGGTTCAATCGATTTATTTTGGAAGAAAAAGGATTTTACCCAGAGATAGGAGATATTGTATTTCATAATAATGCATATTTTGAAATTGATAATGTTAGAGAAGACCAATTAGTGGGTGGACAAGTTGCTAACAGATTCTCTATAATTTGTTCTACATTTATGACAAGAAGAACAACCATTCAAACCGATGAACGTATATTATAATGGAACGAAAAGATACAAATAGAGCAAATCAACTTTCGATAGAAAAGCAATACCAAAAGGGTGTTGCACTTATTGATATTGATACTGCTATTTCCGGTTATATGAGAGATCATATTATACCAACTGTTCAAGAAAATGGAAAAACGGTAACTGTACCATTAATATATGGAAATGCGGAAAGATGGGAAGGTGCTAGAAAGCAAGGATACCTAAGAGATCAACGTGGTAAAATACAGATTCCATTAATAATGTTCAAACGAAACTCAATCGAACGGGATCAATCATTACAACATTTTAGGGAAGTTCTTAGGATGCCCGCATATAAAAAATATACATCAAAAAACAGATACGACAGGTTTACTATGATGACCGCATCTCGACCTGTTATTGAACAATATCAGGTTGCAATTCCTGCATATGTAACGGTAACATATGAAGTAATGATTTGGACATCATTTACAGAGCATATGAATAAAATCGTAGAAGCATTTCAATATGCTACCGATAGATACTGGGGAGATGTTGATGGATATAAATTTAGAACTCGTATTGATTCATTTGATAATCAACAGGAAGTTGGACAGGGTTCTGAGAGAATTATTCGTACTACATTTACTATGGCTGTAAATGCATATTTACTTCCCGAAACATTTGATAATCAACCTGTTGTTAAGAAAGAATTATCAGCAAAGAAAGTTGTATTTAGTATTGAAACTGATTTATCTGGAAATTTATTATCCAATCCAACTTCGTATGGCGAATATCAAGATGTAATGGATTTCATAGCAATTCGTGGAGCAAAAGAAGCAACGTATATTAGTACAACTTCTGTAAAACTCACCGATGCCGAATTACCAATTCTTCCAAATGAGTTAATTGGCACTTTTGATACTGAACATTGGTTTAGTATATACCTAAACGGTAATTTGGTTTCACCTGTCTATTATACATATATCTATGGTGCATCCGTAAATGAAATAGTATTTAATTTTGTGGATTTACCAACGGATATTCAATCAACAGATGTAGTATATGTAACCGGAAAATTTATAGAAATATGATTGCCAAACAATTAAAAGATATATTAAAACAGATAAACCAGCCTAACACATTTCAGTTGGAATCTTATGATTTGACAAATCCGATATATTGGATTTTTGTAGCAAAAGGTGTTAGAATTAAAGATTTGGTAAGTTCCTATAAATCAATTCGTAGTTATCGGTTTGATGTTTTTATAAATGATGTGCTTATACCTGATACTGATTATATAGTCATACAGGATACCAATCTTTATATTAAATTTTTGAAAGAAAATATACCCTATACATTACATGAATATGATACTGTTATAATAACAGGAGATGTAGAAAAAAAATAAAAAATGAGAAGAAAATCATATATAACAGTTGAGGTAGCTGAGAACAAAGATACAACGAATGAGTTTGTGTTGGGTGCTATAAAAGATAGTTTTATTAGAAGTTATACACCTGCTCAGTTAACACTTTCAGACCCAGATAATTTTTTCATATTATATATGCCAAACAAACGGTTAGTTATGGATATTGAGGGATTGCCAGATTATTCCGAATATGTAGATGTATATCTATATGGTAAAAAACAACTTAATTCTACATATGGTGTAGTTTCGGACGGTATTGATATTACAATTACATTTAACCAAAGCATAATTAGTAATCCGTTTGATGTAGTAAATACAGACTTTATTGTGAAAGCAAATATTTGTGAAATACCTCAATAATACTTAAAATTAAAAGATATGGGATTTTTATTATGGTTTGTATCGATTATCGCTAAATTGATTGTGTATCCAATAGCGTTTATCACAACTTTTGCTAAAGAGTTTTATCATACGCATTTCAATAGAGCATTGGCTAAAGTCGATCAACAGTTTATGGATATTGCCGTAGCAAATGATGCGACATCAAATGTAGTATGTGATGACCTTTTTAATCTTATAATGATTAAATCAAACGGTTATCAGTTTGGAAATAGAAAGGAAACAATTTCTTCCGCATTTGGTAAGAATTTGGAAAACGGTACATTGACTTGGTTTGGTAAAGTCATAGTATTTTTACTAACTAAAAAACATTGTATAGATAGTATAGATAATTTGGTTTAGTTCTATAAATTATCACTTATTTTCATATAAATTTACGGTTTGGACTTTTTTGTTATATTTATATGTGTATTTTGATGCTCTATCAAAATTATAACGTAAAATCATTAAATTCTAAACAATATGGCAGAAAGAATCGTATCGCCCGGCGTATTTACTAGAGAAAACGATATGTCATACCTTGCACAAGGTGTAGGACAAATCGGAGCCGCTTTTATCGGTCCTTTTAAGCAAGGACCTGCATTTATTCCAACCATCGTAAGATCACAATCCGAATTTCAACAAATTTTCGGAGTGCCTGATGGTACTTACTATACCGAATATGCGGTACAGAACTATCTACAAGAAACCGGTCTTGCAACTATTGTAAGGGTAGCTGGTATCGGTGGATACAAACAAGAAGCACCTCTTGCTATTTTAGCAGGAATCGATGGAGGACCAAACCCACAAATTGTTGGAGTTTTATACTCAACTAACGGTGGAGAGCAATCAGTTGGATTTCCAGATGCAAACATTTTTGCACTAGCTGAATCGGGTTCATTTGTAGTTACTTCATCTTTTGGAGAAGTATCGGCATCTATTTTACCATCATCACCCAATGACTTAAATGATGTGTTTGGTGAATCTCCATTCGGACAAAAAACTGCATATGCTTACACTTATTTTGAAAATGCAGCTAGCAGCTATACTGGTAGTTTTATTGGTCCTGGTGGACATGTTACCGGTTCTGCTCCTATTTATGTTGATTATATCGTATTACCTGAGCAAAATTTCACATATGATGCAACCGAAGCAGAAACACCTACTGTGAAATCACAATTGATAAGTGGTGAAAGGTATGACCTATTCCATTTTGTAACTCTTGGACACGGTAACCCATACAATACTATGTTTAAGATTGGAATTTCAAATGTTAAAGAAGCAGGTGAAGACCCATCAACTAACTATTCTACATTTACAGTAACAGTTCGTAAATATGATGATACTGATAAGAGAAAATCTGTACTTGAGACATTCTCCAATGTTAACCTTGATGTAAATTCTGCTAACTATATTGCTCGTAGAATCGGTGACAAATATATTACTATTGATAACGCAGGTAAGATTACCGAAAATGGTGATTATTCAAACAAATCATCTTATATCAGAGTTGTTGTATCTGAACCGGGTTCGTTCCCAATGTCAGCAGCACCGTTTGGACACGCTGCATATGTTAACCCATTTGCAACTGAAGATGGTGATGCTATTTTAGTTCCACCTGCTGTATTACAATTAGGTTCTACCGAAAATACAGCAGCTTCTAACATCTATTATAGTGGATTTGATTTTGAAACTACTGGAGTTGCGAATGATAATACTTTTTATCTAAACCCACTTCCTGATACTGGTGTTCATTTACAAACCGGTTCAAATGCTGTTTTTGGATTTGATTCTCAATTATCATATGAGATGACCGGTTCGGCATTGGATGATATGGCTAAGAGACAATTTATATTGGCATTCCAAGGTGGATTTGATGGTATGAGCCCAACAATCAAAATTGGAAAAGGAAATGTTGATACTAACCTAAATAATGGTTGGGGACCTTCTAATACACAGGGATTCGATTGTAGTACTTCTACCGCATCTGGTTCAGTTGGATATGTGAAAGCAATTAACGCAATATCTAACCCTGATGAGTGGGATATTAATATGGTTGTAACTCCGGGTATCGTAAGAAGTGAACACCCATCGGTTACTACCGCAGCAATTGATATGTGTGAAGCAAGACAAGATTGTTTTTACATTGCAGATTTTAGTAACGTAACCGCTACTATTACAGAAGCAGTAGATCAAGCAACCGCAGTAGATTCTAACTATGTTGGAACATACTATCCTTGGATGAAAACAATCGATACAAACACAAATAAACTAATGCAAGTTCCACCTTCGGTATTACTTCCTGCTGTTTACGCATCATCTGACCGTTTGGCAGCTGAATGGTACGCACCTGCTGGTTTGAACCGTGGTGGTATAACTGGAGCAGTTAGTGTATTGAATCGTTTAACACACGCAGAGCGTGACGTTCTTTATGAAGGTAAGGTAAATCCAATCGCAGCATTCCCTGGACAAGGTATTGTGGCATTTGGACAGAAAACACTTCAAACAAGAGCATCAGCACTTGATAGGATTAACGTAAGAAGATTGTTAATTAACCTTAAAAAGTTTGTAGCAAGCACATCTCGTTATTTGGTATTTGAACAAAATACAGCACAGACTCGTAATAGATTTATCAATACTGTAAAACCATATTTGGAAGCAGTTCAACAAAAGCAAGGTCTTTACGCATTCAAAGTTGTAATGGATGAAACCAATAACACACCTGATGTAATTGATAGAAACATATTAGCAGGTTCTATTTTCTTACAACCGGCTAAAACGGCAGAGTTCATCGTAATTGATTTCAACATCATGCCGACAGGGGCGAGTTTCTCCGCATAACTAATAACTTAAATAAATTAAAGGGAACTTTGAAAGAAGTTCCCTTTTTTATGTTCGATTTTTTTGTTTTTTTGATATGCATGATATTTATTAATGTATTCGGACACTAAGAGTATAAATCGAAATAAAAATATTGGTTTTTCAAAAGTTTAATATTTATTATAAATAAAACAACATAATTATGGCAGAAATATTATCATTCACAGACATGTTCTATACGGAGTTTGAACCGAAAATGAAGAACCGTTATAAGATGGAGTTCAACGGTATAGACGCATACTTGGTTAAAACAGCCGCAAGACCATCTATTCAATTTGAAAAAGTAACATTGGATCATATCAATGTGAAACGTCACATTAAGGGAAAGGGTGAATGGCAAGACATAACCGTAACTTTATACGATCCTATTGTACCTTCTGCTGCACAAGCAGTTATGGAATGGATTCGTTTATCACATGAATCAATTACAGGTAGAGATGGGTATTCTGATTTCTACAAACAAACTATTAACTTCTTTTCTTTAGGACCGGTTGGTGATAAAATCGAACAATGGACACTTAAAGGAGCATGGATTCAAAGTTCAAATTTTGGAGATGTTGATTTTAGTAGTAATGACCCAATGACAATCGAACTCACCTTGACCTACGACTATGCTATACTTGAGTTTTAATTCTTACATACGATTACGCTATATTACAAAATCCTTCAATTTATTGGGGGATTTTTTTTGTCATTTTTTTTATTTCTATATATTTATATATGAACACTTAAAACTATTAAAGTTATGGCTGACCAAAAATTTGATTTTCCTACTGAAATTATTGAGCTACCTTCCCGTGGATTGGTTTACCCTGAGGGGCATCCACTTAGAAAAGGTACTTGTGAAATTAAGTATATGACTGCACGTGAAGAAGATATTCTTGCATCACAAAGTTTAATTAAAAAGGGTATCGTTTTAGATAAATTATTTGAATCCGTAGTTGTCGAAAAAGGATTAAATATAAACGACGTATTTATTGGAGATAAAAACGCTATTCTACTTGGAACTCGAGTACTGGGTTATGGTGCGGGATATGAAGTAGAGATAACCGATCCATTTACTCAAGAAAAACAAACCGTAAACATTGATTTATCTAAAGTACAAACAAAGGATATAGATTATGATTTACTTAATGAAAAAAATGTATATACATTCACACTACCAAAAAGTGGTAAAGTAATTGAGTTCAAATTACTAACACATAAAGATGAAACTGATATATCCAAAGATATTCAATCATTGGACAGGGTTAGTAAAAACGCAGTAACTGCCGCAGATGTAACAACTCGTTTCCGTTATATGATTCTTTCGGTTGATGGAAATACAGATAGAGCATTTATTAATAAATGGATTCAGAATCAATTCTTAGCACAGGATACAAAAGCATTCCGTAAGTATGTAAAGGAGATTTCACCGGATTTGGATTTACGATTTACGTTTGTTTCTGAAATTACGGGCGAATCGGAGGCGCTTGATATCCCGTTTGGGATTAACTTTTTTTACCCTTCCAACTGATTATTCACTTCAGCTTCATACCCAGATTTGGGAAATGGTTGAATTTGGTAATGGGTTTAATTGGCATGAAGTTTACTTCTTAATGCCGGTACACATTCGGAGATTTTATTTCAATAAATTGGTTGACTTGAAGAAAAGAGAAGCAGAACAGGCTAAAAAGTCCCAATCAGCTTCTAACCCATCTAAAGTGAGGATACGGTAAAATGTTCCTCACTTTTTTGTTTTTAGATATTTATATTAAATAACACCAATATATTGAAGTCATGCGTATTAAACGAAGTAAATTAAGGGAAGCTGGGAAACTCAATGAAGGACTTTTTGCAAAATTTATTGATAATCTTGTCGATGCATATAAAAGAGGGGTAGAAGACCAATTTATAGAAAAATCAAGAAAAGCAAACCCATATTTAGCAAAAGCATTGGATGACACTATTGAAGACCTTGACCGTTTAGATAAAATACTAAACGATATGATGAAATCTCAAAAATAATGAATGGACAATTCTGATAAAATAAAATTTACTAATAGTCTAGCTCAAGCCACAGAAAATCTTACAAGAAAAACGGAAGAACTTAGGGCTAAAAGGCAAGAATTGGATGATTTGGATGAGAGAATTTCAATCAACAGCTCCAATTACAGTAATGAGCAATTAGAAGCCGAAAAACAAAAAAAGAAAGCGGCAGAAGAATATATTGTCGTTACCGAACGTCAAATTAAAAAAATAGAGAGATTTATATCAGCTTCGGCTGATATTAAAAAATCAGGTAAAGAGTTCAGAGAACTTAATGCTAATATAAAAGAATCTACAAATTCTACGGATACTCTTATTGGTAGTATATCTGCTATGGGTAAGGAAGCAATTAAAACTGCTAGAACTTCCATAAAAATAGGTCCGGATGATACTTCTATTGGATTTGCACAAAAATTAACAGAAACCATTACGGGCATACAAAAGGCTCAGTTGGGAGTTCTTGGTGCGCAGAGTGGAACTAATGATGAGTTACAAACTGCAACAAATGTACTACAACAGCAAATGGGTATTTATTACCAATTACTGGATAGTCAATCCGCATTTATATCAGGTAATAAAACCGTTGCAAGGGGTATTAATGAAATCACACAACAGGCAAAAGAAGCCAATACTGAATTAAGTTTAATTGGTGTAGTACCTATTCAAAATTCAATAGATGCATTTAAGCAGACAAGTACTATACTTTCCTCAAACGTATTGGCAGGAAAAGAAATGTCACAAACCATGCGTAATATTGGGTATGATATTTCTAAATTGGGTGAGATACAATCCGATGTTTTTGGTAATACTGGCAAAGAATCAAGAATAATTGATTCCATCGCAGAAGCCACCGTTGCTAGAGGACAGGCAATGGTACAATTTATGAATGCCATTGCAAGCGGAGATGTGAAGCAACAAGAAGAATCATTAAAGGTATTAAAACAAAGAGAGGCTAACTATAATTCCATCTTAACCACATATGGTAGTGAGATACGTTCTTCTGAAATGTTATCAAAAACAGTAAATAATTTAAGTAGTGAATTTGATAATCTAAAAGGTAAGATAACGGAAGTTAGTAATACCAATCCGTTTGATAGAATGAAAGATTCAGCTATATCGTTGAGTAATACTATATCTGATATAAAAATGTCTCAAAGTTCGACTAAAGATATGGGTGCTGGATTATCTTCAATTTCATCTGGTTCAAAATCAATTACAACGAATGCGAAGGCGGGAAAATATGATGACAGGCAATTGGCATTTGCAGTTAAAATACAGGATGCAGCAGAAAAATACGCTCAAGCTCAAAAGGAGAATTTTAATTCAGCGGGTAAGACCAAAGAAGAACAAAAAGAGACTGCAGATATTCTAATTCAAGCTGAAAAAATATGGGCATCGATCATAAAAGAAATGCAAGATGGTGATGCTAAATTAAAGCAATTCGCAGGTAGTGTAAATACTATGAATACCGGTTTCAAAAATGTTTCAAAGGAAATGAGAATTGTTCATGGGTTAACCGAAGATGAAGTTACACAATTAAAAAAATTAACATCGGCCGCAGACGAGTTTGGTATAAAAATGAAAGCAATAGGTTCGACAATTAGCCTTATACGGAAAAGACCATTGGTTTTGCTTGGTTTGGGAATTATGGCGGCGGGTAAGGCTATGAGTTATCTTACCGATACCGTCAAACAGATGGGTGGTTATATTGAAGGTACTACACTAGCTACTGCAGGATTGAGTGTTTTTTTCAAAGATGCGGTCGGACAGGCAATATCACTTTCCGACCAATTTGGTGGCATTCGAAACGTATCAAATGCCACACAGTTAAATGCCAATTTATTAGCTTCTAATCTAAACCTATCCAGTGATGAAACCGCTAAATTGATTGGTGGATTTGCCCGATTAAGTGATGGTACAGCAGAAAGTGCTGAAAACTTAATGGCCGGAAGTGCAGAATTGGCAAAAGTGAATGGGTTAATACCTTCTGTTGTTATGAAGGATTTGGCAGGAAGTACTGAGCAATTTGCAATGTGGGGTGGTAAAGGTGGTGAAAATGTATTAAAAGCAGCAGTTGCCGCCGGTAAATTGGGTATTAACATGCAGAAGGTGAGCCAAGCAACTGACAAACTTCTTGATTTTGATAGTTCAATGTCAGATGAGTTAGAAGCTCAATCTATGTTAGGTAGAAATATAAATTTATCACGTGCACGTTCATTGGCATATGAGGGTAAGCGTGGCGAAGCACTTAAAGAAGAAATTACACAATTAGGTGGTATTGATCAGTGGAATAAAGCAGATTACTATGGTAAGCAAGAAATTCTTAAAATAACAGGCTTAACCGCAGAAGATTATCAGAAAGCGGCTTCAAACTTGAGTTTAATAAATGATAAGGGTGAGGTAATGGTTGAACATGCCGAAGCCTCAAATAAGCAATTCAGTCAGGCAGACGAATTACTGAAAAATATGGCACTCAATGCCGGACCTAAAGCAGTAGAAGCTGCTGGTGGATTTATGACATTATTAGGTGCAGCTGGAGGTATTGGGCAGGCAATTGGTGGGGCTGGTACAATAATTGGTGGAATTGGTAAACTATTTGGAAAGGGTAAAGGTGCGGAGGGTACAACGCCAACTGAAGCATCAATTCCAACAACCACTACTACGATACCGCAAGCAACTACCAATATTGGAGAAGAAGCTAAGAATATAATGGCTGAAAATGCAGCAGAAAACTTAGCCGGTAAATCAAAAATTCCTAATGTTGGTGAGGAAGTTGGAAACGTTGGTAAAGTTGAGAAAGGAGCTGAAGCTGCTACTTCAAGCGGTGGTATCGGTGGCGCATTGAAAAATTTAGCAAGTGGATTGGAAGCAATGGGAACTGGTAAGGTTGCTATTGGTATATTAAATCTTGGATTGATTGCATTGGTTTTTGCTGGTGCAATGATAGCGGCAGCATATGGGTTTAACCAATTCGCTAATGTGGATTGGCAATCTATGGCAAAGGGCGGCGCTACATTGGTTGGACTTGGTGTAATCGCATGGGGTATTTCTAAAATAGAAGGCGATATACTGAAAGGTGCCGCCGCAATTGCATTGTTAGGGCTGGCTATGATACCGTTTGCATACGGATTGAGTTTATTAAAAGGTATAGATTTTGATACGGTAGGTGCGGCGGCTGAAGCATTATTGGTATTCGCCGCAGCGGCAGTTGTGTTCACTGCATTATCTGAAGTAATGTTGCCGGGTATTGCTATATTGGCATTATTGGGTATTGGAATTGCCGCATTTGGTGCTGGGTTGGAAATACTCGGTGGGGGTATAAAATCAGTTATATCATCATTGGGTGAAATGTCAACTCAATTAATTACATTATCTGGTATTGATTATACAAAAATATTGGGATTAGGCGCTTCTCTTGGCGTGTTGGCACTTTCACTTGGAGGATTTGCGATAACGGGATTATTGGCATTACCTGCATTGGTATCTGTGTCAGCCGGATTCAGTGTAATGGGTGTTGCTATGTTGGTAATGGGTGCTGGATTATCTGTATTATCAATGGGATTATCTTCGGTAGTGAATCAACTATCTACGTTGGCTCAGTTGGGTTTTGCTGGAATCTTAGGGTTGGCAACTTCAATAGGATTATTATCACTTTCACTTGGTGGGTTTGCAGTAGCTGGTTTATTGGTATTACCTGCATTGGTTTCAGTTTCAGCCGGATTGTTGTTAATGGGAGCCGCATTATCTGTAATGGGGATGGGTGTATCCGTATTATCAACTTCGTTATCTACAATCGTAACTCAAATATCTGCTCTATCACAAATCGGGTTTGCTGGGATTATGGGATTGGCCACTTCCATTGGATTATTAGCTCTTTCGCTTGGAGCATTTTCTGTGACAGGTTTATTAGTACTACCTGCAATGGTTTCCGTTTCGGCTGGATTGGTGTTGGTTGGATTGGCACTCGGTGGTGTTGGTAGCGGATTATCTATATTATCAACCGGAGTATCTGCTATTGTGACTCAATTATCTACTCTTTCACAAATAGGTTTTACTGATATATTAGGATTGGCTGGCTCTATGGGTATGTTGGGACTTTCATTGGGGGGATTTGCTATAAGTGGATTATTAGCAATACCTGCATTATTTGGTGTTGGTGTTGGGGTAATGGCAATGGGTGCAGCATTTACCGTAATGGGTGCTGGATTATCGGTTTTATCAACCGGATTGCCTATGGTAGTAGATCAGTTATCAGCCTTATCTCAAATAAGTTTTCTTCCAATTTTAGGATTAGCATCGGCAATAGGAACATTATCTCTTGCTATGGTAGCATTTACAGCAGCTGGTTTATTGGCATTACCTATATTAAGTGGTGTTACGGCAGTAGGTTCGTTAATGGGTATAAATTCCAACAATACTACTACAACTAATACTACTAAAACAGATAACGCAATACCTGCTGTGATGACGGATGTACTAAATGAAATTAAAGGATTACGAGGTGATTTGAACGCAGGAAAGATAGCAGTATATATGGATGGTGTAAAAGTTACAACGGGTGTAAATAGAGTAGTGGACAGAACTACTACAAATTATTATTCACATACATAATGGGAAAGACAATATTAGAATTATTTCAATCGAAGCAATTACCACAAGAATCTGGAAAAACTGCCCAGCAGGCGTATGATATACATAATAGTAAGGCTCATAGGAATGAATCACAATCCCCATTAATAAATTTGGTAGGATTTCCTGCACAGCAAGCACTTAGAAACGCAGTATCATCAAGAACTTCTGAAACTCGATTAGAAGAAGAATTATCAGGTATTCAACCACTTACGATGGTAAGTACTCCGTTTTTATATGGTACTGATATTATTAGATTAAAAACAAAAACTACATCCGAAAAGGATGATATGGTAAATGATGTAAACACATCAGGTGGCAGTAATGGGTTGATTGGTGGTGCATTGAAAAGTCTTGCATCGGGTGTTAACTCATTGTTGGGTATGCCTGTTGATATTATACCAACAAGATTAAAACTTGATTCTAAATTCAAAAATGCAAATGCTTGGGAATATACTACGGTATTACCACAAGTAAAAAAAGATGCAGCTGGGAGTATAATAGGACAATTTTTGAAAAAAAATGGAGTAAGTGGTAATCCAAGTCAAATAGCACAGGCGGCACTTGGTGGTCTTATTAATACAGCAACAAGTGCGGTATCTGGTCTTATAATGGGTACGCCAAAAACAGTTGTATTACCATATCCAACATTGAAAGGTAATTATATAACTACAATTGGACAGCCAGACGATGGTGGGGGTTCTATGTTTTTGATGGCTGGTCTTCCAGTAACATATCCTTTTTATGGATCAGGTGGTGATCCCGGTGCATATGCAATTCAACATCTTCATTATGGCGACCCTTCCAGTGGTGGTGCAAATTATTCAATAACAATATCGAAAGATAATTTAGCAACTGCGGATAGAAATGATTTATCCACACTGATGCAAGTTTATGGTAAATCTATTTTACCGAACGATATTGATCCAGAACGTATTCTGAAAACAAGAAGATATTCAAGTACAGTAAGTACTGATGATTATGGTGGAAAATCCGATGAATCGTATGGTAAATGGTTCATAGATAAATCAGATAATAGTTCGTATATGATAGAAACCTATCAACGGACTAGTACTATAATGGGTAAGCAAAATAAACAGTTTGATAAAACCAAAGGGGATGAATGGGAATATGATTTTATTGATTTGATTTTTAAGTCAGTTTTCACAGGAAAGTTTATTCAATTTGCAGCAACCGTAACTGGGTTGAGTGAAACGTTTTCTCCGGGATGGGATTCTGCTCAATTTATTGGTTCACCTTATAAATATTACACCTATGGTAGTATTGAACGTAGTGTTACTTTTGATTTCAAAGTATTTGCCAGAAATGAAAGAGAGCATATGAATAATTGGGATAGACTTCAAGTATTGGCAAATATGGTATATCCGCAAGGAGTAACCAATGCTGGGTCTATACAACCACCAATATTACAATTAACATTGGGAACTTTATACTATTACAGTTATGGTTTTATTGAAAATTTATCATATACTATTGATGATAATACGCCATGGGAGTTAGGATTGCCATATAGTGAAGCTGAAAATTATACAGGAGATATTGATCAATATTCAAATGATTTAGTAAATTATGTTACACCTAAAATAATTACAGTTGCGGTTACCTTTAAGTTATTACAATCTGCGGCTACATCAAATGTGTATCCATTTCCTAACCGTAAAGCAGCTCCACCACCGGCACCTGCAGCAGCTACACCTGCATATGATAAAAATTCTTTACCATCTGCTGGAGCTGGTGGTACAACTGGAGCTACACCAGCATTGGCGACACGAACAGGAACATTCGCTCAACCAGCCGAATTGATAAGACCATTTGGGCCTGAAAGTGGTGAAGATTTTGGTTTGCCAAATCCTTCAGCAGTGAGAGCACCAAGTCCGTCTCTTATGAACCCGAATTTACCGAGTGTACCAAGTTCACAACTTGCTAATATGGATCGTACCGTTACGGTAACTACCACACAAACTGGGTTACCGGTACAGTCACCGCTTACTTTACCAAAACCAAAATAATAAATTAAATTCATAAAAAATATGAATAGTAGATATAAAATGAAGAGTACAAAAACATCGACAGATGGTAGAGTAGTATATCGAAGTACAATATTACCGGATATACCATTGCGTAGTGATGATGTATATGTTGCGGTTGAAACTGGTGATAGATTGGATACGTTGGCATATCAATATTATAACGATCAAACTCTTTGGTGGATAATCGCATCTGCAAATAATATACATAATGCCTGTTTTGGATTAAAAGATGGGACAGTAATACGAATACCTCAAAATTATTTAGAAATTTTAGCAAATACATTAAAATTAAATTAAACAGTTATGTCAGCATTTCCAAATTTTTCAAACATATTACCGTATGTTCAGACAACAATGAACAGTAGAAAGAACAATATGTTCATTTCTGAATTAGATTGTTGGGTACGTGTCGTATCTGCGGTTGGTAACGGTGCAGTTTTACTTTCAAATCCAAAAGCAAGTTTGTTTGGTGCTAAAGGTATATATGGTATTCGGGCCGGTGGTATGTTGGGTTATAATTGGCAAGGCGGTATATTACAATATACAAATACTAATAATGATGACCTAGCCGGCCGTCCATTACCAGTAGTTACAAGTTTTGAAGTTGATGAAGGTACGGCTAGTACTAATTCTATCACACGAAAGGCAAAATTTACAATAAAATGTTTTACACCTGCACAATTACATGATATTTGTGAATATTATTTAGAACCGGGGTTTTCGGTATTCCTAGAATGGGGATGGAACACTGCGGCATCTGTGGGTTCTGTTACTAAATTAGATGTTGAAACTATTGCGGCATATCAGAATTTTGAAAAGGTTCATGATAAGAGAAAAATGAGTAATGCAGAGAGTGATGTATTTTTAGGATTTATCACGGGTGGTACTATACAATCATCAGGCACAACATGGGAAGTTAATGTAGATTGTCATGGATTTCCTGAATTGCCCGCATATTTTATGAATGCTGATAGTCATCGGCAGTTGGATATACATGGTAATCTTGTAAAGGAAGATGGTTCTGCTAAAACTGGAATGAGATATGAACCAAAAGATATAGATAATGCAGCGGATTTAGATGCAAAACGGTTTATGATGGCATTTAACGCATTACCATCCAATATGCAAACCTACGAAGTTTCAAGATTGTTGGGAGATGTTGATGTTGCCAATATTATGAATTTTATAAACTATGATGAATCAGTGGCAGCAGCTGCTAACGCTAAAGCACCGGGTTATATTAATGATTATGCAAACAATCAAGAAATAATAAAGAGTACACGTGGATTATCAGCAAATATTCCTTCAAAATCAAATGATGCCAACAAACCAATCGGTGATGAGAAATTTATTAGATTTGGGGCATTGGTAAAAATGATGAACGCAAAAGCAGCAAAAGGTTACGCAATTGGTAATGATCAATGTGTCTTATTTGAAATAGATACAACAACAAGTGTAATTTCTGCATTTCCTAAAATTTTTAGTACCGATAAATCAAAATTATTCATTCCAAACCCACAAACACCACATCCTACATTTGTAAGTGCAACTGGAACAACCGATCAGGTAAAATTTGGCGATCCAATAGATAATACGGTTAAAGGTACTAAAGCCTTTACCAATAAACTTGATAAGGTTACCTTTCCAATGAATGCACCGATTAAAGATGGCATGTGGAATGGTATTGCTTTAACATATACTGATGAATCCAAAGGAATACCGGGAATTGATAAAGAAGAAAATCAATGGGGTTTCTTAAATGATTTATATGTTAATGCTGATTTTGCGAAAGGTATACTTGATACCAAAAACTTTGTAATAAAAGATGCATTATATCAAATCCTAAATGGGTTATCATCTGCGGCCGGTGGTATGTGGGATTTCCAAATTGAATCAGTACCGATTGCGGCTGATACTGATGTAAAATCCGCAGGTATTGTGGTTGCTAAAATGAAAAAGGGGGATACTATATTGAAAGTAGTTGATTTGAATTTCATTCCAATACACAAAGATGATCCGATTTATACGTTTGAATTGCAAGGTATACATTCTATTTTTATGCAAGCATCGTTTGATATGAATATTAGTGGGGCACGTATGAATCAAATTATTGCACAACGTAATAATGTTGCACAGAACTCATCAATGTCTGCTGCATCATATGGAAAATTGTTCTCTGGAAAGCAAGATATGATTTTGCAAAAAATATATGGTATGCAGGATAACGCTCAGGCTGCTGCTGGTACACCACCACCTGCTGCAAAAACCAAACCATCACCGGAGGATGAGGCAAAAAAGAAAAAAATATTTAATGATAAGTTGGCAATGTATCCGCATGTGAAAGATGATAAAACTGCTCCTGATTTTGGTGATGACCCATTTATTAATTATTATTTGGGGGCATACTCCGATTCTAACTTTTTTGAATCGTTTAAGCTTGAAAACCAAGGAGATCAAAAGGCGCAGAAATTGGTTACACCACCTATGGGGATAAAATTTAATTTTACAATACATGGGGTTTCTGGACTTAACAGAGGTGATAAATTCAAAGTACATGGTATACCTAAAGATTATTATGATAGTGGATTTTTTCAAATACGAGGAATAAAACATACATTGGAAGGTATGTTATGGAAAACGGAAGTAACTGGAGAATATAGACGTATATATGATTCAATAAGTACGTTTGACGCAACTGAAGTTCACGTTCCGGATTCAATTTCTGCATCAACCAAACCATCACAAACATTCAATGCGGAGGCGGTTGTTAATAATACGTTTAACGTTAAATCTGAATAATAACTATTATGAATACGACACGATATACTGATGTGGCAAAACTATCCAGAGAATATGATTTGAATGTAATAAAACCATTTATACCAACCACAAATCAAAATGATTACAATAGGGGGTATATTACACGGTTTTTTACACAAAAATCAAATGATTCGGCATCTACCGTATATGAGATACATTCATCTACATATTCCAAACTATCCAATAACCCATTTTTTAATACTGTGAGTTTGGACTGGCAAATAATAGGTACAGAGGAAAAAATAAAGGATGTTAACAAACGTTCAATACAGTTTGCAGCAAAGACGTTGCCGGCAGTTCAACTTTATTTACCAAATCTGTTACAGTTCAGAAAAACTTCTTAAAATAATCTTTTTTTTGAACATATATTTATTACTAACAATTTAACAATTTTTTAACATTAAAAATTTGGAAACTGATAAAAAATATAGTATATTTGAATATAATTAATTAAATAGTATAATTATGAAACAATTTATTTTGAAAGATTCACCGTTTAGAGTAGGTAGCCTGGTTAATGAGGCAACAGAGACTAAAGACCCTATGGATATTTACAAAGCCAGTAGGGATATTTTGAAACAAAAAAAAGAGTTAGAATCCAAATTAGATTCAATGCAAACGGAATACGAATCTTTAATTAAAAATCAATTCAATGATAAATTGGACGAATTGGTAGTTACTCTTAAAAAAGTTTATCCTAAAGCAAAGAGTATAAAACGAGTAGATAAACAATCAGCATATGATGGTGATGTTTTAGTACTGTTTTCAACTGGGAATGAGGTAACCGATCAGGTTTCCGAGAAAAAGAAAATAGAAGATGCGTTTGGAGAAAAAACTTCGATTGTTGCCAATGGCATCTATGTTAAACCCGATCCTAAATCATCTAAGTATCTATATGGGGGATTAGCCTTACGGTTTACAAAAGCATATCAAAATAAAATAAGAAATTTCCCAGAATTTTAATAATGTAAATATCGAAATAAATGCAATAGGGAGAACTAAAAATTCTCCCTTTTTTATTTGGCGATTTGGACTATTTTTCGTATATTTGTTTCGATGAAAATAGTAGAGACCCAAATAGAATTAGACCTTCTCAAATCCACATTAGAGGAGGATATATCCATTATCTTCCCGATGTGGATAGATGATGAATTGCATCCAAATAACACCGTATTATCGTTCCTATTCGTAAGAGTGGGGGGTTCTGATTACATTGTAAGCTCACAACATTGTGATACTCTATCACTTACGAAATCGGACATCGAAGATATGATGAATACCGCTGGTGACAAGTTTGTATTTCAAAAAAAGAAGTTGATTCAATCGTTGGATATTCACACCAATCTATACGATATTGAAACGGCAATCTTCCTAAAGACCGGACAGACATTAGACTATACCGAACCATTTAAGGGTTTGGTGACACCATTGTATAGAATGGGGTATCGTGATAATTTAATCCAATCTATACCAATATTAAAGTTGGGCGAAGTAATACAGCAATTTATTTCTAAACATTCGGATTTTCATATTACCGATTATAACTATAAATGGTACAACGATATATTCATACCAACCTTATCGAAGATAGAGAAATATGGGATTCGGGTCGATAGAAAAAAATTTACAGATAGATTTAGCCAATCAGCCAAACAGCTTTCCACCGATAACCTCATTTTTACCGAATACAATCCATACACCGTAACCGGCCGCCCATCAAATCGACATGGTGGTGTGAATTTTTCGGCTCTTAACAAATCGGATGGTACGCGTGATGTGTTCGTTTCGGATGGGATATTCTTACAAATGGATTATGATGCCTATCACCCACGTCTTATCGGTGAACTTATCGGATACACACTTCCCAAAACTTCGGTTCATCGTTGGTTGGCTGAACAATATGGGTGTAGTTACGAAGAAGGAAAGGCCGTAACATTTCAATTACTTTATGGTGGTATAGATGATGAATTTCGTCAAATACCGTATTTTAATGGAGTGGCTGATTATATAATTGAATTGTGGAAGGCCGTATCTGCGGTGGGGTATCTTCAAACTCGTTATCGGAGAATACCGCTGAGTTGGATTGCAGACCCTAATCCACAAAAGGTATTTAATTACCTTTTACAGGCGTTGGAAACTGAAATCAATATGGATATAGTTGGAGAGGTATTGGAATACATTAAAGATACCGATATAAAGTTATCGTTATATGTTTATGATTCATTTCTGTTTGATTACCCAATAGATGCCGATACTGAACTTGCTAAGGGGTTGAAAGCAATAATAGAGAGTAAAGGGTTTCCGATAAAGGCCAGTTGGGGTACAGATTATGGAAAAGTTTAAGGGTTTATATTTATATACAATGAAAACTTAAAATCATAATTGCTATGATAAAACAGGAGATATTTTACGGTAAACCACCGAAAGCAAAACCAAAGGGTCAACCAAAACCAAAAGTAAGAACATAACTATGAAACTACACGAATTTAAGAAGATACTTCGAGAAGAAGTTCGCAATGTATTGAGAGAAGATACTCAATTATTTAATGATCCAGATCAACTTCAAATGTCATCTGCCGCAACTGAAGCGTTTAATACTATTGATAAAGTTGTAAATGTAGTTATGAAAAAATCTCTTACACTCAATAATGATGATTCGGAAGTAAACCGTTATTGGACATTTGATTTGAAATTATCTGGTAATGCACATATTTCTATGTGGGTAACCATATTTAATGACGGTCGAATTAAATTTCCAATATTAAGATTTACAGAGTTTTCAAACCGCAAATCTGATAAAAAAATTACCAAAAATGATATAAAATGGTTGGTGAATTTATTGGAGATTGATAATGATAAATATAATGGACCTTATGGTAAAAAATTATCATCATTCAAAAATCAAACAGATGCCATTGAATGGCTTAAAACCGTAGATTTAATAAAATGAAACTGAAAGAGATTAAACAGATAATTCGAGAAGAATTGAGAGCCGTATTAAGAGAAGATGCGGATGAATACATTGGCCATACGAAGATTAAAGATGGTATATTATATGTAGATTCAAATCTGGTCAATAAAACCAATACTCTTAATTTGGGATTGGATCATTTGGGTATGGGTGATTTTGGGACAAAGAAACCATTGGAACTGCCGGGGTTTGGTGGAGTAACATTACAGTTTTTGCGTAAATCTGAAACGATACCGGGTTTTGTAGGTAGGGCTCATAAAGTGATTATTGAAAACGAAGATGGCGAACGTATCAATACTGATATGAAAGCCGTAGCCCAGTTGGTTAAAATATTCAAACAAAAAGGATTAGTAAAATAACCAGTAATATAACTAAAAAAATGAAGAAAATCAGTCTAAAAGAACTTATTCGTGAAGAATATAGGAAAGTCATAAAAGAGAATGCTCTTTTGACCGAAATGGATTTTGCAACGCAAAAATCATTTGATGCTTATAATAAAGCACATAAACTTCGTCCATCAACGAAAGTAACCATTGCAGGTAAACCAACAACTGCAGGTCAAGCAGCAGGTAAATCAGCACCTACGAATGCACCGATTAAAGGGGCAGATATGTTTAAGCAGGATACTCCGACTAAATCTTCGGGTGCGTTAACTTCTAAACAATTGCGTAACAAATATACTGATGCGGATTGGGATGCGGCAAAGAAAAATGCAAAATACGGTGGTACTAACTGGGATACATCTGAAATAGATAAAATTGATACTAGCTCATGGAATATTGAAGATGGTGTCACATATGATCAGTCTGATGAAATCCAATCAATACTTAATAAAGCCATTGGAAATGATAATGGGTTTGCACAAGTAAATGATGAGGGGGCAGTCGAATATATGGTTGGTAATGGTAGTGATGGTGATCCAGAATACACTTTATATATGGGACCTGACGATAACGGTAAAGGTTGGACTGTAAGTATGGGTGCTAATGGAGATGACCCATCTGAACTTGATGGTAAATATTGGAAAACATTTAGAAATCCAAAAGATGGTATAAAATATATGGCTACGATAGCTAAAAAGCATAAGAAAGATTTGGAATTGGATAATGCTTAATCATAAAAATTAAATAATAATAAATGTTTCCAAACTTTGAAGAAATACTAACAGAATTAAGTTATAGAATACCGGAAGGTGTGGTTGATTTAAGAAATCCATCACATATTACCGAACTTGCGAATATATTGCGTGAGTTCGGTATTTCTGATGCTTACGAACTTGCTGAATCGGCCGGTTTGGTTTTTGAGCAGTTGGTCGAAGATGTGATGGTGCAGAACAAAAACTCAGGCAAAGTATATAGTGTTAAAAATTTTAACCCAGATAATCACGTTAAGGTAGATACAAATACTGCACACACATCTGATAAATCTAAAACTCCGGCAGCAAACCCGCCTAAAGGAGATGCCAATGTAGATTCTACCCATAACTCAGGTGATACCATAATTAATGGGAAAGACAAGAGTTTGGAATCTAAAGACCCATTAAGTACATCGGTATATACTTCCGAGTTATCACCAGATGATACTGATTTTGATGCAAAAAATAAAAAGTTTGCAAATCCGATACCACCACCACCATTTAAGTTTCCCAAATCTATTAGTAGTAATCCAAAATATCCAAAAAAATATATAAAACTTTTGGAAAGAATGATGAACACACAACAGATTGGAGATGCTAAAAAAATATCGCATTATTGCGATATGAAGGCAGGGCAGGGGGCTATATCGGCTCAGGCCGGTGAGTTAATGACTATGATGGCAGTAACGATGGATGATAAAGAATTTGCAGAATTTAAAAAATCAATTTCAACACACATAGACTCGTTAACAAAACCAAAAAGAGTAGTAAGTGATACATCTCGAATTATTACTAAAAAATGGTTAACTGCCGCAGAAGGTAATCGAAAGGGTATATTGAAACGGATAGCTAAGCAATATCCGGGGTATCATATCGTTGCATCGGCTTGGGATACTAAATCTGATGTTGAGGCTTTGGGTATGAAAGATTATTCGAATAAAGGGGGTACTACCGATGTATATTTGAGATTGGAAAACGATAAAGGTGAAGCAAAATTAGATGAATTATCACTGAAGCAAAGTTTGATCGCAAATTTACTTAATTCAGGAGTAGGAAAATTTGATGAATGGATGGGTAAAAACGGAGTTCCAGACAGTATCAATCAGCATGTATATGCCCAGAACCAAAGAAGTGTTTTATCAAAATTCTGTAAAGATAATATAGAAAATATTAAAAAATTGGTAAATTCTGATGATGAATTACGGAGAGTAATGGAGGCGAAGCATCTTGATTTTGAAACGGCGTTGAATGATACCTTAAACGGTAAAGGAAATAGACATAAGTCTAAAGTACTTATTGAAGCAGTAGCTGCATTACAACGAAATGGTGATAAATCGGCTACTAAGTTAATATCCGATATGGATGCTGCTCATTCCAAATTCGTTTCAAATTGTATTACTGCCATCACCACCGATGAGAAGTTAAAGGAGGGTATGCTGAATGAAATAAAATCAGAATTTCCATTAAAATCGGTGGCAGATAGTGAAGAAAGTGTTGTGTTTGGTGAATATGTTCTTGATAAGAGTACTATGAAACAAATATTTGGAACAAGTGATTTTAACCAATTTAAGCAAGGGTTGGTATCCGAACCGGGACCACCACCGTATATTGCATACAAAGTTAAGACTGGTGGCAGAATTATACCTATTGCAAACATAGCAGTTAGAGAGGATGGTCGAAATTATGGGGGGATTTTCAAATTTGAAATGACACTTAATAAAGAATTGGCTAATGAGATTATAAAAGCAAACAAAGAAGTTTACGGATAACTTAAAAATAGTTCGTAAAATACTGAAAAAGATAAAAATTTATATTTATAGCAATAAAACAATCACGCTATAAATATAAATTTTTTCATTATATGAAAGTATCTAAACTGATAAATGATATTGTTGCAGAATGGGCATACCGAGTACACGATGGTAAGCCAAATCCAAAGAATAAATCACATATTACCGAGTTATCCGCAATCCTGTCCGAAATGGGGTTGAGTGGTATCAAACACGAATTAATCCAAAATCTTACAGAAGCGGATGAAAAGCAATTTTCAAATCCGGTTCTTAATAAAAAAATACGGTATAAAAACGAAAAAGGTGAAGACCGTGTTGGTATTGTTGGAAATCTATTAAGACTACCAAAAACTGCAAAGGGAAGAATTGCCGCAGAAAAGGTAATTCCTAAAGATGATACACCGGAACGTAGGGCAATTAATAAGGATTTAGGTAAAGAGAAAAAAGGTAGAAACCAATCCATAACAGTACCAAAGAAAGGTGAAGACCAAGAATCACCGGAAGGTGGTCAGCAACCACAACAACCATCACCATCCGTAATGTATACAGCAGACCCTGCAATGCAAGCTAGGATGGATACCGAAAAGAAAACATTAGCAAAGATTACCGCCAAAAAGAAAGAAGCAGAAAAGGCAGCAACTGAAAAGCCGGAAAAGGAAGATATGGATTTCAATCCGATAAACCCGCAGGATATTCACAAGGAAATGCCACATGCTGATCCTGATACATTTAGTGGAGATTCTGATATTCCGGAACGAGTTCCACAAGATGAAGCAAGAAAAATCTCAATGAGAATTGATGATTTGGCAAAAGCAACTGCCGATGCTAAAGCAAAAGGAGAGAAAGCACCGAACTTCAATTTATGTAAGATTACCGTTCCCGGTACTAACTTATATTGTGATGGGAATTTGGGTATACCAAGAGAAGATATGCCACAATTCAAAGGTAAACCACAACCGGGTTCACCTGCATCAAAAATGCCAACCGATGAAAACGGTGAAGTAGATACTGAAGGGTTATTCAAAAAAATGTTGAAAGATAAAGGAATTAAAGTACTTGATACTGAAATCCCATCCGATCAACTAAAAGCAACTCAATCAGAGTTAGTAGGTTCTAAAGTAGCTGGTATGGCTAAGGCATTGGATAAAGACCCAAACAATCCGGGTATTACAGCACCTATTTATGTAAGTAGAGATGGATATGTTGTAGATGGTCATCACAGATGGGCAGCAGTAACATCAAACGCAATTACTCAAGGAAAACCGGCAATAATGAAGGTTCATGTTATTGATGCCGATGCTAAAGATATTATACCGATGGCAAACAAATTTGCCGAAAACATAGGTGTTGCCGCTAAAAAGGCAGATGCAAACCAAGAAGGACCAAAAGGTGAAGAAGAAACCAACCATGTGAAACGCGTACATAAAAAAATTGTAAAAGGTATAGAACATTTTTCAAATGAAAACAAAGAATGGTTCTTAAAAAAACAATATGCTCAAAAATCCAAAGAAAGAAGAACAATGTCCGAAGCAGTAATGCATAAGGTTAGAGGTTCTTGGGATTCGATTAAACACCACCTAAAAGAAGAAGGTGAAGTATTTAAGCACGCAAGTGTAGGTGCAGCTAAATTCTTCAGTGGTAAAAAATTGGAAAACCACGAAAAGAAAGCATTAAAATCCGTTGCTGTTAAGGTTGTTATGGGTGCGGCAACTGCGGCACTTACTGGTGGGATAGGACACGGTATATCTGCATTTGCACACCATGTTGTTATAAATATGATACCAGATACGATACAGGAATCAATCGCAAAAGGAATTGGTAAAGCAGCCCTATTTGCTGGAGAAGAAGATGAATCAAAATATATGTTGAAGTTCATAGAAATGATAATAGAAAAATTAAGTACTATGAAAATCACACCGGATATGATGCTAAAGTATGTAGATTCATTCAATGAAAAGCAAGGAATAAAGGAAGCAAAAGAAATACAGTTAACATCTATGTTAGCTAAGTCATCATTAAAATACAGATAATGCAAAATACATGCCTACTATGTACATTTTCTAATGCTGATGGATTGGATAGTACACTTCAACAGATTAGAGATACATATCATATAGTTTATTCGTACATATATGTTTTACAAAACAAAGTAAATGTGGACGACCTGTTTATTACATATAATATAGATACTACCTATCAGGTAGATACTCCATTGTATAATACTATTTTGATTCACCGCAAAAAGGAATCTAATACCATTTATACTATAAATGCACTTAATCAATTAGTGAGAGAGGAAAATAGTGGAATTATGGACTCTTCATTCGTATTGGATTGGCAGAAGTATAAAAATTCTATAATTCTGACAACAGCAGGTGGTTTGAAGAAAATTCAAACTAAAGTATACGATATTATATCGTTTTCACAGTCTGATATTGATAATTATTATAATCGTTAAATTATGGACTTAACTAAACTTACGGGTGAAATCCCCGATGAAGTTCTATCTCAATTACAAGATAGTAATTTTGAAGAATTTAGTATCAACACACCATTAAGAGTTGCTCATTTTTTGGCACAATGTGACCATGAAAGTGGTGGATTTACGTTGGTGCGTGAAAATCTAAATTATTCCGTCAAAGGGTTAATGAGTGTATTTGGTAAATATTTTCCAACCATTGAAATTGCCGGTCAATACGCAAGACAGCCGGAAAAGATAGCAAACCGTGTTTATGCGGACAGAATGGGTAATGGTGATGAAGCAAGTGGCGATGGGTGGAAGTACAGAGGACGTGGATATATTCAGTTGACTGGACATGATAATTATGAAGCGTTTGGTGAGGAAATTGGTGTAGATTTATCAGAGAATACAGATTTGGTAGCAACTGATTATCCATTACTATCTGCGGCATGGTTCTTTAAGAAAAACAGTATTTTGGTAATATGTGATAGAGGTAGTGGATTGGATGTAGTAACTTCGGTAACAAAACGTGTAAACGGAGGTACAAACGGATTAGACCAAAGATGGGTTAATTTCCAAAAATATTACAATTTATTAACCTAACTTATTTGGTAATTCCAATTATTTTCTTTATATTTGTAAACCGATGATAAAACTAAAATCACTTCTCATAAAGGAAGACCTAATATTCAAAAATAAGGATGAGTTTGACGAATATAATAAAATTCATAAATTACCACCAAATACCAAAGTAACGGTGTGTGGTAAGAATATGACAGCAGTGGAAGCAGAAACAACACCATTGCCATGTAGTTACATAATACCGCATTGGCAAAATTATTGATATTCGATATTTATATAAAAATACAAAGAAATGATAAAATTAAAACGACTACTTAAAGAAGCAAAGAAGCCGGAAATGGATACTTATTTTGATTCATTCACTTCAGCCGCACAAGCCGCAAGAAATATGGCAGAAAAGAAAGGATATGAAATCGATGAAGAAAGCTGGCAAGATGAAGTGGCAATGGGTGGTAAGAATTTACGTTCAAGACCAAGTGTTGGAAAATATACCAAATTCAGTGTTAGTTTAATTAAAAATGGAAAACCACAAAAGAACAGAGCATTGTTCTTTACAGTGTATGGTATGCCAAGTGGTAAGTATGAATTAACCGCATATATATCTTAAAATTAAAACTCTTAAAAAGAAAGGAAGAACTAAAAATTCTTCCTTTTTTATTTGGTAAAACCAAAAATTATTCGTATCTTTGTAACGTATACAAATACAAAAAATCGGAAATAATAAACAAAAAAAAATATCAAAAAAAGTTTGTTTTTATCGAAAATTTGTTGTATATTTGTAGAACTGTTATATTTATATATGTAACGGCGTGTAGGACAGACACGTAAATAAAACCATAAACTCATAAAACAATTTAAAACTTAAAAGAAGATGGCTATTAACTTAGATGCAATCAGAGGTAGACTGAACAAACTACAAACGACCACAAGGACATCGGTGGAAACTTGGAAACCCGCACCGGGAAAATATCAAATCCGATTAGTTCCGTATAAGTTCAACAAAGAAAATCCATTCATTGAACTTTACTTTCACTACAACATCAACAACAAAACGTATCTGTCACCAATTTCATTTGGTAGACCAGACCCTATTGTTGAGTTCGCTGAAAAACTGAAAAGAATGGGTGACAAAGAAGATTGGAAGGCCGCAAAGAAAATGGAGCCGAAACTTCGGACATTCGTACCTGTATTGGTAAGGGGTGAAGAAGGTGAAGGAGTTCGTTTTTGGGGATTTGGAAAAACCGTATACCAAGACCTGCTTGGGTACATTGCTGATCCCGATTATGGTGATATTACTGATCCAGAAACAGGTAGGGATATTATCGTTGAAATTGTATCAGCTGAAGATTCTGGTACTTCGTATCAGCAAACCAACATTAGGGTTAAACCTAAAGAAACACCATTATCGGAAAAAGCAGAAGATGCCAAACGGTTTCTTGATTCACAAAAAGAGATTACTGAAATGTATTCTGAATTAACATATTCAGAATTAAAAGGTATTCTTGAAGGTTGGTTAAATCCATCGTCTGAATCTGATGATACTGATGTGCCATCACCATCGGCTGAAGTGTTATCTTCAAAACCGGCTGAAACCGCTAAAGCAACTCACGTTGCAAATGAAACCGCAAATTCAACACCTACATCTAATAACAAAAAATTAGATGATGTTGGTTCTGCGTTTGATGAACTGTTTAACAAATAAAAACCTTAAATGGCAAAAAAAGAACTTGATTTAGCAGAAGTTCTAGCCGATTCCTTAAACAAACAGTCTAAAGATCAAACAATCGCATACTTTTTAGATGCCGGAGATTCACCCGCTAATATAGCAGGGTGGATTTCCACCGGCGCATCTACTTTGGATATTGCGATTTCTAATAGACCGTATGGTGGGTTTCCGGTTGGAAGAATTTCTGAGATTACTGGGTTGGAGCAGAGTGGAAAATCGTTACTTTCTGCTCATGCTTTGGCTGAAACTCAAAAATTAGGTGGGGTAGCTGTAATGATAGATACCGAAGCGGCAGTAAGTAGAGAATTTCTAACTGCCATTGGTGTAGATGTGAGTAAACTATTGTATGTATCTACCGATTCTGTTGAACAGATTTTTGAATCAATCGAAACTATTATTGAAAAAGTTAGATTGGCTTCAAAAGATAGGTTTGTTACTATTGTGGTGGATTCCGTTGCAGCAGCATCAACTAAGAAAGAGTTGGAAGCTGATTATGGTAAGGATGGATATGCAACTGATAAATCGATTATCATTTCCAAAGCAATGCGGAAGATTACAAATATGATAGCGAAACAGAAGATTGCAGTAATATTCACAAATCAGTTACGACAGAAAATGAACGCTATGCCGTTTTCAGACCCTTGGACTACTTCGGGTGGTAAAGCATTGGCATTTCACGCATCAGTACGGTTACGGTTGAAAACTACTGGAAACATTAAGGTGGGTGACAGAATTGTAGGTATTAAAGTACGATGTCAGGTTGTTAAAAACAGAATGGGACCACCGTTACGGTCTGCTGATTTTGATATATTCTTTGATAGGGGTATTGATAACTACGGTGCGTGGATAGCAATAATGAAAGAATCTGATTTACTGAAGCAGGGTGGTGCGTGGTATACTTATGTTGATACCGATACGGGAGAGGAAATTAAATTCCAAGCGAAGGATTTTGTAAGTATACTAAATAGTAGACCCGAAATCAAAGAACAGATGTACAATAGAATGTGTGAATGTCAAATAGTTCTTTATAAAAAGAACGGTGAGGCTGAACTCATTGAAGATACGGATGTTGTTATTGACGAAGATTAAAACAAAAAATGTTACATGAAAGAACTTTATAAAAAGTTATTAACTGAAGTTACTACGGAGCATGATACAAATGTATCACGCAACCGTAACGGTAAGGTTCTTGTTATTGACGGCACGAACACCTTCATCCGTTGTTGGACAACCAATCCTAGTATGAACGAAGATGGTGACCATACGGGTGGGGTTGTTGGTTCGTTAAACTCCATTGGAGCAATAATTAGACAATTTAACCCAACACGAGTAATTTTAGTATTCGATGGTAAGGGCGGTTCTGATTCAAGAAAAAAGATATTTGAAGGATATAAAGCAGGTAGAACTAAAAACAGATTTAGGGTAAACCGTCAGTATCCGGAAATGATGAATGAAGAAGAAGAACACATTTCTATGAGACGGCAATTCGTTTGGTTGGCGGACATATTAGATAGTTTACCAATCACAACGATGGTATATGATGGGATAGAAGCAGATGATGTAATTAGTTATATTCCTATGGAATTGTTATCTGAAACAGATGAATGTATTATCAATTCAACTGATAAGGACTTTTTACAGCATATCAATGACAACATAACCATATATTCCCCAACAAAAAAGAAATTATATACCAAAGATGTATTCTTTGAAGAATTTGGTATGTATCCTCAAAACTTTCTATTGTTTAGAACATTGGATAGTGATGCATCGGATAACATACCGGGAGTTAAGGGGGTTGGATTGAAAACATTTCTGAAACGATTTCCAGAATTTTCTGAAGATAGACTTATCACTTTTGATGAGTTTTTTAGTCTATGCGAACAACGTAAGGGTACATATAAAATTTATGATGATATTTTGGAACATAAGAATGATGTACTGCGTAACAAAAAAATTATGCAGTTATCTGATTCCGTAATATCGGTTGATCAAAAACTTAAAATTTTGGATAGATTTAATGAACCAAATAAACGGTTTGATAAAATGAATTTTCTTAGAGCAGGTTCTAAATATAAAATTCTTCAAAACTGGCGTGATATCAACGACTGGCTAAATTCCACATTTAATAACATTATAGTACAATAAGATGGCTCAATTGGATACATTAGAGAAATATGGTCATAGTTTTCAAGCAAAGGTATTAAGTGCTTTGCTCACCGATGCCAAATTGCTGGACACACTCGAAGATATTGTTCATAAAAAGTTCTTTGAATCTGAAGTAAATAAATGGATAGTTGAGAGGATTAAAGAATATTACGAACAGTACAGAAAACCACCAACACTTGATGTATTTAAGGTTGAGCTTGAGAAAGAACAAAATCCAACTCTTAAAAAAACAGTAGTAGAACAACTGAGAGTAATATATACTCAAATAGGGCAAGATGACTTACAATATGTAAAGGATGAATTTTCAGCATTTTGTATAAATCAAAACTTAAAGGAGGCTATAATACAATCCGTTGATTTACTAAAAGCTGGTAATTACGATAAGATAAAGGACTTGGTTGACCGTGCTATGAAGGTGGGTAATGAACTACATTTAGGGCATGATTATATTAAGGATTATCTACTTCGAATTAATGAAGCCGATAGAAATACGGTAAGTACCGGTTGGGATGCTATTGATGAACTGATGGATGGTGGATTGGGGCCGGGAGAATTGGCAGTAATCGTAGCACCGTCTGGAGTTGGGAAAACTTGGGCATTGGTTGCATTAGGTGCGGCAGCGGTTAGAGCAGGTAAGAGTGTTGTTCATTATAGTTTGGAATTATCTGAGTATTATGTGGCTCAACGATATGATACGGTTTTTACACATATTCCATCTGCCGAATTGAAAGATAAAACAGATGAGGTGTATAGTAAAATACAAAAGTTATCGGGTAATCTGTTAATAGAGTATCTTGCCCCAAAAAGTGTATCATCGAAAAAGATACAGATGCATATTGAGCAGATGATAGCAGCCGGAAACAGACCGGATTTAATCATCATAGATTACGCAGATTTACTTCTTTCACATTCCAATAAATCAGAAAGTACCTACGGAGAGCAAGGTGGTGTTTATATTGATTTGAGAGGTATGGGTGGTGAATTGGGTATACCAATTTGGACGGCATCTCAAACCAATCGTTCTGGTATCGATAGTGAAATTATTGAAGCTGATAAGATTGCGGACAGTTATGCTAAAGTAATGAACGCTGACTTTATTATGAGTATTAGTAGAAAGGCAAATGATAAATTGAATAATACTGCTCGTATTCATATAATGAAAAACAGATTCGGTCCTGATGGTCTTACATATCCATCAAAAATGGATACTAATAAAGGAATATTGGAAGTGTACGACTCCGCTTCAGCTGATGGTATGCTTGCACAAAAAGAAAGCAAAAATGGGGTTGAAATGGAACGACAACTATTACATAAAAAATATGTAGAGGTTATGCCTTCCAAAACAGCACCACGTGTTGATGGCATGGGATAATTGATATACTTACTATTTATATTTAATGTATATAGTTGGATTGAATATCAATCCTTAAAAAATATTTTTACATAATGTAAAAATCAAGTTAAATTAAAAAAATAAAGATTATGGAAACAACAGAAAGTCAAAAATTATTTGAGCAGATTACAGCGTTATTTACGGAGTTCGAACGGGCTCATAACTCAACCAAAAAAGTTGATAAAGCAAAAGCCAGAAAGGCAATTGGTTCTATTAAAAAATTAGTAACCGATTATAATAAAGCATCCGTAGCAGAAAATAAGTAACACAGTATCGTTATTTGTGGTAAATGTTAAAATTTCGAGAAAATCCCAGTTTCTACTCAAAAAATGAGTAGTTTTATGATTCGACATGATATTTATGTTAGTATTTTGGGATTTTCTCGGAATATTTTTTTTACCACAAAACTAAAAAATTTACACATTATGGACATTTCAACGCAAATTTTATCGGATGTGACCGTGTATATGAAGTACGCGAAATACAAACCGGAGTTACAAAGAAGAGAAACATGGGAAGAGTTGGTTACCCGAAATATGGAGATGCATATTAAAAAATATCCAAATTTAGAACAAGAAATTAGAGAGAACTATAAATACGTTTACAATAAAAAAGTTCTACCGTCAATGAGGTCGATGCAATTTGCAGGAAAACCTATTGAAATATCCCCAAATCGAATTTACAATTGCGCATTTGCTCCGATAGATGATTGGAGAGTATTCTCAGAAATTATGTTCCTATTGTTAGGTGGTACTGGGGTTGGGTATTCAGTTCAAAAACACCACGTAGAACAATTACCTGAAATCCGTAAGCCATCGATAGAAAAGACACGTAGATTTTTAATAGGTGATAGTATTGAAGGTTGGGCAGATGCAATATCGGTATTGATTAAAGCATATTTCTTCGGAGGATCGAAACCTGTATTTGATTTTAGAGATATTCGTGTTAAAGGCGCAAGATTAGTTACTTCTGGTGGTAAGGCTCCCGGTCCTCAACCGTTAAAAGAATGTTTGATTAAAATCGAAGGTATTTTAGAATCCAAAAAGAATGGTGATAAACTTAAACCGATTGAAGTACATGATATTGTTTGTCACATTGCAGATGCAGTATTGGCAGGTGGTATTCGTAGAGCAGCATTGATTTCTTTATTTAGTGCAGATGATCAGGAAATGATTTCATGTAAATCTGGAGATTGGTGGGAACAAAACCCACAAAGAGGTAGAGCAAACAATTCAGCAGCACTGGTTAGGCATCGTATTACCAAAGAGTTCTTTATGGAACTATGGCAACGTATTGAAGCAAGTGGCGCAGGTGAGCCGGGAATTTATCTTACAAATGATAAAGATTGGGGAACTAATCCTTGTGCCGAAATTTCATTAAGACCATTCCAATTTTGTAATCTATGTGAAGTAAACGTATCTGATGTTGAAACGCAAGAAGATTATAACAACAGAGTTAAAGCAGCAACATTTATCGGTACACTACAAGCTGGATATACTGATTTTCATTATCTACGTGATATTTGGAAACGTACAACTGAAAAAGACGCCTTAATTGGTGTTTCGATGACAGGTATTGGTAGTGGGGCAGTTCTAAAATTAGATATGAAGGCCGCAGCAAAAGCAGTAAAAGATGAAAATGCAAGAGTTGCAGAAATTTTGGGTATCAATAAGGCCGCAAGATTATCAACTGTTAAACCCGCCGGAACAACTTCATTGGCATTGGGAACATCTTCTGGTGTGCATGCTTGGCACAATGATTATTACAAACGTAGAGTAAGGGTGGGTAAAAATGAATCAATCTATCATTATTTGGCGGTTAATCACCCAGAATTGGTTGAAGATGAATACTTCCGTCCACATGATACAGCAGTTATCACAATTCCACAAAAAGCACCAGAGGGAGCAATATTGAGAACTGAAAGTCCTTTCCAACTATTAGAACGTATAAAAAGAATACACGGTGAATGGATTAAACCCGGTCATAGAACTGGTAGTAATTCACATAATGTATCGGCTACGGTATCGGTTAGGTCACATGAGTGGAAAGCAGTTGGTGAATGGATGTGGGAGAATCGGGATCATTACAACGGTCTTTCGGTATTACCATTTTCAGACCACAGTTATAAACAAGCTCCTTTTGAGGATTGTACCAAAGAAGAATACGATGAATTGGTGAAATCTTTGAAAAATATCGATTTATCTCAAATAGTAGAGATTGAAGATTTAACTGATTTGAGTGGAGAAATTGCCTGTGGCGCTGATGGATGTGAGGTAAAATGAAAATGATATGATTAAAGTATGGGGATATCCGGGGGTTTCGTTTGAGAGCCCCCGTTGGGCGGAAGAGGATGAAAATCCAAGAGTTGAAACCGGTGATTGGGTAGTTTGTGATGGGGTATTGGTACAATATGATGATAATTTTTATCAGAAAATGCCTAATTACGGTTCAATGGTTAAAGTTAAAAAACCAAATTGGAAACACATATAAAATTATGGTAACAGTAAAGAAATTTTCAGCAAGTTGGTGTGCCCCATGTAGGGTTTTAGCACCAATAATACAACAAGTAAAATCAGAAGTATCAGGTGTTCATTTTATGGATATTGATGTGGATGATAATCAAGAAATAACAGCAAAGTACGGAGTTCGTTCTGTACCTGTTGTTGTGATTGAAAAAGATGGAACTGAAGTTGCACGATTTGCAGGAGTTCAATCTAAATTGGCATACGTGAACGCAATTAATGCGGTTCTGTAAACAAACTTAAAGGTTATACCAAATGGGAGTGTTAAGAGGTGAGTCTCATCCGTCAGCAAAGTTGACGGATGAGCAGGTTTTGCAAATAAGAAAGTTATGGAATATGGGGCATCGAAACCTAAAAGTGATTGCCCGTAATAATCATGTATCGCCTGCAAATATTATGAAGATTATCCATTTCAAAACTTGGACACATCTAAATGAATTTTGGTCTGGAAGTTTATAAGTTATAAAAAATAATATGAGTTACAAAGGACAAATAAAATTAATGTTTTTGTAATTTCCTTATATTTATTTATGAAACAGTTTATATACTTTTAATTTTATAAATAATATATGGAAACCGATAAACGCAAATTGTACAATCAAAGCTGGGAAAACCTAAAACTAGGACCAATTGGTGCATCTGAAAAGGCTAAAATCAATGGTATATATAAAAATTGTTTGAATTGTAACAAAGAATTTAGAGTATCACATTCTACCAGCAAAAAGAAATTTTGTAGTAAAGAATGTAAAGCAATAGGTCAATCATCTGGATTAACTGCACCAATGAGGTATGGAACAGGTAGAACAGCCATTCAAAAAATTATAGCTAATAAATATAATAGATATGTTTCGAAAGATGGTAATATCGGAATAAGTCGAACTGATTTTATTAAACTGATAGAAAGTGGAGAATGTTATTATTGTGGGTCTACCGTAACTGAAACTTTAGGATTTGATAGAATAGATAATACAAAAGGTCATATAATTGGTAATGTCCTTATTTGCTGTGAGTTGTGTAATACAACAAAAGGGCATCGCTATTCAGTCGAACAAATGAAACAGTTGGGAAATTTAATAAAAACATTTAATTTGGATGGCTGGAGAACAATGGGTGAGTTACAATTGACAAAAATGAAAAAAACAAACGAAACGTTATATGAATTACAAAGGACAGATAAAACTGATATTGGGTGATTGTTTAGATAAGCTAAAAGAATTAGATGACAATTCCGTAGATAGTATCGTTACAGACCCACCATATGGATTGTCAGCAGCCAAAAATAGTGGTAACTCTTCGAAAGGTGGCTTTATGGGAAAATTGTGGGATTATGATGTCCCAACACAGGCCATTTGGGAGGAATGTCTACGTGTATTAAAACCCGGAGGTCACCTATTGGCATTTGCAGGTAGTAGAACTTATCACCGAATGGCAGTTAGAATTGAAGATGCTGGGTTTGAAATCCGAGATCAGATAATGTGGATATATGGAAGTGGATTTCCTAAGTCTATGGATATATCAAAACAGATTGATAAAAAGGCAGGAGTAGAAAGAGAAGTTATTGGACAAAAAATTAGAGGAAGTGTTGATTTGGCAAAACAATCTGGATCAACCTACGCCGTAGCAGATGCTAACAAGAATAATAAAGCTATATTTGGATATGGTGTGGAAAATTTAACTAAACCCGCAACCGATGGCGCAAAGAAATGGGAAGGTTGGGGTACTGCTCTTAAACCGGCACACGAACCAATAGTAATGGCACGCAAACCGATAGAAGAAAATACTGTTGCTGATAATGTACTAAAGTACGGAACTGGTGGTATAAATATAGATGGGTGTCGTGTTGAAACTGATGATAAATTAGATGGTGGCGCTACAAATGGTTCTGTATTGGATATTGATGGATTTGACAGACCGTGGATGCATGATGATGAAAAGATGATTGAGTTTCAACAAAAAATGCAAGATAAGGTCGAACATGCACAGAATTTAGGTAGGTTTCCCGCTAATGTTATTTTGGATGATGTTGCGGGCGAAATAATGGATGAACAAAGTGGTGTTACAAAAAGTGGAAAAATAAAGGAAGATAAATCGGCATATGATGGAGAATCAACCACTGGATTTTTAAGAGGTGTTAGTAATAGTACCAATCAGCATGGAGATACCGGCGGAGCATCTCGATTCTTCTATTGCCCAAAAGTATCAAAATCCGAAAGAAACGAAGGATTGGGTGGATTTGAACTAACTTCGGTTGAACCAAAACAAAACTTTCATCCTACCGTGAAACCAACAGACCTAATGGCATATTTGATTAGATTAGTGACACAACGTGGTGGTATCGTTTTAGACCCATTTATGGGTAGTGGTAGTACTGGTAAGGCAGCGGTGCGTGAAGGTATGAATTTTATTGGAATTGAAATGGAGCAGGATTATTTTGAACTTGCTGAAGCTAGGATTGATTGGGAAACTGAAAATCCGATGAAACCGAATAAAAAGAAATCAAATCCATTACTACCAACACCAACAAATAACACAGTTGAAACCGATTATTGGTAATTAATTTGGTAATGTGAAATATTTTTTGTATATTTGAATAAATTATACAATATGGCAAAACAAGCTGATAACAGTAAAGACAAGTATGAATTAATTTTTGAAGATGAACAAGCCGTTTCCATTTGGAAATATGATCTGTCCAAAACTAAAGGTGGACCAATATCAGTAGAGTACAAATGGAAGGCCAGTTTCTTGAAAGAAGTAGAAGCAATTCGGAAAGCAGAAAGAGATGCTAAGAAAACGAAAAAATCAACTTTAGAGTTGGCAAGAGAAGCTAAGAAAAAGAAATCATCCGCAGAAAAAAAGCAAGAAAAGAAAGATAAATTTGACAAAAAGTTTTGGGCATGAGAGAAGATGGTAAGAATTATTGTGATGTTTCAAAAGTGTATATTGCTCCAATAGCCAAAAACATTGCCAAAGATATTATTGTACAAAAGCATTACACACATGCGTGGACAGCATGCCGATACGCATTGGGTATTTACTATAAAGCAGAAGATTCATATACTTTTGGTGGTGATAAATTGATAGGGTGTCTTATTTACGGATTTCCTGTTGGAGTTCAAGCAGCAACTTCGATTTGTGAAGGACTTAGTAAGGATAATGCATTAGAATTAACCCGTTTATATTGTGATGATGGTTATGGCTCAAATATTGAATCATACGCAATCGGACAATCATTCAAATGGCTGAAAGAAAATGATAAAAACATCAAACTACTTTTATCATATGCAGATGCAGGACAAGAACATTTAGGTGGTATCTATCAGGCTACCAACTGGATATATCAGGGAACATCAGCAGATATAGCATTAATGCCTAATTGGAGAATATCATTACACAATGACCCATATGATTGGATTCACAGTAGGACTGTATTCTCAATGTGGGGTAGTGGTAATTTAGACCACCTAAAAAGGGAGATCGGTAAGCAAGGGTATAAAGAGTTCTGGCGAAAAATGGAATCGCCTAAACACCGTTATATTCAAATACTTGCGCAAGATAAAAAAGAAAAGAAGGAATTGATGAAGAAACTCAAACACGAAATCAAACCTTATCCAAAGAGTACCGATGAATTTAATACTGAAATAGTTCATCATTTAACAACATACGAAGTGCCTGCTGGGGCTGAAAACTTTTGGTAACATTTAACATTAACTTAACATTAAAAGTTTGGAAAGTCAAAATAAATGTTGTATATTTGAATATAATCATTGGGAGTTATATGGATCATGAATTTTTAAGATTAAGTTACGAAGAACAACAACGATATGTTAATATGGTGGCTGGCTATCTACTGAGCGCTATAAAGCGTAGTGCAAAGGGTGCAAAAGATAAAGATCGAACTTCTGGTCGAATGGATGCTTTGGCCATTACAATTACATTAGATGATTTAAAAAATAAATTATGGAAATCAAATTGCTGTTGTTCCATTACTAGAAAGCCGTTTCCAATTGTAGATAGTTCTGTATATTTTTCGAAGTCCAAGGCACGTTCAATTGGAAACTGTGGGTTAGAATCTCCATCGGCAGACCGAATTGATTCGGCTGGATTTTATTCAAACGAAAATGTTCAGATAACATATAGGTCAATAAATCTATTAAAATCAACGTATTCCAACGAAGAAACAAATACTCATTTATTAAAAATAAACACAAACCCTATGAACGTAAATCAGTTAAAAACAAACACAAATCGTATGAATCATCCAGAAGTTTTAAGAGAATTGGTATTAACTTTACCATTTGAACAACAAACCCAAGTCATAACTTTAATCGGTCGAAATGATATTGAAAACGCTGATTTTGTGAATGGTATGAAAAAGTTGTTTGGTTATATTGGTGTGAATGTAAATCGAATTACTTCGAATGTAACCAATACACATATTAAAAAGTATAAATCAAAAGATGTAAAACCGATTGTCCGATATATGGAAGACAACTCCAAATTAATATCTAATATTGATAATTCTTATATTAATGTTTCCAAATTACATGTGGGGAAGAACGGTACTGATAAATACAGATTGGCATCATCAAAAATAGGTAATCTGATTATGGAAAATAAACCACAACTATTCAAAATTTGGGCAACTAACAATAAATTTGATTTTTTAATCAAAAAATCAGATTATGATATTTTAATTGGCTGATACTAAACTAAAACAATTATGAAATATTGATGAATTTTTGGGAAGGTCAAATTAGTAAAGATGCTAGAAAAGTGTTGGTGATACCGAATATCACCAACTCTAGCAATATAGAGAAAGATTCATTCGTAGATGTTATTTACAACCACATAAAGGGGTTAGAGCAATACGGTGAATACTTTTGGAATATCATATTGCCAGAACCGGTTAAGAAGTTGAATTTACCCAATGTAAAGCAACATGTCTTACCATTTTCTGGTGATATGATAAAAATGCGTACATATCCACCTGATATGAATCGTATTCTTGAGCAAGTAGACTATGATGTAATATATTCACATTTACCCGATTGGCCGCAGGTTGGTAGATACCGAAACAATTTTGATACAAAAATAATTGGGTATTGTCATTGGTGGGAAATGAAAACTTGCAATGCGGAAGATCGAAAGAATAAATGGCGATGGTTACCAGTTGAATTGTTAGGTATATCACAAATGGAAACTTGTTATTTGAATACTCAAGATCAAAAGAATAGAGTTTTAGCCGAAGCAAGTGATACTTTCAATAGTGAGTTTGTTGCTAAATTAGACTCAATATTAACAGTATGGAATTTGGGATTACCAAAAGATAAAATAGTTGATAACGCATCAAATGATAAATCTAACATAATCGTATTCAATCATAGAGCAGCTGCATATAAGGGATATCCTGATTTTATTAAGTTGATGGTAGAGTATCGTGAAAAAAGACAAGATTTTAGCGTATGGGTGCCTCAATTAAATGGTACTCCATCTGAAAATTGGATTGATAATACGAAGATGCCAAAGCATGAATATTATAAACGATTACAGCAATGTAAGGTTGGTGTGCAGATGAGGCAAACTAATTACGGTTGGAGTGTATCGGGTACAGATTGCATGATGAACGGTACACCTATGATTTTTCAAGATTCCCTTTGTTATAGAGAAATAGACCCAAATGGTATGTTTTTCAAATACAAAAAAGACTTTTTCGAAATGTTGGACAAAATGTTAGATGATGAATCTTTCAGAAAAGAACATGAAGTTAGGAGTATAAATAGAGCAATCGAACTTTCAGCCAATGAAGGTATAATGCTTGCTGAATTACACAAAAAACTAAATAGCTAATGGCATATCAAAACATTTATTTTCAGAGAAATCAAAATCTAATGCACATTTGGGATGATCATCGGGGATATAGGACATTTCCGTATTCTCGTTATGCATATCAAAAAGACCCAAATGGACAATTTACGTCTTTATATGGCGATAAACTTACTAAAATTTTCAAATTTTCAAAGGATGATCCAAATTTATTCGAATCCGATGTCCCAGAAACTACACGGGTTTTGGTAGATACATATACGGATAGTGATTTACCATCGGAAGGACATATCATTTTAACATATGATATTGAGGTTGAAATGGATTCCGGTCTTCCTGATGTTCAGAAGGCTGAAAATGAAATAACTGCTATTGGTTTGCATGATTCTGCTACAAACCATTATTGGGTATTGATTATGGATAAAGCCGGTAAGATGGATGGTGTTGAAACTGGAAACCGAACCGTTATACCGTTTAGATACGAAGATGATTTATTATTAAAATACATTGATTTGTATGAGGAAATAAATCCAACAATCGTTACTGGATGGAATATTGATAATTTTGATACTCCGTTTTTATACAATAGAATAAAAAGATTATTGGGTGAGAAGCAAGCCAATCGTTTATCGCCGATTGGTGAGGTGTTCTGGTCACCATATCGTAAACGATATTTTATTGCCGGTGTATCTTATTTGGATTACATTGAATTGTATAAGAACTTTACATATTCGGAGTTAGCAAATTACCGCTTGGACAGTATTGCTAATATCGAATTGGGTAGAGGAAAACTTGAGTATACTGGAAATTTGGATAACCTGTTTAAGACAGACCCTAATAAGTTTATAGAATACAACATTACTGACGTTGAGTTGGTGGTTAGTATGGATGCTAAATTACAATTCATTGATTTGTGTAGAGGTATATGCCATGCAGGCCACGTTCCGTATGAAGATTTTGTATATTCATCGAAATACCTTGAAGGCGCTATTCTTTGTTATTTGAAACGAAGGGGTATTGTTGCTCCTAACAAACCTGCGGATAGGCAGGAAAGGATGCAGGCTCTTAAAGATAATGAGCAAGAAAAGTTCATTGGTGCATATGTGAAGGCACCGATAGTTGGTAAGTATGAATGGGTGTATGACTTAGACTTAACATCGCTATATCCATCTATCATTATGGGTGTAAATATATCACCGGAAACCAAAGTTGCTAAGATTTCGAATTGGGACTCTTCAAAGTATATGAAGGGCGAGATTGATACATTTAATATTGATGGACAATCCATTACCAACGATAACCTTAAACTGATGTTGCAAGAGGAAAAATATACTATTTCATCAAACGGTGTATTATATCGGACAGATAAAGTAGGTTGTATACCTGATATTTTGGATTTATGGTTCAATCAGCGTGTTGAATTTCGTAAGTTAGAAAAGAAATACGGTGAAGAAGGTGATAAGGTACAACATGCATTTTATAAAAGGAGACAGCATGTTCAGAAGATTTTGCTTAATTCACTTTATGGTGTATTAGGTTTGCCAGCGTTTCGTTTCTACGATGTTGATAATGCAGAAGCAGTTACAACTTCTGGGCAGATGGTTATTAAATCAACTGCGGATATGGCTAACATCAAATATAACAAAGAATTGGGAACGGGTGATGCAGATTATAATATTTACATCGATACGGATTCCATTTTCTTTAGTGCAGTGCCGATTTTGGATTTCCGATATGCGGATTGGAGAAGTGGTACTCAAGAAGATATAGCAAAATTGGTTGATACTGTTGCAGGTGAAACGCAAGATTATCTGAATAATTTTTATAACATTTTAGCGGAGAGGGTATTTAATATTCCAAAAGGTAAACATCGTTTTCAGATTAAGAAAGAGTTTGTATCCAGAAGTGCAATTTGGTTAGCTAAGAAACGATATGCTATGGCAATTGTAGCTGAAAATGGATTACCAATAAATAGGTTGGATGTAAAGGGATTAGACGTTGTACGTTCATCATATCCTGCACAGTTCCGTAAATTTATGAGTGAGGTATTGATTGATATTCTGAATGGTAAAACAGAAAATGAGTTGAGTGATAAGATATATTACTTTAAGTTGGACCTTAGAAATATGGATGCCGTTTCAATAGCTAAAAATTCGGCAGTAAAAGAATTATCGAAGTATATTCCGAAAGGAAAGCAAACGGCAATGTTTCGATTTAATTCCGGTACTCCTGCGCATGTGAAGGCGGCAATTGCATTTAATCAATTAATTAAACATTTTAATTGTCCTACAAGTATTGAACCAATGCGTGATGGTGATAAGATAAAATGGATGTATCTGAAACAAAATCCGTATGGGTTGGATGCCGTTGGGTTTAAGGGATACGAAGACCCGACAGAAATAATTGAGTTCATAAAAACATATGCTGATTATGATGAAGTATTTGAACGTGAACTTCTAGGTAAGTTGGAAGATTTCTATACCGCATTGAAGTGGGGTTCGCCGTTAGGTAGCACGAAAGTCTCAGAACAATTTTTTCAATTTTAATATATGAAAGTTACAGTTGTAATTAGAACATATAATAGGACTGATTTTTTGAAGCAGTGTCTTGCTTCAGTGAAGTTGCAAACACATACCGATTGGGAAGTTTTAATATTTGATGATGGTGGTAGTGATGCTAATTTTGAAATATACAATAAATTTAAGGCAGAAAATTCCGATAAACGAATAGTATATCTAACAACACACACTGCGTATGAACTATTTTGTAATTCATGGTTACTTGCTCCCAATTTGGCAACGGGTGATATTATGGTTAGGTTGGATGATGATGATCTATTAGCAGAAGATTGTTTGAGTTACATATCCGATTTATATGAACGAAATGAAGATTTAGATTTCACATACGGAACTGCGGTTACATTTGATGGTGATAATCTTATGACTATGATGGATACAATGAATCCACAAGAAGCACCTAAAACTCAAACTGCATGGGCTGGTTATACTATACCAAATAATCATCCATGGAGAGACCCGTTTTGTTGGTATGAGAATTATTATGAAGAACCTCAACCATTTACATCTATAATCCATTGTAGTAAATCGAATATAATGTGCATTTATCATTTATATTCAATGAGAACTGAATCGGTCAGACGTGTGAAGGATAAGATTACAGTAACTTCTAAATATGTAGATGATTTGGAATTTTTAGGAAGTTTGGATTATTTGGGATTAACACATACATCAATACATAAAATACTTTCTTATGTTAGAGAGCATGATACAGGTAGGGTATCTGATAGGGGTAAGTTAACCGATGGTACTACATTGTGGGATGATATACTGAGAATTAGAGATAAAGTAGATTATTTAAGACCTGCTGGATTTCAATCAAGAGTAATACCAATCAACGCAACCAATAATACCAATAACGGTATTACCTATGAGTTACAAAATACGTTCTCACACTATTATAGTAGAATAAAATTCAAATCTTTAGTATATTAATTTGGAAATACGAATAATTTTTCGTATATTTGTACAGAATATAAAATTTAACAATAAACTTTGAAACATGAAAAGAGCAAAACTCGATGGTTTTATTAATCGTTACAATTTGGGTGGCGAAATTGAGTCTGTTATGATTAAATCAACAGATGAAAAATTATCAGTCCGTATGATTTCGGATGATAAAACATTATTGGGAACAGTATCTATGTTGGATACTGAATTTCCTACGGGAGAATTTGGAATTTATACAACTTCCCAATTGAAGGGATTACTGAATGTATTGGATGATGGCATCACCGTAGAGGAAGTTACAGGTGCATTAAAATTTTCGGATAAGAAAACCAAAATGCAATATATGTTGGCAGCGCCATCGGTTATTCCATCCGTACCAGAACTTAAAGCATTACCTGCATTTGAAGCAGAAATTGCATTGAATGATGAATTTGTAAATAAGTTCATTAAATCTACCGGAGCATTATCTGATTCTCTTACATTTACATTCACCTACAAAAAAGGTGTTGGTGAGATTATTTTAGGATATTCATCTATCAATTCAAATCGTATTGCTATTGATACTGATACGAAATCGGAAGTTGATATTGAACCAATTGCGTTTTCATCAAAATATCTGAAAGCTATTCTTAATGCAAATCGGGGTGCTAAAACATCTTCATTGAAGATTTCATCTAAGGGGTTGGCAGCTGTTTCATTTGAGGCAGATGAATATACTACCCAGTATTATCTTGTTGAAGTAAAATAATTAAAATCATAAAGTATGAATTTTTGGGATACTGAACCACAAACACCTGTTTTTGATTTTGATATTGAAAAACAGAAATTGATTGAAAATATGGATTATCTGTTTGCAATGTCCGTTCAAGAACAGACACTTTATAAAAAATGGGTGGAGCTCCAAGAACCTACCATGCAGAAAGATAAATCCCAAATATCCACATATTATGATATGCAATGGAAACCAACCGATATCAATAATAAGGAACTAACGATTGCCGAAATTCAATCGTTAGAACCTTATGTTGAGATTGTGGATGATAATGCTGCCGAATCTACCAAATGGGCTCAAATCCGTAGAATGATTCATACAATGGATTTTACGGCAAACCCCGGTAGAAATGTGAAAATCAATGTAAAGGATAGAAAGACGGGTAAGTTATTGGGTCAAATTTCTCTTGCATCGGATGTTACATCATTGGGGGTGCGTGATGAATATATTGGGTGGACTAAGGATGACAAATTCAAAAAAGGTAAACTGAATCACACTACCATTGCATCTACTATTGTATGTACACAGCCATTGGGATATAACTTTTTGGGTGGTAAACTGATAGCTATGATGTGTACTGTACCTGAAGTTAGAGAACATTGGAAGAAAAAATACGATAATACTTTAATCGCAGTTGGAACAACTTCGTTATATGGTATCAATTCTCAGTACACAGGCCTTCCACTTTTCAAAACTTTGGGTGAAAGTAAAGGTAAGATCAGTATAAAACCTGATGATAAATTTTATGATCCATGGCACCAATGGTTAAAAGAAAATCGTACAGAGTGGTATAAGAAAAACATAACAGAAGAGCGTGAACGAAATGGCGCTAATATGGGTTATGAACGAAATGGACCTGTTAGTGGCATCAAACAAAAGATTCTTACACAAATTTTCAAAGAGTGTGGTATTAAAGCAAATGAATATCATCACGGATTTAAGCGTGGAATTTATTTGGCTATGATGTACGAAAATGGTAATGATTTTCTTTGTGATAAAATTGGTGAAGACCAACTAAAACTTAGAGATAAGTTTGTGAAGGGAACAGATTATATTATGGAGTGGTGGAAACGACACGCTATTAGTAGATATACCAAGCTACATACAGAGGGACGTTTGAAACCGGATCATCTTTTTTACATCAATGGTATAGGACAAGATTGGGATAGCTTTAAGGCCGAATACTTAGGAGAAGTTGGACGTTAAAAACAATAATTATGAAACAGTATGTCAGACTATGGGGTGATGCTAGTGAGCAATATTTATGGTCATATTTAGAAGATTTGGTTAACAAAGGTTATACGATTATTTCAGTAACTCCAACTGAATGGTATACAAAACCATTTAGACCAGACCACTATCAGGTAGTTGAAGCAGTCATTATAGTAAGTAAGTAAAACGTATGAAAATGGAAGAAACGATAAAAAAATATACAGATTTAGGAGTACTGCCTGAGAAAGTAGTATATACGCCGCTTTCCTCATTATGTATATGGTCTATAAGTAGAAAGTGTTTAGTTGGGAGTGATGCGAAGTATCCTGCCGAAGAGTTGGTTAAGGACGGTAAAAACTATAAAATTACTTATGAAAATAACCGTATGGTATCATTACATATTCATACTACTATAAATGCCGATGAGATCAATAAATCGGAAGGTATTATAGTTACAGAGTGTGATACATTTTTTCGTTATGAATTTATACCTACAAAATAAAAATTAAGAAATTAAATATGAAAGTAAAAATAAAAAAACTATCAAATACAGCAGTAATACCAACATATTCAAAACCCGGAGATGCTGGATTGGATTTAACCGCAACTGGAATTATAAGTAATACGACTTTCGAAATTACATATGGAACTGGTATTGCATTACAAATCCCAGACGGATATGTTGGATTGATATTTCCTCGTTCATCTATACGAAAATACGAATTACAACTGAGTAATTCAGTTGGTGTAATAGATAGTGGATACAGGGGAGAGATACAGTTTACATTTAATAAAACAAACAAACTTGATTCGTTCTCGTATCGTGTAGGTGATAGAATCGGGCAGATTATAATATTACCATATCCACAAATTGAATTTGAAGAAACGGATGAACTATCTGATACGGAAAGAGGTGATGGTGGGTTTGGGCATACTGGAAAATAATACGAATTATGAGTCAAACAATTAAATTATTAAAAGAAGCATTAAAAGATATAGCCGGAGATACTACCGGCTATAAAATTTACTGTGATATGGATGGTGTTCTTACGGATTTTGATAAACAATTCAAAGATATAACAGGTATACCTGCTAATGAATTTGAAAAAACACATTCTCAAACTGAATTTTGGGGAGAAGTTGAAAAGGGCGGATTGGAATATTGGACAAAAATGGAATGGATGCCGGGTGGAAAGCAGTTATGGAATTTTATTAAGAACTATGATGTTGAAATTCTATCAGCTCCATCAAAATCTAAACTTTCAATTATTGGTAAAAAGCAATGGGTATCTGAAAACCTATCACCTAAACCTAAATTGAATTTGGTTAGAGCCAAAGAAAAACAGAAGTTTGCAAATTCACACGCAATACTAATCGATGATAGACCACAAAATTTAGAACAATGGAAAGCAGCCGGTGGTATTGCAATAAAATGTGTGAATGGTGAGGTTAGTTCAGTAATAGATAAATTAAAAAAATATGTTTGAAACAGTAAACGAAAAGAAAAACAACAGTTTATGGACTGAGTCATACCGACCAACCAAATTGGCGGATTACATCGGAAATGAACACTTAAAATCAAAAGTAGAGGGGTATTTGGAATCGGGCGATATACCTCATTTACTGTTATATGGCAAAGCTGGAACTGGTAAGACTACATTGGCTAAATTGATTGTAAATTCAATCGATTGTGATATGATGATTATCAACGCATCTGATGAAAACAATGTTGAAACAGTTAGAACAAAGGTGAAGAACTTTGCATCGTCTATGGGATTCAAACCATTTAAGATTGTTATTTTGGATGAGTTTGATTATATGACTGCAAACGCACAGGCGATTCTTCGTAACTTAATGGAAACATTTTCACAGCATTGCCGGTTTATCTTAACGTGTAATTATGTTGAAAAGGTAATTGAACCAATTCAGAGCAGATGTCAGACATTTCAAATCGTACCGCCAACTAAAAAAGATGTTGCAATTCGGATAAGTCAAATATTGAAAGACCAGAACATAAAGTTTGAGTTGAAGGATTTGGTTCCTGTTATTGATGCAGCATATCCTGATATTCGTAAGATTATTAATACCTGTCAACTTAATTCTATTAAAGGTGAATTGAAGGTTGATGTTCAAAATCTGTTAGAGAATGATTATAAGACCAAAATTGTGGACATTCTTACATCTAAAAATGATAAAAGAAATAAGTACATGCAATGCAGGCAAACTCTTATTGATTCAAAGGTTACAGATTTTACCGAACTATATACGTTACTTTACGATAAAGTTGACGAATACGGCGGTGAAAATACAGCTAATATCATTTTGATATTAGGGGAGAGTGTATATAAGAGTGCGTTGGCAATCGACAAAGAAATCATTGCTGCGGCGACAATTATTAGTATCATTAATCTGATAGGATAATCTACTTTTTTAATTTGGTAATATTTATATATGTAGGGTCACAGCTACATAAATAACGAATTAAAATATACCCATTGGTGAGTAGAGACTGTGACCTCGAAAGCCTATGGGTTTTTTATTAAGATGGCATATGTTTATAAACACACACGGTTAGACACTAACGAAGTATTTTATATTGGTATTGGTAACGATTTGGAATATAAAAGAGCATACGATGTTCGTAATGGGAGAAACGCACATTGGAAACGGGTTATTAATAAAACAGAATATACGGTAGAAATTATTGAGGATTGTATTGATAGAGAAATCGCATGTGAACGTGAAAAATATTGGATTAATTTCTATGGTAGACGAGACCTGAATGAAGGAACTTTGGTAAATATGACTGATGGAGGAGACGGTGGGGATACCATTACCGGTCACCCAAATCGAATTGAAATATTGAAAAAGAAATCTGATTCCGCTAAGGGGCGTGTTGTGTCGGATGAGATAAGACTCAAAATATCAAAAGCACATAAGGGAATTTCAATGATAGATAAATATGGTGAAGAACGTGCTTTGGAAATGAAGAGGAAAATGGCAGAAGCATCTACCGGCCGCATCATCTCAGAAGAAACCCGCCGTAAACTAAGTGAAGCGAGTAAAAATATATCCGAAAAGACTCGAAGTAAACTAAGTGAAGCCAGTAAATTGTGGCACTCAAATAACGAATGTCCAATGACAGGAAAAACTCATTCTGATGAAACTAAACAGAAAATGAGTGATTCTCATAAAGGATATATTAAAAGTGAAGAGCATCGAAAGCATTTGAGTGAATCCAGAATTGGAATGAAGTTTTCAGACCAGCATATACAAAAATTAAAAGAGTCTCATACTGGTAAGACCGCATCGGAGGAAACAAAACGAAAAATGAGTGAATCACAAAAAAACAGATATAAAAAATAAATAAATTATGGGAAATTTAATAGGAGCCGGCGATACGCCGAATCAACAACAGAAAAAAATAATGGCAGACCTTTCGGCATCCAAACCGATGTTATGTGTAGGATGTGGATATGATGTATTCTTACCCGCAATTAAACTACGAAAAATATCCAAACTGATGATAGGCAGTACAGCAGATCAGATATTACCATTGGATGTGTTTGTATGTGGAAACTGTGGCGCAGTGAACGAAGAACTGTTACCAATTCAAATTAGAACATTAGAAGCAGCAGAGAAACAACAAAAATCTTCAGTAATCGAACCTGAGTAAATGGCTAAAACTGTAAAGGAAAAAAAAGAAGTTATAAAAACAACAAAAACGTTGTTCGATCATATTAAAGCGGTTACCAACGATCAAAATCCCAAATATTGGGAAAGTTTGGACGAATCGGATAAAAAGACGTGGTCGAACTATATGATTATACGATTTATGACTATGAATCCGGATTGGGTTGAGTTGATTTCTGAAGTACAACCGTATTTGCAAGAAGCTCCGCCTAAAGCAGTTTATAAGGCATTGATTGGTGTAATACCTAAAAGTAGGGCGTTTTTGAAGTATATGAAAGCCGCATCATCGGAAACCTATGAACAATGGGTAGTTGATTTGGTAGCTAAGTATTATGGTGTGAGTCTTATGGAAGCAGAAGATTATTTACATATTTTGTATAAGAGCCATACTGGAAAACTTCATATTAAAGAGATAGCTGAATCATTTGGAACTGATACCAAAAGTATCACAAAACTAAAATTAGGAGTATAATAATTGAATTATTTTTGTTAAAATATCCGGGTAAATTTGTTTATTCGGATATTTTTTTGTATCTTTGTAATACAAATTAAAAACATAATATGGCTAAGGTATCGTTTTCGCAGTATAGTACGTTTTCATCATGCCCTCAACAATATAAGTTGAGATATATCGATAAATTAGGAGAAAGTTCATCCAATATTCATACGATTTTCGGTTCTTCCATGCATGAAACGATTCAACACTATCTTTCGGTAATGTATGGTGAATCTAAAAAAGCAGCAGAAGATGTGAATTTAGATAAAATGCTATTAGAACAACTTAAAATAAATTTTTCCAAAGAGAAGGAAAAGATGAGTGAAGGTACTCCCTGTACTCAAATTGAGTTGGAAGAGTTTTATGGTGATGGTAGGAGAATGTTGGCTTGGTTTACAAAACACATTAGTAAGTTCTATTCAAAATCAGGTTATCAGTTGGTGGGTATAGAAATTCCATTAAATGCTGAAGTTAAATCCGGTGTTAGTTTTATCGGATATATTGATGTTGTGATTAAAGATGTAGCAGAAGATTCGATTATTATTATTGACTTAAAAACTTCAACCGCTGGTTGGAACAAATATCAAAAGGAAGATAAGTTAAAAAACTCACAGTTATTACTTTATAAAAAATACTATTCAGAGTTATTTAGCATACCACTTTCCAAAATTAGAATTGAGTATCAGATTTTGAGAAGAAAGATACCCGAAGATACACCATACCCGATTCCTTATGTATCAAAGCACGTTCCTTCAAATGGAGCTCCATCTGTAAATAAAGTGTACGGTGAGTTTATGGAATTTATCAATTCGGTGTTTGATGATGAGGGTAACTACAAAGAGGTAGAGTACCCAAAACAACCGGGTAACAATAAAAAGAACTGTAAGTGGTGTGAGTTTAATACCCGAAACATTTGTGATGGCAAAAATTAAGTAAAAAATATATGGGACAGCGAGATTTACAATTATTTGAAATTAAAGAAAAATTACAGGCCATACAAGAGGCACTTAGCATTGTAAAACAACTTGCTGATAGTAAGTTAGCAGACACTGATTGTGAAACTGAATACCCAATCGATGATATTGATGAAATCCAACGATTGATAATTAAAGCAAGGGGGGTGATTGCTAGTAGGGGTTGGGGCTGGTTATAATAAAAAATATTGGTTTTTTTGATTTGTATATATTTATATATAAATTAATTAACCCAATATTATTATGACTCAAGACAACACAAAATTAACAACTGTAAAGATACTTAAAGATGTTTATTCCGGCTTCAAACGTGTATCGTTTGATTCCGATGTGACTTTACAAAAATTAGTAAATAGAACCGTTGAACGATATGTAACGGATGATATGTTTCGTAAGGAAATGAATGAATATTTGAAATTACAAATTAGCGGTTCTCAATTTTAATGTTATGAAATTAAAGAAGTTATTACCCAAAGACATGTTAGTGGAAAGTAGTGGAGTGCATAATTATGGTTGTGCTATGATGTATTTTGATTTTCCTGCATTGTTTAAGTTGCAAGATGCTATAAATCCAAAACACATCTACGAAGACCCAAACGATACGAGTTATGGGTTGGAAGATGAACCACATATTACATTATTATATGGGTTGCATGATGGAGTAACTGTTGATGATGTATCTCATATTGTACAGAAGTTTGTATTTACTGAATGTGTTTTATACAATCCATCATTATTTCAGAATGAAAACTATGATGTATTAAAATTTGATGTGAGGTATCCAACTAAAGGCGGGGCATTTTTACATAAATGTAATAGGCAATTATGTGAATTACCAAATACAAATTCGTATCCCGATTACCATCCGCATATGACAATTGCTTATTTGAAACCGGGTATGGGACAACAATATTCAGACCATTTTAATAAAATCGAACCAAACGGATATACATTAGTTCCATCACATGTAGTTTACTCCGAACCAAATGGAGAAAAGACAGTAATTAAAATCAGAACAAATTAATAAGTTATGACAGAATATAAAGTAGGAGACATTAGAAACGGTAGTGAGGTAATACCTGCGGAGCAGAGAAAGAAGATATTACTTCTATCTGATGATTTGAGAATGGCGAGCGGTATTGCTACAATGTCCAAAGAATTTGTATTAGGTACAATTCATAGGTATAATTGGTTTCAAGTTGGTAGTGCTATCAACCACCCAGACCAAGGAAAGATTTTGGATGTAAGCGCTGATACAAAGAACGTAACCGGTATATCTGATGCAAATCTAAAAATTTTACCGTGGAATGGATATGGAAATGCAGATTTACTACGGCAATTGATTAACGCAGAACGGCCGGATGCTATACTTCATTTTACAGACCCACGATATTGGACATGGTTATATGATATTGAACATGAGATAAGACAAAATGTTCCAATCTTATACTACTCAATTTGGGATGATTTACCTGACCCAATGTACAATCGTAATTTTTATGAAAGTTGTGATTGGATCGGTTGTATTTCCAGACAGACTTATGGCATTACCAAAAGAATGATGTCTAAAGCAGATAAATCAACATGGAAACCATTTAAGGAATGGCAAGCAAATTATGTACCACATGGTATCAATACTGATGTTTACAGACCAATAACTGTACCTGATGAATTTAGAAAAGAAATTTTGGGAGATAAAGAATATGATTTCGTATTATATTGGTCTAACAGAAACATTCGTAGGAAACAACCAGCCGATGTTATTTACGCTTTCAAGCTTTTTTGTGATAAAATTGGAAAAGAACAGGCAGATAAGGTTTGTTTATTAATGCACACACAACCTGTGGATGAAAATGGAACAGATTTACCAGCAGTTATTGCCGCAGTTGCACCTGATTGTAATATCATTTTTTCGGACAAACGAAGAGGTACTGATCAATTAAATCTACTATATAACATAGCAGATGTAACTATTAACATTGCTAATAATGAAGGATTTGGATTAACTACGGCTGAAAGTGTAATGGCAGGTACTCCAATTATAGTAAATGTTACTGGTGGATTGCAAGATCAATGTGCATTTACTGTAAAAGGTAAGTTATTAACAGCAGAAGATTACATTGAAATCGGTTCTTTACACAACTGGAGAAAGTGGAAATCAAAAGTTAAGTGGGGTGAGTGGGTAACTCCAATTTGGCCAAAAGCACAATCATTGGCAGGTTCAATCCCAACACCGTATATTTGGGATGATCGCGTTGATATTGAGGATGTGGCTGAAGCCATTTTAGAGGTATACAAAGTTCCAAGTCCAGAACGAAAAACTGCTGGTCTTAAAGGTAGGGAAGCATTCATTACCAAAATGGGATTAAACACTGAAAATATGTGTAAAACAATGGCGGATGGTATTGATACTACTCTTAAAAATTGGAAGCCAAGAGAACGTTATGAACTTTTCAAAATTAGATAATAAGTTATGAATAAACCAATATTAGTATTTCAAGGACCTTGTTTCACTCGTAGCGGATACGGGGACCATTGCAGAGATTTATTGAAATCTCTTAGGAGCATGGACAAATATGATGTAAAAATAGTTCCCATGCGATGGGGCAATACTCCACAAAATCAATTAGACCCTTCAACCGAATTTGGACAATGGATGTTGCAAAATGTAATAACTCAATTGGATGCAAAACCCGATGTGTTTATGCAAGTTTCTGTTGCAAATGAATTTGAACCAAAGGGTAACTACAATATAGGTATTACTGCTGGAGTTGAAACTACACTCATTCCTAAAGATTTCATAGATGGTACAAACAAAATGGATTTGGTAATAGTACCATCACAGTTTACGAAACAGGTGTTGGTGTCTACAATGTACCAGTCCAAAGATAATCGGACAGGCAAAGTAGTAGAAGAAATTAAAGTAACAAAGCCGGTTGAAGTTTTATTTGAAGGGGTTGATACTGAAATATATTCAGCCGGAAATGGTGTAGATATTCTTAAAGATGTAACGGAAGATTTTGCGTTTTTGAGTGTAGGCCATTGGTTAAAGGGAGATATTGGACAAGACAGAAAGGATATTGGAATGTTGATAAAAACATTTGCAACGGTATTTCAATATCTTCCAAAAGAAAAAAGACCCGCACTAATATTAAAAACTTCACATGCTGGATTTTCAGTAATGGATAGGGAGTTAACCCGTGAGAAGATTGAAACCATATTAAAGGGAATGGGTGATAAATGCCCATCGGTATATTTGCTGCACGGTGATTTAAGTGATGCTGATATGGCATCATTGTATCATAACCCAAAGGTGAAGGCTATGGTATCGTTTACAAAAGGTGAAGGATATGGTAGACCATTGGCAGAGTTTACATTAACAGGCAAACCAATATTGGTATCAAATTGGAGTGGACAGTTGGATTTTCTACCGGCCGATAAGGCAGTATTATTGGATGGGCAATTGACACAGATTCACGAATCTGCGGCAGACCAATTCATTATTAAGGAAGCCCAATGGTTTACAGTTAATTATAGTAATGCGGCAAACAAAATGTATGATGTATATAAGAACTATCCGACGTACTTAAAAACTTCGGAAAAGCTTAAAGATAATACACTGAATGGGTTTACTTTAGATAAAATGAATACGGTATTTTCAAAAATATTAAATACTTATGTAAAGGAAGCTCCTAAAGTTGTTCCGTTTAGTTTACCAAAACTAAATATGATTAAACCATTAGAAAAAACTGAATGATATTTACTTTGCAATACGATAAAATGATAGAAAGTGAGAAACCAATCGCTAGAAATCGTGTATTGCCAAGAAATATGTACAGAATCAAATCATACACTTACGCGGATGGACATCATGAAAATTTAACAGGTATTCATTCTGCGTTAGTGTTTGTTTTTGGTAGAGATCAAGACACTTTATACTGCCTTAAAATTAATGAAGTACGGCCTATTAAATTTTTTGATTGGTTGGCTACGATACTCGCTCACAAACATTTCAATTGGGATAATGTTGAAGAATTAAGAGAGGCAATTATTGTATCGGATAGGGCAGGTAAAGGTATATGGAAACGACAAATACATGGGAAATCCCCATACATATTACCCGCAAGTATATATCGAACTTATAAAATAAGTAGTATATCATTGATCCATGAAATTTATTTTAAGACAAATGTACTGAAAAAGAATTTACCAAGATAAAATTGGATAACTTAAAAAATTATCCAATTTTTTTTGTGTTTTCTCAAAAAATATATATTTATATATAATAACAATTAAACTAATAAGTTATGAATATTCCAATCACATACGCAATTACCGTTTGCAATGAACTAGAAGAAATCGTTAAGTTGGTAGATTTCCTCATACCAAAAATTAATACTGAAGATGAAATTCTAATTCAATATGATACCGATGCTGCGACAAAAGAAGTAGTTGATTATTTGAATATTATTTCACAAATTCATTCTAAGTTGATACGAGTAATTAACTTTCCACTGAATAACGATTTTGCTTCTTTCAAAAATAATCTGAAGAATCACGCTAATGGTATCTATATTTTCCAAGTAGATGCAGATGAAATTCCATCGGAATATCTTGTGACAAATCTTAGTATGTTTTTGGAGCATAATAAAGATGTGGATTTATTTTTTGTACCACGAATCAATACAGTTGATGGGTTGACAGATGAACACATTAAAAAGTGGGGATGGAATATCAGTCCCAATGATTGGGTGAACTTTCCCGACTACCAAACTAGGATATACCGCAGAACATCTGAAATCGAATGGGTTGGTGCAGTACATGAACGTATTGTTGGGTATAACACATTATCAGTACTACCTGCCGAAGAACAATTTTGCCTATATCACCATAAACAGATAGAACGACAGGAAAAACAAAACGAATACTATTCTACTTTAGCATGAAAATAGCATTTCTTACAGAAATAAAGGGGGCCGGTAAAATTCCAAAAGCGTTTCCCAATATGAGAACAGAATTTGCATGGATGCATACATTAGGTGCAGTTCATCACAATATTGAGTTATTTAATTCGGTGGAAGGATATGATCATGTTTTTATTATTTTTCCAAAGGGTAGGGTATTTTTAAGTGCGGAGGGAATTAAAATAGTTAGTGCGGTTAACCCAGTATCGGAATTATTACAATCTGATATAGTTTCTGTATTAAAAAATAATAATACAAAGGTACATTATATACAGGAAGGACCACATTGGTGGTTCAATGATTATGATGTGGCTGACCAAATTTATTTTTTTAATTTATTATCTAAATGTGATAGTATATTCGTACATAATCAGTATGATGTAAATTATTATCAGGGTATGTTTATGGATAAACCAATTCATGTCATACCTACGTTAATGATTGAAGAATTACTTTCTGATATAATTCCAATTAAGCAAGATAAAGTTATAATTGGTGGAAACTTTGCACATTGGTATGGTGGATTTGAAAGTTATGTAGTGGCCGGTACATTGGGGATACCCATTTGGGCTCAGGACTCTCATGCAAAACGTGAATATGAATCTGAAGTTCCGAACCTAAACCATTTACCACGGTTAATATGGGTGGATTGGATGAAAACCTTATCTGAATTTAAGTATGCAGTACACCTTATGCCAACCGTTGCTGCTGGTACATTTTCATTGAATTGTGCATATTTTTCTATACCATGTATTGGCAATGAATTGTTGGATACTCAACGGATATGTCACCCAGAACTTTCAGTTGATGTTTCTGATTTGAAACGGGCAAATAAACTGATATATCAATTACATACCGATAAAGAATTTTATAATGAATGTAGTAGAACCGCAAAGGAGAATTATCATAGGTACTATTCGGAAGTAGTTTGGAAAGATAATATGAATAAAAAATTACAATTATGAGTATAACAGTTATATTAAACGGTTACAAACGTGGTGATCATTTAGACGAGCAACTTAGGGCTTTACAGAATCAAACGATTCAACCAGATGAAATTTTACTATGGTATAATAATCCCGGCGATGATTCGGAAATCAATTATAATATTGGTACTCAGATACCTGCGGCATATTGTAACTACAACTTCGGTGTATGGGCACGGTTTACTTTCGCATTAAACGCTCGCAGTGAGTTTGTTTGTGTGTTTGATGATGATACCATACCCGGTTCAAAGTGGTTAGAAAACTGCCTTAATACGATGAACAAGACGGAAGGATTGTTGGGTACGGTTGGTTTATTATACCTCAATCCATTACCACCGGTACAATCATCTTATTATGAACACTATATTCGGTTTGGCTGGCCGGAAAGTGGGAACAACGAACGGACAGTTGAGGTGGATTTGGTCGGACATAGCTGGTTCTTTAAGAAAGAATGGTTATCTTATATGTTTAGAGAATTGCCAGACCCAAAATATAATACTTGCGGTGAAGATATGCACTTTAGTTATATGTTACAAAAATATGCAGGTATAAAAACATTTGTACCGCCACATCCAATTTCAGATAAAGAATTGTGGGGTAGTATAAAGGGGGCAGAATATGGTGGAGACCAAAATTCACTATGGGAGAGCAATCAACGAAGTATAGATGGTATACCATTTAGAGCACTAATGAATGATTACTTTTATAATCAACGAATGAATGGATGGAGGTTATGTAATGAAAAATAAATTACCAATATTGATTTGTTTTGGAACAAGGCCAGAATGGTTGAAGGTTAAACCATTGGTGGACATTATGAAAGATGATGAATATGTTTTGTTATTTACAGGTCAACACCCTGATTTGTTAAATGAGGTTGGTGTAGATAGACGTATAAAAATCATAGATTATGAAAACCGATTAGATGCCGTTATTAGTAGTTGTATGCTACAATTTCCCGAAGGGAAATACAGAGCAGTACTTGTACAGGGAGATACCGCATCTGCCTTCGGATGTGCGATAGCAGCGTTTAATAGGCAAATTAAAATTCTGTATATGGAAGCCGGATTACGCAGTGGTAATTTGAAGCACCCGTATCCAGAAGAAGGATATAGACAGATGATTTCTCGTATATCCGATATTAACTTTGCACCTACTGAATTATCAGAAACAAATTTATACGAAGAAAAGACACATGGTGATACTTTTGTGACAGGAAATACAATTTTGGACAGTTTAATTGGTTATGGTAACCCAACCTATGGTAATAGAGTATTGGTAACTTTACATCGTAGAGAAAATCATTTTTGGATAGACCAATGGTTTGATGAAATTAATAAACTTGCAGTAGATAATCCAGAATTAGAGTTCATAATGCCAATACATCCAAATCCAATGGTAATCGCATTTAGAAAACTATTACCAAATGTGACTTTGGTTGACCCTCTTGGACATGATGAATTAATTGGAATATTAAAAGATTGCAAATTAATAATAACCGATAGTGGTGGTTTACAAGAAGAAGGCTCGTTTTTCAATAAAAAAGTGATTGTGTGTAGAAAAACAACAGAAAGACCGGAAGGTATTAAAAGTGGACATTTATATATGTGTGATTCCCCAAATAAACTTAGGAAATTATTTGTTAAATTGAATAAAAAACCGTATATTTGTAGCCCATGTCCATACGGTGATGGAAATGCTGCACAAAACATCTATGATATAATACGAAATGAAAAATTTTAAGGAGCATTTTGAATTTTTTACAAAAAAACTGTTAAATAAGGAAAACTTTGCGTTTTCACGATATTCTGATGGTGAGTTGTATATTCTTCAAAATAAAGAGTTGGTTCTTGGTGATGGTGTAATAAAAATAGGAGATCGGATTCAAAGAGGATTTTATCGAACGGAAGATCATAAACATTTTGATCCAAATCAACATTCATTTTATAGAGATAAATTAATTGAAGCATACAAACATCGTCAGATAGGTTATTACAAAGGTATAGGTTGTCAATGTTGTGTGGGTAAAGAAGCGTTTGATTGGCAACTTGAATTACATGGTGGTGATGATGAATCGCTTACGTGGGCAAACCTTTGGGTGAATGGTAATTATCCCAGTTTTGTAAGTAATATACTACCGATATTTTTTAGTAGAGATTGTGTATTCATTTGTAATGATAAAGCAAATTTGACACGTTTACCATTCGTTGTGAAGGATTTTAGAGTAGGATATAATGCAATGGTAAATGATTATAATAAAATTGAAGATATAAAGAAATGGATCGGTGACAACAATATAGTTAATCATATTTTCTTATTTTCAGCATCAACATTCAGTAATTTGGCAATATATGAACTCTATAAAGAATATCCAAATAACACTTATATTGATATTGGGACTTGCCTAACTCCGATGATGGATATGCCAACGGAACGTAGTTATTTGCAAGAATATTGGAATTACATACAAGGCAATGACCTTCAAAAAATATGTATATGGAATTAGGTAGAATTGAATTTAACTTAGTAGAATGTAATACGGAATATTGGGAGTTTGTTAGGGAACTTCGTAATGATAGTAGAGTGATTGGTGGTTTTATAGAAACTACATATATTACACCAGAAATGCAAAACGAATATATGAAACTACATCAACATGAATATCGTATTGGTTTACTCTATGGAAAGCCTGTTGGTTATGTTGGTGTAATTGAAGATGATATTCGAGTCTGTACCCATCCGAATTATCAGAAATTAGGAGTTGGTAAATTTATGATAAATGAAGCTATGAAGATATGGCCAACTGCGTTTGCGAAAGTAAAGATTGATAATACTGCAAGTCTAAAATTGTTTGAATCTTGCGGGTTTACACAAAAATATGTAATTTTAACAAAAGATTGATATGTTACACAATCCATATAAAATAGTAAAAATGTTTGAAGAAGAAATAGCGGCTTATACTGGAGCACCGTATGCTATTTCCGTAGATAGTTGTACTAATGCATTATTTTTAATGTGTAAGTATTTGGAAGTTGAAGATGTAACAATACCATCTAAAACTTACTTATCAGTACCACAATCGATTATTCATGCCGGTGGTAATGTTATCTTTGATAAACGACCGGTTACTAATCATTGGAGAGGTATTTATCAGTTAAAACCATATCCAATATGGGATGCAGCTAAACGGTTAACTAAAGATATGTATATACCCGGTTCATATATGGGATTATCATTTCATATTAAAAAGAGCCTACCAATTTGGAAAGGCGGTATGATTTTAACGGATGACCCTAAAGCTGATGACTGGTTTAGAAAAGCCAGATATGAAGGTAGAAGTGAAAAGTATTATAAAGAAGATGATATAACCTTTTGTGGTTGGAATATGTATATGACTCCACAACAAGCAGCTCAAGGATTAGCATTGTTTCAGAATTATCCCGAACATAAAGAAGATACTGCTGAATTGAATGGTTATAGAGATTTAACAGAGTTTACAGTATTCAAAAATAATAAGGTTATAGAATGAAACGATGCATTGTAGTGCAAGGACCGACTATAAAAGAAGATGTTGATACGATAAAACAATGTTGGGGTGAGTTTCCTATTATTTTTTTCCACATGGGAAGATGCTGATAAAAATTGTTATGATCCCAATGATACTGTGATATTCAATATATATCCAGAAACTAACGGATTTCACAACTTTAATTTACAAAGAATATCAACTTTAACTGGAATTTTGAAAGCAAAAGAACTTGGATTTGATAGAGTAATCAAGTGGCGTGGTGATTTTATTACAAATAATGCAACCGAATTAGTTAAACTATTCAAAGATGATTACTTAAACTTTTATGCATTTATCAATGATCCAACCGGATATGTTACTGATTTTTTTATGGAGGGTGATGTTGATGATATGCTGGAGTTGTTTAATATTATGGAAATTCATGGATACCCATTTCCCGAATTTTTAATTACAAAAAGATTGTATACTATGGGCTTAAATAATAAAGTAAATTTTATATGTAGGCAACTAACACAAGATACTAATATATATTGGAAAAAAATGAATTATTGGTTAACCGATAATAAGCAATACCCAGTTTATACGGATTCTTTGCCAGAAATAACAAACCAACAATATCTTTGATATGAAAATAGCACTTTGTTTACACGGTATGTTCAATTCAACACAAGACCTGAGTTCAAATGGTTTTGATGGATATGATCATATTAAAAAACATATTTTGGATAAAGGTGATACTGATGTGTTTGTTCATAGTTGGGATATAGATATGCAAGATGTAATTACTGATTTGTACAAACCAATCACTGCTGTGTTTGAACCACAAAAGGATTTTACCGATTTAATATATGATAGAGATTTGGATTTATTACCAAATACACCTAGGTCACCTCAATCAGTACTATCACACCTATATAGTGTAACAGAGGTAATGAAATTACCATATAAAACCAATACCGAATATGATATAGTTGTAAAAGCACGATTTGATTTAGGTAGAATCAATAGAAATACATCAGGACCTGGATTAGGTAATCCGTATCCCGTTCAATGCATTAATTTTCAAACAGATATTCAATTTGATAAAATTTATATGGCTGATTGGAATTATTTTAATATGGGGCCTGCTGATATGTGGTTTTATGGTTCTTATAATGTTATGCGTTTGTTTGGTGGGTTATACGAATCACTTATTAGCCAAATGGAAATCAATAGTCCATTTTTCAAATTTGCTGTTAATATAGAAGGAAATGCGGGTGACCTTTCCAATTCAATAGCTTTTTATAAATACTGGATGATACAGAATGGACTTTGGGAAAAACGAATAAATTTACCTACGTTATGGGAATAAAATGGACTATATTAATTTACACACATTCGGATATGGCAGATGTGTGGCCGATGTTCTTTGGGCAACTGACTAAATACGGATTGGATACCAAATTTGAGATTTATGTTGCTGTTAATAAAAATGATGAAAGAATACCGTATACACAACTTTATTACAATGATAAACTATCATATACTGATAGATTAAAATCAATTTTAGAACAAATATCAGATGATACTATATTGTTTATACATGAAGATATGGTATTATACGATACGCCAAATTTTGGATTATTAAATCGATATTTCAATTATGTATATACTGGATATGCCGATAGTATTAAACTTATTTATGTGGAGAACGGTATTACTACAACGGATTTGGATGAAACATTGGTTACCAATCCTTATGCAAAGTTTTCAATTCAGCCTACAATAATTAAGACTTCTCGGTTAAATTCATTATTAGATATTGTTGGTAGTGTAAGCATTTGGGATTTCGAACACAAAGCACCGTATTCTGAATTAGATTTTATGTCTAAAATTGGTAATGAAAACAGAAGAGGTAGTTTACACTATGATAGTTCGGTATTTCCATATATAGCAACTGCTATCACAAAGGGTAAATGGAATTATAATCAATATAAAGTAGAATTAGATAATCTTTTTGAACAATATAATATAAATCCATTTGAAAGGGGAATACTATGATAAAATTAATAATTTTCGATCTTGATGGTGTGTTGGTATCGGCAAAACATATACATTATGAAACACTTAATACCGCAATTGAAACGGTTGCTGGTAAGCAATATGCCATTACTGAAACGGAACATCTGTCTACATATGATGGATTAAAAACAAATCAGAAATTGGAAATGTTGACAAATTCCAAAGGATTACCATTGGCATTGCATACCGAAATTTGGAGTATGAAACAAAAGTTGACAATAGAAGCAATATCTGAACTGAAACAAGATGAACGATTGGTCGGTATATTTAACGAATTATCGCATAGAGGCTATAAATTGGCATGTGCTTCAAATTCAATTCGTCGTTCTGTGCTGGTTATGCTATCCAAAATCGGAGTGATTGAGTATATGGATTTAATACTTTCAAACGAAGATGTGAAGAACTCCAAACCGCATCCGGAAATGTATTGGAAGGCAATGAGTATGATGGGAGTGTTACCTGATGAAACTCTTATAGTTGAAGATTCACCAACTGGATTACTTGCCGCAAGTAGAAGTAGAGCAACAGTTTTGAGAGTGGACAACCCTGATGATGTGACATTAGAAAAAATCGAAACTAAATTAAAAGATAATAAAATTATGAGTATTCCAAAATGGCAAGGAGGTAAGATGAATGTTCTCATTCCAATGGCTGGGGCTGGAAGTAGGTTTCAGCAAGCAGGTTATACGTTTCCAAAACCACTAATTGATGTGGCTGGTAAACCAATGATTCAAGTTGTAGTTGATAATATTAACATAGATGCAACTTTCATATATGTAGTACAGAAATCTCATAGAGAGAAATACAATTTGGATACGTTATTGAATATAATAACACCAAACTGTAAAATAGTTGAGGTTGATGGATTGACTGAAGGTGCTGCTTGTACTACATTATTGGCTAAGGAATTTATAGATAATGACCAACCATTACTGATGGCAAATTCTGATCAATTTATTGAGTGGGACAGTAATGAATTTATGTATAAGATGATTGAGCAGAATGCCGATGGGGGTATTCTTACATTTTATTCGATTCATCCAAAATGGTCATATGCAAAACTTGATGAAAATGGTTATGTAACGGAAGTTCAAGAGAAAAATCCAATATCAGATAAGGCAACCGTTGGAATTTACTATTGGAAGCATGGTAGTGATTATGTTAAATATGCTGAACAAATGATAGAGAAAAATATCAGAGTGAATGGGGAGTTTTATACATGCCCTGTTTATAATGAAGCAATATCAGATGGGTTAAAAATTAAGACATTTGGTATTGAAAAAATGTGGGGAATTGGTGTACCAGAAGATTTACAATATTTTTTAGAAAATTATAAAAAATGAGTAAAGTTAGAATGGTATTTGGCGGTCAGTGGAGAGGTACACCTGAAACATGGGAGTGTGTAAAAAAATTCAAAGAATATCATAATGCCGATGTATATGTTGCATCGCATCAAAGTTGGAAATTTCCGTTTGAATTTAATTTCGTACAGACACCCGAAAGATTGAACGGTACTATATTTGAACAGGTCTATCATGCGCATAATGAAAAATACATATTGCAGTGGTCTGGGTTATATAACAGTTGGAATAATTGGAATTTTAATTGGGATGCTTCGGATATTGTAGTACGAGTCAGAAATGATTTGGTCTTTCCTATTTTTGAATTGAATCCGGAAGAAAATACATTTCATGTACCGACAAAAGAATTTCATGCCGAACCATTCCCTACTGATATTTTTTGTAATGACCAAATTTCGTATGGATATAAGGATGTAATGGATACCTATTTTAAGTTGCCATACACATTTAATTGGAAATATCCAAGAAAACAAAAAGCAATAGAATATCATAACGGAATTTGTGGTATCGAAGAAATACTAAGAACGCATTTGTATGATAATAACATAGAATTAAAAACATTTGATTTGATATATGACAGGGGAAAATAAAATAAAAGTGGATGCTGAAAATAGATATACGGCAATGCAAAAACTAGCATATTCGATTGGAACTACAAATCACGATGAGCATAACCAAAATCCTGATTATTGGCATATTCTTTTGGGTGAATTAAATAATACTGATTTGTGGGAGAATAAAGTTGCTCTTGATTTTGGTTGCGGTAAAGGTAGGAATGTGGTAAATATACACAGTAAATGTAATTGGACTCGAGTAGATGGTATTGATTTATCCGAAGCTAATATTCATTATTGTAAAAATAATTACCCATATCTACCAAGTAATTGGTACACAAACAATGGTATTGATGTTTCCGTATTAAACGATAATGAATATGATTTTATATTATCTACTATTACTTTACAGCATATACCAGTATATGATATTAGAAAGAATATAATAACAGATTTATTTAGGGTATTGAAACCAAACGGTATTTTTTCGTTTCAAATGGCATATGGTGAACATATAAATACTAACGAAAACGTAAGTTCATATTTTGAAAACTATTATGATGCACGTGGTACAAATAGTGCAAATGATGTTAGAATTGAAAATATAGAAGATGTTGTTAATGATTTACAAGAAATAGGATTTGTAAATGTAAAAACTGAAATAAGAAATTCATATTCAGATGATGGTCATCCATACTGGATTTATGTGAAATGTTCTAAAAAATGAAAATTGCAATACTTTTAGCAGGACCGTATAGAGGTAGTACTCAAATATTGGAAAATCATTTACAATTCATAGGTGAGTACGATATTTATGTTTCTTGCTTTGAACATTATAAAAATGACTGGATAAATAGTGGTTGGCCGATTAAAAAACTGTTTATCACACCAACTATTAATTTTAATGAAACAAATTGGTCTAAGTATCGAAACGATTTAGCAGGACAAAGTGGATTTTGGCAATTTTGGAATTTGAGAAATGTAATACTAAATGTAGATAAAGATTATGACTGGTATATAAAAAATAGGTGTGATTTACTGTTTAATACCAATGTGATTACTTCTGATTTTTTTGAAAATCTAAAGCCAAATACATTATACGCACCGTCTAATATGTTTAATTCAAATACATGGAATGATAATGCGATTAATGATCAGTTTTATATTGGAGATTATACAGTTATGAAGGTAGTATCAGAATTTAGTATTAATTACTATGATACATTCAGACATCAACTCAATGCAGGTGGAAATGAAAATTGTTTGAAAAATTGGTTAGATGATAATAATATATTAATTGAACCGGTTTCTTTTATAAAATATACCAAAGATTTTAATGGATACCAATACCCAACCGGAAACGATATTAACCAATACCAATTGGAAAATTTTTAATAAATTACAATGAAAAAAATAACATTTTGTATACCAACTAAGAATAATTTGAGATACCTTAAAGGGTGTATTCAATCAATACGAGAAAACAGTACATATGATAATGATATTATCGTATTTGTAGATTCGGACAATGATGGAACTATTCATTGGTTAAAGGAAAATAGTATAAATTGCCTAATAAATGATAGTGGTACTCCAAAAGGTATTGCGTATGGCTATAATCGATGTATTGAATCGGCTAAAACCAATATAGTATGTATGTTTCATGCTGATATGTATATGGCTAAGGGATTTGATACTGCTATACTGAAACATCTAAAACCGTTATCGGTAGTTAGTGGTACTCGTATCGAACCACCATTACACCCAAAGGGACAGGAGAAGGTGGTTGAAGATTTTGGTATGTATCCAGAAGATTTTAAGAAAGATGAATTTGAAGCATATACTGCCAAATTTAGCACCTTATATGAAGGTGTTACAACGCGCGGTATATTTGCTCCTTGGGCAATCTATAAAGAAGATATAACCTCAATGGGTATGCACGATGAGATGTTCCATTCGTATCACGAAGATAGTGACATATTCAATCGTTTTATATTAAATGGGTATGAAATAATTCAAACATGGGAGGGGTTGGTATATCATCTAACATGCAGAGGCGGTCAGTTTCAAGACGGAATCGAAAAAGTGACAACTGATACATTTTTTCATAAAATGAAAAATAATGCGTTCCGTAATTATGTTAGAAAGTGGGGCAGCTTTATTAAGAATGATATTCACCAATATCCAATAATACCTCACAAATATAATATAGGTCTTTATTTGAAAAATGGAACACCTGAGTTACTTAATATGTTAGAGCCGTGGTGTTCCAGTATATTTGTATCATTGCCAAACTCAGTTATTCAGAAATATATTACCGATGAACAGCCAAATACCAATGTAAACCTAAAAGAAAAAATAAATAGTGTACGCAGTGATAGTAGACCGGATATAACAGTAACGGTCGATGGTAGTAAATTAACACAACAATCTATTAATTTCATTTTTACATTATGTGAAATTTTGGATGCGAACGATTTGGTAGCCGGTGAATATGATTTTGATATATTTTCAATCACTGTATATAGAATCAATCATATTGAGAAGAATTTAATTAATAATAAATAATGAAAACAGTATTAGTTACAGGTGGTTGTGGTTTTATTGGTTATGCTTTAACGGGGGAACTTATTAGGAGAGGATATTCTGTTGATGTTATTGATAATCTTTCTATTGGACGTGAAGCTAAAGATGTATCAGATACTGGGGCTACATTTTTACATGGTGATGTAAGGGGTATGGAAAACTTAATTATGAGACCACATGATTATGTTTTTCATTTGGCAGCATTAAGTAGAATACAACCATCTTTTCAAAACCCAACACAAACTTTTTCGGTAAATGTTGATGGTACTCGGCAAGTTATAGAATATGCACATCGTACTAAAGCTAAACTGATATATGCCGGTTCTTCTTCACGATGGCATAACCCAACATTATCACCATATGCTATGAGTAAACATATGGGAGAAGAGTGGATTAAGATGTATAAAAAGGTATATGGACTAAATTCTGAAATAGTTAGGTTTTACAACGTATATGGGCCCGGAGAATTAGTGGATTCGCATATGGCGGCTGTAATTGGATTATGGCGGTCCGCAATTAAAAAAGGTCAACCGATTTTAATACACAGTGATGGTGAGCAACGTAGAGATTTTACTCACATTGATGATATTATAGATGGATTGATTAAAATTGCAGAAAGTGATGAAACCCATGAAGATGCGTGGGAATTGGGTACTGGGAAGAATTACTCATTAAACGAAGTTGCTGATATGTTTGGGGCTGACCGGAAATATACAGATGATGTTAAAGGTAATTATAGAGAAACATTAAGAGTTAATAATGATGCTATTGATAGATTGGGATGGCAACCTAAAGATAGATTAAAACAATATATAGACGGATTATGAAAAAAAGTACATTAGTAGTAGTGCATTGTATGCCAACCGAAATAGAAATGCTGGAACGCTTTATGGTACGGTATCGTAAATCACTTTCGCATTTGGATAGTAATGATGATGTTACATTAAAAGTGACACTAAACCTAAACCCTAAACTTACAGATTGGGATGTTAGTGAATTGAAGCAGGATTATTTTATAAAACGATTTGATACATTGTTTGATGATATTAAAAGTGTAAATGAAATTCAATTGGGTGATTCGTTAATGGGAACTACTCAACAGAAACGAGAAAGTATTGAGTTGGATTACGACCAATTTATATTTTGTGATCCAGATGTAATTACGCATGAGTTGTTATTGGCAACTCAAATCCATACATCATACGATATGAACGGTATGTATATCATATCACCATCATTACCTAAATGGTGGGATTATACTTGGAATCAGTTATGTCATTCTGATTATGTAAACCGACCATATCAATACGCATATAGCGATGAATGTATATTAAACGCAGAAATCCAAACAGTTTCCGATATAACTGTTAAACCTATTAGTAGAATAAAATTTGGATGTGGTATGCATACTTTATATTCCAAAGAATTTTGGAAGTTTATCGGAATACCCGAATCGTTGGGGGGTTATGGGCCGGAAGATACATATGCAATGCAAGCAGCATCCTTAGCTATAAAGTTCGGTTATGATATTAAACAATTTGTATTGGATGGCATTTACATTACGGAAGATTTGATAAATAAAAAATGTGAAATCGAAAGTAAAATAGTAAAAGTTGATAATAAATCAGAACTGTATAAAAATGGTGAAGATAACAGTAAAATAGAATTAGTGAACTTTGGTAAAAAACTATACACTTTTTTGAGATAAATAAAAAAATTAAATATTTATAATAAATTAAAAAGTGCGTGAATTGCACACCATTTAGTTTCAACTAATTATATAAAATTCTACATGCAAATGATTGAAATATATGCAAGTGTGTTAATCGCATTAATAACTACTTTGTTTGGCCCGTTGTTTGTCACTTGGGTTCGACATAGAATAGTTAAAAAACCCAAAGATGCATTGGTTGGAGATTTAATTGAGCTCGAAAAGGTGGATATTGAATTACAAGAAATACTTGATTACCTTAATGCAGATAGAGTGTGGATAACACAACTTCATAACGGTGGCCATTTCTTACATTCCAATAAATCTATGAAGAAGTTTTCGGTAATGTATGAAGTTACGTCTGCTGGAATTTCTACCATATCATCTACACTTTCAAATATACCAATGACGTTATATTCGGCATTGTTTAAGGAATTATTAACTAACAAAAAGGTAATAGTACATGATGCACTTGCATCCTGCAACACCTATGGATTAAATAATATAGCAACAAGTTCAGGTACTGTATCATTTTATATTGTGGGTATGTTTGATTTCGGAACAGAATTTCTTATCGGTATGGTTGGTGTTGATTATTTGGAAGAAACCCAACTAACAGATGAACAGTTGGAATATTTGCAATTTAAGGTAGAAAAAATATCAGGATACCTGTCGGCAAAATATAAAAGATAATGATAGCAAGGAGTTTATTTACAGAAGATAAGAAATTGAGAGTGTTTGACTTTGATGATGTTTTGGTCAAAACAACATCATTTGTTTATGTGACTCATAAAAATGGAAGTAAGCAAAAGTTATCACCCGCACAATATGCTGTATATAAAGAACAACCGGGTGATATATTTGATTACAAAGATTTTCAGCAGGTATCCAATCCAAAATTGATAAAGGGATATGTTGAATTATTAAAAAGAATTGTCAATTCCGGTGGAGACCGTAAAGTCTATATATTAACAGCAAGAAATGCTTATAAACCCGTATATGATTTTATTAGACAATTAGGGGTTCGTAATGTTGAAGTAATAGCATTGGGTGATTCAAATCCAGAAAAGAAAGCAGATTGGATTGAAGATCAAATTAAATCCAATGGATATGATGATGTGTTTTTTGTAGATGATTCTATTAAAAATGTGGAAGCAGTTCGTAAAAGATTACAAAAATATCCTAGCATAAAGAAAAAAATACAACTGGCAAAAAGTTCCAGTTAATAAACGAATATTAACATTGACACCCATAATGAGTTATATATATTGGTTCACAGGAAACTATGGTGCTGGTAAAACCACAATTGGCACTAAGTTAAAAGAATTTCTTCAAACCGAAAAACGTAATTGGCGTAAAACGGTATTTTATATTGATGAAACCGAATTACGAAATATCACAAATAACACAGATTATTCATCGGAAGGTAATCACAAAATAGTTGTAGATATTCAACTAATAACAAAATTCTTGCATAATAACATATGCGATGTTATTGTGACATCAACCTCACCAAACAGAGAGTTACGGGAGCAGTTTAAGAATGAAATGGGTGATTCTGTAATTGAGATATATACCCACACTAATCGTAAACGGAAAACGGACGCACTTAAAGTTGATAATTATGAAATACCGGAATCCAATTTTATAGATATGGATACTACGCATGATAATCCTGCACAATCATTTTCGAACCTGATAACTCACCTAAAATCTATAAATAAGTTATAATTAGTATATTAAAGTTATGGAAGATTCAGTATTTGACCCAACGCAAAACTTATCCCTAGCCCCTAAACAACGGTCTAAACGTGGATTTGCATCACGTCCCCTAATGGAATCAGAAATCAGAGATGTTCAAAAAAGAGCACGTTCTGCTGCCGAAGCCGCAAGATTATTGGGTGTAGTTTATAATACCTATAAAAAATATGCACAAATGTATGGTATATTTGAGGACTTAAAAAATCCGTCTTGTATTGGTATTCCTAAAAAATCAAATGGTGGTATTGGTAACTACCCGTTAGATGATATATTGGCAGGTAAGCACCCTACTTATGATATATCCAAACTAAAAAAGAGATTACTATTAAATGGGTATTTGGAAGAGAAGTGCTGTTTGTGTGGTTATGAAGAAAGAAGATTAACAGACCACAGAGTACCATTGGTATTGGATTTTGTGGATGGGGATCGGAAAAATTTCTTATATGATAACCTACGCATGCTATGTCTAAACTGTTCATTCCTACACAATGGAAATCTGACAGGACCAAAACAACTCTACTATTATTGATAATAAATTTGGAAAAGTGAAAAATTATTAGTATCTTTGTATAAATTAAACAATTAAAATAAAAACAGTTATGAGCAAGTATTTTGAAGTTTCAGTTGAAGTTGTCGTATCTACGGCTAAGAATGGCAAAGAAAAAAAGAACAAGGAAGTATACCTCGTTGACTCAATGTCAGTTACCGAAGCAGAAGCGCGTGTAGTTAAAGATTTTACCGATGCTGGAGTTGTGTTAGACTATAAAGTTGTTTCGGTAAAGGAGAGTAGAGTAATTCAAGTAATTGAATAATTATGGAAACAGATATTAAAGAAGAAAAAGTAGTAGTTTTGAAACGAAACCCGCCCGGTGATAGGTGGAGTTTCGTTTCAGAACCATCTGGCACAGTGTATCCATCATTAACGGCTGGGTTGGATGCGTGGTATCAAACCAATGGTAATACGAGTTTTTTTATTGATGCAAGGGCTGGAACAGTAAGTGTTGTTAAATCAGTAGAAGTTGAAAGACCAATTGAAAAGTATTCTTTATACGGAGAATATTAAAACAGAACGATGTTTATATTTATATAAAATTATCGTTTAATTGTATAAACCTATTATAATGAGTAAGAAAATCCTAAATGAAATAAAAAGTATCTCTAATGAACTGAAAGAAATTCGTAAGAGTATGTTGCTTCAAATGATTACAGAAGGTGTTGATGATCCGGGAATCCTAAAATGTGTATTTTTAGCAGGTGGACCGGGTTCGGGTAAAAGTTATGTGGCCAATGAAATATTTGGTATGACAGATGAAATGAAAAATCAAACATTTTCCGCATCTGGGTTGAAGATAGTTAATTCAGACCGTGCATTTGAAAAAGTACTTAAAGATTATGGTATAGACCCAAAAGATTTAGCAAAGATTGAAAAAGACGAACCTGAATTTTGGAATAACATTGTATTAGGACAACTTAGAACTAAAGCCAAAACTATTACAAATACGCAAAAATCATTTTACGAAATGGGAAGGCTTGGAATGATAATTGATGGTACTGGTGATGAAGTTTCATCTATACTTGAAAAGAAAGTCAAAGCTGAAAAAATGGGGTATGATTGTTATATGATTTTTGTGAATACTTCTTTGGAAGTTGCTCTATATCGTAACGCACACCGTTCTAGGCAGTTGAGCGAAAAATTAGTTAAAGAAATATGGCATAAATGCCAAAATAATTTAGGTAAGTTCCAACACATATTTGGACCAAGATTTACTATTGTTGATAATACATCAGGTGTACCGTTTCATTGGACGGATACGGATACCAAAGGTAGGGAATATGAAATGGATACGGCTGTTGCACGTGGAGTGCTGGCTGCTGTTAATAAATTCGTTAATGCACCTTTGCAAAATCCAGATGGCAAAAAATGGGTATTGAGCGCTAGGGCATTAAAAAACGCTAATTTGATAAATAAGTAACATGGCAAAGAAAGATTCAGCACAGAAAGTTTTCGGTAAATTATCATTCGGTAAGAAAGGGACGGGTAAATTAAAAAAACACCCAAACAGACACGATAGAAGAGAGAAAAATTACAGAGGACAGGGTCGTTAATCGTTACGAAATCTATTATGAAAAATGAAAAATTTTATATCGAGAAATTAATTCTTGATGATGAGTATGCCGATGATATTGTATTGGACAAGACTACAAAAATAAGTAAATTCAAAAGAAACAATCCAAAGAAGCCAAAAAGTAAGCATCACCAAAATGTGGAAGTTTTTGAAGATGAATTGGATTAAATACAAATTAATATGTTACAACACTACATTTCACATAGAGGAAATTTAGATGGTCGGATTCCTGATAAAGAAAACCATCCATCTTATATTAATGACGCTATTGCTTCCGGATATGAGGTTGAGATTGATGTTTGGATGATTGAAGGTGTCCTATTTTTAGGACACGATGAACCCCAATATGGTATAACTCAACATTGGTTGAATGAACGTTCGGATAGATTATGGATACATTGTAAAAACACTGAAGCAGTTGAATGGTTCAGTAGTATTACAGGGTTTTGGTGGTTTTGGCATGAATCGGATACACTTACTTTAACATCAGCTGGCCACCGTTGGGTATATCCCGGAAAACAACCAATCAATAGAAGTATCGCAGTACTGCCGGAAATACATAACGATGATGTCAGTCAATGTGTTGGTATTTGTTCAGATTATATACAAAACTATAAATACCAGTTCACCCACGTATGAAAATCAATAAATTAGATGAAATGTTTCGTGGTTGGTTTGTTGGTAACTTTGAACCTACATTATACCTTACCAATGATGTTGAAGTGGCAGTTAAACGATACAATAAAGGAGATTATGAAGCAGCACATTACCATAAAATAGCAACAGAGATAAGTGTTGTTATATCAGGTCGTGTCAGAATGAATGGTATTGAATATGGTGCTGGGGATATTATTACAATGGAGCCCGATGAGGCAACCGATTTTGAAGCACTGGAAGATGGTACAGTAAATGTAGTAGTTAAACTACCTGGAGCTAACGATGATAAATATTTAGTATGAAAATAGCACTTTGTTTTTCTGGCCATATAAATGACTTGAATGATACTAAAGAATATTGGACAGGGCTGATTAAAAAATATGATATTGATGTATATGGTTCGTTTTGGGAGGATGAACATATAGAGTTTGGTGATACTGCTGAAAACTTCTTAAACATATATTCGCCGAAACGGTTTGAAGTTGAGAATTATGAAGCATTTAAGACATCAACTCAAGATTTAGTATCTATGAATATTGATCCACCTGCTGAAATCGAATCATTTTTTATGGGTACTACTAAACGGTTTGGTCAGTTATCTATGTATTACAGAATATGGAGATGTAATATGCTTACCAAACAAACCGGTACTAAATACGATTTAGTTATTAGAGCACGGACAGATACTAAGTTAGATGATAACTTTGAAATAACTTACAATGAAATGTTGAATGTGCCGGTTGGTATTGTGTGTGCATATGTATTGCCTAATTCATTTGGGTATAATGATTGCTTTGCGTATGGTACTCCAAAGATAATGGATTATTACAGTTTTCTGTTTTTACGCATGATGGAATACCTTAAAGCAGGATATTATGCATTACCGGCTGAACATTTTCTTTTAGTTCATTTTTCAAAAATACACATACAGGTTAGACAGATGGCCAATTATATAACCGTTACACGTACATCCAAACGAATGCCGGATGAGGTATATAATCGCACCACATCACCATTCGAAGAAAATGTACAATGGAGCGATTGGTGGGAAGACACTATCTCAAATCCAGCCCAATTTGGAAATTTTATGAAAGCATCAATTAAAGACGATTTTGTGGTTTAGTATCGTTTATGATATTTAATTAAAATTAATTATCTTATTATGGACATAGCAAATAAAATATCAATTATTATTGAAATGCTTGATGACTCGGTATCTCTTGAAGATTGGGGTATTGTGGAAGATGCAAGACGTGAACTGAATTTTCTTTACGAAGAAATTGAATCTGATTTTCCATTAGATGATTTCGATCAGGATTAATTAAAATTACAACTTTTATAAAGAAAAATCACAAAAAATTTGGAAAGTTCAAATATTATTCGTATATTTGGACTTCAGATTAGGTGTGATATGGATAAAAATTACTTATTACGATTTAACAATTTCTTAACATTAAATATTTGGAAATTCGTTAAAAAATACCTATCTTTGTGTATTGAGTTTTGAGAGTTATTAATTTAATCCCTTTCTTATGAAAGTTTCTTCAAAAGATGTTTCTAAAAAAAGTTCGTATGGTGCTTCCGCTTGGTGGATGGATGATTTCGATACCAGTTACGCTGATTCGTATCTATCTGATACCGATAAACATGCCACCGATTTGTATAAAATGGCTTCCCATCGTAGGGCTATCGCCAACTTTGTTGGTATTGTAACCAACAAATCTATTCCTGTTAAATTTGTTTCCAAAGGTGATTCGTTTACAGATGGTAAGAGTGTTACTATTTCTTCCAAAGTAAGTGACCCAAAGGAGTTTGACTCAACGGTTGGTTTGGCTTTGCATGAAGGTTCTCACATTAAACTTTCAGATTTCGGTATTCTGAAAGACCTTAGTGTTAATATCCACTCACTTATTAGTTATGATAAACGTGCGGAACTTACTGAACTTTCCACTGTTAAAAAAGTTGATTTTTATTATACTGTAAAAAGTATTCTTAATTGGGTTGAAGACCGTAGGATTGACCAATATGTTTTCAATCAGGCCCCTGGCTATCGTGATTACTATCGGGCAATGTATGATAAATACTTCAATGACCCTATTATTGAAAAGGCGTTGGCTAGTAATGAGTTTACAAAGGAAACCATTAAATCGTATATGTTTCGTTTGATTAATCTACATTCCAAATCAACCCGACTTGATGCTTTGAAATCACTTCGTAAGATTAGTAATGTAGTTGACCTATCAAATATCAGTAGGTTACAATCATCCAAAGATGCGTTGGGTGTGGCGCTTGAGATTACAGAAATCATTCTTAATTCGATTGTGTTGCCCGAACCGCCTAAACCAAAAGAGCCGGAACAAAAATCTGAACAAACCGATGGTGGTGGTTCTGGTGCGGGTGATGGTTCTGATGAAAGTGAATCTGATGAATCTGATGAGAAATCGGGTTCTGACAGTAAAAGTGGTAAATCGGACGATGATTCTGACGAAGATGATTCTGAGGGTGGTGAATCGGGTGGTATATCTGATGACGAATCGGATGATTTTGGTGAGTATGGTTCTGAAAAGCCAGAACAAACTTCAGATAAAACCAATGGTACTTCTCCTGATGTTGAAAATGATACTGATGATACTGATAGTGAGGGTGGTATGAGTTCTACCGGTGCTGGTTCTGAGGCTGAACCGTTTAACGATGGTTCTGACTCCAACTCCGCTGATAATCGTTTGACTGATAAACAAATGAAACAGTTGGAGAAGAAACTGAAATCGCAGGAAGATTTTGTTAACGGTGACGTTAAGAAATCTACGGTTACCAAAACAGAACAGCAATCTCTAAAGAATATTGAAGAATCGGGCGCTGAACTTTCAGTAGTTGGTAAAGATATTCCAACTTACGGTGGACCTCTTAAAGGTATTGAATGTGTTGTGGTTAAAAAAATGACCGAATCGGTTATGCTTGAGAAATCGTTTCCATTAACACACAAATCTTACAATTATAAGACAGGTACTTATGATATGAAATCTTTTTCAGATTCGGCTGTTGAGGCTGGTATTCGGTTGGGAACTATGCTTGGTAAAAGGTTGCAGGTTCGTTCTGAAGCAAGAGAAACGGTTTACAATCGCCAGTTAGTTGGTAGGTTGGATAAACGAATGGTTTCTTCGCTTGGGTTTGGTAATGAGCATGTGTTTTTCACCCGTGAGATTGACAAATACAACAAAGCTAACTTACATATTTCAATTGACGCTTCCGGTTCTATGGCCGGTTCAAAGTGGGACTCTACTATGACTAATGTAGTTGCTTTGGCTAAAGCAGTTGATATGATTCCAAATCTTCAGATTCAGATTTCATTCAGAACTACGCAAGGTAATTCACCTTATGTGGTTATTGCTTACGATAGTAGGGTTGACAAGTTTGTTAAAATCAAAAGTTTGTTCAGATATTTAAGACCAGAAGGTCTTACACCTGAAGGACTTTGTTTTGAAGCAATTCTGAAATATATGGTTTCGTCTGGAACTGATATTGATTCTTACTTTGTGAATATTTCAGATGGTGAACCTTATTTCACCGCTCAAAGTGGTTTGTATTATACTGGGGCTACCGCTTCCAAACATACCCGAACTATGGTGGACAATATTTCTAAAATGGGAATCAGAGTTTTATCTTACTTCGTTAGTAGTGGTAACAACGAACGGGTGATGGCTACTTTCAGAGAGTGTTACGGTAAGGCCGCTTCGTTTATTAATGTTACTAATATGGTAGAAGTTTCCCGTACTATGAACGCCTTATTTATGACTAAGGCGTAATTAAACTTAAATTATTAAAAATGGCAGAATTAAAAGGAAAAGTGATTGCAGGTAAGGTTTTGATACAGCCTGAACAATCTGTTACTAAAACGAGCGGGGGTATTATTATCCCCGACTCTGCAAAAGAAAAACCAAACTCCGGCAAAGTTATACTTGTCGGTTTGGCTAAATCTGATGAAATAGTGGAAGTATCCATTGGGGATACTGTTTTTTATCCAAAATATGTGGGTACTGAAATTAGTATTGATGGTACTGATTATTTACTCATATCTCAATCGGATATACTATTCATCGCTTAAATTTTAATTAAAAATAACTAATGGCAAAAGAGATTAAATTTAATACCGATGCAAGAAATCGGTTAAAAAGTGGTGTTGACCAACTGGCAGATGCAGTTAAAGTTACTTTAGGGCCGAAAGGGCGAAATGTAATTATCCAAAAGAAATTTGGAGCTCCACATGTTACTAAAGATGGTGTTTCTGTTGCAAAAGAAATTGAACTATCGGATGCATATGCTAATACCGGTGCTCAACTTCTTAAAGAAGTAGCATCCAAAACAAGCAATGATGCCGGCGATGGTACAACAACCGCTACGGTTCTTGCTCAATCTCTAATCAATGTGGGATTGAAAAATGTTACTGCTGGCGCTAATCCCATCGATTTGAAACGTGGTATTGATAAAGCAGTAATTAAGGTTGTGGAAAGTATTAAATCGCAGGCTCAAACGGTTGGTGACGATTACAGTAAGATTGAACAGGTGGCACGGATTGCCGCCAATAACGATGCTGAGATTGGTAAACTGATTGCCGAAGCAATGGAAAAGGTACATACTGAAGGTGTGATTACAGTTGAAGAAGCAAAAGGAACTGAAACGTATGTAGACATAGTTGAGGGTATGCAGTTTGATCGTGGTTATATTTCACCTTACTTTGTTACAAACTCGGACAAGATGTATACTGAAATGGACAATCCATACATATTGATACACGATAAGAAAATCGGTTCAATGAAAGAACTTGTTCCAATTCTTGAAGCAACACATCAGTCCGGCCAAGCTCTATTAATTATATCTGAAGATATTGAAGGTGAAGCATTGGCAACTTTGGTAGTTAATCGTATCAGGGCAGGGTTAAAAGTATGTGCGGTGAAAGCACCCGGATTCGGAGAACGTAGGAAAGAAATACTTGAAGATTTGGCAATCCTAACCGGAGCAACTGTTATTAGTGATGAAAAAGGTATGAAGCTTGAAGATACTACACTCTCAATGTTAGGACGAGCAGAAAAACTTACAGTAACAAAAGATAGTACCACCATTGTAAATGGAGCAGGTAACTCCGATGCCATCATCGCTAGGGTTAATCAGATTAAAAATCAGATTGAAACGGTTACTTCCGATTACGATCGTGAAAAACTACAAGAACGGTTGGCTAAACTATCAGGTGGAGTTGCCGTTTTATATGTAGGTGCATCATCTGAAGTTGAGATGAAAGAAAAAAAGGATAGAGTAGACGACGCTCTACATGCCACAAGGGCGGCTGTTTCTGAGGGGATTGTTCCCGGCGGTGGTGTGGCTTATATTCGTGCTATTGCTTCGCTTGATGGGTTCGTAGGGGATAATGAAGATGAAACAACTGGTATTGAGATTGTTAAAAGAGCAATCGAAGAACCAACTCGCCAGATTGTATTCAACGCCGGACTTGAGGGGGCAGTTATCATTCAGAAGATTAAGGAAGGTACAGGCGATTTTGGATATAATGCCCGATTGGATGTTTACCAAAACCTATTTGAATCAGGCGTAATTGATCCGACTAAAGTTACCAGAGTTGCATTAGAAAATGCGGCTTCAATAGCAGGTATGTTCCTTATAACGGAATGTGTATTAGTGGATGAAAAAGAAGATAATCCGGCTCAACTACCACAGGGTGGTATGGGTGGAATGATGTAGTAGACATGAGATTGAAACCGGCTTCGGCCGGTTTCATTTCTTAACAATTTATTAACATTAAAAATTTGGAAATTAGAATTGAATTTTGTATCTTTGAGTATTGTTCTTTGAGAGAGTTGAGTTTTTCAGTCTGATGTTATTTTTGTTGATTTAACAATTATTTAACATTAAAAGTTTGGAAAGTTCATTTTTATTTCTTATATTTGTGTATTGATTTTTGAGAGAGATATTATTTTTTATTCGTTTTATTTAACCCCATATTATTATGAAGAATTTAGATTCGGTTTCGGTTTTTAAGGTTGTTAAAGTTTCTGGAGCTTTCAAACTCCAAAGTGTTAATGGTGAAATCGTTGGTACGGCTGGTATCAACACCGGTACTCGTCGTAAGGCGTTTGATACCGATAAGGCCCTCAAACAGGTAGTTGGTAAGACCGGTAAGGTTTCCTACCGTTTAGTTGAAATGGATGAGTATTCCAAATTGGTTGCTCCACTAAAAGAACAGGCCGAAGTTAATTCGGAACCTGTTAAATCTCACGCTGAGATTACCGATTTCATTCACAACCGTTCGTTGGAACTGAAACCTGTACATTTGGTGATGACCCCACTCAAATGGAAGTATCTAATCCGTTCGGCAGTGAGAGCTAAGAATATTATGATGACCGGACCTGCCGGTTGTGGAAAAACGTTGGCCGCCAAAACATTGGTTACGGCTCTTAACCGACCTGATTACTATTTCAACTTAGGAGCAACGCAGGATGCTAGAGCAACTCTTATTGGTAACACCCACTTTGATTCTAAAAACGGTACGTTCTTCTCAGAATCGGCATTCGTTAAGGCTATCAGAACACCAAACGCGGTTATCCTATTGGATGAGTTGAGTAGAGCACACCCTGATGCTTGGAATATTTTGATGACTGTGTTGGACCAGGGACAACGTTACCTTCGTTTGGATGAGGCTGAAAATTCACCGATTGTGAATGTGGCTGAGGGTGTTACTTTCATCGCTACCGCCAATATCGGTAATGAGTATACATCGACTAGAGTTTTGGATAGGGCATTACTTGACCGTTTCACTACTATTGAAATGGATGTTCTGAACGCAACAGAAGAACTTGACCTTCTGAAATATATGTACCCTGATGTTGATGTTTATGATTTGAACGCTGTGGCTGAAATTGCTCACCACACCCGTGAGATGAGCAAATCTGAGAGTGGTAAATTAACTAATATGGTTTCGACCAGAGCAAGTGTTGAAACGGCTGGTTTACTTTATGACGGGTTTACACTTACTGAGGCGGCTGAAATCGCTATCTTCCCTTTCTTCTCTACTGATGGTGGTGTGGACTCCGAAAGGACTTACATCAAACAGTTAGTTCAGAAATACCAACGTGAAGAGAAATCAGAACCGTTGTTTACGGCCGAAGCAAAACCCGCCGATACCGATAGTAAAATCATTTGGTAATCGGTAAGGGGTTAACGATTATCATTAGAGTAGTGGGGGAAACTCCACTACTTTTTTATAACTTTGAAATTTAATATAAATCATATGAGTACTAATAAAAAAGGTGATTGGATTGACCGGTTGATGAAATCATACCGAGTACCAGCAGAAACACCATCGGATGTGAATAAAAAGAAAAGTATATTGAGAGAGTCACAATTAAAAATTATTAACCAAAGTAAAGCAAAAAATGAAAGAAACATTAAAACTGGTAACTAATTTTGATGTTACCAATTTTGATAAATTACAGTTTGTAGAGAGAAATAGCTTTTCAAATATGAAGCAGGCAATTGTTGAGTATGCAAACGGATATGGTGCAAGTATAATCATCGATGACAATTCATACGGTGGGTTGGCTGGTTTATATGAAATTGCGGTATTAGGTAAGAATGGTGAAATCGTATATAATACACCAATTACGAATGATGTGTTGGGGTATTTATCAGAACAAGAAGTAACAGAAACATTAATTAAAATTAAGAACCTTTAAGTTTTCAAAAGATGGAAGTTGTAAAAAGTAGGTATGGTGCAGACCGTTCAGTGGAACGTGTTGATTTTGGTAAGGTATTGGTAATGGGTGAATCGGAGTTCAGCCGCCAATCAGTTAATAACAAAGGGGTCACTACTCTATTTGATTTTGAGGGTGGACCTTGCTATACGCTAGGTGGTAAAATCGCCTTTGAAGGGTTGAATTGGAAGATTACTTCCATTGGTTCACAGGAGACCAACCACAATGGTTTGGTTAAGTGTGTATTGGGTGTTGAACCTCTATACTAAACCTAAAATTCGGTGGATTTGATACGTTAAGTCCACCGATTATTCATGTCCTAACAGATAGTTTAATTAAAAAAAATAACCTCTTAAATGGGGTTAAAATGAAAATAAACAATGGTCAATAATTCAGAACAAATAAAAAGTATGCTATCCTTCGGTACTGATGATTTTTACTTTGTTGAAATAATAAAACGTAGAAAAGATAATCCAGAGTTGGACAGAAGTGAAAAGGTTATTCGTAATTTTTATATTGAATCGTTTGAGCAGTATGATAAATTACTACCGATAATTACTAAAGTATGTGATTATGAGAACGCAAGGGCATATTTTCGTATCAATCGACGTAATTATAAGAAGTTAGCATTGCACATCAACAAACGAATAGCAGAATATTTGATAAATGGTTCTGAAAAATCAATCAGAACTGTATTTGATTCTGTTGCCGGTGAAATTCATTCTGATGATGACACTAAATGGATTGTGGATATTGATAACTTATCATTTGACGATAAATTTTCATCAGTAATGGGATTGGGTACACGTCCTATGTATTATTCATACTTGGAAAAACTTCAGATTGAAGCAAATAGAGTGCCATTGATGCACGTATTACCTACTAAAAGTGGTATTCATATTGTTACAAGACCATTTAATTTGCAAAAATTCAAAGAAGTGCATCCGGAGATTGATGTACATAAAGATAATATGGTAGTTTTATACTGCCCATAATTTAATCGATAGTATGACGAGATTATTGTTTTTAGTGTTGATGTTGTTTACATTGGGATTATCCGCACAAACCAGAGATACTACAAAAATAAATGCGGACGAACAAATTAGATTCGATAGAATTGATTCTACGCTGCATGAATATGGTAAGCAACAAACTGTTGCAAATAAAATTACAGTTGTATCGATATTGTTTGTAGTTGGTGGAACTGTAATTGGAGTTCCAACAATGCCGCTATTGGTAGCAACTTCAATGTGTGATTTGGCAACGTTGATTGTAAGTAGTAAAGCAAATAAAAGATTATCAGGAAATACACCAAAAAGAAAACGAAAGCATGAAAATAACAGATAAGTATGTATTCTTCTACAATGATGAGTTTTCCCAATGGCATAGAGCTCCAATGTTAATTGATGGTATTCGATATAACTGCGCAGAGCAGTATATGATGCATCAAAAGGCATTGCTGTTTGATGATACGGAAATAGCCGGACTCATTATGAGTGCAGATTTTGCGGCGGTTCAAAAGAAGTTAGGTAGAGCGGTAAAGGGCTTCCATCAAACTAAATGGGACCGGTATTGCCTATCCATAGTTTATAAGGGAAATTTGGCAAAGTTTTCACAGAACCCGGAATTACGCAAACTTATACTTTCGTTTGGTGACAGAGTTTTTGTTGAAGCATCCAAATTTGATTCGGTGTGGGGTGTTGGTTTTAGTGAATATGATGATGAAATACTAAATCCCGAAAATTGGCGTGGTACTAATCTATTAGGAACTGTATTGACAATGGTTCGGAATGAATTAAAAGGATAAAAATGGCAAACTATAAAGAAATTGAAGGTGATTTGATACAACTAGCTAAACAGGCTAAGTTTGATGTTATCGCTCACGGATGTAATTGTATGAGTAATATGGGAGCTGGTATTGCAGTTCCAATGGCATTAACATTTGGGTGTAACCGATTTGAAATGGAAAGATGGGGCCGAACTATTCAAAAACTTGGTTGTATTGATTTTCAAACATTCGTATTGGGCGAAAACGCAATGTGGAATTTGGAAAACGGTAAAAATCATAAAGATGAACCAGAACTTATAGTTGTTAATGCATATACTCAAGTTTTTCCAAGAGCAGACCTCAAACCATTGGATTATGAAGCATTGACATTGTGTATGCGTAAAATGAATGTGGTGTTCAGAGGTAAACATATAGGATTGCCGAAAATTGGAGCCGGATTGGCAGGTGGGGATTGGGAACGAATTAAAACAATCATACAGACCGAATTAAAAGATTGTGATATAACGGTTGTAATATATAAAAAATAATGAGTAACGGAGTTACAATTCAAGGTTGGAAAAAACTAAATGGTATGGGGTGTTTCATATGCACTATGCCACTTACATTTGGAAAAGCTGATATAATTAATGAGTTGTATACTGTTGAGTTGTTATCCGATAAAAAATCAATATTACAGGTAGATATTTGGGCAGATGATATGCTTATGGAAGTTAGAGCAAAATCCACAATACTACATACTGTACCAGTTCTTCGTTCTGATATAAACCCAAAGGATATAGCAAGCCCTATACATTTTATAAATAAACTGGATAGTATTGTTAACTCAAACAAACCATTTCAATCATACCTATATTTAGTGGCTGAAATTGAAAACGATGCACCAACATTAAGTAATCCACATTAGCATAATATTTATATTAAAGTATTGAAATTCATGGAGCCAAAAAAAATATTCATAGAGGGAAAGCCGCAGATTCATAAATGGGCAGATGAAAATCGCAGTATCATAATGGAATGTCTTTATGATAATGTGTTCGATTTTGTTAAAAAAAATGAAGATGTCAGAGTGGTTTTGAAGCTTGTTACGGGTGGAGAAAAGCCATCACGTGGTCGTATGAAACAAAACGGTTATAATATCGAGTTTACTATATCTAAAGATGATATTGTGGAAACTATTGATAATTTATTAACTTATATGATCGAAACAGAAGAATATGAAAAGTGCGGAGAATTGACAGATTTGAAAAAAATGATTTGAAAAAAATAACATATTTATATGAATAGAGAGTACTTTGAAAAAATATCAAATAGGCAAGAGGTCTTAAAAAAAGAATTGCAGTATTGGGTCAATTTTGTACCATCTGGTGGAATGGGTCATTACGCTAAAAATATAAAGATTGAAACTATTACTGAAAAGTTGGAAAAAATTGAAAGTAAACTTGGAGATAAATATGTTGTAGATTTTAACGAATTATTAGAATTGATAAAAGATGTATAGAACAAATAAAGTGTTAGATGAAGTATCCTTAAATCGAATATATCAGCATGTTGTTGATAAAAAAGTACCGTCTTGGGGTATCATCACTGCTTATAGAAACGGTAATAGCAAAAAGAAAAACATTGAAAAAAACAATGAATTGGCAGCCAAACTCAGAGAAATGGGATATGGTTTTGCTAAAATGAAGGGAGCTTGGAAAGAATGTCAAGACCAATCCGTACCGTATAGTAAATGTCCTCCTGAGAAATTAGTAGATGCACATGAAATTACATATTTTGTTCCAAATCTAAAGAAAGATCAATTACATAAATTATGTAATGAGTTTGAACAAGATGCGGTTATTTATGGGGATGAAACAACCAAAGGTAATGCACATCTAATGTTTCAAGATGGTTCATCTGAAAATATTGGTAAGTTCCACCCAGATACAATTGCTGCAAACTATACCAAACTCAATAACAATAGAAACTTTACATTTGCTAAACGCAAACAAAAACAAAAAGTAGAGCCAACTACCGCAACCGTTCAAAAACCGGAGAAAACTACATTGAAGAGTTTACTACCAACCGGAGTATTGAATAGTATGATTAAGAACCCAGAAACAGGTCGTAATGTGAAAGTTAAATCAGCATTACGATATGATAAAGATTCACAAGCGTATAAAGCAGCAAAGCAAAAAATATCAAACGCAATCAAAAAATAATTTGGTAAATCCAAAAATTATTCGTATCTTTGTAACATCAAAATATGGGGCTGACAGGTATTGACAGCGTATGACGAGGGTATATTGATGCAAGCGGGGTTAGATGGAAACCCTTGAACACCTATCAAACAATAAAAGGCGTTAATAACTACGCATTAGCAGCGTAACCCATAGGGTTAACATAGCTTGGGGTCGTTGAACATATAACCTCGCAACAGAAGTTCATAAGGTGATGATACTACCAGCTAAGTGTATTGTGGGTGCAGGCGGAGCTCATATAAAATAATTCCAGCCAAGTTGTTTATCGGTGGGTTTCTCACATACATCAAACCGTTTTATTTGTCAGTAAGAAACAACTGAATAAGCTTGTGAACGATGTGTATTTAAGCTATGTCTGGACGAGGATTCAACTTCCTCCAGCTCCACGAAAATCAATTCAAGCTCGCCAATATCTAACTACTGCATCAAAACTGTGGATAGAGGTGAGCTTGATTTTTGTATTAAATGAGTTATATTATGAGAGAATTATCTTTATTGGAAAGACGAAATGTTGCAAGATACCGTACTAATAAATCACAATGGATGTTTATATTACGAAATGGACACTGTAAGGAGACATATGATATGATGGGTATACCGGCTACGCTGGATGAATACGATGAGTATATCAAAACACATCCAATTTTACAGCAACACCTTCCGAAATCAGAAACGGAAGTTTTTTAACTAACAGTTTGTTCATATGCTAGCATACAAACTATGTAGGTTACTTAAATCGGGTGAAATTACACCACTGTTTATCAATAAGGAAAAACGATTACCGTTTAACGAATGGATGGATGCTGAATCACATCCCACCGATGGTTATAAACTCCGACCATTTTGGCATTGCACTTCACAACCAATAGCGCCACATCTTTCAAAAGAAGGTAGGGTGTGGGTGGAATGTGAGATTGAAAATTTTACCGAATTTATAAGACCGGTACATCAGGGAGGTAAGTGGTATTTGGCAAATAGAATCAAACTAATAAAAATAATATGAAAAGTATTTGGAAAATTCAAATATTTTTCGTATCTTTGTATTCAAATTAAATTTTTTAACAATTAAATTAAAAGTGTGTTATGGTAAAAAGTAGATTGTTTTTTGTTGGGATGCTGTTTAGTGCAGCAGTTTTGGTTACTTCTTGTGCATCGTTTCCTCAAGCAGAGTATGATGCCACAAAAGCAGCCGTTAGTGAAGTAAAAACTGTTGGTGCTGATGTGTATGTACCGGAGGCTTTCAAATCGTTGAATGATTCATTACAGAGTGCAGAACTTAAATTGAATGATGAAAAGGCGAAATGGTTTAAGACTTACAAAGATTCTAAAAAGAGTTTGGCAAGTGTAACCAACTTCGCAGCAGAAGTTAAAGCCAAAACTGAATTTCGGAAAGCCGAATTGGTAAAAGAAAATCAGGCATTGGTTACTGAAATTAACGGATTGATTGCAACCAATGTTGAACTGTTAAAGGGAGCACCAAAGGGTAAAGGAGATGCTGAAATTCTTGTAGCAATTAAGACTGACATTTCAGTAGTTCAAACTTCCGTTACTGAAGCAAGTGGATTGAACACATCTGGTGATTTGCTTGGGGCAAACGGTAAACTGAAGGCAGCTAAGGAAAAGGCGTTAACAATTAAATCGGAATTGGAAACGGCAATTGAAAAGGCTAAACTTCGTAAGAAAGCCCACAAAACTGTTCACAAAAATCAACACCAATCCGTACATTCAGCAATCCATCACATCGCTCCAAAGGCATGGCGTAGGATTGTGGCGAAGTAAGGAACTTCCACATTTATATATGTGGATTTAAGGAATTTGGTAGTAAATACGTCCGGCAGTTCCACTGTCTAAGCCGAAACGGTTATGGCACCTGAGACAGGATTACGTTGTGGGTTCGAGTCCCACCCAAATTACATTATAAATAATTAAACAATAAGTGTTATATCAGAAATAAAAATATGTAAAATTAACGAATATGAATGAAAAAATGGAAAAGAAAGATTTAATTATTACAGTATCAGGGCAATTTGCATCTGGTAAATCACGTTTAACATTCTTATTGAAGAAATTTTTACGTGACAATGGGTTTGATGTGGAATTTGATGGGAACATAGATCACCCAACAGAAAGTAATTTCGATAAACATATGAGTAAAAATTTTGATGAAGTGATTAACAGCATCAAAGAAACTAGAAAGATAACATTAAAAGAAGTGCAACTTGCTCGTGATTGAAAACGTGATTAAATTGCACATAACGGAACGCAATTTTACTTAGGAACAATGAACTCACTATCAGTTAGTTATACTCATAAATTTTAATTCAATCCTTAACAATTTCTTAACATTAAAAATTTGGAAAGTTGATGTAAATATCGTATCTTTACTATGTAATCAATAAGAGATACGTTATGAATAGACATTTGATTCCCTCCAGTTCGTTGGCCCCTGTTTTGAGTTCTGAAAAGAATAATAGTGGTGCTGAGTTTACGGTTGTTTCTAATAAAACCGGTAAGGATTACACTTACAAAATCGTTCGTTCGGAATACAACAATAAGTGGTTTACCCACGTGAAGGTTGAAACCGGCTATATGAAGTTTAAGAGATTGGGAACTTACTTTAATGGTAAGATTTTCAACAAAAGGGAGTTGGTTGAAACTCCATCGGCCGTTGCAATATCCTACATTCTTAATAAAGTTGAGAAAGGTGATTTTGGTTCGTTGGATAAAAATGTGAAGGTAATGCATATTGGAAAGTGTTTGTGTTGTGGTAGACCACTCACTGATGCTCACAGTATCGAAATCGGGTTGGGACCTGTTTGTGCTAATCATTAATAATCCGTAAACATAAATTATGACAACGAAATTCATAAAAAATTATAAAAATACTTGGACTATAAAAAATCCAAAGATTAATATTTCCAAATCTGAGATTAGAGAAACGATTTCGGAAGTGGGAAAACGATTTGGTTATGATTACATACATGGAACTCCGGCCGATTGGGAATTTGAAGGGCCAGTTATTCCGGTTGAAATTGCTAATATGGAAGTTGAAGAATTTCTAAATGATAATTTCAAACCAATGGTGGAGGCAATTAAAAATCAATTTCAACTCATATCAGGTAAGCAGGTTTCTATAAGGGTAACTACCGATACTAAGAGTTGGAAAGAATACAATACAGTTGAAGTACATTATACAGTAGTCATTTTAGAACTTAAATTTAATTAAGATGGAATTACGAACACTGCTAGAAAATGAGTTGAGATCAAAATTACAGAATTTTGCTCTATCTGAATCGTATGGACATCGTGCTGTTGGGGATAAGTTAGAATCGGACACTGCGTATGTGGCCAGCCAACTATTTAATGTAGAATTTGGTAATCCTACAAGTAAAAGATCAATAGAAGATTTTAGTGTATTGATAAAAAATACATTACACATGTATGATGTGAAAACTCACTATATACAATCAACTGCTGGGTTCTCAATGCCTAATTTAATTTCAGTTAAACGATTAAAAAATGTTTTAGAAAATAATTTACAATCACTATGTTATATATTCATTGATTATAAGAGAGAAAATGGATGGGTGTTGATTGAAGATATTCATATTAAATATGTATGGGAGTTGGATTGGTCAATACTAACAATCGGCTCTTTGGGAAAGGGGCAGTTACAAATCAAAGATGCTAATAAAAAACTAATTTTTACTACAATCGGTAAGGATGCTTGGTTTGAAATATTGAAATTGAAAGTGAAAGAATTTTACCGAAAAGAACTAAATAAAATACAAAAAGAGACATTAGTATGGCAATAAGATATTTTAATGAAACATTTGAAAATTCGGTTAATTATATACAAAACGCTTCCGTAGATTTATTATTCTTAGACCCACCATACTATATCAGTGGAAACAAAAAAAATATAAATTTAGAAACCGGTGATAGAAGTGATTGGGACTCACAATGGGAAACTAAAGATGAATATTATAATTGGATTGAAACTGTACTAAAGTTAGGATATACTCAATTAAAAGATTATGGTTCTTTGTATTTGTGTATAAGTTGGCAACATTCTCCAATGTTTCATCTGTTGCTTGAAAAATGTGGATTTACAGTTCAAAACAGAATAACATGGAAACGAGATAAAGGTAGGGGTTCAAATAACAATTGGAAGTCTATGCATGAAGATGTTTTTTTTGCAACAAAGCATCCTAGCAAATACACATTCAATGTCAATGCGGTAATGATTGAAAAAAATGTAGTTGCCCCATATCGTAATACCGATGGCTCTCCGAAGGATTGGTGGGTTGACGCCAATGGTAATAAAGTAAGATTGACATATCCGGGTAATATTTGGACAGATTTATGTGTACCGTATTGGAGTATGAACGAAGTTAAAAGTTATGCAAAAACTAAAAAAACACCCAATAACTTATTTCAAAAACATAATACACAAAAACCAAAAGCTCTTGTGAAGCGATGTATATTGGCAAGTACAAATGAGAATGATTTAGTTGTAGATTATTTTTCTGGTAGTGGAACTACTGCAATATCTTCTGAAGAACTAAATAGAAACTCAATTTCATTTGAAATAAATAAAACATACATTGAAATATTAAAAACAAGAATTAATAACGAATTGCCAAATAATACTACAATAGATAATGATTTAACATTTTTTTAACATTAAAAATTTGGAAATACCAAATAAAAGTTGTATATTTGTAATGTAGTTCTTTGAGAAGATAATTGGTCGGGTGGCGAAATTGGTAGACGAATAATCTCTTACATATAGAGATAAGAATAAGGCTGCAAGGCAGTACTTCATGCAGGTTCGAGTCCTGCCCTGATCACAAAATAAATTCGTAACCGATAGCAGGTGGGCAGTAGGGCTATCCGAATTAAAACAAATGGTATAACGATGAAATGATCAACTCGAGATAAGATCAGAGTAGTATGAAAGTAAACGAAGCCCGTGGTATCAATCAAACACCTCTACGTGGTGATGCTAGAAATCCAGAAATGGAGCTAAGTTTGAACAGTTCAGTTAAAAAAAGTAAGATGGTTAAAGTTAGTCCAAGCTTTAACATTAGTGTTCAATGGATTAGAAAGGGAAATCTGTAATCAGTCGTAATGGGCTATGAGCTTACGTCTAATCGCTAATATTTAATCATCGTGACCCTAATCTTATTATTCCTATAATTTAATTGATGGAGTATGAACGTTAGTTCAGTAATAAGAAAGGGTTCTAATATTGATCAGGTGGCGGAATTGGTAGACGCTTACAATATGATAAGGTGAACGAGAGGAGAACCGATAAGAATCAACCGCTTTTATATTATTCAGCTTCACTTAGCAGGTTCGAATCCTGCCCTGATCACATAATCGACCATAAGAGGATTGGTAATGAGGAACACATTACAAGTGGTTGACAGCTCGGAAAGACGGCATTTGTTCTTTGAAAAAATAAACTCTTCTGCTTGAAGCAAAGCAATCTTAAAGACATCCATAACCACCATAAGAACGTTTGTTGGGTTAATAAGATAGATCATAGCAGTGATCGTTGTTTTGTGGAGAGATGATATAACGTTTTATCAATTCCAATCTGCAATTGGACAGAAGAGTTTTTAAAATAGAAAGAGGAGACTGGGTTATATTTGATAATGGAGGCAATTCCTGGATATATCACACTCCTCTAAATAAACAGGCTAAACATTGAATCCTGATGTGAATTACTGCCCGTAGGGTTAATTTATAGGTACTGATATTGTGCCCTTAATTCACATAAAGATGTACACAGTAATGTGTAACGTGTTGTTCCCTTGAGAAAGGAATAGTTTATGTTCAGAGACAGAGGGTGTACCTTGAGTACCGACTCTCACCAACACGAATGAGTTCTCAGCAAAAATGATTAATAAGGAACGAAGCAATCCCTTAATATACATAGTGAGGTATAGTTAATCATTGTGACCCTACTCTTATCAGTAGTTTAAGAAACTATCGCTCTGTTTTTTACAGGATGGAAAGGATTGATAGACAAGAGGGTGCTAATAAATAAATTGAAAAAAGTACAAAATTAATTTGGAAATGTGAAAAATTATTCGTATCTTTGTATAAATTAAAAAACTATATACTTATATATATATTAAAACATACAGCAGGATGGACTGGAGATGGTCCCAGCTCGGTCTCATAAGCCGAATCACACGAGTTCGAATCTCGTTCCTGCAACCATTAAAAAATTGATTGAAGCCAGCACCTAATAAAACCGAGTGCGTGAATAAATAAAAAGCCGGACATCAATTTTTAACATTTTTTAACTAAAAAAGATTTGGAAATTAAAAATATTTTTCGTATCTTTGTAGTATAGTTCTTTGAGATGATTATTGAAACAAGCTGGAGCTTGTAATGTGAAAATTGAATTAATTTAGGGGTTCATAACTCCTTCATCCAGCGGTGCAATACCGTAGTAACATTCAATGTAATGTGGTTAATATTCAGAATAAGCAGATGATGGTTCAATTCCATCTTTCAATAATTATTTTTAATAAAATTACAAAAAGATTTGGAAATGTGAAAAATTTTTCGTATCTTTGTAAAACAAAATTAAAACATACGTTCTTTAATAGTATTTAAGATTTAAGAACTGAACAAAGCTTCGGCAGAGTGAAAGTTCAAGACGGCCGCCTATGGTCGTTAAATAAACTACGAAAGTAGGATAAAGTGAACCGGTGTGGTTTATACGGTTTGCGGTTTGATAATCGAAAGGTTGTTGAGCTCGAGTAGGCAATGGAAATATCATCGCTCCTTTAGTATTGAGGGTAACACTGTAAAGATGGTGGAGAGATGACTGGGCTAAGTAGATAGTCCGGTTGAGTTCGGAAGAACAATAAGAATAATTTCAAGGATTTATGCAAGAAATGGGAACTTAATCCCTTCTCACTATTGCGTGATTCAATATGAGAGTTGACTTAAAACCGAAAGGTAATGTAAGTATGGTGAATTGCCAGAATGTACAGGTGGTGCTGTTATTCCTTTCACTACAAAGTTTTACCAAAAGCTTTGAATACTTCAGTCCACTTAAAATGTGGTGTTAGGGATAACACATTGGGTAGTTTAGTATTCCGTTGTTCAAAAGGTAACGGAGCTGGTTGGCGAACCACTACCCGAATCCATCTACAAACCAAAACTATTTGAAATATGGTTCAAAACTAAAAATCAAAAAGCAAAAGTGTTCGTCAGTTGCAAGCGAAAGGTGCGTACTTAGTAATGGGTTGTCCATTGCCATATGTAATAGCCAAAATCATATGATTCTAAGGAAAGACTTCTAACACCGCAAGTGCTAATCAGTTCGGCAGAATTGATGAGGTGTAATAGTTGGAGAGTAGTTTGTAACTCAAAGAGTGGTTCACTTAAATAACCCGCATTGAATCAATACCAGCCAAAAGCAGGTGGATAATAAGGGAAACAATAATCCTTATAAAGATGGTTCACATAAGCAAGTAATCTCATTGCAAATAACAAAACGCGGAAATCGTATAATGTAGTATCACAGGCCTCCAGCCTGTTGGTTGTGGACGATTCCACATTTCCGCTCACTTAGTTATGGTTCTATTAATTAAAAACCAAAAATTTGCGGTTTAAGTGTTACGGTAGCACAGGAACATTCCAGTTTCAAGATGGGTTCGACTCCCAAAACCGCTCTAAGATAAATTCAGTTCAGTAATGAACTAAAAATCTACGGTAGAAGTGGGTGATTGGGCGGGATACCTTAAATAAGATTCGCAACTTTCAAGTCCATTCGCTTTCACAATAGTAAATGTGAATATTGTGACTACCGTAAAAATATTAAAAAAATAAAAACATAATACTTATATACAATGAAAACCTTAGCATTACATACAAATTTGTTTAATTTACCACTCTATAAAAGCTGGTCGAATATTTGTGTGTTTAATTCAAGCATTCGCAAGAGTTCAGTTGAGGGAAGTAATTTATTTACGTGACGTATTAGAAGATAAAAGAATACAAACTAACTAAATAGACCCTCTACTGATAAACAAAGTAGGGGGTTTTTTCGTTTGTAACAATTTGTTTCTATGGTGAAATGGTATCACGACGGACTGTTAATCCGTGATTTATGGTTCGAGTCCATATGGGAACGCTAGAACAAAAGGTTCATTGAAATATTTGAGTTTGATTTGGGCATGTAGTTTAGCTGGTTGAAAATGTCTGGTTTACACCCAGAAGACCGTAGGTTCAAATCCTACCTTGCCTACATATAATATGCCGACGAACAGGAATAAGCCGGGTCTGTAAAACCCTAGCTCGAGGTTTCGATCACCTCCGGCGGCACAATTGGAGAAGAAGCTAACTTGGTAGAAGCACTGGTCTGAAAAATCAGAGGAATTGGATCGAAACCAATCTTTTCCACAATCCAAAAAGGATTATATTAAAAATGACTTCGTGGCCAAACTGGATAAGGCTTCTCACTTTTAATGAGAAAATTGTGAGTTCAAATCTCACCGGAGTCACTAGGGAACGTGGGTGGTAATCTGACCGGATATAGGATTGGATGGGAAACAGACAGGGAGCCTGCTGAAATTCTGTAAAGGGTTGGGAATTTATGTTATGGTTCGGTAGACCAACGGTAGAGTCAGTAGTTTCAAAAGCTATAAAGTGTGGGTTCGAATCCCACTCGGACTACATTGGAATACATATTCGAACGAAGTGTATTAGCAAAGACGAGAAGTCAATCATTCGTTTGTGACAGGTGTGGAAAGACATACGATATGGTCCGGTAGCCCAATTTGGTAGAGGCAGCAGACTTAAACCCTGCATAGTGAGAGTTCAAATCTCTTTCGGACTACAATTATTAACGGCGAATCGTCTAATTTGGTTAGGACGCAAATCTGATAAGTTTGTAATCCCAGTTCGAAGCTGGGCTCGCCGACAAACAATAAAAAAAATGGAAGTATAAATCCCAGATGGACTAAGGGAGCCGGTCTTGAAAACCGTAGGTCGCTAAACACGGCGTGTAAGTTCGAGTCTTACTACTTCCGCAGCATGTGTGATATATCACTCATTAATGATTAATTTGATTAAAATAAACAACATTATGAAAAAACTATTTGACAAGTATTAGGTTAATTAAAACCTAGTATTATGAAACCGTACAAAAAATCAATGATTGCTAAAACTACAACTTGTAGAAAAGAATACAAAGTAGTTACTAACCGTTTTTATAAAGACCCGTATTGGGATGAAGGGCTATACTTTTATCCAACAATACGAAAGGGTTATAAAAACCCTAACAGACAGATTATGAGTTATCAGATTAGAATGTATCGAACTTGGAAACATAATCGGAAAACTCAATGGAAATAAACAATACACATTCGCTCATTGGCGTGACCAGCCGGCTCCAACCCGGTAATGCGTAAGCGTGGTTGAGGGTTCGAATCCCTACGAATGTGCACTATACGTAAGTAGCTCAATTGGTAGAGTAGTGGTCTCCAAAACCACCGGTTGGGAGTTCGAGTCTCTCCTTACGTGCATGGCCTTATGGTGTAATTGAATAACACGCTTCGCTACGGACGAAGAGAGTGAGGGTTTGAATCCTTCTAGGGTCACCAATTTAACAATTTCTTAACATTAAAAATTTGGAAATACTGAATAAATGTAGTATATTTGATTATAAAATTAAGAGATATGACAAAAGTATGGATAGCCGATGTAAACCGAAAAGATGGTAGGAAGCTAGTTTCATTTTGGAACAGTACTTTGACCGGAACATATTTTATTGAAAAGAATCGTTTTGGTAAACTTTATTCAGTAATCAAACAGTTTTAAGTTATGAAACAGTTAATCGGATTTACCATTAAGTATTATACATTGTGGAATTATTCAGAAGAGCCGCAATACGTTACGGATGCATATGGTAATCATCATCAAAGTGGTATCAAACAGCATTATGAATACATTAAGAATGTAAGTTTTGATATTGAAAAGGTGAAGAAACTACACCCCGAACTTTCAATCGATGAAGGGCTTAGGGGTAAGACCAGTAGTTGGTATGATTACAAAAAGATTGATTTACCTAACAACATTTTTTGGGGTGGTAAATATACCGGTCTATTGATTGATGAAATTCTGGTTAGAGATTTTAAGTATTGCCGATGGGCTGCATCGAATTACAGTCAGGTGGAAGAATATCTTTCAACCTGTCCGTTTTATTTGGAGCAGATGGGTCAACAACAAAAACGGTTGGATGAACAACTAAAATCAGCAGGATTGTTAACCGAAGGTCAGATTGCTACTATTCATTTTACATCAAATGGATATAACGCCAATGATGAATTTACAGAGTGTTGGGCAACTGGTATTTATGATTCTATTGGGGTTAAGGTGATGTTTAACGGTGTTAAACGGGTTGGTGGTATGTATCCTTATCTAATGCCATTGGTTAACGGAAAGTGTCAAAAAACGAAAGGAAAGGCATTTCAAATTGAAGTGGCTGAAGTATTCAATACGAATGTTTACAAAGATACAATTACTCAACAGATACGAATTAAATAAAGTTATGACAAAAGAAGAAATTGAATTAGTTAATAGTAAGTGTCCTTATGAGCAGGGTATATTTGTTGAACCATGGGCGATTCCAATCCATATCAAAGAACCTGTAATTTATTGTAGATATGAAACTGGTGGGTATCGTGGTGGCGGTTATTGGAATGATGGTGAACCTACATATTATGAAGAAGATGCACCTGATGACAAGTTCAAAGTATTGGATTTGGTATTGGAAATTCTGAAACCAAATATATCATATTTACAGTATAAAAAAATAGAAAATATGATACACGACAATTACGAAACCGAATATGAATATTACGGTAATTCTACAAATTGGAAAGTTGAATACATTATTTTATCTGAATTGGAGAAATTCTTAGAAAATTGTTAACAATATGAACATAGACGAATACAAAGAACTTGAAGATGAATTGTTGTCAAAACATCGGTTTGAATTACATAAGTTGCGTTCGGATTATGTTGCCAATAATAAAAAATACAGTATTGGCGACTTTGTTTATAATGTAACTGGAATTATTCGGGTCGATAGTGTAGGTTATAGGTTGTTCTTGGGTGGTATTGAGATTGTTTATACCGGATACCGATATAAGAAACAAAATGGACAAATCAGTAGAACAAAGGATAAGCTAATGGCAACTTTATGGGAAAGTCATAAACTTAAATTGTTAACAATTTCTTAACATCAAAAGTTTGGAAATCCAAAATAAATGTAGTATATTTGAATATAATCATTAAGAGATATACATTATGAAACCTTCGAAAATTACAGTTCAGATTAACGGTGTTAAACTTCAACTTCCAGAAACGGCTATTAAAAAAACGAATTGGAAGGGTGAACCGATTACTCCTTATATTGAGATTGGACAAGTAGAAACCGCTTCCCTTTCTAAACAGTATGTTAAACTAAAATATCCGAACGTATCCGTTTCAGCAAGTTCAGATTCATATTCCGGTGGGTGTAGTTGTAATGTGTATCTTTCCGATGAATATGGGTTTCCGGTATCGAAAACGATTCTTAACGATGTTCAGAAGTTTGCATATCAGTTTCAATCGGGTCACTTCGATGGTATGACCGATAGTTACAATTACAATGAAGTTGACCCTACTTCGGATAACGGAACTCGTCTTTCAACTGGATGTAGTTATGTGTTTGTTAACAACCGACCAAAGTTTGGTTCGGGTCCTGATATTATCCGTTCCATTAGAGAACATATGGAAGGTAAGTATAACTGTGGTGTTACCACATTTGAAGTGGCTAAAACACAAACCGCTAGGTATCACAAACCGGCCGCTATTGAAAGGGCTTTGAAAGGTGTTGATTTGAAAAAGGCATTGAAATTTTAATATATAAACAAAGTTATGAAAAAATTGTATGAACCAAAAATTGGTAGTATTGTCAGACATACTGGATTTCAACAAAATCCAAAAGAATACCCTTGTGATGTGTATATTGTTAGTGGGCAGTTTTTCTCGAATGGTAGATTATCTAATTTCTGGGAGTGGCGTAGGGTTTTAGATGGTAACCAGCTGGGTGATATTGAAAAGGGGTATGGCGATTTTGAGGAAACTGAAAATAAATATGAAATTAATCATACAGTTAGTATAGTTAAAACATAAATAATAATTGTCACACAAATCAAATGGATTGGTGCTTGTCTGCAAAATAAGATTAGTGAGTTCGATTCTCACGTGTGACTCATATGGTGTCTATGGTGTTAATGGTAGCATGACAGATTGTGGTTCTGTGGGTGAGAGGTTCGAATCCTCCTAGACACACTTAAAAAAATTATAAGGCTAGAACCTTATAATCGCATATTATAAGGCTAGAACCTTATATTTTTATGGAGAGTGAAGTAGCAAGGTCTGTTACCACCGCCTGCTAAGCGGATGGCTCTGAAAATGGGTACGTTTCGAATACGTCGTTCTCCGCATTTATTAACTCGGTTCGGTAGACCAATTGGTAGAGTCAACGGCTTTAGACACCGTCCAGTGTGGGTTCGAATCCCACTCGAACTACAAAAAGATATTTATGAAATTAGTTTTAGAAAAAGGACAAAGGTTATACTTCACCTCGGATTCACACTACGGTCATCACAACATCTGTTCTGCAACTACAAAATGGGTAGATGCAGAAGATATGACTCGGGATTTCGAATCGTTGGACAGTATGAATGATATGTTGGTAGACAATATCAATAAGTTGGTTGGTGAAAATGATATTCTATTTCATTTAGGTGACTGGTCTTTTGGTGGATTTGATAACATCAGAAAATTCAGAGAGAGGATTGCTTGTAAGAACATTCATTTGGTACTTGGTAACCATGACCACCATATCGCTAATAACAAAGATGGTGTTCAATCTCTTTTCAGTTCGGTAAACAATTATGTGTTTCTGGATGTGAGAGTACCGATTAACAAAAACCATAATGACAGACACGCATTTGTATTGTGTCACTTTCCGATTGCAAGTTGGGATAGTATGAACACAGGAGTACTGCATTTGCATGGACACACTCACCTACCTCCGCATTTAAGAATTGCCGCAGGTAGGGCAATGGACATTGGTATGGATGGGAACGGATTAGAACCGATTGAATACACAGAGGTTGTAAACCTATTGAAAGATAGACCAATCCGAAAGTTGAGTTTACCGACGGACCACCATGAAAAAAGATTGATTTAATTTGGTAATATGAAATATTTTTTGTATATTTGTAAAAAATAAATAAGTTATGAAAGAATTAAGGATTTATGAATTTCAAGCAAAGCAAATCGAGGATACATTTCGTTTGATTGCCCGATTATTAAAATCGCAAGATAAATTAACATCTCTTGATAGAGATGTGATGCAGAGTTGGGGAATGATTGAAAATGTATTGAATGGCAATATCAATGAACAGGTAAAACGATAAGTTATGACAGGTAAAGAATTGGGAGCATTACTATTTGGTATTCATCATCACGACGAACGAAGTGAAAAGATAATCTACTTTGAAGAAGATTTATTACCAATACTTCTTGCCGCAGGATTGCCCCAACCGGAGTGGGGTGGCAGTATGGATTTGGATCAATATAGTGAATTGGAATCGGAACGATGGTTACGAGAAGCTGAACAACGAAAAGAAGAAAGAGAACGATTGAATCTATTTGTTACAGGTGATAGAGTTGTGATTGATACTACTGATTTACAATATTTTCCATGGAAATACGAAAAGTATATTGGTGTGGTTGGGGTGGTATATTCTACTGCAATGGGTGGTGAGCAAGGAATTGGTCCGTTTCAAGAGATTAGAGTTGACTTTAACGGAACTATAACAGAATCATTACTAAGCATATATTTTAAGCATACAATCTAAATATGAAAATTTTATTCCTTGACCACGATGGAGTAATTTGTTTGTCCCCACAGTGGGGAGGTCGTTTCAAAAACAAAGAAGGACTTGATTTGATGTTTGACAGATTTGATGATAAAGCAGTAAAGGTACTGAATAAAATCATTGAAGAAACCGATTGCGAAATTGTGGTATCATCCGATTGGAGATTGTTCGCTACATTAGAGCAAATGCAAGAATTGTATCTTATCCGTGGTATCTTAAAATCACCGATTGATTATACACCACTAACCGCAGATACTGATGTAATACCTGATGGGTTTACATTTGATAGGTGGGAATGGGAAGTACAGCAAAGTAGGTGTTTTGAGATTAAAACTTGGTTAAAACGCCATACTGAAATTACGAATTGGGTGGCAGTTGATGATATGAATATGAGTTCAGATTATAAGTTTGAATACGATTCACATAAGCAGTTGTGGGGGTTGGATAATTTTGTAAGGACACCGATTTCAAATCAAGGAATTAAACAAACCGGAATTAAGGATAAAATTGTTAAAATACTTAATCAAACTCAAAATATGTAATAATTTAACGGAACTTTATTATTGGTTGGTATATTTATAGGTGTAATAAAATACCTATAAAGATGAAAAAACCCAAAGTTCTGTTTATTCTTAAAAAAAGACAAGATTACGGTGAACCACACCCAGCGCATATTGGGTTGAGTACTGGTTTATATAATTCGGCAACATTTGTTAACGATATGCTAAATGATGCAGGAATCCATTCACATATTGAAGTGGTAGTTGACAATAATGATATAGATAGAGAAGTTACTAAACACAAACCAACTCATGTTATTATTGAGGCGTTGTGGGTAGTACCATCTAAATTTGATGTGTTGTGTAAATTACACCCAACTGTAAATTGGATTATAAGGCTTCATAGTGAACTTCCATTTTTAGCAAATGAAGGAAACGCTATGGATTGGATTGGATGTTATATACAGCATAGAAACGTACATATTGCAGTAAATGCCCCACGTACTATGAATGATATTAAACATTATCTTCGTATCAAGATGGGCTGGTTAAATAATATGGTGAATAAGAAAGTAATTTATTTACCAAATTTTTATCCTCAGAAGTACAAAGTAAAGAAATTCAATGTGAATGATGATACTATTGATATTTCTTGTTTTGGGGCAGTTAGACCGTTTAAGAATCATCTTAATCAGGCTATGGCAGCAATTAAGTTTGCTGACAAGATTGGTAAGAAGTTGAGATTTCATATCAATACCGGTCGTTTTGAAATGAAAGGTGTATCAGTCTATACTAATTTGGTTGGATTGTTTGATCACCTATCAGATAGAGGACATAAGTTAATTAACCATGAGTGGACACACCATGATGAATTTTTGAAAATCTGTTCTCAAATGGATATTGCAATGCAATGTTCATTTTCTGAAACTTTTAATATAGTTGCCGCAGATGAGATTTCTCAGGGAGTACCATTGGTAGCATCTAAAGAGATAGTTTGGTCGAGTTCTTTGTTTAATGCAAATCCAACAGATACGAAGTCTATTACCAATGCATTGATGCTGACATATAAGATGCCGTGTTTGAATGTAAAATGGAATAAACTTGGTTTAACAACTTATACAAATAAGACTCGGAAAATATGGGTTGATTATTTCAAAAAACAAAACCCATTCATTCTTAACAAATAAAATAGTGATTTTTTAATTTTTGAATACTTATATACGATGAAGAACACAATAAACACATACCCGCAACCTAGTAGACCAACAACCGTTGGGACAGGAAGAGGTACGCAAAATTACATAGTTCGGAATCGCAAATTAGATTAAATAAAAAACATTCATATAATTTGAAAAATCCGAGCTAAACATAAAGAGTTCGGATTTTTTATTTTAAGATATTAACACCATCGTTCTTTGGCATAACGGAGAAAAATAATTATGGAACAAGGCATTATTATCGATATAGATATAATGGTGAATAGTGTTATATGGCCCTATGATGTAATGGATTAGCATCAGTCCCTTCTAAGGATTTCGTTAGCGTTCGAATCGCTATGGGGCTACTAAGTTATTAAGTGTAAACTAAAAAACAGAAATTATGAAATTATTAAAAATAGTATTGATATGTATATTACTATCGCTAATACCTGTTCAGTTTAAGGCTGATATTGCAGATTTGGTTGTGTTTGAAAATATATTAAAGAAAGAACAGAAACCTCGTATTGTAACAGTAACAACATATACTGTGAATCGTAAAAAGTATACCGCTAGTGGATTTGAGGTAACTCCGGATAATCCGGCAGCAGAACGAATTATCGCAATTAGTAGGGATTTGAAGAAACGATTTGAATATGGTGAGCGTGTACTGGTTACTGGTATTGGAGAATATAGTGGGGTTTATATTATAAGGGATTTGATGGGTAAAAAGTGGAAGAACCGAATAGATATTCTAATTGATCCGGAAGATGAACATACAAAATTGTTTAATGCAAGATTGTATCGAATGGATGCTGAAGATTCAGAAAAGTAAAAGTATATAGCGAGTGAGGTGTAATGATTTTGCATACCGCATTTGGGATGCGGGGGAGGAGTTTGATTCTCACACTTGCTACAAAAAAATAAAAACGAAGTAGTTATATATGGAAAAACTAACATATAAAACCGATGGGGACATGAGTGAATACTTCGAAAGATTATCCGATATAATCAAAAAAGGGAAAACACAGGAAGAAGTGGTATCAATGATTCTTAATGTGGTAAACGCCAAGAAAAAGTTGGTGAAGTATAAAGGTGGCAAATGTGAATTATGCGGATACAATCGAAGTATAAATGCATTACATTTTCATACTCGTAACAAAGATGGTAAAGATTATATCATAAGTGGCAAAACTTTATCAATGGATACTCTTAAAAAGGATGTGGATAAATATGTATTGGTTTGTTCAAATTGCAGAGTAGAAATAAATGAAGGAATTGTTGATATTAGTTTGGAAAGTTGAAATATTTTTCGTATCTTTGTAAAATTAAATAAACGCCTCTATCGTATAGTGGTCGATTACAGCTGATTTGTAATCAGCATTTCGAAAGAAACTCGTCGGTTCGAATCCGGCTAGGGGCTCGGGGTAACTCATATTGAGAACCCGTTCCGATAACATACCCAGAGTGGTTACTTAAACGAAGTGTTATCAAATATTGCGAATGTAGCTCAATTGGTAGAGTACGGCGTTGCCAACGCTGAGGTTGTGAGATCGTAGCTCATCATTCGCTCCATAAGGGTTTCCCGCTTTAAGGTGAAGGACACGCGGGCGGAGACGTTCAGAATTAGTCATTAAACAATTCAAAACCTTAAGTCTATGATGGGAGGGCCCTACCCATTAAATTTTGCGGAAGTAGCTCAATTGGTAGAGCGCCTGCCTTCCAAGCAGGGGGTTGAGGTATCGTACACCTTCTTCCGCTCCGGTCACTTTTTTGTAAGTTAGAGATGAAAGTTCGATTTTATTATATTTATATGTATGAAACGATGCAAAAAATGTAATATAGAATTTGAACCTCAACGAGGATTGTTGAATTATTGCTCATTAGCATGTAGGAACAGTAGAAATTGGACGGTTGCTGATAAATTAAAAAAATCAATTAGTGCTAAAAATAGTGCTAAAGTTATTGAATCAAACTCTAAATTATCTGATAAATTAAAAGAATATTGGTCGGATGAAACTAAAAGATTGGCTCAATCATATCGTATAAAAAATATATGGACTGATGAAATGAGAAAAATTTATTCATCCAATCGAATGGGAGTTAAGCATTCAGCAGAAACAATAGAAAAAATAAGAACTATTCAAAAACAAAGATTAAAGGATAACCCAATGCTGCATCCTAATAGATTATGTGCTGGTATTAATGAAAGTTATCCCGAAAGAATGATTAGGGAATATTTTGAAAATATTGGATATGTAAATGGTATTGATTTTATTCAGCAATTTGAATATAAAGGTTATTATGTAGATTTTTATATACCAAAAACTAATATTTGTATAGAAGTTGATGGTGAATATTGGCATGATAGTTCAAATCAAAAAGAAATTGATAGAGAAAATGAAATAAAGAAAACATATAAATTATATAGATTATCCGCAAAACAAGTATTGAAAAAAGAATACGAAGATTTATTAAAAAATATATTTTCAGAATTGAATTAATATAAAAACTCAAGTACCCGTACAGCTAGAGTAGGGTTAAATTAGATACGATTTCTCAGTTTCAATAACACGCTGGAAGTAGAATGCTTGAGAATATTGCCCGATGGTGTAACGGTAGCACCCATCACTTTGACTGATGTAGTTTAGGTTCGAATCCTAATCGGGCGACTAAAATAGTTTTATGAAAAATTGGAAGAAAATATTAATAATCATTGCGGCAATTGGATTAGCTGCATTTGTAATTTGGAAAATAGTAACATATACAGAACCGGAGTTTCACCCAGAGCCGTTTCCAATCAATAATACAGTTGCCAATCTAACAGGTGGTAAGACTTATTTGGATACAATAGTTCATCTGGCATTAAACGCATTGGATTTTAAGGGATTGGTTGTTGTTATTCAACCATTAACACCTGCAATGCAGTCCGCATTTTCTCAAACATTGGAACTTAAAGCTCAGATTAAACCGGATAGTGATAGTACACTGTTTCATTTGTATATTGGTGATTTAAGTAAATCGGAAGCAATTGGGGTAGTATCGCATGAAATGATACATTTGAAACAATATTATCTAAAGGAATTAGTAGTTAAAAACGATACTGCTTATTGGCAAGAATATCCAATACCTATTACATCTGTGGAATACGAAGCAAGGCCGTGGGAAACTCAAGCTTTTAATTTGAGTAAAGATTTAGAATGGATATTAAAACATAAACTGTATAATTTATACACAAAATAACCGATATGAAATTTAGAAAAATGTTTCAATCTACCGAATTTGAAGTAGTTGATTATGTGAAGGAATATTTGGACGAACATGAAGATATTGAAATTCTAATCGGTTGTGATTCACAAAATCGTTCATCCGAAACCGTATATGCAGTTGTAGTTGCAATGTACAGACCTGGGAAGGGAGCACATATAATTTTCCGCAAATGGAAAACACCAAAGGAATTTAACAGACCAACTCGGTTATTAAATGAGGTATGGTTTTCAGTTGAAGTTGCGGAATTATTAAAAAATGCAGGTGTTAAGAAGCCGAAATGGATAGATATAGATATTAACCCGGACCCTCGTTATAAATCAAATGAAGTATTTCGTCAGGCTGTTGGGCTGGTGGAAGGAATGGGTTATAGCTGCAGATTCAAATCATTAGGCCCAATTACAACGTATACCGCAGATTCATTAGTAAAATCTTAAAAAAACAATTATATGATTAAAGAAACACATTACAATCCAGATTGGCAAATAAATCGAATCAACTTTATACTTGAACGGTATCCAGAAGAATTTTTCAAAGGAAAACGTATTTTAGAATTAGGTTCATATAATGGTTATATTGGTGCACGGTTTGCTGAAATGGGAGCAATAGTACATTGTATAGAGGGTAGGCCCGAAAATGTTCAATACATTAAAGATAACTATCCTAATGTTACTGTGGAATTGGCAGATTTAGATACGACTGATTGGAAATTTGGTAAATGGGATGTAATTATTAACTTTGGGTTGGTTTACCATCTACAAAATTGTCACAAAGAGCATTTGACAAACTGTATTCAAAATACCAATCTTATGTTCTTAGAATCGGTAATATATGATAGTGATGAACCGGAAATATTTACCAGACATGAAATTGGAGCTGATCAATCATTAAGTGAATTTGGGGGAACGCCATCAACTTCATATGTTGAGAATATTTTATCAGAGTATTCAATATTTTACACAAAATACGCAAATTCTGAATTGAACGGTGGTCCTCATCATTATGATTGGGTTGATGTAAATTCTAAAGTACTGGATCAATACGCTCGCAGATTTTGGATAATTAATTCCATTACTATATAACATTTAACAATTATTTAACATTAAAAGCTTGGTTATTCCAAGCTTTTTTTGTATATTTGTGTATTGAGTTTTGAGAGTGTTTAATTAAAAAAAATACATTATGAGTAAATATCAAGCTAAAATAGTTAAAGCGATTAAAGCTGGAGCTAAGTTACAATGTACCGAAGGCGTAAACTACAAGACTTGGTTGGTTTATTCTGATGGTAAAAAAGAAAACGTTAGACGTGATTCAGCTAATAAAGTATGTATAGACTATGAAAGAAAATTAGTATTCGGTGAGTGGTCTGGCATTAGATGGAGAAACATTTAACAATTTCTTAACATTAAAAATTTGGAAATACTGAATAAATGTAGTACCTTTAGGTATTGAGTTTTGAGAGTGTTTAATCCTAAAAAATAAAGATATGAAAACTTATTATGGTGTTGTTTCCTTAGAAAATGAGTTGGTTTCTGAGAGTGAGTATGAATGGGAAGCAATATTGGTTCGTGAATATCACGAAGGTTCAATTGTTAAACAGTATTCAAAATAAAAAGTTATGAATTATATCAATTCGTTGTTGTCAAATGTTGAGTTCGAAAGTGAAGAACAGATTTTAAGTATTAAGAAAACTCTTCAAAATCGTTATAATTGTGAAGTTCGGCCGCGTGGTAGGCATTCTAACCGAAAATTGGTTTTAGGAAATAAGTGGGTAGCTAATACTCAAAATGATATTCCTTGGAGATTGGCCGAAACTGTTTCTTTTTATAATGTTGTTAGACGTAAACGTTAATTATTTAAGTTATGGAAATTCAAAAAGTTATTGAGTGTACAAATTGTGGTAGTGGAAATACTGATGTAATTCTTGGGAACAATGCAAATGGTTCGGTTGTGGTACAATGTTGCCAATGTAAACATATTTGGAAAATAGTAGAACAAGAACCTATAACCTATACGGAGCAGGAAGTGCTGGAATTACTTGAGGCATTCAAAGTTACTTTGGAATTTGCTAAACAGTATAGAATACCTTGTGATATTAAGGTGTTGTTTGAAGGGCATAAAAAGAAATAAAATACATAAACATTTAACAATTTCTTAACATTAAAAATTTGGAATATTGCAAAAAATGTGTTATCTTTGAGTATTGAGTTTTGAGAGTGTTTAATCCTAAAAATTTTGAGTTATGAAAGTTTCAGTTTCTAAAAGAACCAAGTCGATTGTAGGTAAAGAATCTTATGAATCAGTTGCCGCTAAATTCGGTTTCAAAAAGCCGGTGTATCAGAAATACATCATCATCAATGGTGTTCCCCACAAAGCTACGGCTGAAGGTTTAGTTCCGTTAACCAAAGTTAGTTCACTTTAATCTTATCTGTTATGAATGTTGTTACAAATCCTATTGTTACTATGAAATCCGATTTATCGAAAGTTATTGGAAAGGTTGTTTCGGAAGATTTTTCATCTACCGGTCGTGCTAAGTTACTTTCGGTTGGAAATAAATATGTTAGATTTGAAATGATGAAATCACCATATGGATTTGACGGTATAGAAGATGAAGGTAGGATTTACACAAGACCGATACTTTCAGCTTGGAAAACTTTCTTTCGTTAATTTAATTCTATTTTTTATGAGAAAAATTCACCCAAAACCTTATGTTTTTATTGAACGTATGAATGATTTGAAAAATGAGTTGGCTACCGTAATTGGGAAACCAGTGGCTCAAAATCAATCACCTACACTGAACGCAAAGTTGGTGAAGATTAATAAAACCACTTGTACTTTTGAAGTTACACAATCACCATATCGAAGTGGTGATGAATCGAAAATCGGTAAACGTTATTTAGTACCGATTCAATATGCTTGGAACGCTTATTTCTTTTAATATGAAACTATTAAATATAATACTTTGTTTGATATTGGTTATTGGTATGAATAGCATTCTCAATTATCCAATTACATTTATGAGGCAACCGGTTGGCATTGAACCATTAATAGCGGCTTTTGATTTGTTATTTAATCAAATCGTAATTGCATACACGGTTAGTAAGTTTTGGACATGGTTTAATTCAAACATAAAAGAAAAGGTATGAGATACGTTATTTTACCCATATTAGGGTTACTTTATGGTTATTGGACTGTATGCTCTATACATGATTTATTCAACCTAAAGGATGGAACGAAATGGTGGATAGGTGAAATAGCTAGAATATATTGGGTATGCCTGCACGCAGCAGTTATTGTGGTTTATTTAATCGAATTGATTGCACTTTTTTGGTAAACAATTAAAAATTATATATTATGATTTCAATAAAAGAAAGGGTGATTATTTTGATATTATCCATTGTGACTATTATGTTATTATGTATCGCATTTGGATTTAAGTTGGAGACCAGTAATGTGATTGGTATGTGTGGTGGTGCATTTGGGTATCAAATTGCAGATTACTTTATTCAAAAACGTAAAAACAAATAAAATTATACAGTATGGCAACTTTTAGAGTAGATGATATAGATATATCTCCTGATGATTATATCTATGAATGTTCGGAAAACGAAATTAAGGAATTGATATCCTGTCTTAAAGAAGAAGGACACTTAACAAGTGATGAATATGAACCGGCGGAGTTTGAACGGATGGGTGATGGTGAACGTATGTTTGAAAAGGCTTTACACAATCTACATACTAAGTGGAATTTATTAAGTAAAGAAGATGAAGAAACAATTTTAAGAATTAGTAAACAATTTTAATTATGAAAACATTTGAAACAGTTTTAGGTGGTATTGTTATTTTGGTGGGTTCGTTGTGTTTAATTGCAGCTGTGCTTGGATACCCGCTGATGTTATTGTGGAATTGGTTGATGCCAATCTTATTTAAGTTGCCGGAAATTACGTTTTGGCAGGCAGTTGGGTTGAATGTGTTATCGGGTATTTTATTTAAGTCATCATCAACATCATCAAAAAAAGAATAATATGAAAAAGTTATTAGTATTAGCAGTAATTGTAGCCGGTCTATTTACGGTAAGTTGTACAGAAAATATTCGGGCACGCCATTGGGGTGGAACTGAAAACATTCAGTTAGAATCAGGAAATCGTGTGGTAAATGTAACATGGAAGGAAGGAAATGTCTGGATACTTACAAAGCAAGATGCTACCACAAAACCTACCGTATATACCTTTGCGGAAAAATCGAATTGGGGAGTTATGCAAGGTAGTATCGTTATTGTTGAAAACTAAAAGTTATGTTAGATTTAACATTAGATGAGCAGATTTCCATTAACGAAATACTGATGGAAGCGGCAGCATACGGATTGAGAAACGATGTGGACATGTTGGCTATTGAATACATTGAAATGGGTGTATTTCCAACCGAAGCATATGAACTTGCGTATTGTGATTTAACAGAGGATTATTGAAATTGTAAAAAAAAATGATAACGAGAGAATTTCTTATAGAAGGACATGATGCATATACATTATCACCTGACGAGTTGGGGGTAAATGAAAGCGGATGGACTATAACAGGTGACGTACATGAAGATTATTATGAATGGGTGAATGAGTTTGAAGCGAGTCATCCGGTTTATGGTAGAGTTTGGGGTGATTTTGAACAAATAGTATATGCAGACAGTGATGCTGGGTATGTCCATTTTTTTGAAAATCATACTCCGCAAAGTTGGGATTATTGGGATATTTAACATTAATTTAACATTGAAAGTTTGGAAACCCCAAACTTTTTTTGTATCTTTAAGTATTGATTTGAGAGAGTTATGAAAAGATCAGAAGTAAAAAGGCTTTCGGAAATGGTACTTGAAAAGGTTGTAGAACGTTATGGTAACAGTAAGTTCCAACCAACTACTCCGTATTTATCATTAGAAACATCACCTTATTCGGATGCTAAAGACCCAAACGCAAAGGGTGTGTTTATGTTCGATGATAATGAGATTGTGGTTTACTGGAAGAATATGGGTAGTTTGGAAGAGTTGGCAAGAACGATTGTTCACGAATATCAACACTATTTACAATCACCACGTTGGTTTTCACGTTACTATTCGATGGGGCACACTTATGAAACACATCCGTATGAAGTTAAAGCTTACGCTGAAGAAGAAAATTGGAAATCTGTACTAAATTAAAAAGTTATGTGGAAAAGATTAAAATCGAAACTGTTAACGAAGTGGTTTATTGAGTGGGTTAATGATGAATATGATTTGGAACTGTTAGCAGCAACCCGCCAATTGATTCAGAAGCAAGAACAACAAATTAAGTGGTACATTCACTTTGGTAATCGGATAGAAATTAAAGGATTTGGAAAATAAAAGATAATAAATGCAAAGTCAATTTTTGAATGTAAATGGTGAACAGTTTCAACTAATACGAAAGTTCAATACCGGTGGTTGGTTTGATAAGGCAGTTGAAACGTTTGGTGGTGAAGAAATATGTAGGCAATATCATTGTGATAAGTTGCTAAAAGATAGTAACGGTGTTTTTTATTTAGTAAATGAAGTAACCGATGCTATGATTGTATTGCCGGTGGAAGAAAGTGAAACACAAAACGTATAATAGTAATAAAATGAGATATACAGTAGGAATTGTAGGGTATGGGTTCGTTGGTGAATCACAGGCATATGCATTTGCTCCGATAGCAGACATAAAAGTATATGATATTGATGAAAAGAAATGCACCCATTCGTTGGAAGATGTATTAAATCAGCAGTTTGTATTTATATGTTTGCCAACTCCAATGTTGGAAAACGGAAAGCAAGATATATCATTGATTGATAATTTCTTTAAGCAAATTGAATATTACGATACGCCCGATACTATTTTTATAATAAAATCAACAGTACTACCCGGAACAACAGATGAATTACTTACTACCTATTGGAGAAAGATTGTATTTTGTCCCGAATTTTTAACTGAAAAGAACGCCAAATTGGATATGCTTACCCAACCTCGTATCATATTGGGTGGTAATCGTATATGGTTGTCGTATGTACAAGAATTGTTTGAGGCCAGATTTGGTAATAAGCATTATATCTTAACAGATAGTACATCTGCTGAAATAATAAAGTATATGTGTAACAATTTTTTATCAGTTAAGGTATCGTTTGTAAATGAATTTTATGATTTGGTAGAAACAGTTGGTGCTGATTGGGATTCTGTAATTGAAGGATTTGTATCAGACCCTCGTATTGGTAATTCGCATACACAAACTCCCGGACCCGATGGTAAGCGTGGATTTGGTGGAACTTGTTTTCCGAAAGATATAAATGGTATGATTGAATTTAGCAAAGATATGGAAGTTGATATGGATGTATTAAAATCCACATGGAAAACAAATTTAAGAGTAAGACCTGAGCAAGATTGGAAGGAATTGGAAGGTAGAGCAGTAACTAAAAAAATTAAAGAAGATGGGAAAAGTTAAAGAACAATTATTGAACGAAGCACTTCCGCATGAAGATATTCGTGATAGTATTTATGAATTGGGTATTGAAGAATATGTGGATTATATTGATAAATCCAAAAACGGATGGTATGAAAATTTGGAAAGGGAATCTAAACTATTCAAAGATATATCAGATGAACAATATTATTCATCAGATTTTCTATTAGCATTGGATTACGCATTTGACCAAATTAAATTATCACCTGATGAAATTGGTACTGATGTATATATCGACTTATTAAAAGAGCAGGTCCTAATTTATTTGAAAAGTATTATCGTATAATCATTATTTGGTTGAGTAGTTGATATTTATTGTAAACCAATAAACTATTGACTATGGCAAACAACAGGGTGTATGGCTGGAAACGACAAGCTCCAGACCACAGGGATTTAATTTATAAGGTAAGTGAACATACAAAACTACCAAAATCGGTTGATTTAAGACCAAACTGTCCGCCGGTGTATGACCAAGGTTCTTTGGGTTCATGTACCGCTAATGCGATTGCTGGCGCAATTGAGTTTGATTTTCTGAAACAAAAGCATGAAGATTACACACCGTCTCGATTGTTTATTTATTACAATGAACGATTGATTGAGGGTACACTTTCAGAAGATGCCGGAGCAGCATTGCGTGATGGTATAAAAACGGTTAATAAGTATGGAGTTTGTAATGAAACATTATGGCCTTACAATGTAAATAATTTTACAACAAAGCCAAGTGATGATGCATATACAACCGCATTGACCGACATTGTTACAAAATACGAAGCATTAACAAATATACATTCTTACAAAGCAGCATTGGCAGCTGGGTATCCATTTGTATTCGGATTTTCCGTATATGGGGCATTTGAATCAGAGGAAGTAGCAGCTACTGGAATTGTACCACAACCCGATTTGAACGATGAATTTATGGGTGGCCATGCAGTTTGTGCGGTAGGATATGATGACGACAAAGAATGGTTTATCGTAAGAAACAGCTGGGGACCGAATTGGGGAGATAAAGGATACTTCTATTTACCATATTCTTATTTCAAACCGGGGCTTTCTGATGATTTTTGGGTAATTTATTTTATAGCATAAATTTCTCAATTATTTAACATTAAAAGCTTGGTTATTCCAAGCTTTTTTTGTATCTTTATAGTGTGTTAAAATAATAAGTTATGAATATAGGAAACATTATCGATTATCAAAAACTTGCATTTGATAGAGCAATAGAACTGTATAAAGCAAGATACACATTTCAACGTCCATTTGAGTTTGAATTGATGGGAATTTTAGTTGATTCGAGTTTTGTTATTGTTACGTTTATGGAAACAAAAACAACTCAGATTGATAGGCAGATGATATTATTTTCAGAATTGGATTTATCGGCTGAAGATTGGGATCATTATGTGGCAACACAAACACAAATATCCGAATGGAAGGAAGGGGTATTATGAAACAAAAACCATCACTACTAATATGTTCATGTCATAATACAGAGCATCAAATGATTTTCTTATTTGATGAATGGGATGATACGGATGGTGCAGTTTATATTCACACCCATTTGAACAAAGGAGGATTTTGGTATAGGTTGAAGTATGCCGTAAAATATATCTTCGGACACCAAAGTAGATATGGTGCATTTGATGAGTTCATCATTAAGCCGGAAGATGCCAATGAATTTGAGAAAGTGATTAAATACTTAAAACGAAACGAAATCAAATAATTAAATTATGAAAAAGTTACTTAAAAAATTGGATTGGTGGTTTGACATCAATATTGCTTATTACTTTTACAATGGTAATAAGATGCACCGTTACTATGAATACCTTGAACGGAAATGGGGAATTAAACCGGCAACTATTCGAGAAAACGTATTGGAATTAAACGCAGATGCGGTTTTATGGGATGATTTGGATGAAGCTATAATTGGAATATCAGATGATAATAGAGTAGTTTACAGTATTCAAAAAATGATTACCGAACTTCAAAAAAATAATAAGTGGACATATGAAGAAGCAGATGAGTGGGTAAATTATAATATAACAAGTGCTTATGTTGGCGAGTTCACACCGATACATATTTATGAATTTTAACAAAGGTTATTTATGAAAAAAACATGCAATACTTGCACTTATAAAAGTGAAATAGCAAATTCACATCGTATTACTTGCCATTACTATTGGGAGAATAAACATCTATTGTACACATCACCCGCATCATTGAGTGATATATCGGATTATGCAAAGACAAGTGGATGGTTTGATTTTCCGTATGATTTTGATCCACTTTGGATTACAACGGACTGTAATGGTTATAAACGTGAAATTGATGAACCGATACTTTACACTAATGAATTTTAAGTTATGGAAGAAACTGCTATAATAATCGAAAATACTTATATCGTTGATTGGCAAATGGCAACCACAATTACAGTTACTAATGGATAGAGAATTATTTATAATATCCGCATATTGTCCGGCATTGGAACAGCAAATTCAGTTAAGAAATTTGGTCTATAAAATTAAAGAAGAGGGACGAAATGTATTATTGGTATCACATACGCATACACCAGATGATATAGTAAAGCAATGTGATTATTATTTTTATGACAAGGATAATTTACTTATTGATGCTTGGAAAACTGTGGGTAATTGGTATTGGTATTCCGGTGATTTAAGTATGAACACTTACTTTAGTCTATTCAATTATTCTAATTATAGTGTACCGGCATTAAAACTGATGTTTCATGGGTTATTATTGGGTAAGGAATTGGGATACAATAAAGCACATTTTTTGGTGTATGATACTGAAATCTTAAACTTTACTGTTTTTGATAAAAATAATCTATTGTTGGATGAGTACGATGCCATTGCATACAACATAAGAGAAGATTTCAATCCAATGCCGGCGGGATACTACATTGCTTTTAATTTGGACGGATATAGTTATGATGATTTAAGATTCGATCAAAACCGATTGGTAGAAGAACTGTCAGCATCAGATGAAGGCAATATTGGTGAGATAAGTATGATGAAAAACTTCTTATCATCTAAACGATTCTCATTTGATCCAATATCCAAACTGGATTCTGATTCGATACGTGTTAATCTAAGCCATACATCGGATTCAACATATCTTGCCAAAAATGTTATAGCATGTGCCTGTGTTAGAGAAGTATCCGGCATTGAAGATGGTGTAATATTTTTTATAAACAATAACGGTGGTATGGATATTAAGATTGAAATATTATTGAATGATTCAAAATGGGTGGCTGTTACGGCAAATCCGTTTGAATGGCGATACATTTATCTATGTACCTTAGCCGAACTGCAAAATATCAAATTTTATATGGATGGCAAACCATTGCGTGAGATGGATTTTGTAAATGATATTCCAATCGATATTTTTAAGAAAAGAAGTGTATTTAGAACACCATAAATTTGGAAAATCCATTATTTTTTCGTATCTTTGTATCATTCAAACTATAAAACAATTAAAACATAAAAAGATGACATTAAATCAGGCTCTAAAGCGAAAGAACAAACTTGCATTAGAAATTAAGAATTTATATGAAATTCTTAAAACTCAAAATTCTTTAGAAGAATCAGCTCCACGTAGATATTCAATTAAAACTACATTGGATACTATTAATCAAAAGATTTTAGAATTATCAAAACTGAAAGCAAAAATACATGGGGCAAATAAACCGATGTACGAACAGATTTTTTTAATTGCTGAACTAAAAGGTTTGGCAAAACAACTCAAACAGATGCCAACCGATGAAGGTAAAGTATCGCAGAGGTTTGGCGGTAGTAGTGAATCAAAGACAGTTGAAATTGACATTGCATCGAAAAACGATATTGTATCTTTTTTAGAAAACAGTATCGATGAATTGCAAGATACATTGGATAAATACAATGCAGTTACTACTATAAATTAATTTAGTGATTGGGAACGATGATGATTGAGTTAAATAGATAATTCTACCCATGGCAGTTTGCCGGACTGTGATAATTGATAATGATAAAAATCTAGTAAAAATTCTATATTCAATTGGTCAATCTTTAGGCACATCAATTCTTAAAATTCATTGAAACTGTTATCTACTTTAGTTCTTTTGGATTCGTTCCCTACACTATTATTAATTTATATCACTAATACGGAGTTCATAATATTTATATAGGTATTAAACTTAACTTATTATGAAAAACCGTATTAGTAATTTTATTCTAAATGTGGATGCTTTACATGTAGTTATTGCAATAATAATAATAACTATATTAGATGTGTGGGTGTTTCCATTTACATGCATCGGTGATTACATTACCAATATTGCATCTGGATTAGCAGGTGGGATTGCTGGAGCATATACATATCGACGTATTAAACAAAAATCATTAAAATAATAAAAAATAAAGGTTATGAAGTGTATTAAATCAGAAGTTGGGGTTATAGATAGAGTTAATGACGCATTGGCAGAAACGAGAGTTAATACCGGTGAGTGGAGTTATGTAGCGAAATCCGAATGGAAATCATTACGAATTAATGTTGGTAAGAAAGTAAAAGAAAAGAATACAGTTGATTCGCCCGAATCTAATACTGTAAATACTCAAATAACAGATGCAGTAACTACACCTAAGAAAAAGAAAAAGGAAAGAGTAGCTGACGAGAAATCAAAATCAAAGAAAAAGAAGTAATTTATGTTGGATGATGTAACGATAATACTTCAAGGTAGAATTGACGAAGAGTGCTTTAACCTTTGGTTGGCTAATTATTCGGAGTACAATGTAGTAATATCGACATGGACAGACTGCTCTATTGATTTTTCAAAAATAGAATTGCCAAGCCATTGGAAATTGGTAAAGACAACATATCCATATACTAGACTTACTACGGATTCCAATTTGGATTATCAAGTAATAACTACACTTAGTGCTTTATATGCAACTAATACCAAATGGGTAATTAAGATGCGATTGGATGAATATTGGTCTAATATGGAAGTGGTATATCGAAAAATGATATTGGATGAAAAAAAGATAGTCTGTGGTTCTATGTTTTTTAGACCTATGATAAATCAATATCCATGGCACATATCCGATCATGTAATGGGCGGTACTGTTGATAATATGAAATTAATGTTTGAAAAAACATTACATAATCTGGAAATAAAACTATGGGATTATCCTATACCAGAATCCCATTTGGGATTGGCATATGTTATGGCAAAAGAACCGGATTTAGATAGTTTGCCAAACATTTCATATTATCTAAAAAAAGTTGATATAACAAAATCCGATTCTGAAATCAAAACAACAGTAAATGCATCGGTAGCTATGGTGGTTGATACTGCTATTAAACTACTTACTGATGCAATTATGGATGGCGATATCCCAAATTGGAAAGAAATGCATCGTAAATTACTATATAGCAAAGAAGTATTGAATGAAAGTATCAAATGTGTTGAGACTAAATTTGTTGATCATATAGATTACGCTAAATATCTTCCAATTTGGTTTGATATTGTGGATGTTAATCAATTAAAACCATATATTGCCACTCAATCATATGATATATGGGGTGATGGGCCGGGTCGTATTTGGTATCGTGATAATTTCGATAATAAAGATTGCATAACTCACTTTTAACTAAAAAAATTTGGAAATACGAAATATTATTCGTATATTTACATTATTAAATTAATAAAATGAATGAAGTAACATCTTGTCCGATAACGGGCGATACTGAACGGTTTACATATATCAATTTGGGTGATATGCCATTGGTTAACAATTTATGCGATACTATGGATGAATCGTTTAAGTGTGATACATATCCATTAGCGGTTCAATATTTTACTAAAAGTAAACTATCCTGTCTTACTCACAATATCGATCCGGATTTGGTATTTTCGCAATATTCATATAAATCAGGAGTAATCAAGCCATATGCCGAACATTGTAGAGAAATGTTTGATTTTCTAAATGATTATGCTAAGTTACACATACCCGGAATTACGGTGTTAGATATTGGTGGAAATGATGGAACTTTATTGAAAGAATTTTTGGGATTAAATCCAAAGCTGGACGTTCTAAATGTTGATGCATCGGAAAATCTAACTGAAGTGAGTTTTGTAGAAAATCACATACCTACCTTAAACGCATATTGGGGGGTTGAAACCGCTAAGCAATTAAATCGCAAATTCAAATTAATAACATCAACCAATGTTTTTCAACATACGCCACCAATAAAAGATTATGTTGAGGCAGTTGCTATGAGTTTAGATACCAATGGATTGTGGTGTTTAGAATTTCCGTATTGGAAGGAAAGTATGGAAACTAAACAATATGATCAGATTTATCACGAACACGTTTATTATTATTTAGTAGAGCCACTCAAATTATTATTTGACCAATATGGTTTGGATATTATAAAGATTGTAAAACAGCCAATACATGGTGGTAGTTTACGATTACTTATAGCTAAAAAAGAAGATAAATGGCCAATATGCGGTAGTGTTGATGATCATATTTATTTTGAACAATATCTTACATCTGACTACTATAAGGGTTGGGGTACTGATGTTCAGCTTTATATGGATACTTGCTGGGAGTTTTTAGCAGAATTGAAAAGTGAGGGAAACAATATAGTTGGATTTGGTGCAGCAGCAAAAGGGTGTGTATTTCTTAACAGTGTTGGTATAGATAATCTTACATTGGATGTTGTTATTGATGATACCGATTTGAAGCAAGATAAATACATTCCCGGTACTGGTATTCAAATTAAGAGTAGGGAATACTTAAAGAACCATAAAGTGGATTACATTTTAATCCTAGCTCACAATTTTAAGGATGCCATTATGGAAAGTTTGAAAGATGAATACAATGGTAAATTCATTATAATGTTTCCCACAATACAAATACTTTAATATAAATTAATATGTTACTACTAATCAAACTGTATTTAACTGCTATTTTCACATGCGTATTGGCGTTTACATACCATACATACAAACTACAAAATACCGTTGGTGACCGTTTGGATTACGACAAACACCAATATTATAATAAACGTTCGATTGCATACGGTTCAATGGCTGTTGCACTGACTATTATTGGGTTGTTAATTATAATTTGGATTTAGTATGAATGGTACAATTGTAATTTTCATAATGCCGTCCGAAGTAGAAGATTTGGCATTGACTCTGTATAACTTAAAACGATCTTCGATATTTCGTAACACTGATAATATTAAATTGAAAGTTGATATTGGGGTATGTTTATCGGATGAAGTAACCGATTGGTCGGCATCAAAACTTTCACAAGACTATGTGAAAGGACGTGTGACTGAATTATGCTTAAAGTATCTAAATTGGTGTGAATATGATTTGTTTTTTGAGTATGGTGCTGAGGTGTTAGGGTGTGATACGTTTCGTAAACGAAGTTGGAAATCGAATATAAATACTGATTTTTTCATATGGTTAGATTGTGATATGATATTCCCCGATTCAAGTTTACAGTGTATAGAAAATACATTTGAAACTATCAAATCAAACGGATATGATGATATGATTATCACACCACAAATAATAAAACATTGGGATTCATCTTGGAATATTATATCAAATAGTCTATATGCTAATCATACATTTGATGATAGGATGAAGTTAGATGTATATACAGAATGTATTTCACAAAATAGTAATTCTGGCTTCTATGTTACACAGTTGGATACTTTCAAATTCGCAGGTGGGTGGTTTACATTGATTTCCAAATCTCTTTTAGATAAAATAGGAATACCTGATTCATTTGGGCATTATGGTGCATTGGATACATTTATTCAAATATGTGCTAGTATTATGAAACAAAATGGACATGCGGTATCGCAATATGTAATTATGGATTTGGTTGTGAGTGAGTTATACAATCGTAGATGTAATGAATTTATTTCAACGCAATTTGTGAGTATTGGTGACAAGAATGAGTTCTCTAAGCCAACTAAAGATAATTTTACTATTGAGATACAAAACTTTAGGAAACGATGGTGTGATGAATAAAAAGAAAAAGCCAGATTTGGTTGTATGGAGTGAAGAGCGTGGATATTATCAGCAGAGCCTTCCATACGGTACAAATACAGGTGCACCTGCAATTAGTATAGAAAATGTCCAAGGTTGGAAACAAACACAGGCATTGGAGGTTAATAAACTATTCAGTACAAAATATGATGAACTGAAGTCACAGATGATTAATCTGCTTGATGAAGTGAGATGGAATGAGTTAGTATACTCGTCTGTTTTTAATTTTACTCCATTGATAGGTGAAACTTATTATTTATATGAGAAAGATGATGGTACTACCTTTTTATCATTGATTTCGCCAAATGAATGGGCACAAAAGTTTATAGGAGCAACAAAGGTAGACTCAACTAAAAAATGGATAAAGTTATGAGAGAACAAAGTGTAAGACATTGGACGGCTGGATTTGATGATGGTTCGTTTTTACATGAGTGGCGTGGGTTTGCGCCATTTTGGCTAGGTTGCTTTTATGGTGAGAGTAAGTGTAATGGTGGTGAGGAAAAATATTCACATTGTTATGATTTCTGTTCTGGGATTGGTGATGTTGAGTGGTGGATAGCGGACGAGATTGCTAAATTATCAGTAGCAGAGCAAGAAGAGATGTATCAACTGATGGTACGAAACAAAGCAATTGATGATAAAATCACATACGATGCCATAAATATGATAGCAAGTGTGCTTGGGGTTGAGAAACATCATATATACCGATTAGGAAATCGCCACATCATTAAATTGGTAGAATGCAAAACAGAATCCATTGAAGATGAATACAAGAGGGCAATCAAAGGTGTAGGATTAAATACCGTAGCTACCGAGTATGACCCATTTTATAAGTTTATTTGCGAAAAATATACAGATTTGGAAGAACATGAATATACTAATAAATTTGTAATATCGTACATATCCGGCCACCGGGTAGTAGAAATAAAGGTAAGAGAACGAATCCACAAATTGGTAACAGAACATTTTTCGGAAGATGTTGTTGAAGTTAGTGAATTGTTGGAATTTATATGTAAAATAGCAGAATAAGATATGAACATTATTTACGATATTAACGATTTTTCTTGGAGCAGAGATGATAATTCATTTTATGCAGATGCTGCTTTTTTAAGCCCAATCTATGGTGATTATCATTGTGCATTTCCAAATGGAAAGAAACAGTTCTACATTGAGAACTCTGGAACGGGTCATTTCAGACGATTTACGTTCGTGTCCGAATTTGAACGAATCAATATGGGTGATGGAGATTTTGAACCACATTCACTTTGGGAATTTATAAGTGAAGATGGAATATTTTGCCGAATTGGTATAACAATATAATATTAAACTAAATGAAACGATTTCACGGAATGATGCCTCAAAATGAGGTTAAGATACATAAAACTGTTAAAGTAGGTACACCACCTGTTACAGTTGTAATACAAGCTGGTGATAAGGGATGGACAATACTATATGCTGATCATTCTTCTGAATTTGAGGATGTTGAAGATAGTGCCGAAAACAATTACAATAAAGCATTCGATATTCTAAATCAACACGTTACTGATAACATAGAGTTGGATAAATTAAAAGAAAATACAAAAATTGATGATCAAGAATAAAACAATTGCTTTAATAGCACATGATGCTCGGAAAGCAGATATGGTAGAATGGGTAGACCATAACGCATCTACATTGATGAGAAATAAAATGGTATGTACTGGAACTACTGGAGCGTTGATAGAAACTGCACTAACAATACATGTGGGAGACGGTGATTATATTCCACCAATAATTAAAATGAAATCCGGTCCTATGGGTGGTGATGCACAAATTGCGGCTATGGTTGTTGAAGGTAAGGTTGATCTTTGTGTATTTCTAATTGATGATTTGACAGCAAACCCGCATGAAGCCGATATTCAGATGTTATTGAGGCAATGTAGGATACATAACATTCCTGTTGCATGTAACAGACATTCGGCAGACTTGATGATTACATCGGATTTGTGGGGTACGAAATACAAACCAACAGAGCCAAGATATACTAAATTTAACAGATAAAATATGAGCAGTAACACATTAACACACGCAGAGAAAGAAATCGAAATTCTTTTAAGAACATCAACCGATCCAGATGATAGACCGATTATCGAAGAGTTTATACCGGAAATATTGGCATTGGTTGATAAGTTTGGTAACTCCGGCCAATCTGGAGGTTCAGCACCGTACACTGCCAACGCAATAGCAAATGCGGTCAAAAAGTTATGTTTGCAGGAGACAATAGCTCCATTGACTGGAGAAGATAGTGAATGGTATGAAGTGGGACGTTTTGGACCTGATGATAATATTATTCAAAACAATAGAGAATCTGCGGTATTCAAAGATGGTAAGAATGCTAGACCACATTATTTGGATGCCGTTATTTTCAAAGGTGAAGATGAATGGGATCAATTTACAGGTACAGTTGACGATATTTGTAGTAGGCAATATATTAAATCATTCCCATTTACACCTAAACGATTTTATATCGATGTGGTAATAGAGCAACTGCCGGAAGATTGGACAGAAGAGCCATATTTTGAAGGCAAGGATTGGTATGATACTGCCGAGTTTGAGCAAACCGGAGTAAAGAATTGGCATAAAGGTAAGTATCGGTATCACATTAAAGACCGTAGTCAATTGGACGAAGTATTTGAATATTACGATAAATTTGAACGGCAATGAAAGGAGTTACAGCATTATTTATAGTACTTTGGTGTGCTATTACATTTATACCAATGATATTCTTATTGTTGGATTTGGCTGTTAGTGGCAGAAACAGTTTACTGAACAATCTTATTGATGAAATTAATCGTTTTAATTAAATCCGTATGGAAAAAACTACTATTATGCTCAACGCTAAATTGCTATTATGTAAAATGGTAGGTTATGCCATTACCATTTAACACACGGTATGAAGCTGGGTATTACTATTCGAAGTTGGATAGTAATACTGATTATATTCGTATAACAGATATTCACGATTACTTTGAAGCAAGACGATTGAATAAATTATATGAATATGATGGGTACTCTATGAATAAAATTGATGAAACCTCTATTGGAATTAAATCTTATATAAAATGCTGACAATCGAAAATATTGAAAAGTTTGTATATAGTATCAATGATATTACTATACGATACGAAGGATCGGAGTATGAACTACCTAACAATGGTTTAGTTGCTAACGCATATTATGAGTTCAAAGTAATAGAGCCTATTAATAGTAAACTTGTAAACGGAAATCATTCAGCAGTAAAAGGACACATAAAATTACACCGCATTGCTGATCACAAATACAAAGTAGAATGGCTACCAACTTTTGGTAATAATGTGGTACGTTGGATAACACCACAACAGCTAAAAACACCGGAATCATTTAGAAACTGGATAAGTGAAATAAATTTAACATCAAATAAACAAAGATTATGAGTAGAAGTAACGAATTTAATGAACAAAACGTTGTGGGAAACTTGCCACAAGATGACCGAATTGTTGGCCAAGATTTCCGACCAGAGACTGTTGTAAATGAACGCCCTAAAATTAGAAGAATTGAAATCAACGAACTGGATCATGGGTATACCGTCCAAGTAGGATGCCAACATTTTGCGATTGAAAACGGAAATCGATTGCTGGCACTATTATCTGAATACATTGGAAATCCAAAGAACACTGAAAAATTATATTTCGATGGTACTTTATTTTCAGACAGACCAAATTATAAATAAACAAAGATCATGAAAACAGTAGAAATTAGTGAAGATACTCTAAGAGGTGTATTTTTAATCTTATGTGACATGCCAACCGATCACAGTACGGATGAAGTTTATCAGGCAGCAATACCAATTATGAATAAAGCACATCAAGATATTATAGATATGGGTAATGCCCGTAGATATGATAGTAGGGGTGCAGATTTATAATCAAACAAATCAAATCCGAACTCGGACATACTAGATAAAAAAAATAAAGCTAATACCATGACTACTAGTAATAAGGCAATAGAGACGACTATAAACATAAATGCAATAGCAAAGATAACACTATATCCAACTAGACCCTATATAGAGAATCTTACATATAGGCCAGAAGGAAGGTATGAAGTACCTGATACGTTATTTAATGCATTCAGAAGGTTACTACATCTAGAACCTAAGACCGAATACCTAACGGAAGGGTGGATTACGCCAGATGGGATGGAATGGAATCCGGATGAATACCATCCAGTATATCGTCTGGATACCGAAACACGTACAGTGTGGAAGCAGGCAGTGGTTACGGTAGAATTTAAGAATCATAAGCGGTGGGTGGAAAAGGTGTTCCATACCGATGCCGAAGCCAGAGAGTTTGTCCAACACCTTACTATGTTTAGTGATAGTAAGTTCATTACCTTTATAAACGAATGAGATTTAAGAAAGCAATAAGAACCTAAGAACGGAAGTGGGGTGCGAATACGTTATACCGATAATAGCCGGTAATTCAACGGCTTATGGGGCAGCAATCGTATCCTACGGACGTGGGTAGTGTGTATGGAGACAGGGACAGGAAGTTTTCGGTAGGACTAGGTATCATATGACACAACGTGACACTTTGTTACACCAAATGATTGAGAGGGGTTATGATGATAGGCAAATATAACGGCCCATATCCCTTATACCAAGCTGGAGTAAATATATATACCAATTATATTTTTTCCATATACGCGAAGTTTTTCTAGCTTATTAGAACTTTATTAGAACTTTATTAGAACTTTTTTTAGAATATTTATTAGAAATTATAACAATTAAATGATAGGATTATGGATAGGAAATTAATTAGATTAGCCGTAGAAGATATAAATCTAACGGAAGTTGAGAATAGTGTGCTAGTACAAACGGCTGGCGATACTGATTTTATTTTTGATGCTGAAGTATTCGATGTACTGATTGAACGGTATTTAGAACTGATGGGCTTGGGGATTGATACGAATCATTTTTGCGATTGCGAAGATGGTGAATGTGAAGGATGTGGCGATGATGTAGAGAAGGAAGTGTGGTAAAATAACAATTCGTAAGCGTAAGCATATCAATTACTTACAAAATGTTACACATGTCAACGTGTCGACAGAACACTTTGTTACAAAGCCATTGAATTGGCTATCATTATGTAAATAATTAGTATAGTTTAACATAATTTAATATAATATCAATTAAAAATAAAAGTTTATGATATTTATTATATATTATGTTAAACTATTTAATTATGGATTGGAAACGCGTATATTTAGAAATTATAGATAGAGCTCGGACTAGAGTTATACAAAAAGGAATATATAGGGAAACGCATCATATTGTTCCTATATGCATGGGTGGAGAAAACACAAAAGAAAATAAAGTAGAGTTAACATACAGAGAACACTTTATTTGCCACCGAATATTACATATTATTTTTCCAAAGAATAAAGAATTAGCATCGGCATTTCATATCAGTGCCTATGGGACAAACGCAAGAAAAACTCGTAAGAGTGGAGTGTTGTGGTGTCCTTCTTCACGTGCGCTTGAAGCTGCTCGTATAGCTAAAATCCACGCTCGTACTGGTACGCATCATAGTGAAGAAACTAAAGCCAAAATGGCTGAAACTCACCGATTGAGAAAGGAAATGGGTACACCTCGAAAACCCAGCCCACCACTTACTGAAGAAACTAAAGAGAAAATGCGGCAGGCCAAATTAGGAAAGAGCCGTGCACCGTTTACCGAAGAGCATAAAGCCAAATTGAGAGAAGCACGGGCTAATAGAAAATCCAAGTAAATATTCCATTAGTGTGTTATGTTAAACCGTTTTTGTAACTGATTGATTATCAGCACGTTGATAAATCAATACTATTTAACCTAATATAAGTTATAAGACACGGATTTAACATAATAATATCCGCACTGATACTCAATGAGTTAGAAGCCTTCTGCATGTGAATATACCGTAATCGTTTGTAAATGAATGGGTTAGCCCGCTTACGAATTGTTACGGTATTGTGCGTCAATCGGTTACGAAAGCCGGTATGAATAATACCTAACAGTATATAAATTATGTTAAGTGAAGCAGATACCGACAATCGTATTATGTTAAACTGAAAGCCAATCAATAAAAATATTATGTTAATGGGGATATACATGCCGGTCGGACAAAAGATTTAACATTGGCTTAACATTATTTAACAGTTATTATTTGGAATGTCCGCATAAATGTAGTATATTTGAAATATCAGTTTGAGAGTTATTATTCATTAAAAAACAAAGACGATGACAGCAAATGAGATGATGGAGTTACAGAGTGAGTTAAAGGCATGGTCCGAAAGAGAACGTTCGGTAGAAGAAATCGCAAGGATGGAAGCGGAGAGTGAAGAGTTCAGAATCATGCTGACCGAAGCGTTATCCCAGCCACCACTAACTCCGGATGCAGAGTTGGACTTGGCGATAGAGAGTTGGGGCTTATATTCACCCGAAGATTACGAATACTTTTATGTATTGGCAAAGAAGTTGGGCAGATATAATGAGGTAAGAAACCTCAGTTCGGCCTTATTTGAATAAGAAACGTTAAGAGAGATGAGTTATGACATATACTGACAGATATGCGTTTTTAGTTAAATTCCTTAAAGATAACGATGCTCATACTAAATGGCAACACAATCGTAACGTTAAGGATATTTTGGAAATAATAACAGATGAACCACAACATGCTTTCACAGCCGCCTTTAAGTGGTGGGATACTCCAGAAGGACATGATTATTGGGAAGCACTGTATTGGAAATGGATGGGTAATTTTAAGTAAGATATGACGATAGACGAACGACAATTTATGTTTGAACAATTTCTTCAGAGTAAGGATTGTTATAATGTATTCATACAGAACTGTAAGAAGTATAAGCAGTCGTATGATAACGATATGAAATCATTGGTAATGTCAAGCTTACCATTCAGTTGTATTGACCATGCTTTCACATGGAAAGCTACCGATGAAGGACATGATTATTGGAATGATTTGGCAAGAGAATGGTCAGAAAAATTTAAGGTATATGACAATAGAACAACGTAACGAGTTTGTCATCAATTGGTTACGACAAGAGGGGTTATATGATAGCTACCGTACCGCCTTTAGAGCCAGATGTGCTAAGGACAATGTAGGAGTGGATAAAAAGTGGAATGATCTGATGTCGATGGATGAACCATCCGATATATTCTCAGCCGCATTTGCATTTGGTGATACGCCAGACGGGCATCTGATTTGGCCGGATGCTGCAATTCGATTCTGTAAACAATTTAAGTAGAACACAATGACGATAGAACAACGTAAAAAGTTTTTAATAGAGTTCCTAACCAACAGAGGGGCTTACACCGGATTTGTGGCAAACATAATAGCACATCATCCTAATGTGATTGTTGGTAGTTTTATTATAGATTTAGTAACTAGCAATAATCCACAGATCGCCATAGGTGGTGCATTTCCGTGGGATGACTCACCCGAAGGTCCGACGTATTGGTCGGTATTAAGAGAAGAATTTGTAAATCAATTTAATCCGATAGAAGAATGACACCAGAACAACGTAAATTAGTATTGTATCGATTCCTGTCCGACCGTGATGCATTGGGGCATTGGAAACAGAATGTGGAGAATAACACAGACAGTATGTGGCAAAGTGCAGAATCAGCATTTGAGGATAACAATCATCAGAATTGTATAGGTAATGTATTTGGGTGGACTCAAACACCACAAGGTTCGAAGTATTGGGAAGGACTATATAATGAATGGCATCGTATGTTTGTGTAAGATTTAACAATTACTTAACATTGAATAGTTGGAATGTCCGAGCTTTTGTTGTATCTTTAGGTATTGAGTTTTGAGAGTTACTAATTAAAAATTCGGTATTATGGGTTTAGTTGTGTTGATGTTCGCTGAGTTGTGCCTGTTAGGGCTGGTTACGTTTTTAGTGTGTTACCTAAGTGGATATGAGATATGGAAGAATTAGAAATATTTGATAAGGATGGGAAGGCATTGCAACTGGCCGATCTTATATACAGTTTTATTAAAGATAAAGCAGAAGAAAATAAAATTGATATAGAAAATGTCTATGTTGGTGTAGATGTTGGATTCCCAAAAGGTAAGACACCTATTTGGATACATACAGTCGAAAGCGTTGATAACGGCTATGATGCAATAGAATTACACAATTTTGGTAAACCGTATATAGTTTCAAATTCATTAATACACAATAAGTTATGAGAAAGATAAGTAATGAGAAGTTCTTAGTATGGCTAAACACACAGGGTGTATATGAACAGTTTTGCAGCAACTGCAAGCTATTGATAGCTGGTGGTACTGATTCTGTTGAATGGTATATGAATACGCTACTTGAAGATTTCCGTAATCCAATCATGCCCGCTTTCGATTGGGATTCCTCAGTTGAGGGGTATGATCATTGGTGTGTTATTTCAGATAACTATGATGCCGAATTTAATCATTAATATAGTATGACATATACTGAAAGACATACGTTTTTACTTAAATTCCTTCTCGATAACGATGCTCTTACTCAATGGATATACAACCGTACACACATACCACTAAATGGTAAGTTTACAGAACTGTTGGATATTTTAGGCGATAATCCTAGTGATGCAATTTCAATGGCATTTGACTGGTCACATACGGTAGAAGGGCATCAATATTGGGGAGAACTACATAGAAAATGGATGAGTAAATTTAAGTAAGCGATGACAGCACAACAACAACGACGATTGGAGATATTAAACAGTTTTTTGGACGAGCATAATTGTAAAGCCAAATTTTTTAAGTATCGTGATGACTACTATACTGGACTTAATTCGTATCAATCATATTCGAGTATGGTAACTACCCATAATCCCGCTAATGTGTTTAGTACGGCATTTAGTTGGGCGGATACACCGGAAGGTACACAATTTTGGTCAGATTTGGCAGACGAGTTCAAATCTAAATTTATAATACAATGACACTAGAAGAAAGAAAGCAGTACCTAATCAAGTTCCTATGTGATATGGGGTGCTATGGCCAATTCCTATATAACTGTAAATACCATAAGCAAAAATCGTTAGATAACGATTTTGAATCGCTCGTTATGGTAAAGTATCCGTCAGATGCCATTAGCCATGCCTTTATATGGGGGGATACGGCAGAGGGACATTCATATTGGCAGGACTTGGCAGAGGAGTTTGAATCTAAATTTATACTACAATGACGGTAGAGCAACGAAAAGAATATCTAATCAAGTTCCTATGTGATATGGGATGTTATGACCAATTCCTATATAACTGTAAACATCATAAGCAAGGATTCGATAACGATTTGGAATCGCTGGCGATGGTAGAGTATCCGTACAATGTCATTAGCCGTGCTTTCACATGGATGGATACGGTGGAGGGGCGTCGATATTGGGAAGCATTGGCAAATGAGTTCAAATCTAAATTTATAACAGAATGACACCGGAACAACGTAAGGCCTTCACCATTAGATGGTTGAAGCAAGAGTTAGCCTATGATAAGTTTGAAGACAATATTAAAAGTTATTGTATACGCACTAATAGGCCAATCGATGAAGCGTGGGATGCGCTGATGGCAATGAATGAACCACGGGAAGTGTTTATGTCCGCATTTGTATTTATCAGCACCCCAGAGGGACAGGTCTATTGGGAAGATATAGCAATTCGATTTAGTAACCTATTCAAATAGAACATATGACACCTGAACAACGAAGACAACTTTTTTATAACTTTTTAATTGAAAACGATGCGTGGACCGCATGGTGGAACAATGTAAGTAAAGCCTCCACTATATGGTCAAAACCGGAAACTGTATTTGACCAAAATGATTATAATAAATGTATATTTGATATGTTCGGACTAAAGACAACACCGGAAGGTGAAGATTATTGGTCTGATTTGGGACGAGCATGGACGGATAAATTTAAGTAAGATATGACAGTAGAAGAAAGAGTTAAATACCTAAAGGAGTACCTGTATGACAACAGATTGTTGGACAGCTATTACGCTAATCTCATAAAGGATAAAGAGTATTTGCACAACACACAAACAATAGATGAAAGACTCCATACCCTATGTAATACAGATACCCCAAGATCATGCTTCGTTAGGGCATTCAGTTGGGAACGTTCGCCCGAAGGCTTTAGTTTCTGGTTTAAGGTATCACAGGCCTTCGCAGAACGTCTAATCTATACACGATAGCTAGAACTTCTAACTTTTTAGAATCCTATAATCCTATAACTTCTACACTAGCTAAATTGGAAAAAGCTAAAAACGGTGCCTGACATTTTGTCAGGTGCCGGGCACTGGTTTCTTGGAACTGGAAAAAGTTCGAGCGGGCGGGGGGAGCGCTGACTCGTTTCCGCCCCGAGCCCGGTTTTTCTCCCTAGGAGAAAGACATACTAACTTCCAATGATTGGGACGAGCCTATCATTTGATAGTTGTCATATTGATAGTTGTCATATTGATATGTTTGTTTGGATAGCGTTTTTATAGATAGCTCGGCCCCAATCGTTACAATCGTTACAATCGTACTGAAATTAAATAAAATTATTCAACTTCGATATTTATATAAACATTAACCATTTAACATACTATTATGAAACTGAAAGAATTGATGAACGAATCCCCTAAACCAAAGAAGGCGATTCTGAACGAAGGCCAAACCGTTAAGCAAATTGAAGCAACGATGTTGGATTACCTAACCGATGAGAAGGCCATTGAAGCGTGTTTGAGAAAAACCTATAAGAATATTGAATCCATAAAGTTCACATCACGTGGTACTGAATTTGAGGTTTATATCACATTTAAGGATGGGTTTACACAAAGTAATGATGGTAGTGGTGCCTGTGTGTTGACAATCAATTTACAATCCCGTAGAAGATATACAAACTAAACGGATGATAAAATTAAAATCTCTATTGAACGAAGGATACCTTTGGGACTCGAAGTCACCTCTAATTGGTGGGCTTATTAAAGATATGCAACCTATGATAGATGATATAGTTGCGGCAGCAGAACGTAAGGCAGAAGAAAAGGGTATACGATTTACTAAGTTCGATAGAGAGTTTATTGAGTTAACCCTACGGTTTGATCTTCTAAAGTCATTGGGGGCATATACGAAACCGGGTGATAAAATCGTATCGAAATCGGTATCTAAATCACATAAGGGTTCTCTAACCATAGATGCGGTAATCCAACGTGATGGCGAACGTTATCCGTTTCATACGGAAGTGATTTACGCCGGAGGACATAGTATACAAGTTCTACACTTTAGATACCTAACACATACGAAGTTACCAAAGAGTACGAGTAATCCGGAAGCCGATAAGGTGAAGGCGGAGTTACAACGGTTATCGAAGGGACAGAAGATTCAAAAGGATATTGATACGAATGGTAGACGAATACAAAATTTGGAAGCTAAAACAGCAGAGTTAACTGCTCAAACGGATGATGAGGCATTGGCGGCCGATAAGTATTGGAACGATGATTATTCAAAGTTGGATTGGGATGAAATAGTACGGCGTGGTGCAGATAAAAACTACAAAGGGCGTAGTGAATTTGAAACGAGTAAGGAAGAATACCGGCAATCAATTTTGGGGCAACGGAAACGGACGATTGCCAGTTACACCGATACCATTAAATCAATTAAAAAGGATACTGCCAAACTACAATCCAAATTGGATGCGTTGGCTAATTAAATAACAAAACTAAAGATATGATAAAGTTAAAGAGCTTATTAGAAGAAAATAGTTTAGTAACCGAAGCAAGTTTTTGGACTAAATTAGCTCGTAAGTGGAATTGGGCGCAAGATATGATGATGTGGGATAAAGAGATGACATCTGGTAAAAATACCGTTGGTCGTGCAGTACCCGCCCAAATGAAAAAATGGGTTACGGGGTTGAGTAACGATAAATTACATTCGACGTATGAGGAAGTCAATGACCCTCGCAGTATTTCTTTTCATTATTTAGCAAAGAAAAATTCACCCGAAGAGTTTTTTAAGAAACTCGTTAACCTTGAGGTAGAGAAGCGTGGTGGTAATGAAAAAATAAGTGGTGGAAAGTTAACCAAATATTATGTGGTTTCGCATGGAAAACGATATGAGATATCCGCATATGGTTTGCAAGATGCGATTAAACAGGCGCAGGATAAATACGGATTATCTAAAAACTTAAATCCACAAGAACTTGGACATGAAGTAGAAAAAGCTAGTGAAGTTGACAAGTGGGATGAACTTAGATTTTTCACACTAAGGTATAAGGGTAAGGATGTGGAGGTTAAGGCAAAGAATGCATATGATGCTAGGGAGTTGGCCAATAAAACATTCCACGCACCGGATAATAAATTTGATGAAATTAAAATTATTTGGGCTCAAACACCTATGGCATCGCATTCCAACGGAAAAAAACACGGAAAAAAACATAATGATGATTCCTATGTGAATCTGAAGTCCAAATCAGGCTATGGTGGTAGTGGTTATAGTGGAGATGATGACGACGATTTTGACGGATTTGGCGGCGGTTCGTTCGGTGGCGGTGGAGCCGGTGGTGACTGGTAAATTTATAAAACAAAACTAAAGATATGATAAAGTTAAAAGGATTATTAACCGAAGAACTAACTAAATTTCCCGGTGAAATGGAAGTTAAAAAGGTGTTAAGTGGATACGAACAATATTCACATGGACCTAATGAAATTGGGTTTTTTGGCAAGGGTGCTTCCGTAAAAGTGTTGGATGCTATTCTAAAAAAATATTATGACCGTAGTGGTTCAAACCCGCAGAAAGTTATGGGATTCCTTAAATGGGGATACCAAGCGCCAGCATCACCGTATCATTCGTATTGGGTATCGTTTGATTCATCGGATGGCAAAACAGTTCGTAATTTTTCTGCAAGTATAATAAAAGAATAAGACTATGATAAAGTTAAGTGGATTATTAAACGAAGAACGTTGGGAGGCCAAAGATGGTCGTATCTCATTGAACGGTAAGCCGATAATGGATTATGAGTTTGATCATGGTTCGGATTCGTTTTGGGTTGCTGACCCGAAGAAAAAGCACGGACAGTTATCATTCGATACAAAGGATGAAATGATTGCCTTTGCAAAGAAATCCGGTATCCGTACTTGGAAAAGTAGTGTACACGAAGGAAGTGATGACCAAAAAGAAAAGGTCACACAACTACTTATTAAGTGGGGTAACAATCGTAACGATGTAAAGGATATGGTAGATAAACACTACGATTATGTGTGTAAGCATTATTCAAATGCAAGCCCAAAGATTAAAGCAGAAGTTATCCGAACGATATATTCAAAAGGAAAGTAAGATGATAAAGCTAAAAGAATTACTTGATGAAGATACAAATTATCCGTATATAAATCAACATACTAAAGCTATAAGCAACGCTGATAAACGCCGTATACCATCAACAGTGCATGCCAACTATAATATAGTGGTAGATAAAAATGGTATATATTATGCGTATACTAAAAACGGGTTAATAACAGGGGGTTCTATCAATTCCGATTTGGAGTTATTAATTAAAAACCTGCTTAAAAAGATACAACGTAATCGTTCATTAAAATATTATTAGAATGATAAAGCTAAAAGAATTACTAACTGAAAAATGTTGGAAGGGATATACTCAATACGGTATGAAGAAAAAGGGCGGTAAGGAAGTACCAAACTGCATACCCGTAAAAGAGATTACCGAAGAAATCAAAGATGGCGACGTATTTGGAAATTGGACGGTAGTTCATTTCCGACCATCCTATGATTCTCAACGAATATTGAGAGGTGGTGAGTTTACCATTCAGAACCGAGTTGGAAGGCTTGGTGATAAAGATGGTGACCTACTCAAAGTAGAATACGATGGTACAGTATGGCGCACCTCATACCGTAACATTACATATGAAGGTACAACACCCGAAGAGTTAATGAGAAAATTATCAGAACACGATACGTTATAAACCAAACAAATAAGTTACATATGAATGAATTAACAATACGACAAATTAAGGATATTACCTTAAACTATATGTCTATCAACCGACCGGATTTATCGGTTGACACTAAGGATGGACTTTCATGTTTCGTTGATTACTCAATGGGATTGCAGATTGGATTCATTATCGGACAACTCCCCGAAGCCGAATGGGATGAATTTATAAACAGTAATATATAATAAGTTATGGGAGAGAGAATAGAAGGGTTTTGGGTTATGCGAACACCATTATATGCGGGTGGATTGCAAGACCTAATCGATTGGATGGGTACATACGGACAGACATCCGATATGAGAATGATTGAAATTGGAAGTTATGTTGGGGAAAGTACGGTTATATTTGCGGACAGTTTTAGTCAAGTAATTTCGATAGACCCGTATATGGATAATTACGATCCAAACGATATAGCATGTAAATGTTGGCCATTTAGTATGGTATACAATCAATTCCTATGCAATACATTACTATACCAAAATATTAAATCCATACGATTAACATCTGATGATGCGGTTGGGATTCTTGCTTTGCAACAGTGGGATATGGTGTATATCGATGGAGTACATACCTACGAAGCCGTTTCTAAAGATATTCAAAATTATAGGAAATTGATTAGACCCGGTGGTTTTATAGCAGGACATGATTATACTTGGGAAGGGGTTAAAAGGGCAGTAGATGAGAATCTAACGGTATTGGAAACATTCAAAGATACCAGTTGGATAGCAAGAGTAGACTAAAAACACAAAAACAAAATAATGTCTGAAGAATTAATCGAAGGACCTGATGGTCGGTTCGGTAAGTACCGTAACAAAGAGCGGCAGGATGTTGCCACCATTGGAGAACGGAATGGTGAGTATTACGTTTGGTTTGAACCGATAAATCAATTATCGGATAAGTTGGGACCGGTTCGTAAGGAGTACCCCGTAATGGGAAACCGATTGGTACATCCAAAAAAATGGGGCAGACGAAAGGCCGGAAAGTTATTGGTACAAACCCACATCGAAGACCAAAAGAAAATCATCCAACGTGCGCAGGAATACCTTGCCGGCCTTGAGATACTTCTATCCGAAATAGAAGGGTGGCCTGATGATGAATTGGAGACGTTGGAACGAAGATGGGATGGTCAACCTGCCGTACCCAAACAAAGGTGATAACGAACTTGCTGGCTGGCATAATAAAAGCTGGTATAAAAGTATCATATCAAAAAAATCTGAACAGAACCCTAATACATATATATTATAAAAATTTTCTAAAGTCTACGACATGGGGGGAACGATTTTTCGTTTGAATTATTTGGATATATGGATTATTTTTTGTACATTTGTATGTAAAACAAAAACAAATAAATATGACAACACAAATAAAAAAGATTGCGGAGTTGGAAGATGAATACTTTTCATTATATGAAAAGAAATGCTGTAAAGCAGAACCTGAAAAAATAAAGTATGAAATATTAGTATTGAAAGAAGGTGATTGGATATATTCTGATTACTTTGAAGAAGCAAATAAAGTGAAAAGAATCTCTGGTAATTATATCGAATTTTACTTTGCTGAAACGAATGGAATCAGAAGTGGTATGTTGAGTTTTGTTGAAAATCGATATAATATATCATCACAGCATAGATATGCAACATTGCAAGAAATTGAAAGGAAGTTGATAAAAGAAATTCAAAATATTAAAAACAAATAAATATGATAACGACAAAAACAATTAAACACGATTACTTACAGTTAGTATTATCAGCTCCCGGTAAGGAACTGATTGGTAGTTATACCACAAAATCCGGTCAGGTTAAGAATCGGTATCGAAAGAATCCAAGCGCCGGTGTAGTTAAAGGAATTAGACATCGGTATACAACTACTATTGAAGTTGAACCAAAAGAGAAAGGAGTTTAAGAACTCCTTTTTTTATGCCCAAACATTTAACAATTTCTTAACATTAAAAATTTGGAAAGTCATTCTAAAAGTTGTATATTTGTGTATAATCATTAGGGATGTTAGTTATGACAAACGACGAAATTTTAGAAGGAAACAAACTGATTGCTGAGTTTATGGGGGCAACAATATCAACACAGACATTATTTGAAAACGATGATGACCTTGAAACATTAATAATTGAAAAATATTCTCGTCCATTGTTTTTTAATGATACATTATATTCACTGTTTGGCTGGATGTCTTATGAAAATTTAGATAGGATGTGTTATCATTCCTCTTGGGATTGGCTAATGCCGGTTGTTGAGAAGATTGAAAGTTTAGGATTTTCAGTTTCCATAAATAACGGAAGTTGTTCTGTTTTGTTTTTAGATAATGACCATTATGTTATAAGAGTAGCATATAACGAAGATGGGCACTTTATTAACAGATACTTACCAGAAGATTATGATTGGTATCATACGGTATCCGAAAAACAAACCATAACAAAAATTGAGGCGTTGTGGGTGGCTGTTATTGAATTTATTAAATGGTATAACGAAAATAAGAAATAAATTATAAAAATTATGAATAAAACTTGGAACAAATCAAACCCATCAGAAAATGGTGGTTATATATGCAGAATAAATAATGCATATATAAAAATGTGTTATTGGAATGGAAGTGAATGGTTTGATATGTGGAAAACCACTTTGGAAGGAATCGTTGTTGAGTGGATGCATATACCTTATGACGAACTGTTTATTGATGAAAATAAATGGAATATTGATAGGGGCGTAACGATTCCTTGAAATGTTTGCTAATAATTGAGTATAAACAAATGGATGGTTAAATTTGATACGGATTTAACAATTTCTTAACACACTTTATTTGGATTGTCCAATCTTTTTTTGTATATTTGTGTATTGAGTTTTGAGAGTGTTTAATTAAAACAAAAGTTATGATTCAGATTGAATTAAAAAAAATCCCTTGGTCTTTTCAAAATGGTATAATTACAATATCCGAAACGGATGTGCGGTTTGCGACACGATATAATGTTATTTCACCAAATACAGGTGTAGGTAAGGAATTTGAGTTTACTCACGCAACCGGTCCGGAGTTTGATAAGAATACCCAATGGATATACAAAAGTGAAGATGGTATTCAGTTGGCAGTTTGCAACGATGAACAAATGGCTATGGGGGCAGCAGAAGCATATTTGAAAGCAAAACTAAGAAAAGTATAATATGAAAACGTTATTCGCAGTACCGTGGATTGAAATTGAATACGGGTGGGGAGATAGACCCGAAGGATATAAAGTATTCGATAATATTGATGAATGTATAGCATCAACCAAAGAATCTTCCGCAAATGGAAATTATAAAAGTGGTGGTGGATACTTTGGACCGGAACGTCCATTACATTATTTTGAAACGCCTGATGAAATTGAAGGGCCTTTTCCAAAATTCGTAGATAAAATAAAATTCAAATCGAAATCAACTTATATTAATTAAAACCAAAAAACTTATGAAAGTTACACAGTTTGATGTAAAAAACCAATTTATTATCTCCAATGAAGGAGCTACTTATTTTCAATCCTACAACTCCGTTATCGCCAAACGTGAAGGTGAACAGGTTATATTGGATGAACGGTATTGGGATTATTCCCGAACAACCGGTAAGTATCGAAACCGTTTTTTGAATGAAACAAAAAAAGATACCCAACGAAAAATCGATTCCGGTGAATACAAACTTGCTAATTTGAATTAGTATGTATAACAAAGATTTTATAGTATGGTTACGACGTAACTGCCTAATCAATTATACCGAACTAGATGGTAAGTATGATTACTATTGGTGTCTGGCGTTTGAGGCCGCTAAAATGTGGGATGGTATACATGATGCTGAATTGCAGTTTTATACCGATGAACAAATGTTTGAAATTTACAAAGAAACATTTAACAATTAATTAACATTAAAAATTAGGAAATACCAAATAAAAGTTGTATATTTGTAGTATAATAATTAGAGATGTTAGTAACAATTTGAAACAAAATGTTAAAAATAAAAAATGTAAAGATGATTAATGTATCTGATTGGGATAAATTAGTATCAGATACCTATGGGAAAATTTATGACTTTCAGCAACAACGAGGTTGCCAGCCAAGAGGTATCGTAAAAATAACTATTCCAGATGAAAATTGGGAAGAAGAAGAAATGAATGACAAAATACCAGAGATTATAAATGATGAACGAAATAGGGGTGTTAAATTTGATGTTTGGCTGAATAGAGACCCTAAAGCTATGTTAAATCCATCTGATGCTGAACTAGAATCTTGCAATTATTATTATTATGACAGTAATAAAAAGGAATGGTGTGAAGATATTGGACACATCCGTTTATTTTGGAGAAGAAACTTTTATCCATGTTTACAAAGTGTGGCTAATGACTTATATAAAAAAGGATTGATTGAAGCGGGTGATTACGCAATTGAAATTGATTGGTAGTATAATACACAAAACAAATAAGATTTATGAATAACTTTAATTACTGTTTGTACCAACTTGGATTCATTAAGAAGGACGATGAAAACGTTGCACTCGTCAAAGTAAAAGGTTGTATCGAAGGTGAAACGAATTGGATGTCTTTGAATAAAGAATCAGCAAAAACACTGATTGAATGGTTAACCGAAAATTATTTGGGTGATACCGAATAAAACATCATCAAAAATTTGGAAATCTGATATATATTTATTATATTTGTACTTAATATTAAATACGTTATGGAAACGGTAGAATTACAAAAAGAAATTGAACAGTTGAAATGGGATATTCAACAACATGATTTTTATTATGAGTATTCCGATGATAGTAGAGCATACCGAAACGGTGGAAATGAAGAACGAAACATCATACAATCGATTCGTAGTATCTTAACCAAATCACCGGAAGTTGAAGAATCTTTATTACAAGAATGTGTAACCATTAAAACTGATTCAAAACTTCAAAACCAAATCAAAGCGTTCTTTTCAAACGCTAAGAGGTAAGTTATTTTAATGGCGAGTTCGTCTAACGGTTAGGACAAATGGTTTTCATCCATTAAATAGGGTTTCGATTACCCTACTCGCTACGATAAACCAAACACGCTAGGTGACGACCACAGGTGATATTGTTGGCAGCTCGGAAAGACGGCAAATATGGTGCGTTAGGCAAATTGGCTAAGCCGTCAGCCCTTCAAGCTGAAGATTTCGGGATCGTACCCCGAACGCACTACACTTAGATAGTTTCATAATTTAAGGTCAAGCCACATTATGTTGAGTGGAGTTTACTTCATTTGACGCCAGATGAAATTATCGAGGTAACGAAGGATTAGAGGTGGCTGTGACTACTTCGTTACCAGCGGGATAAATAATGGAAGTTAGTTGACAAACGGCTTAAAGAAAATGTTGACAGATACCGCCTGTATGGTAACCGGCCGCTACCTTAAAGGCTTGAATTGACAACCATTGTTTTGAAAAATCTATGAGTAATCATAGTATCTTTGGGGGTAATTAACCAAAGATTAGAAGGTTCGAAACTTCAAAATGGTTTAGTGTATTGGGCACGGGTCAAACAGACTATTATAAAATAATATAGAACTGAAATAGCTGTGAGATAAATAATGTTGATTCCAGCATTGGGTTCGAATCCCAATAACCGTTTTTAATGTAAAGTTATTAGTGTGAGGTCACACATCGGTATATAACCACTGATGCAAGGTTCGATTCCTTCATAACTTTCTATACGAAAATTGTTCTTTGTATATATTTATATTTAATATGGTCTTAGGGGCTGCATGGAGTGGCCGTCTGCCTGTCACGCAGAATATCAGGAGGGATCGTTACCCTTTGGGACCGCAAAAGAAATGGGATTGAAATAGGAAAACGGCAATTTTCCAATAGTAAATTTGGTTTCACTACTAAAAGGTAAGTTTGCCGACAAACCAAAAAGTAGTTTTTCTCATTAGTTCAATTGGAAGAACCCCGGTAGGAACTGGGTGATGTAGGTTCGAGTCCTACATGGGAATCATAACATAGGTGGGTAGGTAGGATGCACAGAATGTACTGTTAAACTAATGTGTAGGGTATCGCTTGTATGATAATAACAGTAGAGGTGTACAGTAACCTATGTTTTTTATTTGGGGTCGTAGATTAATTGGCTAAATCACCTGATTTGCATTCAGGAGACTTGAGGGTTCGAAGCCCTTCGATTCCACGAATACTAACACATTGGCTTTGTGTTGAATTTATCGGATAACATGCCGTTTACATTATTATGTAATAAAAGAAGCACCGATTGAAAGGAAAGTTCACAACTAAACCTGCTTAACCTTTGGAATGTAAAGGTAACTTATATCTTAAAGCCGTATTCGGGTTGGTGAGTAATGAGAGAACCTGCCTTTGCCGTTTCCACTAAACGAGTAAAGAAAAATCACATTAAATAACTCTACACAGTGGGGGATATATCGGTGACCCACTAATTTCGGGCCTGTATCGGCTCTGGCTCATAACCAGTTGAAACCGTAATTGGTAGCATGTAGGTTCAATCCCTACCCGGCCCACTTTTATTATTTTCTTTTGGATATTTATGATTGAATTTAATTTATATCTGAAATGAAAAAAGTATTAACATTATTATTTGCGGTATCCCTAACAGTATCCGTTTTTGGACAAGATACGGTTCGTATAGTCCATACAAACTACATAACAACTTTCAGCAAATCTCTAAAATATCCGGTTAAAGTAGAATGGACACTTACTGCTAATAGAGTTAATTGTGCTAAAAAACTCCCAAGACCAGCAGAGTTTAAGCCAGACCCACAGTTTCCTAACACAAATTATGCGTTGGATTATAAAAAAAGTGGATATGATAAAGGACACAATTGCCCAGATGATGATAACGCTTGTCAAACAACAGATATATTAGAGCAATCATTTTATTATACCAATGTGATGCCACAACCACATAGTTCAAACGCAGGAGATTGGAAATCAGTTGAAACTCTATGCAGAAGTTTGGCAATAAAAGGAAACACAGTTCACATTTGGAGTGGTGGTATCGGTATTCAAAAGAAAATTGGAAAAGATGGTATTTGTGTTCCAAAACAAACTTGGAAAGTGGTCTATACCGTAAACACAAAAACATACAAAGCATATCTGTTTAACAATACAGATGAACCACAGAAGGGTGCAAACTCTCATTTGGTAGATAAATCAGTAATCGAAAAATTAACAGGTTTTAAGTTCTAAATACAAATGCTACAACTCAATCCCATGATTCCAATTGTCCGAGTAAGTGATAAGATGAAAGGATACGCTTTTCTTATAATTGATTATTCGCAAGAGCATGATTTACTATTCAGTTGTGCAATGGAAGATGGGCAAATTTGGACATTAAGTAATACCGAAATCAGATTTGATAAAAATATTACAATGGGTAGAACCAAAATAAATTATTAAGATTTAACAATTATTTAACATTGAAAGTTTGGAAACCCCAAACTTTTTTTGTATCTTTAAGTATTGATTTGAGAGAGTTATTAACGAAAACAATATTTGATTATGAAACAGTTTTTCAGTTCGGTTTATGGGATTTTGATGCTGGTGTTTTCACCAATCACATTTGGGTTGGTAATACCGGTTGGAGTTGATTTGTATTTGAATAAATTGATTTACGGTGAATATCCAACTTCTTTAAACTACAATGAATATTCAAATTGGGTATCTAATCAATTTGTGTTGGTTGTATCGATTGTTTTATATGGAGTTATCTGGTTTTCTATTAAGAATTTTTTTGAAAAGCGTAATATTGATATTATCTAATTATAAAAGTTATGAGTACCAAAAAGAAAGGGTTATTAACGGTATCTGATGAATGGGCTAAACATCTTAGGAAGTTTGGTAAACGATTATTTTGGAAAAAAGAAAGACAGGCTGAACGTGAACTAATTAAAAAACAATAAGATATGAGTAAGATTAATAATTTTTTGATGGAAGCGGTTGATGATATTTGTGAAACCATTCCTACCGAAGTATCAATTCACGATGAATATACGGGTACTCGTGAAATTGAAATTATCCAATTAAGTCCCGCTGATTTGGAAGATGTTGTAGATTTCGCCATCAAACGTTACATCAGTAAGTTGGGTGATGTTCAACATCAGGAATTGCTTGAACAAAGTAAATGGTATTTGAGAGAATTAATTATTGAACAACTTACATTTTAATAATATGAACCCAGTAGTTTATTTTGACATTTTTTTCATTGTGTTGGCGTTTGGTGTGATTTGTTCTGGCGATTATGTTGACCGGAACAAAAAGTTACGAAATTCCATTTACAGATTTTTCACAGAACCAAAATCATAAGTTATGACAGAATTAGAACAAATCATTTCCCAAATTGTGGGTGAAGCCGAATTAAAATCGAAAACGGAAATCGGTGAAGGACGACACGGCAGTTCTAAAGGTGAACCGATTGAATATACTGTGTGGCACAATCCATATTATTGCGAATGGACAACCAAAGAAATGGCATTGCGTGGATATGTTTTTTTGAAACTACTTCCAATTATCGATAAAGTAATTGCAGAAAATGAATAACTACATATTAACGTTATGGTTTGGGTTTTATAAAGTGTACATTGCAGAACGCAGAGGTAATACATTTTATTTTGGATATGATGAAGAATGCGGAGCATCTTCTATTGATTGTAGAAACAAAAGTGTTATTGATTATAAAAAACTAAAATAATGGACTTAAAACATTACAGATGGATTATGTATGCAAAGCAAAATGGAGTATGTGATGAAACTGGTAAGATGATTAATACCGGTGATAAGATACTTTATATACCTGCTATTCCAAAATTACACATAAACGCAAAAATATTTTGTGAACAGAGTAAGTTTTACAAAGAAAGTGAAAATCATATTGATACAGGTTGGAAAATATAAAAAATTATGGAAAATAAATCATTGTTGTGGATTAATTTATTATTTGGTGTGCTTGGAATATTTTTTTGGGAATTATTTGCTTTTGGTAAAATAGATGCACCGTTTTTGGCGGTTGCATGTAATTCCATTCAAATTATGACATTATGGTTGATGGATGATAATAAATATCGTATTGAATAATTAAAATCATATAAATGAAAACAAAATTAATTAAATTAGTGTTAATTGTAACCGTATTATTTTTAACAGCGTGTAATGGCGCATCCGATACTGATAAGTGTTTACAATCAGTAAAAGCTGTTTTTCCTCACAGTCAAATTTATAAAAGTCCTAAATCTTCCTTTATTTTTTATGTAGTTGACTCAACTGGTGTAAAGATTGTTACAACTATGAAATTATCCGATACCAGTATTGATGGTATTCAATCATTAATTAAAATAAATTAAAATGATTATGGAAAGAGATTATGTACAATATGTAGTAGTTAGTAGTGTAGATAAAAGTGATGGTTGGTTGAGTATTTCAACTGAAAGTGGTACCGGATTTGGATTGGACACCAAATATGGTGTAGTGCCGGAAGTGGGTGATACCATTACATTATATACCGTAGGTAGTTCATTTGGAACTGTGCGTGGAATGGATTTGAATGGTGTTCCTATTTTTTACAAAACGGATACCGATTTGGAGAATGCACGAACCGAATGGTTACAAAAGGAGGAAGAGCGAAAACAAAAAGCATTTGCTGATTCCAAATCAACTTTGGATGCTCAATACGAAGCCCTTCCGACTGTTTTTAAGAAAAGAATAGACCGGTTTAGGAATAACAATAAACGGTTTAGGGTTGATTATCAATCGTATGAATTGTTTTGTTGTGAACAGGGTATTCTTATTGCCAACAAATGTAAAACACCAGAAGAAGTTGATGCCTTTTCCAAAAAAGAATATAAAGAACAAAAAGAACAAATTGCAGAATTATCCGAAGACCATAGCGGAAACACATTTGGGTGTTCAGTACAATTGGCATATTGGTATTTGAAAGAACCAAATATGGTTTATAAACTACACGGTGCATTGACTCCGTTGGTTGGTTCGGATGCATACGGTGATTTTCCACTACCGGAAGATTGAAACTAATTAATCATAAAAAATAATGAAAGAATTTATAATATGTGCAGCAGTACGAAATGAAGAAACCGATAAGATACATTACGGCCATCGGCATAGTCATTGTTTAGCTGCGGCAAACGATGAATTATCTTGGACATTAAGTAGGCAACAAATCTGTAAAATTAAATTAGAGCAGGGGTTTATTACATCCCAAAATCGATTTGTTAACAGAGAGGAAGCCTTAATGATTGCTTTGGATAACAATCAAGTAATTGATAAATCGGAAATTAGAGGTAATCGATTATACAGTGAAGATTTGTATTGAGGTATGAAACAATTATTACTTTTATTTATGTTTGTATGGATAACCCATACATCATTTTCACAAACATATGTAGCAGTTGCACCTAGTTTAACAAACATACCCGGTACGATTGCCAATAAATCCAATTTATCATTTGAAGTTGGAAGGCAGTGGGATGTATTTAGTCTTGGGTTGGATTGGGGAAAAACTTCTTTGGGTAAAATCGTAGGTAGAGATACGACAAACTACATTGAAATACGACCGAACTTAAACATATTTCAGCAAGGTAAGTTTACCAATACACTTACTACTGGAATCGGTTATGTATTTGGTGCTCAACAAAATTTAGTTACAGAATTTACATCAGGTATTGAGTATGCATATACACCAACACTACACTTTAACATTGTGTTTGGGCAATTTTATTACAGTGGATTACGAATATCAAGTACTGAAACATTTTTTGGAGTTTCTGTAATGTATTTTTTCAAGCCATATCACCCACAATCAATTATTAAGCAAAATAATTAACTGAAAATTTGGAAATACGAAATATTATTCGTATATTTGTTTTATGAAAAAAAGTATTACACACATATCCGACACTCATGGTAAACACCGACAGATAACTGATGATTTGACATCGGGAGATTTCCTAATCCATAGCGGAGATTTAACTACAATAGGAACTCAAAGTGAAATTGAGGATTTCATTGATTGGTTCAGTTGGGTTGGTGGATATAAGTATAAACTGTTTATTGCCGGTAACCACGATTTATCATTCCAAAGTGCTGAAATGTGTAGAGTAAAGCAGTTACGGTTGGGAATGAATACGTCTCGAACCAAAACAGTAGATACAAAACCCGATTGGTTACTAAAATTATTGGATGAACTGCCTGATAATGTTTTCTATTTGGAAAACAATGGAGCAATAGTTGATGGTATTAAGTTTTGGGGTATGCCAAACACACCGTCGTTTATGGATGGTTGGTCGTTTAATACCAATAGAGGTTATGAAATGAATGAAATTTGTAATCTTATACCAAATGATACCGATATTTTAATTACACATGGACCTATGAGATACCATTGTGATTATGCAGATTATAGTAGGGATAATGTGGGGTGTGACGATTTATACAACCGAGTTATGGAAGTACAACCACATCTACATTTTTGTGGACATATTCACCCTGCATACGGATATCGCCATATAAATGGTAGCGATGTATGGGGTGGTGCATGGACATTCAATGGAGCAGTATTAAATGGAATACATTCATTTGTCAATAACCCAATTAATATTGAATACGATTTTGAAACAAGAGATATAGAATTTAAGATGTAAAATTTTTTTAATTAAAAAAAGAAGTTATGAATTACAAAAACATTAAATCAGGTGTAGTTAAATCCGGTATGGTAATCAGTAGTGACGACTATCACCGACTACCACACCGATTACAAAAATTATTTGTAGGTACATATGATAGTGTAACATATGGTGCACGTCCATCACAATACAGTAATGATGATGATTTTGGTTGGATTGAAACAGCAATTGGAGTTTCTGCCATCGAATCTACATTTGATACATCAAATTTGGATACTGATATTTCATTCGATACAAGCTCAAATGATGATATTGAATTTGGCGGTGGGGATTTCGGTGGCGCAGGCGCAGGCGATAGTTGGTAATATTTAATAAAAAAGTTATGGAAAATACAGAATTTACAGAACAGATATCGGCAGTTAATTATTATCTGTTGCGTTCGGCAGAGTACGGACTTCAATCAGAAGTTGTGGCATACGCATTGAAGTTTATGAAAGAAAATCCTGATTTAAGTATTCGAATGGCTATGGAATACGCATATAACGAATGGATAAAATAGAAAGTTATGTGTGCAGAATGTTCAACATCGTACCCAATATGTGGTACACTTTCGGCCGATTATGAAGTCGGTGGGTGGGATGATTATATTCCACAATAATAAATTAAATTCATATGATACATTTAGTAAGTTACATTTTTAGATTATTGGTAGCAGCTACATTTGGATTTGCCATCTACCTATTAGGTGCAATCGCATCCGTTTTGATATGGAATGGTGAGATATGGGATCATGTTAATGAGATATTTGCGGAAATTATGAATTTTAATGATGATTGATATGACACCTAAAGATACAGCAAATAATATTGCAATGAAAATGTTTGATTGTGATACCATCACCGAAGATGCGATTGTGGCAGTTGATGTAGTTCTTAATGAATTGCAAACATATAGTGACTTGGAAAGTGTAATTGTACAGAATGGAATACCTACAACTGTAATTGAACGAATACAGTTTTGGAATGAAGTTAAAAACGAATTGGAGATAATAAAATGACACCAAAAGAAGAATATACAGATTTATTACACAGTGGAATGTTTTGGGAATTTTTTCCTAAATATTCTGGCGAATGGAAAACCGATGCATTGTATTTTATTCGGTTTTTAATTAAAAGACGTGAACTAAAAATAACAAAATGAAAGTAGAATTTGCAGATACATTTGGTAAAAGCCTTAAACGGTTGATATGGCATGAGGGCCGTATCTATAAATTTTATTCCATATTCCGATATGGAATATGGCACTTCTTCGCTAACATATGGCGATTTAGAAAAGTTCTATGGAATCATCAATGGTGGGATTATCGATACCATTTGGAAGCCATGTATACTTCGCTATCCATTATGGAAAAGGGTATGCATGCTGGAATGGAAGTTCGAGAATCCCGTGATAAGAAGATTCAAAAGATGCAGCGGGCTCTTAAACTTATGAAAAATAAAATAGATGATAATTACATTGATAGGGCAGAATTGGTGGTAGGTGAGTTGATACATTATGATTGGGAGTTTGAACCAGTACCAGACCAACCGGGATACAGTAGATTGGTCGATAAGGAAACACCGGAAGAAAAAGAGCATAATCGTAAAGTATATACCTATTCAACAAAATTGGAAGAAGATGAATGGGCTGAACTATGGGGAATATATAAGGGTAAGGATTACAATGAATTGAAACGATTATCTGATGAAATAGTGGCTAAAGGTGAATCGGAAGGACTTGATTATGAACAATTATCAAAACTTACCGATGAATTGCATGATGGGTGGTTCGATGGTTCGGGGTTAAATTCATGGTGGGATTAGAGTTTAATAAAATAATAAAGTTATGGCATGGTTGGCAATGGATAGTGATGGGTTTGTTCATATATTTATCGATAAGCCCGAACGGATAGCTGGATTACATGATTGGTATGCAGAAACCGATAGATTTGCGGCATTGAAAGATGCAGATGATGTGGAATATCTCATTGGTAGGAAACTCACACCAAATGATGATCCTGTTGAAATTTAATATTTTTTTGAAAATGGATATTTAATAGTATACACCCTATATGATGTATGTAATTTAATACGATATGTTATGGAAACGATTATGGAAAGCTTTACGGGTATGGATTTTGGATACGGTGTTGCCGTGCTATGTGTCATTTATTTGGCGTTAATAACTTCGTTTTCATTCGTAGCAATTAAATCATTTTGGGTGTTAATTATATCGTTATATACACACTATGTTAATAAAAAGTAAGTTTTTCCGATTTTTAATTGGAATTGTATTTCTATTTGATGTTATATCATGTACTGATGCAGGTGTAACAACCGAACGATTGAGTGGAAATGAATCATCGTTACCGCCGGAATTAAAAGGATTAAAGGTTTACAGTGTTCAACTGATTGGTGGCAATTATTGTAGAGTAGCCATATTAAATGGAAATGTAAATTCATCTACTTATATGGTAGGTAAGATACAAGAAACTACAATTATTGTGAATGGGAATCAGCCACGTACTATTTTAGCTAAACAAATTCTTTCCGAAACAGATAGTATAATCGTTATTAAAAAATAAGTTATGGCAGCAAAAAGTAAACACCCAATAGATATATTAGATTGGTTATATCAAGTCTTACAATCATGTAATACAGAAGAACAACAGGAAACCGCAAAGAGTTTAGTTACACAGGGAATTAAATATCTTAAAACTGCCGATGGACATTGGCTCTATGATTATACGCAGTTGACGGATGAATATGGATTACCTAATTGGGATTTTTTCGGAGGACTGAAACAATTATAATCCACAATATGAAAACCAAATTATTAAAAAAATTACGAAAGATGTATTCGGTAGTGTATGAAGATGGACATTATATACTACATTCCAAAACAATGTCACCATATAAATGTAAAACAGAAAAACGCATAAAAGATGAACGGCGTGAACTCATTTTACAGCATGTACACTCATTACGTCATCACCACTAATGTTAATTTATGGAACTATTAAGAATATTATACGGAGTTATTGTATTTGGTGCGGCTTTAGTTCTGCTAGCACTATTGTATAAAACAGAACCTAAAAATAAAAAATGAAAAAATTATTGTTACTATTGACTTTTGGTCTGATTTCATTATGTACGTCCGCACAAAAGGTGTATGAAGTTAGTTATAAGAGTCAGGCCGATATGAAGGTGTTTGTGGTTAAGTATGAATCACAAGCAGACCTTAAAGTGTATGTAGTTGAACACGAAAATGAAGCCGGAAATGGTAAATGGTTTTTTACCAAATATAAAAGCCAATCTCAGCAAACTATTTATTATGTGAAAACTGCAAGTGAGGCAGATGTTAAAGTGTATTTTGTACGATACCGGTCTAAAGCAGGGTGGCTAACAGATTAAGTAAATAATTAAATTTATGAAAAAATTACTAATAGTAGTTCTATTATCAATGATGTATATATTTGCATCGGCACAGAAATATGAAGATGCAGTAAAATTCTTACCCATAAATGTTCATTACAATTCAGCTAGTGTGGAGTGGGAACACCAAGAAGGTAAAAATTCTTTAGTAGTTGGTATTGGGATACCATATTGGCAATCTATTGTAGGACGTTCATATGGACAACTTACATTGAATAGTACGGATTTCAAATCTGCCAGTTTGTATACTTACACTATACGTGTAGCGTATAGACACTATTTTAGTGATACTCCAATGGAAGGTATATATTTGGAAGGTTATGCAAAATCTCAAACTTTAGATTGGTGTGCTGAAATAAATAACAATCAAAATAAAATGGCAGCAGGTTCAATTACTGGGTATTTTTATAGTGTTAGTCCCGGAGTTCAACTTGGATACCAATACATAATTGATAAACATTTTTTAATAGATTTATATATGTTAGGTGTAGAGGTATGTAATACAAATGGAAACGCAGAATCATTTTCAATGACAACAGCCGATAGAGATTATACGATTGATTTTGTTAATAATTTAGCAACACAGTATTTACCCAAAAATGCACAATCAAAATATTCAGTATTACGGTATGGAAATTCAGCCAAATACCGTTTGCAAGGATTTGCATATCCTTGGTTTAGATGTGGTATAAGTATTGGATATAAATTTTAATCACTACATATCTTCAAAGAAGCGGCTACTACGGTGACCGCTTTTTTTATGCCAAAGATTTAACATTAATTTAACATTGAAAATTTGGAAATCGCTCAAAAATGTCGTATATTTGAGTATAAGATTGAGAGATATGAATGATATGATGAGAATGATTGAGAACGGTTCGGATGTTGAAAGTTTGATAAATGCTTTTAATCGTTATTCAAATCGTGAAAAACGGTACAGAAGTGAGAAGAAAAAAGTTCAAAAGTTTGAAAGAGCCAAACGTATTTTTTCAGCTGAACGGTATTTGGTTGAAGTTCATTTTTACCCACATATCGCCAAAATATTAGGTGTTCCCGCCGATACGGCTGAGGTGTTTGGTTTCGAACGTATGCAAGAATTGGTTAAACTTCGTTGGGAAAACAACTGTGGTATCAGTAGGTTAAGAATTTATTACGATGGCAAACCATTTAGAAACTTCAACTTCAGTGGTAACGAAACCAAAGATATTCGGTATGAACCGTTAAGAATTGTTTAATTAAAAATAAAAAAATATGAAAACAATGCTTGTATTACATAAATGTAAAAATTATGAGGTAACCCAAGAAAATCCTCGTAACTTCAAAATTGGAGATACTTTTTATTTTAATTGGGGTGGTATATCCGATATACAAACGGTTGATTCTGAAAGAGTATTAGCTGAAGTTAATGGAACATTAGAACATAATACTGAAGTTATTGATCTATCTTATAATTTTTGGCTATGTGTGCGAAAGGTTATTAACCACTAAATATGAGATTAAAAATTGTAAATTTTGATAAAGTATTTGGTAAACAAATTAAATGTGTAACAGTTGATGCTACAATGATGTACCCCGAAATGGCGTATACCATAATTAACTTGAATTACTCAAAATTAAATTTCAAAGACCATGTATGTTATGATTTTGGAGTAGAGCATGTTGGTTCTGGTACTACATTAGAGTGTTGCTTAACAATTTGGGATGCTAATACCGAACACAATCCATCGGATGACCATATTATATCACTTGAAACATTTAATCCGGATAAAGAATACATATTAACACCGGATGATGTATCATATGAACAAAATTTTCTTAATGCTATATTCAAAAATATAATAGTTAACCATAATAAATAAAAATATGAATTACGAACTTAAACCAATTCCGGTCCAACAATATATTAACGTATATCTTACCGAACACGAAATTTTGTATTTGGGTTTATTAGCTACGGTATCAGAACCATTGGGAATGGATGCTGTATCTGAAATTATAAACAAATTTGTGGCAGAGTGTATCGATAGAAAAGCAAGATGGAATTGATTGAAACTATATTTATATTAAAATCAAACTATGAAAAAACAAATATTAACACTAATAGCAATTATTGGATTGCTGATTGCCTGCGACAGACACCCAAACATATCCGATATACAACAAATGGGAGCTATCAACATTAGTCAGTACCGTGGATATCAGGTGATTAGTAAGGATGGTGATTCTTTTTATTGGTATATAATGAAGGGTGATACCATTAAAGGAATTATTGTACCGAAATGGTTTAAGACGGTTTACAATGTAACCGATACCATTAAATAATTTAACAATTAATTAACATTAAATATTTGGAATGTCCAAATAAATGATGTATATTTGAATATTAATCTTAGAAACTATGAGTTACAAACTTTTTTTAGATGATGTCCGTATTCCGTATGACGTTTTTGAATATACCGATAACCAAACTTATTGTGATTTTTGGAATATTGTCAGAAATTATGATGAATTTGTAAATCATATTGAACAATTTGGCCCACCTGATGTAATTAGTTTTGACCACGATTTGGCAGATTTACACTATGGTGTATCTTATAACAGTATTGGTAGTTACGGTGATGACCGGTTTAATGAAAAAACGGGCTATCACTGTGCAAGATGGTTTATTAATTGGTGTATGGACAGAGATATTATCTTTGATACTACCATTCTTATTCACTCTATGAATCCAGTTGGCGCAGAGAACATTCGTTCCTTATTTCAAACATATAATAAAATTTATAAATCTTAAAAAGTAAAAAAAACAGTTATGGAAACATTAATGAAAATGATTGAAGAAATTTTTTCAAATTATGAAGTACGATTTATCGTTGAACAGGCACATTTTGATCAGGATAAACCGGTCTTTCGATTGAAACGTCGTAAAGCGGTAAGACTTTTGTGGTCAACAAAGCATTATGATGATTATGAAACAAATTCTATTCATAAAATAATCAACTTCAAATCCCTAAAGGAAATTGAGACCTATCTTAAATTCCAATTTTCAGAACCCGAAGGATTTAAGACAAAAACATTTGATTTGAATTATAATAACACTAACGTATCGGAGGAATAATATGGAAATCGAAATGAAAGCAAATTACAGCGTACTCTACGATAGAGCACCGCAATTGAAGGTAACGCCAGCAGAACAAAAAAAGTTGGATGCTAAAGCCGAAAAAGAATATGTGGCAAAGCTGGCAAAATCAAAGAAAACAGCAGATGAACTATTGGCACTACTAAAAGAGTGCTACACATTACATTCTAATAGGCATATGGGGGATGCAATCGTAACCGCCCAACTAACTATCAAATCAATAGAAACATTCAGAAATTCGTTGCAGTGATAAGAATAAACAAAGATAATTATGTAGATGCCATTAAAACGATGGCAGTTTCTGACAGTAATGCCAAAAGATTGATTTTTAAGAAATCAGATATTCCCAATACTGCAATTGTACATTTTGCATTTGATTGTGGTATAATAGTAAACATATCCGATTATGGTTCTTATTTTTCTGTGGTTAGTTGTATTGGTACAATAGAAGAGTTAACATGAAAATAATCTATACAGAGCCTACATTACAGTATATGTTTGCAAATGGACTTCAAGACGAAGTTACTGAATTAATGGCAATTGGTGAGCATTGTCAAGTTGGAGATAAATTTCCTTACTTAAAAATTGAACAAAATGAAGATGTCACAGAAGGAAGAATTGAGGATACTCCGGTCAGTTCTTTGGAAGATAGGTAACGGTTTAATAGGAGTAGAAGCCAAAGGTAAATCAGAGTTACTAACAGCCACCCTGTCCGAAATCCGATATGGATATTGTTATGGACAAAGTAATTCAAACGAAGGTGATTCATGGAATGATACGGAAAAACGAAGAATACGTTCACTACAAAAATTAGACAAAATATGAAAAAAGAAGATGTTATAGAAAACGCATTGGCACTTGGGTTTGTTTTGGATTACGACCAATGGGATGCTGAAGGAAAAGGTTGGATACGATTTCAACTTGAAGAAGCTAATTTACAAGAAAAAGAATTAACACTTATTTGGTGGAAAGATGCAAGTTTGGCAGCAAATTTACATCATGCGGGTCAAATCCTATTCAAATCAGGTCGGAAATCTAAAGTAATGGAATTAAATAATTACTAATATTTCAAATGTATATATTTATATAAAGTAATTATTAAACATTAACACATAGGAGGTAAAAATTATGGGATTTGTATTTGGGTTTATACTAGGGTCTGCCTTAGTAGCAATAGGATTAATTGTAGCATACAATTTAAGGAAAGTTGAATTTGATAAAGTTGTAACCGAAATAGCAGATAAAGTTACTGGAATTGAAACTAAAGTTATTTCCGAATTGGAAGCTCGCATTAAAGAGTTGGAAGATGCAATTAAGAATAAAATCTAAAAAGATTTCAGATTAATATGAAGTATCTTAAAATTTTATCTATTGTATTATTATTATCGGTATATGGGTGTAAGGACACAATTACATATTACACCACACCGACTTCAACAATATCAATCACACCAACTTCAAACAATACGGTTCAAATTGAAACCGATGTAGTTGCTCAATCAAATCCAGTGAGAGGTATTGTAGTATCCAAAACAAAAGATGCTACACTTAACAACTCAACCGCTGATATAATTTGGTTGAATAAGGGTATTGGTAAGGAAAGTATCAATATTGCATTGGAAAGTAAAACCGATTATTGGATTACTACTTTTGCATATTATTCCGGTCAGGCCAATAACATTGGTTACAGTAAAGTGGTGGAAGTTAAAACAAATTAGTTTCTTAACAATTTCTTAACATTAAAAGCTTGGTTATTCCAAGCTTTTTTTGTATATTTGAATATCAGTTTGAGAGAGTTCATTATTTATTTCACTAATATTCATTTTTATGAGTTTACCTTTTAATCCTTCGTTTCTTTATTCCCGTGCTACTTCTATTAACGGGTTTTCCGAAATTGAAACCATTCTAAAATCGAAATGTATTTTTGGAACTGCTGTTTTTAATTCGTTAGAATCGGTTGTTGAAGATTATTCAGATTGGGATTCCGACCAAGGTTTTGGTGGTTCGGATACTACTTACGCCATTCAATCGTTTTTAGATTACTTAATCAGAGAAGCCGGTTTGGTTGGTGAGTTTGAAACAAAATTTACTCCCCGTTTATCAGTTGTTAAACTTTAATTAAAAAACGAAATTATGAAACATCTATTTGTCCCTTATGAGTTGGCGGTTAAACTCAAAGAAAAAGGGTTTGATGAAGAGTGTCTTGGATATTTTGATGTTGATAAAGGTTATACTTTAGGATATTATTTATGTTATCGTGAAGAAAGTTTTAATAGTTTCTTGTCTGAAGGGATAGCAGCTCCTCTTTATCAACAAGTATTAGATTGGTTAAGAGAAAAGCATGATATTCATATAGAGTTACCAACAGGCGGGCATCCTAAAAAATATTATGTTTTTGTCCATAAAATGGATGGTGGGTGGATATATGAAGGTAATAATCAGAAGGAATTTGATTATTATGATGGGTTGGAAGCAGGTATTAACGAAGCATTAAAACTTATTTAATATGGAATGTCACAAAATAGAACGATACGAAAACGGTAGACCGGTATACCGATTGAAGAAAAAATTCAATACTTTGGATGAAGCCATTGCACAAGCAAAGTATGTTAATTCCGGAGAGTTTGTAATCCACAAAGTAGTAGCCTATAAATGTAAAGTATGTTTGAAGTATCATTTGGGCAGAAACGGAAAATTACTGACAGATAAACAAAGATTAAAATACAAATTAGAACATTGTTAACAATTTCTTAACATTAAAAATTTGGAAATCCGTACTAAATGTAGTATATTTGTGTATTGAGTTTTGAGAGTTATTAATTTTAATTTTATTGATATGAATGTTACTAATATTATTGATGCTGATTATTTAGGTACTACTATGGTTGAATTTGTTGATGGTGGTGAAGTTAAGTATCGGGATTACCAATCGTTTGTTAGTGAAAACGGATACTCCGCAGTTAGGGAGTATGAACGAATTAAAGCCCGTGAACGGGTGATTGAAAAAGAGGCCTCTATTGCTAGAGGTGGGTTTGTTGAAGTTGGTATCTGTGACGTGGTTGACCGGTTGGGTATTGTTCAGGGTATGATGAATTACGATGAGGAATGTGAGGCCGTTAACAGTTGGTGTCACCGTTGGGATGTTATGTTATACGAAAGACCAAAAGAATCCTTTTTCAAATCCGAAGGGCGTGGTTTGGCTAAAGAAGGTGGGTTTAGAGGTGTGTTATTTTCAAATTTATCTTAAAAATAAAAGTTATGAAAGTTAAATTATTAAAAAAAGTTAGAAAACGGTTTACAATTAATAAAGTTACAAAGTATAATAAAACACCATTTTATCGTGTAGAAGATTTGGAACAAAGCTGGTGGAAATATGGTTCGGATTCATATGATGAAGCGTATGAAGAATTAAAAAAACAGATTCGTAACGAATATGGGTATACCGTAAAAGAGGGGCATAAGACAAAAATTGAAACGGTTTGGTATAATCAAAACAAATAAAAGCTATGAAAAACTTCAATTATAGTTGTGGATTTACAACAGCTAAATGTAAAGCTGGTATTTTATCTATCACACATAACGGTAATATGGGTAATTCAATTGATAGGAGCGTTAACCCAAATTTAGAATTATTGGGTATTGAAACCATACAGCAATTGAAAACGAAATATACTGTTATTAAAGAGACCGGTTATCCTGATTATTCGTACCAAATACAGTTAAAAGTTAAATAGTATTATTAAAAAAATAAAGTTATGAATATATCTGAAAAAATTAAGTATTTAGAGAGTCTATTACCTTATCCGGAAGTGGAAGATAAACATTATCCTCGGTTTGAAAAGCAAGCTCGTTATTTAGGTAATGGTGTATATAGTTTCAATGGTGTGTATGAAACGAATACCAGAGCATTATTTCTTATGGGCGTATTGGTAGCGGAGGGTATTTCATATGAGGTGGAAGATGATGCTGAAATTGATGAACTATAAAAATATATAAGTTATGGAAACTGAAATGTTAGGTATTGAATTAGACAACAACGAAGTATTAAACGCATATATGGATATGTGGCAATTAATTTCCGATAAGGAACGAAGTAAGGCTATGGATTTGGCCGTTAGATTACGGAGAGCAGATGAACTTATAAAAACAATTTGGAAATTATAAATTATGAAAGATTTTTTAATACAATGGTTGGGTTACATTATACTATTTGTGGCAGTTGGTTACAAACGTAAAGAAGATAGTGAGTTAAAAATATTTTCAGCAGATTGGTGGGTTGTAACATTATTGGTTGGAACTGGTGTTGCTATTTTAGTACATTACTCTAAATAAAATTATAAAAAATGAAATTAAAAGAACCTAAAAATTCAAACTATGCAGCAATAGTTGTACAAATCAAAACTATTGTTCCTTTGGAAAATTGTGACAATGTAGTTGCTGCACAAATTATGGGAAATCAGGTTATTGTAAGTAAAGATGTACAAATCGAAGATATTGGTTTGTATTTTCCATTGGAAACTCAACTAACCGAACCATATCTTGCCAACAACAATCTGTATAAGGATGCCGAACTGAATAAGGATGCAACAAAAAAAGGATATTTTGAAAAGAATGGTCGTATTCGTTGTGTGAAGTTTAGAGGTAATAAATCAGAAGGTTTATTTATGCCGATACAATCTTTATCTTTTGTCCTAAAGTCCCCACAATCGTTGGAAATTGGGCAAGAATTTGATGAATTGAATGGTATTGTATTGTGTCAGAAGTACATAGTTAAACTAAAGGGTGAACCCGGTGTTCCCGGTCAGAAGAAACAGAAAATCGGAAAGAAGGCCAAATCAAAACTGATTGAAAGTCAATTCCGTTTTCACGAAGATACTTCTATGTTATTCAGAAATCTACATCGTATTAATCCGAACGATATTATTAGTATAACTTACAAAGTGCATGGTACATCTGCAATCTCTTCCAAACTGCTATGTAAGCGGCCATTAAAGTGGTATGAAACTGCATTGCAGAAATTGGGTGTAAAAATTGTGGACACTCATTATGATTACATTTACTCAAGCCGTAAGGTTGTTAAAAACTCCGAATTGCGTGATACTGATAACTCTTTTTATAAAGAGGACATTTGGGGTATTACTCATACTGAATTGAAAGAGTTTTTGCAGGATGGTATGACAATCTACTATGAAGTGGTTGGGTATTTACCTAACGGTTCGTACATTCAAGGACCATATGATTACGGATGTGAAGCCGGTCAGCATAAAATTATGATTTACCGTATTACCTACACTAACCCATCAGGTAAGGTATTTGAGTTTTCAGTGAAGCAGGTTAAAGATTGGTGTAAAGAACGTGGGTTGGAAACCGTACCGCACCTTTACTATGGATACGCTAAAGATTTCTATGATATATACAATGTAAACGGTGATTTATCCGAAACACACATTGACGGATGGCGTGACGGGTTTTTACAAACTGTAAAAGATAAATACAACGAAAAAGATTGCTACCTTTGTGAAGCAAGAGTGCCCGAAGAAGGTGTAGTAATCCGTATTGAAAAGAATGAGTTTGAAGCTTATAAGGCAAAATCAAATCGATTCTATGAGTTTGAGACCAAACTGTTAGATAAAGGTGAATCAAACATCGAAGATGAAAACTAATTCTTAACAATTTCTTAACATTAAAAGCTTGGATTTTCCAAGCTTTTAATGTATATTTGTGTATAATCATTAGAGATATTAGTTATGGAAAATTCATTGAAGTTCACATTTGAGACAGTTGTTAGTTATGAACAGGCTTATTATTCCCGTAAGTTGTTTTTTGAGAGTTTTAACATTGTTCGGTTTCTTGTTAAGAATCCGAATGGTTCTACCAACGATTTCCCTGTAAAAAGTAGGGAGGAAGCCCTTAAATTGGCCGTTTCATTGCCTGAACGTGGTTGTGAAATTCTGAAAGTGTATGAGTGTGAACATCGGGAAGAAGATAAAACGGAATATAGTTATTAATTATTAAAAAATAAAGTTATGAGATATTTTACAATTCCTTTTTTAAGTATACTTTACATTATGTGGAGTTATCGTTCAATTCGTAGTATTTACCGCAATGGTTGGGATATTGAAAATCCGCAGATAATATTATGGTTTATATGCACTATAATGGCATTATTAGTTCCGTTTGTATTATTGAATGTTTTTTATTGGTAACATTAATATTAAAAGTTATGATTGTAGAGAAATCAAAAAAGAAACAAAAACGGATTGAAATTGACTTATCCGGTCCAGAAGGTAACGCATTTGTATTGTTATCTTACGCCCGACGTTGGTGCAAAGATTTGGGTATGGATTATGAACCGTTACGAAAGGAGTTAACTACATGTGATTACAGTCATTTACTGAACACATTGGATAAACATTTTGGAAAATATGTAATCTTCTACAAATAGTAGGTTATTTATTTTCTATATCATCTATGATTTCATCAACATCCTTTTCGATATGTGCGGTTTGTTGTTCTATTTTCATAGAAAGTTCTTCGATTTTTGCTATCACTTCGTCTGTCCGTTTACCACTTAACTTTGAAGTATAACCCAAAACAGGAAGAGCAACACCTTGGAAAAATACAGAAATGATATACTGTATCCATCCTACTAAATTTGTGGGTTGATTAAAGTATAATGGTACTAATACCATTAATGTAATTATCCAAAACATTGTCATACTCGATAACGAGTCTGATAATATTTCTGCTAATTTATCCATTGCTTTATTTAATTTGCCAATAATATTTTTCATAGTGTATAAGTTTACTATAAATATTATTTTTACTATCAAACCTTTAATTAAAAAAAAAATGAAAAATAAATTGAGTTATGTATTTTCGTTAATAATTGTAGTTGCTTTGTTTACAGCTTGCGATTCATACCCATCTGCCGTAGTTTTGGTGGGTCATCAAAATCTTATTGTCTATAAATCCGAACGGATTACCAATCCTAAAAATGGTGATTATAAATATGCTGTAACCGATGCCAGTGGGTACGGTTGGACGTTATATTCATTCGATAAATACAGTATCGGTGATACGTTATATATTTCAAACAAAAAACGATGAAAGAAATAACAACAAAAATTACAGATTACAAACATTGTTATGTATGTGGTTCATCCGAAAAACGAAGTGGTGATTCTTTACACATATGGGATATAGAATACCAGTGTGGGTGTCGTTTAGTGGGTGCACTTGGTGACCCCACCGATTATGTGGAAATACCATGTCCGAATGAAACAAAAACATCGGAAGAATGGAGTAAAGAAGTTAATTATAAGATACTCGATCCCGATGGGTGGGATAGAAGTAATTGGCAATATTCTTTTTATGAACAACTAATTACACGTGAAGAATTTGATAACAGGTTGTTTCAGTCAACAATAGAAGGACGTATTTCTTAACAATTTCTTAACATTAAAAATTTGGAAATTCATACTAAAAGTAGTATATTTGAATATTGAGTTTTGATAGTGTTTAATCTTAATACCAAAAATATGAGTACTTTGAATTTCAGTGATTTGACCGGAAAGTTGGTTGATGTGGTTGTTTCTGTTGGTAATTTATCAGATGTAAAAAACCTAAAGGTCTGTAAGGTTAAGGCCCGTTCGTTGTTATTTATCGAAGTTGATAGAACAAATCGTAAAAACATCTTCCGCAAGGTGGCTATTAAAGATGTAGTAGGGTTTTTTAACTCAAATACCGAAACTCCGGTCATCTCCATTAAAAAAGATGTCATTCCAACCAAATGGGAATCGGAGTGGGGCACAATCGGTACATTTTCACCATCGATAGTGAATAACCAACAGAGGGTGGGTCAATTTACAGGCCGTTCATATCGTAAAAGCCGTTTTTACGGTAGGTAATTTTTTGTTTTAATCATTATGAAATTGTTTAACTTATATCACATATTATGAAATATTTTGTACCGTTTATTTGGAGATTGATTGTTGTTTTGACTTTCTGTACTTTTGTGTTAATTTTATCAATACCATTTTTAATATTAGCTACTCTATGGAATTTTAATCCAAAACAAAATTGGAAATGGTTTAAGGGTGATATGATTGATACTCCATTTATGATTCAAGACTCATTTGAATATTATGCCGAATGTGTTCTTTATGAACGTGGAGTAGTTACTGAAGAGCCAAAACGTTGGAGGTACAACTCTCCTATGGATTATTTATTTGGTAGAAAAACATATATATCTGAATAACACTAAAATATAATACTATGGATAATTATGAATTAATATACGAATTGCAAGATAAAATTATTGATTTGAAAAATCTTATAATAGAACTAAATTTGGAGAATCAGTATCTAAAATCCCAAAATGAGCAGTTGAAATCGCAACTTACAACCGAACGGTGTATGAAATCTAATAAATAAATACTATGAAAAATATTGAAGTTGGAACAAAGTTTGAAAATAATAATGGTGACCAGTTTGAAATCACATATGTATCACCGGCTAAATTTAGTTTGAAAGCAAAAAATGTAAGAACACAAATACCATATTCATTTTTGTGGTCGGACAAGTTTGATACATTCGTTATGGAAACCAATGCAAAAGTTCAATTAGGAAATTTAATTTAATTAAAACTGTTATATGAATTTACAATTTAAGTCAGCTGATAAAAAGTTTAATACACCGTACGCAAAGTATCTAAACATTATTATACAGGAATCGTTTACAGATACATTCCCATCTATGGTTCGTATTGGTAGAGCCCCTGCTTATGCAAAACATCTAATCGGTAAGAGGTATATTGATTTGGAAAAGGCAATCAAAGTCATTGATGCGGTTTACTCCGAACACCTTATTTCAAAGAATAGAAAAACAGCTTATAAGGATTTGGTTGAGTTGGGTATTGAATCTGATAGTATAACCGAATATGTACCTATCATTCCAAAGATAGATTATTCACAAACCGTAGTTAGTAGTTCACCTATTGACTAATACGTTATGTATAACCTGCAGTTTATCAGTAAGTTAACTATATTTTATATATAAATTCTTACTAAACTGCAAGCTATGCATTTATTTTACCAGAAAATTGTTATTTAACATAATAAGTTATAGGTTTTCAAAAACCTATACATTAAAGCCATAACCTATAATTATGAAATTGACCGTAGAATTAGTCCCAAGAACTGCTTGGTATTCTAACGTTCGTTCTAATGTGTCTACCAAAGAGTGGGATAGACTTAGACGTAAGTGTTACGAGCTTGCAAATCGTCGTTGTGAAATTTGTAAAGGTGTCGGAACTAAACACCCAGTAGAATGTCATGAGACTTGGCAATATGATGATACCAATCATATTCAAAAACTTATAGGGTTAATAGCGCTATGTCCCAACTGTCATAAAGTCAAACATCCGGGTCTTGCTCAAATGAAAGGGGAAACGAAGCTCGTAGAGCAACAATTAATGAAAGTTAATGGGATTACTTACTCCGAAGCGATAACCGTTATAAATGAGGCATTTAAGCAATGGGAGCGACGTAGTATGTATGATTGGAAGTTGGATATTAGTTACTTAGATACTTATTAATATGAATAAAATAGCACAAATATTTAATGCTTGGAAAATCTCATATAACCCAACCGATGAACAATCCGAATTGGCAGCTGCCCGTATGGAAATATGCGACAGATGTGAATATAAAACCCAAGCTACTATATATGTACCATATACACATTGTAACCAATGCTACTGTAAATTAGATAAAAAGGTATTCTCAACCGATACAGAATATACGCCCGATACAAAATATCAAACATGTCCGAAAGGATTTTGGGCAGATGTAGAGAGGACATGGAGTTTGAAAAACAGTAAGAAGAAATACGATAGTTTGAAAAAGTAATATTTATTAGCATGATACGATTAACCGAACTACTGAATGTTAACTTTAATAAAGTAAATTGGACTAAACAGTCTGAAAACGATAAGGCTATTATCTATAATATAATGATTAATGGACGTACCGGTGGTCGTATTATTTACGATAAAGCTCGTAAAATCTACATAGCTACAATGGAAAACTCAGATAATACGTTTCAACCTAAAAGTTTTAAGTCTAAAAAAGATGCAATTACTTATATGAGTTCATTTAGTGTGTTCTCAAATCCAATTACGGTTATGGGTGGTAGTGAAGAACCATCATATCAATCATATGCAGGTACTTGATTAATAAAAAAAAAGAATATAAAAACAAAAGGGAGTAAATAACTCCCTTTTTTTAGTCTGTAATCCGTACACCATTATATGGTTTGATAAACTGAAGAAATGCTTTACCTGTTGAATCAGAATCTCTAAATGCTTCGTAACTTTCAATTTTTACGTTATCATATTGATATTCAGCGATTGGTGCTCCTTCTCTTTTCTTAAAAGTTACAACTAATTGATTATTTTTTAAGTTCATTACTGAATTTTCAATCATAGATGAATCGTATGTAACCAGTTCTACAATACCTACCGTTTCTACTGCTTTTTTCATATCTTTAGTTTTTCATAGTTATATTTCTTACAAAGATACAAAAAATATTTCACATTTCCAAATATATAGGCAAGAAAAAGGGAGTTAATCACTCCCTTTAACCGAAACCTTATGATTTAATTTATTTAGTATTTAGTTCCACAATGTGGGCAGAACTTATAAGATGCTTTTTTAACTTTAGCACCACATTCAGTACAGTAATTTTTTATATCATCGGATTGATATACTTTCTGTGACATTGGTAAAATTTTCCAAGTTACAATACTATCTGTATGGTGAAGAAATGACCGATTTGAATTTACAAAATGTTGGTCCGATTTTTCACCTTTATCAATAATGCCCGTTTCAACTTTGGGTGTTGATGGTGCTGATCTTAAATCCTTATTGAAAAATGTCTTACTATCACATAATAACGAGTTGGATGATAGCGTATTATTTTTTATTGAATTGATGTGACAATCATTGGTTGTCGTAAACGATGCTACCCCACCAATAAAACCTCCCGTATTTGTTGTATATATTGGGTAGTTGGTATAAGTAATCGCACCTACATATGGATTTGAAGTTGGTACATATTCATCAAAAAATTCAATTTGAACATTACCGTTTTCAGATATAGCTATAAATGCCTCAACTGTACTATCCACTTCGTAAGTATGGAATACGAATTTATTATTACTATCCAAAAATCTTTCCAAAAATATTCGTTCAGCAGGACGTAAAACGATACCACCGCCAGATATATACTGACCGTTTATCTTAATTTGAGCTAAAATGTGAATGTGTTTTGGATTGTATAATTCGATTGTAAATGTATCCGAATCTTTCAAGTAAACGGTATTACCGAATTGTTTTAATCTTTGCTTAAATTCGTTGGCAATAAAAGCAGATGGTTTTTTAAGGGATACCCCATCCCAAATTGATTGTTTCATAATTATTTCTCCTTATTTTTTAATTGTATATAAACTTTTATTCGTTGGCCTTTCTCCAACTCAAATGTCACAAAGGACACTAAAGGTTTAACCACAAGGTTTCATATATAAATATATAGTAGTTATAGAAAACGACAGATTATTGGACATAAAAAATGGGTATATTTGAAAAAAACATACCCATTCTTAAAATATTAAAAAATCCTTACTGAATAATAACAGATTCGGTTCTACGATTTAATGCATGCTCAGCTTCTGTACATTTAACACCATCTTTACATTTGTTAACCAATTGGGTTTCACCAAATGCTTGAGCGTTAATTCGATTTACACTAATACCTTTACCCACTAAATAATCGATAACAGATTTACCACGTTTTTCTGAAAGTTTCATATTGTAGTTTGCCGGTCCTCTTGAATCCGTATGAGATTTAATACTTACATTTACAGTAACATCTTCTTTTAGGTTAGATGCCAAACTGTCCAAACTTGCAGTAGCTTTATCTGTTAAATTCCATTTATCAAATGCAAAATACACTTTGTATTTATTTCCCAATACAGATGGTTTTACCACCGGTGCTGGAATTGGCTTAGGTTCGGGTTTAGGTTCTGGCTTTGGTTGTATCGCTTTTGGCAGTTCAACTATTGGTGCTGCAACTTTTTTGTGAGGTATTACAAAAGATATACCTACATAATTGTAAAGTTTTGTACCATACGTTGTAGTCCTTGCGGAGTTTTCAGAAGTTCTACCATCTAATCTATCAGTGTTAACCCAACTCCATTGAGTACCGATATTAAGCTTAACCGTTTCTGTTAATTTGATACCAATACCCACTCCTAATGGAATTACTGGAAATTCAGTTTTAGTTCCTGTTGTGATTCCCACTTTATTATTTAAGTGAGCTATACCCAAGCCAACCTTTCCGTATAGGTAAAGATTTCTATCAAACTTATTTGCGGATAGCAGATTATTGATATTCCATACTGAGTTCAAATCATACTCATTTACCAATGTTCTAAAATTAGGTTCACTGTACGGTGTATCAAATCCGTGATAGTTCGTACCCGGTAATAGTGTATTTTGATTCCAATTCAGTTCTAATGCAAATGTATGATTAAAATTCTTTTTTACATTAGCCCCAAATCCAATACCCGCTTGGCTATCCCAATCGTAGGTTGAATGTGATTTTAGTCCATTGAATTGATATTCTCCGGAATAATTGGCAACTCCACCATTTACTCCAATTTCCCATTTATTAAATGGTTCGGTGTTTGTTTTATCTTGTGCTGATAAAAAATTGAATGAAAGCAATAACGCAATCATAAAAAACAGTTTTTTCATATCTACTTAATTTTTAGTTAATTATATACAAATATATATAAAATATCCGAATTTTCCAAATGTTTTCATATTTATTTTTAATTAACAATTATTTAACATTTAACATTTGGAAATGTGGATTTTTTTTATTACATTTACAATGTAATAATTAATTAGAGTTATGGCAACAAACAATGAAAAGACCGAAAAGTATTTAGAAGGTAATCCGATTGTTAGTAAATTTATTGATGAGGTTAACACCAAAATCAAAAATTATTATGAAACCTCCTTACGAGGATTGGAATTTGAACCAGTTGTGGTTGAAGTTGGAAATAAATTTATTCGAGTTTGGCATAATCGTTCGTGTTGGGGGTTTATCAGTAGAGTGGATGGTGTATTAAAAGGTTCACCAATTAAAAAAGGTGATTTATTGATGGCCGCAAGTTGGAAATCACCAGCTAAACATTCCCGTGGTAACATCATCGAAGGCAATGCAAGATGGGGAGTATACGGCCCCGAATACCTAAAATAATAAATGTGATATTAAGAGAAAATCAAATCACACCTGTGCAAGTGGGTGTGAATTTTTTTAAGCAAAAGAAGGCAGACCCTTCTATTATAGTTGCTCCAACGGCATTTGGTAAATCGATTGTCATCGCAAAAATATGCCATGAAGTTGGTGAAAAAATGGTTATAATTCAACCATCAAAAGAGTTATTAGAACAAAATTATAATAAGTTCATAAATTTGGGTGGGGTTGCTTCAATATATTCTGCTGCAATGAAAGAAAAAGAAATTGGTGAAGTTACATATGCCACCATTGGTTCTATTGTTAACATTGCTCACAAATTCAAATCATTGGGAATTACAAAAGTAATTATCGATGAGTGTGATAGATTCCCACGTGAGCCTGATGGTATGCTTCGTAGATTTTTATCAGCATCTGGAGTTACGCATGTATTGGGATTAACAGCAACACCATTAAAACTACAAACCAATATGGGAGAAGATGGTCGTCCGTTTTCCAAATTAGTAATGTTAACATCACCTTCTAAGAAAGGTATATTTTTCAAACATATTATCCATGTTGCCCAAATTGAAGAAATGGTTCGTTTAGGATTTTGGTCACCGTTGGAATATGAATCATATGATTTTAGTACAGGTGAGTTAGTATATAATTCAACTAATGCTGATTTTACGGAAGAATCAATACAGAGGGCTTACAAAAATCAAGATATTGGCGGAAAGATAGTACGAAGAATTGCTGATATGCCCGAACGAAAATCTATACTAATCGCAGTACCATCGATTGCCGCAGCAAAGGAGTTATCAACTCGGTTACCATCGTGCGAAGCAGTATTTTCGGATATGCCAAATGCTGATAGAAAACGTATTATTGAGGAATTTAAGGAACTGAAACTCAGAATCGTTGTGCAGGTAAATATTCTTTCAGTTGGATTTGACCACCCGCAGTTAGATTGTATTATAACGGGTCGCCCAACCGCTTCATTGAGTTGGTGGTATCAATTTGTAGGTAGAGTAACTCGTATTCATAACGAGAAGCTAAATGGGCTTGTTGTGGATTTTGTAGGTTCAGTTCCGAAGTTTGGAAAGGTTGAAGATTTATTGTTCAAAAAAGATAGTATGAATTGGAAACTTTTTGGCGAAGGAGATAAATTATTGACTGGTATACCTTTACATGAAATTGGATTACATATTGATGGTCAACCTTCACCGCAAGAAAAAGTTATTATGGGTGCGCCGGAAGAGACTGTAATTATGACATTTGGTAAATATAAAGATATTGAAGTTATAAAAATTCCAAAGTGGTACAGAGATTGGATGCTGAACAACATTAAGAAAACGACATACAATTCTCCAATAATGAATGAAATAGAAAGATTAAAAGAAATTGGGATTTGACGCTTAGTTATTCCGTGTCTGCAGTCAAGCTTTATTTTAAGTCTGCTTTCTTTAACAGGCTAGCCGCTTTTCCGTTGCTGTCAACCCCTAAATAGATATTCAGACATTTTCAAAACGACAGAAAAAATATGTTAAAAAATGTTAAAATGGAAATATACATGAAATCGTTTGGAAATCTCAAAAATTTTTAGTAACTTTGTAAAAACTTAAATAGTGTAGTTATGGATGAAGCAGCAAAAGAGATGGTAAATCACCCACAACATTACGGTGGAAATGATAATCCATATGAAGTTGTTAAAGTGTGTGAAGCCTGGGGTTTGGATAAAGATGCATATATTTTCAATGTAGTTAAGTATGTGGCAAGAGCTGGTAAAAAAGACCCGAAAAAGGAATTGGAAGATATGAAAAAAGCATTGTGGTATTTGGAAAGAAAGATACAGAGATTATCTGAAATAAAATGAGAAAATTAGAATACTTCAAGACAATAGCAAATATTGCCAAATTAAATTCAAATGATATAACAACTCAGACGGGGTGTGTTATTGTGGATGGTTCTGATATGGTAATATCAACGGGTTGGAATACGTTTCCATATGGTGTTAATACTAATATATCAGAACGACAAGAACGACCGGAAAAGTATTATTGGTTTATTCATGCCGAAATTTATGCGATAACGGAAGCCGCTCGTAACGGATTATCTACGGATGGATGTACAATGTATATGACGTGCGGATTACCGTGTTGTGATTGTGCTAAAGCTATAATTAACGCAGGTATTAAACGAATTTATTGTGTGGATGGTGAAGGAGCTAAAGGTCCTATTTGGCAGGGGCATTTTGAACGTAGCGTTGTAATGTTAGAAGAAGCAGGTGTTGAGGTAATTTATTATTAGGTTGGATATTTATTGGTATGAAATATATAAGATTAACGGAATTAGATAACAAATATCCATCCATCGATAAGTACACACGTGGTACTACCGATGGTAGTATTGTATTATATGGACAAACACCAACAAAGCAATTGGTATTTAATATATCAGATTATAAAACAATAACTCCGGTAGCAGGAACTACTTTTAGGTTTATTTTAGCTATTTCCAAAGATATAAATGATACTACTCCTAAATTATTTACGTCACAAGGATATTTCGATGATTTGGCAGATAGTTTTAAGACCCACAATCCATATTTTATAACTGAAAGTTTTGGATTCAAAGTAAATTTTTATTACAATGATTTATTGGCATTGTATACATCATTATCTGCGAATGAAACTGCGGAAAGTGTTCAGATGAAACAAAATATTTCTATCAATGCCGGTGTGATTGATTATGAAACATTGGTACGATATATTGATTGGTGCGTTGCAACGGCAAATCTGAACGATCTAAATACAAATGGTGTATTACCAGCAAATTCATTAGGAAGCTGGAATATTACCGTTCCAAATACAACAACACAGACATCCAATGTAGTTATATCACCCTCTCAAATTACAACAGGTAATACGAATAATTTATTAGTTACTGGTTCGATTTAATTTTTCTTTTCCATATTTATTAATAAATCAATACGAATGTATATGACATATTCTAAGGTAAATTGGAAACAATACTTGGATAGTTCTAACCCAACTATCAATGCGTATTTAAGTGAGTTTGGGGATGATTTTATTAGACAAACTGCCCGACGAATAGAACTGGCACACAAACTAAAAAAACCACAAATAATTTTATTTAGATTCAGAGATTCGGAAATACTTTCTGTGATGGAAAGTAGGGATTATTTGATTGCTCTTAAATATTTACTTAATTTATGTATTAAGTTGGAAAAATATGAATTATGTAGGGATATAACTAATGTAATACATTCGGTTGAGGTTCGAAAGAAAATTAAACTAATACAAAGAGATAGTGTATTTGTTTGATAGAGTTTATAATTTTTAACTAATTTAACTAATTATGTCTAAAAAAGGGGAAGTAAAACCACAACCGTCAGAAACAACTAAAGATTCTGTACTACCTGTTCCTAAAATTATTAAAAGAATTAAATTCAAATCAAAAAATCAGAAACGATTTTATAAAGCAATTGAGCAAGAAAATAATCAAATTATTATGGCTCATGCTTTGGCAGGGGCTGGTAAAACACATGTATCAATACAAAAGGGATTAGAATTACTCTTAAATAGGGCATCCAACATACAAAAAATCATAATAATAAATCCAACCGTGGATGTTGGTAATGAAGATAAACTTGGATTTCTACCCGGTGATTTAATGGAAAAAATTGAAGTACATAATGAATCATCGGTTTTTATTTTGAATCAAATAATAGGTGCAGCTGAAACAAAGAAATTAATAGAAAAGGGTAAGATCGAATTTAGAGTTCTTAATTTTTTAAGAGGTATAAATTTTCAAAACTCTTATATTATTATGGATGAAGCTCAAAACGCATCACCTCAACAGTTAAAAACTTTAGTAACCCGTATTTCTGATGATTCAAAACTTATTATGCAGGGTGACCTTTCGCAATGTGATAAGTATCGCACTAACGGAACACCTGCCTATGAAAAAAGTGGGTTTTATGATGTGTGGACTAGATTAGCAATGGTTGAAGGTGTATATCAGATAGAATTTCAGCGAGAAGATTGTATTCGTTCTGGAATTGTAAAACGTGTTCTTGAACAATATGAATTAGAGGAACAAATATATCTGGGAGAACGTAATCCATATGAATTGAATTATATTCAGAACGGTCAAACCGAATGGGATGATCCATATGAACCACAATAAAATTATCAAATTAGTACAGTAGAATAACAGATATAGCCTATGAAAATAGGCTATATTTTTTTAGTTAAAAAATGTTAAAATATTAGGAAATACGAATTATATTTTGTATATTTGAGTATTAATTATTGGTTATGACAGAGAAAGAAAAAAAAGTAATTTTTATTGACATGGACGGTGTCATTACCGACTTCCTCGGAGGGGTCGATACTTATTGGGAGAAACATCATAATAAGAGTAAAAAACGTACAGAGCCCGATACAATTCCCGGTATTTTTAGAGATTTATTACCAATCGAAGGAGCAATTGATTCAATCAACCGATTGGCCGAAAGTGGTAAGTATGAATTATACATAGCAACCACCGCTCCTTGGGGGCATCCTGAGGCGGCAACTGATAAACGATATTGGATTGAAAAATATTTCGGAGAACTGTTTCACAAACGATTAACAATTACTCACAATAAAGATATGTTATATGGTGATTATCTTATTGATGATAGAACTAAGAATGGTGCCGGAGAATTTAGAGGTGAACTAATTCATTTCGGTACAAAAAAATTCCCTGATTGGGAAGCAGTGTTAAAATATTTAGTATGAGAAAATCAGAAATAAAGTTACCATTAACTCCGATAACGGAGAACACCTTTAAGAGACAAGGTTGGATAAAACATACATTTTCAACAACTACAATGTCAGTTGATGAACTTGATGAAATGGATGATGACGATGATGATATAACACCATCTGATCCTAATTCAAATGAAGCGTATTTTTATATTCTACCAATACCAAAAGCCAGAACTGATAATTACGCACCATTATTCGTTTCTAATGCATCAAATGAACTTTCTGTTCTAAAAGAAATGGGTATTAACCCCGAAAATTTCTTTGTGGAAATTATGAATATGGATGGATTAGGATATTGTGATACCGAAGAAGATTTAGAAATTTTGTACAGAGCATTAACTGGAGATGATATAAACGCAAAATAAGTTATAAATGAGAAATTACAATGAAGTTCAATTGGCTGAAAACTATGAAAAATTTATTGATTTCATAAAGAAAGCCTTCGTTTCAAATCCAACCAGATTGGAACAATTATTATTTATGTATTCGGAAGAAGAGTTAGGTTCTGAGTTGGTGGTAGCTCCTGCGAGTGGTAAATTACATTTTCATTCGGCATATGTTGGTGGGTACATTGATCACGTTATGAATGTGTGTAAAAACGCATACAAACTTAAAGGAATTTATGAAGCCGGCGGTGGTACTATTGATTTTACAAATGAAGAATTGATATTTGCCGCATTGCATCATGATTTGGGAAAGCTTGGTGATGGAAAACAACCATATTATATCCCACAAGAAAGTGATTGGCATCGGAAAAATAAGAATGAAATTTTCCAGTTAAACGGAGAACTTCACTATATGGATGTTACTCACCGTGCGTTATGGTTACTCAATCAATATGGAATAAAATATTCTCAAAAAGAAATGTTGGGAATAATGCTTGCTGATGGAATTTACAATGAAGCAAATAAAAAGTATTTAGTTGCATATTCGGAAGATTTTCAGCTTAAAACAGAGTTACCTTATATTTTACATTGGGCAGATCATATGAGTTGCCGAATTGAAACATCTGAATATAGAAATGGCTAATATGTAAAAAAATTACAGATAGCTATATTTATATATAATAGTGCCCGGCCGGCATATTAACCGCATCAGCCCATTATGGGGGATGTTTAACTTAAAAAACAAAAAAAGATGAAAGACAATTTGACAAGAGGGTTTCCCACCCGTATTAATAGGGATGAGTTTCTTACACCATTCGATACAATTTTCGATAGGTTTTTCAACGAAAGTTTCCCACAACTTTCAAAAGAGGTTGGTGTAAATGTGTTTCAATCATCATCGTATCCAAAATGTGATTTCATAGATTATGATGATAGAATAGAAATCATAGCAGAGATTCCCGGATTATCTAAAGAGCAAATCGCAATTGATGTTGATGGTGATCAAGTTTCAATCAAAGGAAACAAATCACAAACTTCACCGATGAAAGAAGGTGGAACTGTATTACATAGAGAATTAAAAAAATCTACATTCCAGCGTTCATTTATGGCGGATTCTAAGATATTTAACTTGGATAAAATTTCCGCAAAATTCAGTGATGGGATGCTTGAATTAGTAATTCCTAAAAGAGAAAAAGTAGTTCCGACTAAACGAATAATCGAAATCCAATAACCTTAATTTAGGTGATAAAATCGAAAGGGTGGGTTAAAAACTCACCCTTTTTCACATTTTTAATATTTATAGTATATAACTAATAACGAAATTATGAAACCAGAATACCAACAAAGAGCAATTGAAAATCTAAGTGCTATTGATAAAAGGGCAGATATTGTTCAACAAATGATGGAAGGAACACGCCCTGCAAATCCAGCCGAAGCGCTTAGATTGATGAAAGAAATCAAAAGGTTAGTAGAATTAACAAACAATTTAGTGGATTTATCGTAAGATGAATTGGCTTAAATATTTAGTAGGATTTTCCGCACTTCTTGTAGCAGGATGTGCGGCATTTTTTTCTGTAAGTGGGCTTGGTGTGTTATTTAGTGGCGCATCTATGGCGGTTATGGTAATGGCGGGTTCGTTGGAATTTGCCAAATTAGTGGCTGCAACTTATCTGAAACAAACGTGGGATACTATTAAAGGATTTAATAAATGGTATTTAACTTTGGCAGTTGGGTTACTAATGTTAATTACATCTGCCGGTATCTTTGGTTATCTTTCAAATGCCTTCCAACAACAAAATATAAAGTTGGAGCAAGTGGAGAGGGAGATTTCAGTATATGATACTAAAATAAAACAAAATGAGAGTGAGATTGCAAGATACACTGAACAGTTGAAAAACTTACAGCAAATTCGTAATTCTCAGGAATCAAACATATCAAAGATAGTAGATAAGAATGGTTCAACTTCACGTTTGTCACAAATGGTGGGTTCTGCTGATAAGGAATTAACATCAATTTCGGCAAAAATAAATACGCTTACAGATACCAACAATAAAAATTTTGAAAAAATAAATGAAATAAAAAATACTAACATTGATTTGGAAAAGGAAGTTGGGGGATTTAGATTTGTAGCCAAAGCCTTCAATGCCGATTTGAATACCGTTGTTAAGTTTTTTATATTTCTAATTGTATTTGTATTTGACCCATTGGCAATCGCACTCATTATAGCATTTAACGGGTTGATTGGTACAAATTTAACAAAATCTGAAATTCCCATTGAACCATCGGATGATATTAAGAGGTATAGAGTATATGGTGAAAGAGAATCAGATAAAACCGATGCTGAGATTCTTTTGGATACCATTGATAACCCAATCGAACCAAATGATGAGTTAAAAGCAGCAGCTGAAGAATATCAAAATGAAACGGAGGAGGTATCTACTCAACCAGAAGTGTGGCCTGATATACAAACAACACCGGCCGAAGAACCCGCAGTAAAAAAAAAATTGAAGAACCCACTGAAGGGCATAGTGAATTGGTTTCACCGTTAGATGGTTTAACTCAAGACTTCTCACGTAGAGCGATTGATATTGATGGCAATGGAATCATAGATGGTTATGATACGAATGGTGACGGTATTATAGATGAAATACAGACATTTAGTTCAGCAAGATATGGATATGTTGAGCATGAAAAACCATATTACGCCCGCCCTAACTTTGATTGGAGTAATACCGAAGGGTGGATACACAACCAAAATGCAGTGAATTATTGGATAACCCATATCAGACCTCACATATATCCTACTGATTTTACATCAAAAACTTATTAAACTTAACAATTTTTTAACATTGAAAGCTTGGATTTTCCAAGCTTTTTTTGTATCTTTAAGTATTGATTTGAGAGAGATATTAACCACAAAAATAAAAGTTATGATAAAATTTATAAAAAGGATAATAAAACAGTACATCACTTGTAAACACGAACAGTATAAAGTGATACGAAAAATAATGTGTGTTGGCGAATCATACCAACCTAAATGGTTGGATGTCTGTAAATGTAAAATTTGTAGTAAAGAATATTACTCCGATTATTACTATGAATATGGTAACGAAAAACACTATGTTAAATAATATTGGTCATAACGATTTAACAATTTCTTAACATTAAAAATTTGGAAATCGTTAATAAATGTGTTATATTTGAATATCAGTTTGAGAGTTGTTAATCACTAAAAATTTTGAGTTATGAAAGTTTCAGTTTCCAAAAGAACCAAATCAGTTAAGGGTAAAGAATCTTATGAATCAGTTGCAGCTAAGTTCGGTTTCAAAAAACCGGTCTACCAAAAGTACATTATCATCAACGGTGTTCCCCACAAAGCTACGGCTGAAGGTTTAGTTCCATTAACCAAAGTTGTTAAATCCATTTAATTTTATTGTTATGAAAAGAGAAGAAATTTTGAGTGTATTGGAAACATTATCACATTCACAGGGATTTTATAGTGGGATTATGCGTGGTTATTATAGAGCAACCGAAGAACAACGTGATGAGTTCCTTTCCGGATTGGAAGAACAGAATTTTGGTGGACCTGTTGATTTAGTTATGTATTTGGAATGTTAAAAAAAGAAATCTATCAATGTATTACTAACTTTAATTAGAAACAAAATGGATAAAGAGAACAAAATTGCGGAAAACCCAAAAACAGGCAATGATTTTATAGCCGATGTTAGTAGTATGTTAGTTGCTAACGGACTACCTGCTTTTGGTACAAAAGAATTTAATTATATGTGTAGTCAGTTTTTTGGTGGAAACCCTAAAAGCAACTAATTAGTGCTAACGATTGTAAATAAAAAAATAAAAATATGATTAAAGAACTTAAAATTGGGGACAAGGTTAAACTTGAAGGTTATGATGAAGCTTGGATAGGGTGGGTTACAAATTCTTCATATCAAATTAGTAAGATAAAAAGTAGGTTTGATGAAAACGGTAAAATATCAGTAGGTTGGTTGCTGAAGAATTTGGAAGTGCGTTGGGTTTCAAAGGAGGAGTGGCACTATAAAAATTAATATTTCATATAACGGTCACAGATATATGTAGTTTTTCTTAAATTGAAACATAAAACTTAAATAAAAATGGAAGAAGTAAATAAGAACACAGAAGTTGATAACACGGATAAAAAATTACATATATCTGATGTTATATGCAGTGTTTGTGGAGGAAAAAATATCCAAATCACAGAACACAAAAAGATAACTGGGCCACCCGCAGGAACAAAAAGAAATCCACATAGAAAAACGACTTATGGATATTTTTTTAAGAGATATACTTGTGAATGCGGCAGTGTGTGGGAAGAAAAGGAAAGTTAGTGTGATTGGAACATTGTATATAACTCATCGCTACACGCAATAATACCTAAGATTATATATCATGAAATCAATCAATTATACCATTGAAATTAATTAAAATCATGAAACAAATTCATAAACTCATAAATTTGAATTAAAATGGGATATTTAGTCGAAAAACAAATATTAAGCGGATTTGCGTTCCATCCTATGAATGCGGTGGATAGCTGGGAACAAAAAGAAAATAAGTTGTCAGTTGAAGATGCAAAGAAATCCGCTATTGAATACGCAACTAAAATTGAAAAAGGTAAATACAGAGTAAGGGATATTTATTCCGGCAAAGTGTTGTTTGAAGTATCTTCGTAAGTATTTACAGCGAATACCTAAATCAGAATGTCCATTTGATTCTTAACAATTTCTTAACATTAAAAATTTGGAAAGCTAAATTAAAAATAGTACCTTTAGGTATTGATTTGAGAGAGTTATTAATTTTAATTTTGTTATTATGAATACTGATTTTTTGAATACATTGAGTGGTGTTGATAAGGTTCTGTACAAATCGGCTTATCAGTTTACCGAACGGTATTGTAACGGAACTCCAGAAGAGTGTCACGCTGAAGGTCTTAAAAAAATTAAAGATACCCACAAATTGGCTTCTAAAAAAGAAGTTTGGGTAGATATTACCACCGGTCGTAAAGTTAGAGGCCAATTTTAATTAAAATAATTATTAAAAATAAATCAATCCGGTATTGTTTATATCGGATTTTTTTTGTATATTTGTATTAATCAATAAATCATAAAATATGAATTTAGGATATGCTTGCATAAATATGACAATGGGTAAAACGGTTACTACCAATCGTTCAATGGTTAAACGTACATTCAATCTAAGGGGACTGGATTATGTTTCCGAACTTACACTACTCAATGCAAAAGATATTATTAAAATATTGCAATGGAATCTTAAAAATAGTATTAAATTTTTCCGATTATCATCTGCCATTGTACCGTGGGGTGATAAGTTAGATTTAACACAACTAAAAGATTACAAACAAATTTCGGATGCACTTAAAAAAGCCGGTGATTTCGCAACTCAAAACGATATTCGTATCACATCGCACCCCGGTCCGTTTGTAGTGCTTGTTTCACCAAACGAAACAGTTGTTGACAACGCAATCGCAGATTTGGAAATGCACGGTAAAATATTCGATATGATGGGGTTATCCAAATCAGTTTACAATAAGATTAATATCCATTGTAACGGTGTTTACGGAGATAAGTTATCAGCAATGGATAGATTCTGCACTAACTACCAAAGGTTATCAGAATCGGTTAAAACACGTCTTACTATTGAGAATGATGATAAAGCATCAATGTATTCTGTGGCAGACCTTATGTATATCCACAATAAAATAAAAATCCCTATTGTGTTTGATTATCACCATCACCAATTCTGTACCGGTGATTTATCAGAAGAGGCAGCATTATCACTTGCTGTTTCAACGTGGCCGGACGGTATCACACCTGTTGTTCACTATTCAGAAAGTAAATCATCACACGAAAACAATACAAAGTTAAAACCACAAGCACATTCAGATTATATCAAATCATTACCAAACACCTACGGTAATTCAGTTTCGATTATGGTGGAAGCAAAAGCTAAAGAACTTGCAATATTACCGTTTATAAAAAAATAAATTATGAGTAAAAAAATAAAATATAGTGTTGATTGTTATATTCCTGGACAACATCATAGTAATATAATAGAATGTAGAGAAATGGCAATATATGGAGGGGCATATACTTTTTGGGATTGTGAATATGGTGAAACAAATAGACTAATAGCCTCGTACCCGATAATGTTTACGATTATTGAAAATACGGAAACCGATGAATAATTTAGATAAAAAATACACCGATTTACTTCAAGATATTTTGGATAACGGTGTTAAAAAAGAAGATAGAACTGGTACTGGTACTATATCAGTGTTTGGAAGACAAATAAGGCATAAAATGTCTGAAGGATTTCCTTTGCTAACTACCAAAAAGATGTATTTCAAAGGTATTGTAACCGAACTACTATGGTTTTTGCGTGGAGATACAAATATTGAGTATTTGGTTCATAATGATTGTCACATATGGGATGGGGATGCCTATAAGAGATACGTTAAAGAAAATCAATTTAACTCAAATGCAAAATGGTTGAAACCTGTACTGTTAGAAAATGGACATTATGGAGCAGATTTATATACAAAAGAAGAATTTATCAACAAAATAAAAACCGATAATGAATTTGCTGAGGAATGGGGAGAACTTGGACCAGTGTATGGGAAGCAATGGCGAAAATGGGAAAGGTATGGTCATAGGGGGGTTCAGAATGGAGCATTGGACTGTGGATTTATTACCCAAGAAGATGTCGATAAAGAAATGTATATAGATCAAATCGCAACCCTAATCAACGACCTTAAAACAAATCCCGATAGCAGAAGATTGATGGTTAATAGCTGGAACGTAGGTGAAATTGACCAAATGGTTTTACCACCATGTCATTACGGATTTCAATGTTACACTAGAGAGTTGAGTCACAAAGAAAGGTGTGATTTATTTGGACATAATGATGATCCAAACCGAAAAGACTCTTATTCCAAATGGTTGGATGATAACGGATTTCCGAAAAGAGCTATCTCTTTAATGTGGAATCAACGTTCAGTAGATACACCATTGGGACTTCCATTCAATATAGCATCTTATGGGTTACTACTTACTATGATTGCCGATGAAGTTAATATGGTGACTGATGAAGTTATTGGTAATTTAGGGGATTGTCACATATACCTTAACCAAATCGAAGGTGTTAAAGAACAAATTGGACGTGAATTTACATTAGAAGAACGAATTGATATGGCATCTAAATGTAACGGTTTTGACCCGTTTGATTTTGGTATTGGAGAACATAGAACTAACGCAATTCAAAAATATCATGACCATGAAGTTTGTGATGCTTATGAAGTTCCCCGACGAACAAGAGAACCATATCCATTACCAACCGTTAAAGTTCAAGATGGTATAGAGTGTTCATCTATTAATGATGTAATATTATTGGATTATAAATCACATCCAACAATTAAATTTCCTTTAAGCAACTAAAAAATTCAATAAATAAATTACAAAACCATGAAAGAATTATTTGAAAAACAATTAAAAAACGACACTCTAACTGAGGATAATATTGGTGAACTACATAATAAAACATATTTTAATGGGGAAGAAATACAAGTTGGCGATGTTATACTATTTGCAATGTTAATGAGTGAAGTAATTGACAAAGAAGGTGAAATCCCAGAATTGCCAATGAAAATAATAATATTAAATGAAAGACATTTTAATTTGTTTGAATATGATGAACGACTTAATAAAAACAATGATTGGCCAATAATTAAATTTCCTTTAAGCAACTAAATTTATGAAAATAACAATAAACGGAAAAGAACTTCTAAAACATTTAACGGAGTTTCACAATATAACTGATGAGGAAATTGAAAAAAGAGCCAACGGCGATGTTCAAAAACATTTACTATTGTTAATGGAAAGAGATTTTGTTCTAGAAATTAATACTGGAATTATTAAAGATTTGTTAAAATGGAGAAATGAAAGCGATAATAGCAAAAAATAACAAAGATTTTATCGGGTTAGATGGAAATCTACCATGGAAGTGTTCAAGCGATTTAACACACTTCAAACACCTAACTATGGGTAGCACATTATTGGTAGGTTGGAAAACCGCTCAAACGTTACCAAAACTGAAAGGTAGAACGGTTATAGTTTATGATAAAAACAATACCGAAACTGATTACACTAAAGCTGATTGGTGTATTGGTGGAAAGGATACATACGAAAGATTTTGTGATAAATTTACAGAATTATATATATCACATATAGATGATGATACGATTGGAGATACCTATTTCCCTCGACTGGAAAAACTCAATGTTAACTGCAAGATATATCATTACTATTTTAACCCAAATAAATAATAGATATGACACTTAAAGAGTTAAAAGAATGGATTAACGGTTTACCGGAAGAGTTTTCTGAATTTGAAGTAGTAAATGGTGAAGAAGCTGAATTAGATGGTCAGTATTGGTATCGCAAGGATAAACCGATAGTTTCCGCAATGGTAGATGATGAAAATCAAGAAGTATGCCTGTTTAATGGTGCTACAAGCGAATTATCGGATGAAGATATTGCTGAAATTAATAAATTAAAGGAAGAACAATCCACAAATTAAAATAAAAAAAAGTTATGAAAGTAAAAAAAATTGAAGAATCCGTAATTTCCGATAAGGATATTAAATTATATACGGAGTCCGTTTCTAAATTAAATGGTGTTGTATTTACCGCAGCGGATGTGAATATAGATAAACGGATTATAACAGTTCGTATTGGGGCTAAAGAAGATGAATTGACTATGATCAATCCAAAGGTTATTGAATCTGCCGATAAATTTGTTGTTTATTTTGAAATCGATGACAGAAAGAAAAAGGTTAGAAAAACCAAACGGTCACCTTATTTAGTTGTAGAAACTGATAATTTGGGCAAGGTGGAGTTTAAGGCAGAGAAAGAACATTGGAAAAATGCTGAAGAATTTATGACAGATGCTGGACTTGCAGAGTGTGTATTGGTTCAGAGAGCAATTGATGCGATTGACGGAATATCAATAATGGATTCTGTACGCAAGTATTCGGATACGGTTGTTAATAATTATAAACCCGGTCGTAACGAAAAGATTTTAATGGAAAGCGGTGATGGTGAAATGGTTTTTGTTAAAAGTAAATATTCACCAAACTACGAGCAAAAAGGATATAAACTTTTATAATTATGGAAGGAATTGATACAACTGCATTTTTACAAATGCAAAAGGATTTATTAACAGTTCAAATTATAGTTGAATGTCTGGTTGATGAACTCATTGAAACCAATGTTATATCTAAAGAAACGTTTTCGGTTAGATTGGATTCTAAAATAAAAATTATTACTGGTATTTTGGATAAGATGAAAACTGATGCTGTTGGGTTAGATACATTATTGAAATCGCCAATGGCATCGAATAAAGTTGGACAAGCATAATTTTTATAGTGATGGCAATATTTTTAACAATATGTATATTATTGGTATTATCATTGATTAGTAATTTTATACTTCTTATATTCGGTATTCGAATGGTTAAAAAAAATGAAGTATTGGCTGATTACATAAATGAATTTGATAATAGACAAGATAATACATTACATCAGCTGGAAACTATGCTTTCAGAAATGAGAGAAATTGATCTACGTGGTTCATTTGAATCGGATGATGAAGTTGGTGGTGTTTTTTCTGAATTGAAAGACATCATAGAACAGTACAAAAACTTAATTTAACCATGCCAAGAAAGAAAAAAAGTAGAATATATTTCACAGATGATACCGAACAAGCTATTATAGAATATAATAAAACTACGGATGGCACACTTCGAAATCGAATTTATAAAGAACGGATTCAATATCCATTTGAAAAATTAGCAGAAAACATATTAAATACATTTAAGTTTTCGTATTTCGATATTTCAAAAGCAGATGTACAGTCCGAAGTAGTATCTACGTTGATTGAAAAAATTCATATGTTTAAGGAGGGTAGGGGTAAGGCATTTTCATACTTTAGTATTGTGGCTAAAAATCACCTAATACTAAAAAATAATGGAAATTATAAACGATTTAAGAAAGTTACTCCTATATCGGAAATGCCGGAAACTTGGAATCCAGAAAACGATTTCAGAGAAGTTGAAATGAATGATGAATATTCGGAGTTCAAACAACTGATGTTAAATTATTGGGACAAAAATCTGACAAGAGTATTTACCAAAAAAAGGGACATACAAATAGCAGATGCAGTTCTTGAATTATTTAGAAGAAGTCAATATATTGAAAACTTTAATAAGAAACATTTATACCTTTTAATTCGTGAAATGACCGATTGTAAAACGCATTATATTACAACCGTTGTTAATGAAATGAAAAAACATCAGGTAAAAATGTTAAATAGTTATTTCGAAACCGGAATGTTTGAAGAACAAAATATTCCTTTTTGGGAAGAACCATATTTATTAGAAGAAACAAATAACGAAGAAGATTAATATGGAACGGATAGCATCGATGTTTTTTCACAGTAGAACCCAAGCGCATGTATTTCACTTGAGAGTTAAAGGACCTGGAGCATATGCAGCTCATAAAGCATTGCAAGATTATTATGATGGTATTGTAGACCTTATCGATGGGTTGGTTGAATCATATCAAGGAAAATATGGATTAATTGAATTTAAGAATGTATCAAATATAGATAATAATGCGGAAGCGGATAATATAATTTCTTATTTCAAAAATCTATGTATTTTTCTTGAAAAAGAAAGACAAGATGAAAAGTTAAAAGATTCTTGGATTCAAAATCAAATTGATAATGTGTGTGAATTATTAAATTCCACTTTATATAAGTTAACTAACTTACAATAATACATCATTTTTATTATTTGGGGGTATCTGATATTTATTATTGGATACCCTTTTTTTGTGTCTAATTGTACAATTTTATGTAAAATATTAAAAATATGTCATATTTACAAAAACTTTTAAGTAAATTACTGAATGATAATAATCATTTCAATGAAAAAATATTCGTTGGATTGTTATCGTTTTTATTAATTGCAGTTACTATGATTTTGGATTTAGTTACTGGGTATGTAGGCAAACCGTTGGTTATTAATGAGTTTGTATTTAATGGGGTATTGATATTGTGTTTGGGTTCTCTTGGAATTTCAAGTGTGGATAAGTTTACAAATAAACACAATCCGGCGAATGGTGAAGATGATGCTGATATACAAGACCCACCTGTTCAATAATTATAAATCATATATTTATATATATAATTAACATTGATAGTATGTGGAAGAGTTTATTTGATTTGAAAAATATAGTAATTGCAGTATTGGCTGGTATAATTCTATGGCAAACATTTGTAGTGATTCCTAATAAGAAAAAAGGTGACACTGTTTATATAGATGGTAAACCATATGAAGTGGTAGTACATAAAGTAGATACTGTATATAAATGGAAAGAAAAAATTGTATTTAAGGATGGTTCTAAAATCCATTATGATACAGTATACATTCAGCTTCCAATTAATATAGATACATTCAAAGTAGTCAGAGATTATTATGCAAAATATATAGCTACCGATACATTGGTTCTTGATAATAAAATGGGTACTATAACAATTCGTGATACGATTACTCAAAATAAAATACTAAACAGATGGTGGCATTCCAATATAAAAGAAACTACTATAAATGATGTAACGATAGTTAAAGAACCCGCAAGAACTCAATTATATTGGGGAATTGATGGTTCGTTTAATTCAACAACATTTATGAACGCAGCATCGGTAGGTGTTATACTAAAAACAAAATCAGATATGCTATATAAATTGGGAATTGGTATTGCTGATTCGCATATTGGTACATCGATAAATGGGGTAACGCCATATGTTGGTGCTGGGGTATACTGGAAAATAAAATTAAAAAAATAAAAAATGTCAACCGATTTTGAATTATTTAAGGGAAAATCATTAAGCTCTTTGTTTAAGGATATATACACCAATCAAGTGACTAAAAAGGATAGAATAAGTGAATTAATTGAAGATATTCGTAAATTATTACTATCTCCAAGCGATATGGCTGTACTTGGCCCAATTATAAAAGATTTAATCGAAACATCTGTAAAAAATGATGACCAATTACTTAAACTTGCTACTATTGCACAACGAATAATAGCAAGTGATAAAAAGTCAGAAGGTGATGATGGGTTTTTAAGCGCAGCTGAGAAAGCTCAACTATTAAAGGATTTGGAAGAAACAAAAATTGAAGTACAAAAGGTTGATGAATTGGAAGATGAAGTTGATAAGATAAAAAAGAAAATTAAATAACGATGCCAATACAAAATGCAATAACATCAAATACAACGTTTACTCAATTTTCGGGTGGTGCTAAATCCGTATTGGGACATGCTGTTGTATATTCTGTAATATTGGATGATAAACACCCACTAATAAAGAATGGAAATGAACATATTACACATATTGGTGCGATTGAATTTAGGTATGTTTCAAAATCTCCAACTGATGACGATAATTTACCAATAGCATTTCCAATTGATAAGAATTTTAGAAATTTACCGGTAATAAATGAAACGGTTGAAATTATAGATGATAATTCTGGATTACTATATTACAGAAGAATTGGTTTAGAATTATCGCCAAATGTAAATTCAGATACTAGCTATATTAGTACATTTTTTAAGCCGGTATCGGTATCATCGGTTGCTTCTTATATCAAATCAGCAGCAGTTGGAATTATTAGTGGTAACGGTGGCGGTGCATCGAAATTTGATAAATATGGAGATTATTTCAAACCACAAAAAGTACATAAACTTAAATTGTACGAAGGTGATAGCGTATTTGAAAGCAGGTTTGGACAATCTATTCGATTTTCTGGATATAATAATGATGGTAACAAATATTCACCTACTATTATAATCCGAAACTATGAAAATGCAAAATCGCAAGATTTGAAAGCAACTGAATTGACAGAGGAAGATGTGAATATGGATGGTAGTACGATTGCTTTAACTTCTCAAGATTATAAATCAGCATTTCAACCGGGTACTGTAAATAATGGATCATCGGATATGGAGACGAAACCGAAATCATTCAAAGATTATCCATCGGAATTGAAAGGACATCAAATGCTGTTTAGTTCCGATAGGATAATTATATCAGCTAGAAAATCTGAAATGATTTTTTATTCAAAGAAAAATTATGGGTTTATATCTGATGGACAAATGTCTATGGATAATAAACTGGGTATTGAAATAAATGTTGGCGGTGATACGAATATAAAAACCAATAGTAAAGATATTAATATGAATACTGATAGTGGGCATGTTAATGTTGGTAATACAGATTTAGAGCCATTGGTCAAAGGAAATCAGTTGGTAACTGTATTGCAAAATTTAATAGATGCTATAAATCAGCAAGTATATCTAACTCCAGCTGGTCCTTCAGCTCCCGGACCTGTAAATAAGCCGGCATTTGAGCAAATAAAAGCAAATCTAAAAGTAATACTAAGTAAACTAAATAATGTTTCATAATGTCATGGAGTCTATTCAAACAGAACATTAAAAATGTAGAGGATCATCCCGAAAACATAAAATCCGTTAACCAAATAGCTCATCTATATGCTACCGAATATGATGCGGCAATAAAAAGAGGTGGTGATTTAGTAAATCATATCCCAATAATGACCGGTAATGTAGGTGCGTTGGAATCTATGATGTTATTGGCATTGAACAGTGGATTAAATTCGCAAGGAACTTATAATTTGGTACATCAAATGGGACCCGGTATTATATTGTATTGGACCGGTGCTACTATGATGACCGCTCCAGTACCAATCACACCTGCGATTGGGGCAATTGTAAATACAGCATGTACTGCTGGTATATGTAATAATCCCGGTCAATGGAACGAAGTACAACCGCCGCCACAACCAGCAGATTCAACTTCCCCAATGGTAGATCAATTCATAGCATATGCTAAAATTCACTTAACAACCATTGGTGGTATGTTTAATACAATATCATTGTATCCACCGTTGGCATCTCCGGGTCCGGGTGTTGTGATGTGGAATGGGTATATGGTTCCGTGATATTCCATTCGTTTCCAAAAATAAACAATTCAAATATTTATAGTTATAACAAAATGAACAATAAGATGAATATTGATAAATTATTCGAAGCAATTCAGATTCTAGTCAATGAAGAAGTGAAAAGACAGTTACCAAATGCGGTTAAGCAAGAAATAGCTAAACTAAATGAAGTAAAGACATCGGTGAAACCAAAATCAAACGGATTATCTATGGCTAAGGCTATTTTGGGTGAAGATACTACAACTGTATCTTCAAAAAAACCTAAAAAGCAAGTTACCTATACTAAAAATCCGATGATAAATCAAATTTTGAATGAAACACAACAACAAAAATTTGATATGGGAGATACTGAGTTCAGAACTGCTAATTTCGATCATTCAAATGCAAATACTATAATTGATAGAGCAGCATTTGCGGCTAAGATTGGGTATGGTGATATGATAAACTTACCATCGACTACAATTGAGGGTAGACCTGTTAATATATCAAATGAAGCAGTTCAGCCGGTAGTAAAAGCATTAAACAGAGATTACACCGAATTGGTAAAACGATTCAATAAACCAAAGTAATAAATGGCAGTAGTTTTAGGTTCAAAACCATTATCAGATACGGATGCATATGTAGATTATGCAATAGGATTGGCATTGCCATTACAGATAGGTAATACTGCGTTTAGACAGACATTTACTATGATGGATCAGGTCGGTGCCAATATACAAAATTTATTATTAACTACACGTGGTGAACGTATTATGCAACCGGAATTTGGAAGTAACTTAGGTGAAATATTGTTTGAACAAGAAACGGATAATATAGCAAAATCTATTGAATATGCCATTACTAACGCGATAGCAATTTGGTTGCCGTATGTGAGTATTAGTGAAATACATATAGATACATCTAATCAATCAAAGGATAAAAATATAGTAGGTGTAACATTAACATTTTCTATTAATGGATACCCAAACTTAGGTACAGTAACATTTACAGTTCAAGGATAATAAAAAATGGCACTATCAACAACAAATAAAACTTTTAAGAATAAAGGTAAGGATATAAAGTATCTTAATAAGGATTTTGTAGATTTCAGAAATAATTTGATTGAATTTTCAAAAACTTATTTTCCAAAAACCTATTCTGATTTTAATGAGACATCTCCGGGTATGATGTTTATTGAGATGGCATCATATATTGGTGATACTCTTTCATATTATATTGATGATACGTTAAAGGAATCATTAATGGTATATGCTGAAGATATTACCAATATCATTCCATTGGCACAGTATTTAGGGTATAAACCCAAAGTAACATCACCTGCTGTAACTACGGTATCTGTATACCAATTAGTTCCATCAACTGGGGTAGGCGTAAATAATGTACCTGATTCTAATTATTTTTTAAGAATAAGAGAAGGAATGGTTATGGCTTCCAAAACCAATTCTATAACATTTGTGACAACTGAAGTTGTTGATTTTTCGGATACGGTTAATAGAGAAATAACAGTGTATCAGAAAGATTCCATTACAGGTGATCCAACGTTATATTTGGTGAAAAAATATGCACAGGCGGTATCATCTACATTAAAAACAGCTACATTTACTTTTACAAGTTATCAACCATTTCAATATATAGACCTTTCGGATACAAATGTAATACAAATTTTAGATGTTAGGGATTCAAACGGAAACAAATGGTATGAAGTTCCTTATTTGGCACAAGAGATGGTATTTATTGATCAGCCAAATACACAGGAAAATGATCCGGATTTGTATCAATTCAAAACAACAGTTCCGTTTATCTTAAAAACTATTAAAACTCCTAGAAGATTTGTAGTAAAGGTAAATTCAAATAGTACTACTACTATACAATTCGGAACAGGAGACCCATCGGCAAGTGATGAATTACTTATACCAAATTTGAAAAATGTTGGATTAGGATTACCTAATTCTATAAATAAACTTGATCAATCATATGATCCTACTAATTTTTTGAATACAAGTACATATGGTACATCACCATCAAATACTACAATTACTGTTAAATATTATGTTGGCGGTGGTATAACATCAAATATACCAAAAGGAGATTTAACTCAAATAACATCTATTGTAGTTGATAATGATGTATCTACATATAGTGATTCTGAAAAGGCAACATTTAATAGTATACGAAATTCCGTAGCAGTGGATAATGAAGTACCGGGCGTTGGCGGTAGAAGTGGTGAGAATGTGGAAGAGATAAGACAAAATGCGTTGGCATATTTTGGTGCTCAAAACCGAGCGGTTACTGCTAAGGATTATCAAGTTAGGGTGTTATCAATGCCGTCTAAATATGGTTCTATTGCAAAAGTATATGCAACCGCTGATGGTACACTTGATAACAATTCCCCTGCTTCGATTTTAGCATCACCAAATAATTTACAAGAGTTTACCGATTTGGTATATAGTTATGTAAATAAGCCAGATTCTCAAGAATTATCATGGGGGCAGATTTCTGATAGTATTTCTCAATATTTGGTTGGAAAAACTACAAATAAATCTGAAAAAAATAATCCATTCGCTATAAATTTATATCTATTGGCGTATGATGGTGATGGTCATTTAACTGCAACAAATATGGCAATTAAAGAAAATCTGAAAACATATTTGGGTGAATATAAAATATTAACAGATGGTATCAACGTAATTGATGGATATATCGTTAATATTGGAGTTACTTTTGAAATTATTGCTTATAAAAATTACAATAAAAGTGAGGTAGTTGCAAATTGTATTTTAGCATTAAAGGATTACTTTAATATAGATAATTGGTCATTTAACCAAACTATTAATTTAAGTGAAATTGAATTGATGCTGGCAAATATTGAGGGAGTATCAACTGTACCTAAATTGGAAATTGATAATTTGTGTGGTGGTGTGTATTCTCCAAATTCATATAATGTATTGACCGCTACTAAAAATAAAATGATTTATCCATCACTTGATCCTTGTGTTTTTGAAGTTAAATTTCCAAATACTGATATAAAGGGGAGGGCTATATAATATGTATAATTTTTTAACAGCATCGAAAGATGCATCGGTATACTCACTACAATCGTATCAAAATGCTGGTTTGGATCAGATATTGGAGATAAGTAAAACGTATTATACGGGAGCAAAGGGTATATCAAGAGCACTATTAAAGTTTGATATTACCGATTTATCGCAATCATTATCGGAAGGTAATAGTTCATTATCAGAGGTATTTCTTATTATGAAAGATGTTGCAAGTAATGAAATACCATTAGAGTATACATTATATGGAAATGCTGTTTCTCAAAGTTGGGAAATGGGCATTGGCACACGGTTTGATGAAATAACAACAGCAGGTGTTACTTGGAAAGCAAGAGATGGGGAATCATCATTAAAATGGTTGCCAAATAATACATATGCACCCAATTCAACCGGTTCATATGCTGGATATGGCGGAGTATGGTATACGGATTATGAAGTATCGCAATTCTTTTCATATTCAACTGCCGATGTAAATATGGATATTAAACCATTGGTAAACGCATGGGTGAGTAGTTCAATTCCAAATGATGGTATGATATTACGTTATTCTTCAGAATTTGAAAATAATAATATTGATTATGGTGTAATCCAATTATTCAGTAAAGAAACTAACACAATACACCAACCAAAAATTAGAGTTGGGTGGGATGATCAGATATTTTTAACAGGTTCATTATCGCCGATAGAGTCAACTAATGTGAAGATTGGTATTACTGATTTGAAACCCTATTATAAAGTTGGAAGTATTGCAAAGTTTACTATATTTGGTAGACAGGTATATCCATTGAAAACATTTATAAATCCATTTCCATATGTTGAATTACAGTATTTACCGCAAACTACTTATTATCAAATACGTGATATTGGGACAGATGATATTATAATTCCATTTTCTGAATATTCTAAAGTAAGTTGTAATTCGGATGGAAATTATATAAAGGTGGATTTTTCAAATTGGGAAATTGATAGAAAATATAAAATAGAATTTAAGACGGAACATAACGGTTCGGTTGAATATTTTGATAATAATATAATATTTGGTATTGAAAAATAAATATGGTAAAGGCAGGACTACAAAATGAAGAAGTAATAAGTGAGTTATTAGTTAGCGGTTCGTTGGTTATTAAACCAAAGAGTCCAACTGGTGTTAATTATTTCGAAGCGGTTGATACTACCGATGGTATTCTTGCGGCTAAATTAACCAAACCGCATTACAATAAGCCGGAGGTTATTAAATCAATAGATACGATTATAAAAGAATTATTACCTGTACCTGAAGTCATATTACCACCAACTGTTCCATTGGAAACGTATCAAACGGCATCATTGACTATTGATAGTCTGACAGCAACAATAGTGGGATTAAATGCAAAAATTGATGGGTTAAATTCTCAAATAGTATCACTACAATCAACAACACAAAGCTTATCTGCTACGGCTGATTCTGAAAAATTAAATGTAGCATCATTTCAGAATCAATCCGCCCAGGCAAACCAAAAGATACAAAGCTCTATTTCGGATTTACAAAATGCATTACAAAAAGCAACATTAGAAGCGGCACAGAGAGTATCATTAACGGCTATAAACGAATCTCTTAAAATACAAATAGATTCATTAACAAAAGAAATTGATACCCTAAATCAACAATTATCTGCTCAAGCTCAGGCTGTTAGTGCTGGTGGTACTCCGACGGGTCAACTTGCTACTATATTATTTGATGGTGGTGGTGATCCAAGTAAAACGGTATTTCCATCTATGATTTACCACGATTTTAATGGAGGGAGTGCCACCGTTGGTACTTTTGCCGCACCGAACAATACATATAAATCGGCATTTAGAAGTAATTTTACAGTTATAGCAAACGCTGTAAAAGATATAATTGTTAATATCACATTTTCCGGTAACATAAATCAAACTCCATTTGATTTTGGTACAACACTACCGGTAACAATCAAAGCAGGGGCACAGTTAAAATTTCCATTAAATAAACCAACCACATACTTAAATGGTTTGACAGGAAAAACAGGAGGTGGATTGTTTAGTACGGCTACACCAAGTAATTATGATTTTACTATGACGGTTACTATTACCGATGTGGCAACCGGATTAATCAATGAATCCAAAGATTTTACATTTCATATATATAAATATTAATTATGGCAATACAGTTTTTCAAAGATATAGTTGATAGTAAAGGGTATCGAATAAGTTCAAAGGATAGATCAATCTTTGAAACTGCCGATTTACAATCATTCTTTGGGTTGAGTGATATGGATGCCATTGAGTTTGTATTATATGATGCAAACGATAATCAATTACCACAAGGTGATTATGGGTTGGTACGATATGTAACACTCAATACACAAAATATTTCAGATTACTTTTTAATAGCCGATGGTACTATATTTCAAGCTAATAAATTCCCAAGCGAATATTTTATTGATGCTGAACGTTTAATAAATGAAGCCGGTTATGATAATGGTATTTTTAAGACTCAAATTACACTTATTAATAAGAGATTGGGTACTGAACAACCAAATCGTAAAGTGTGGATTTCCGAAATATCACCATCAAGAACAGAGGTTAGAATATTACCACTAAAAAACGAAGAAAACAATCAAACTGATTTATACGAACGGTTTGGTATATTTCAAAGAGATGGCGAGTTCAGAGATGATACGTTAATTTACATATTGCATTTTATAGAAAAAATAAATCCTATGATAATAGGTACAACTATAAAAGCAAGATATACAGAACAATGGTATAATAAATTATGTACAGAATATAAAATATCGAGTTTTGATCAGTTGGTTACGATTATCTATAATAAATTTATGGAGGCTGCACTTTATGAAATTACTAATAGAATTTCGGATATACGCAATTTGAATTATGGAAATCCTAAAACAACAAAACCATCTTTACAGTTAACTAAAGAGCAACTAAAGGCAATATATTTGGACATATTGATAAAATGTATTGATTATTATTTGGCTTATGCTGATTCTCAAGCATTTGCAACATATACATTATCTTTGGATTCAAGTATTGATGAAACACGACGTTTAATGCACAGAACAACAACATATAGTACATTTGAATCAAGTTCAAAACCACCGGATGTCGTAATTGAACAAAAACAAAGAGTATGCGATACTGATGATGATGCTGTTAAGAAATTTGCAAAAGATTGTGATGATGAATTTGGTCGTGATATTGATGTGGTTGTTGTTGATAAAGATACAAAAGTACCAATTTCTAAACATATTTCTACTAATACTAATATTAAATACTTCAAACCATCATTGCGTGGTGAACCTAGTGTAGAGGCACAGAGTACTGTAACAAAAATAGAAATACCAATGGTAAAAGGGGCAACTACTGGTGAATTTAGTTTATCAAATAATACATTAAATAGTATACTATCTGATAATTATAATAGTGGCAGTATTGCGCAAGTTTTGAATAAAATAAAAGCAACTAATAACATAGTCTAATGTCATTACAGAATACAAATAATATTATACAAGTTCCATTGGGTGTGGATGGTTTACCATTTGGTGGTATTGTAACTAATAGTAGTTCAATATCCCCAATACCTATTGTTTCGAAAGACCCGACATACTACGGTACTATAAATGCGGATACTCCGCATACGATTACAATTTCTTCAAATGTAGCTGGAGCAAGTATAATATTAAACGGTGAAAATACATTTAAGACAACAAACGCTTCAATGACTTGGGCGTTATCTGATATATTAAATTCCACAATAACCAATACTATTGAATTACAAAAAACAGGGTTCGTTTGTACTGAACGATTTGTAATATCCGTAGTTCAAAATCCTAATTATAATTGGGTAACGCCAATTACACAATATACTGAAGATGGTGTATTACTTAAAACTGCAATTGCCGATTCGGTAAAGACGGGAGTTAAGGTACTACCTCAAAAAATGTATACTAACGTTCCACCTCATATTATAGATGTGGCTTATTATAAAAATGGAGTATTGACACCATTTACTGGAACGATAGAAAACGGTGTTAATTCATCAACATCAATCGAATTTTCATTAGATGCGTTCACCGCAGTAATAGCTCCAGTTGATCAGACGGTGATTTCAACACCAACACCATCAACAAACGTAGTATCACCTGTTGTAACGCCTGTACTTACACAGCACTCACTGGCATTTAATGTCACAAGTTCTAATTTAACTACAAGTTCTGTTAATATTATCAAACATGATGTAACTACAAATGCAGATTCATCATTAGCAATAACTTCGGGTAGTTCTGTATATTATAGTACTTTTGCCGATACATATACAATAGTATCATCCGATACTACATTACATAGAATTAGTTCTATTACAATTCAATCGACCATATATCCGCAAAAAACAATTACGGCGTTATTGGGTGAAAGTCTTACAACTACAATAACAGCAGATTCGGATTATGTCGTTTCTATTGTATCGGAGGAAATACCAACACAAACGGTATCTACTGCAAAGACTTCCATTATATTGACTAATCAAAATGTAGATAGAAAATACAATATAAACTCAAATACTGATATACCTATTGCGTTTGTTAAACCCTATAATGTTCATAAAGTTAGAGTCAATGTAAATGATAAACAATATGAGTTTAAGGATTTGGGAGATGATGATGTTTGTGGTATTTCAATTCCTAAAGAAGCATATAATACGGTTGGTGATCATAAAACACATATTACTCCAGTTGATGATGATGATAACGATTGTGAAGTAACTGAAATAGTACATACGGTTGTTGAGGATTATTATGTGGGTATTCCTGATATTTTTAACATAGTTTACCCATCTATAATACAAGGACAGGATTACGTTGGAACTGATGTAAATTTTGATTTACAGTGGGATTCGGCAAATACAGATTATATTAGATTATACAGTGGTACTAATTTTATACAACTACCTGCAATTGCGACACAGGTTCTAAATGTGAAGCAATTATTGGGAATGGCAAACGCTGTATTTTCTGAAAACGATACCCAAATATCATTTCAATTAAAACTAATTCCATATAATGATAGTGGTGTTGATGATGCCGTAGGGAAAGAAGAAGTTATTACTATTAAGTTTATTAAAGGTAGGGATACAATACCACGCCCAGTAGCTATTACAAGAATTGCCGAAGCATTTCAATTACAATTTGATACGATAGATGTAGATGATGAGGGTTCTAAATATCTTACACATCTTTTACATTTGGGGGATGGTAATAACAAAATAATTACAACGTGGACTGGTAGTAATGATTCTGTTATATTAAAACTATATGAACCACTACCAACTTCAGTTGATGTAAATCAATTAGTTTGGGTTTCCAAAATACAATCAAATACTACAATAGAATCGGTCACTCTTATCGGAGCTACGGCTTCGTATTGTGAACCGTTAAGAGGACCTAATTTTACAGTTGAACCGGATAATAGTATTGGATTTAAGGTATTTGATGATTTAATAGCAAGTGGATCGGCAACATCTACCGATTTATTAAATAAATATTCTGAAAAAGTAGGAATAGACACTAAACGATTTAATATACAATTTGTAAGTGGTTCTCAATATGTATTTGAAAACTTTGTAAATTTTAGTTCGGCTGAAGAACGTGTTAATAATTTTTATTACAAACTTCAACTGATTGAAAATTATCAGAAACAATATAATTCATCAACGGGTAGTAGTTCAGCTATTTCTGGAATAAATGCACAAAGTGCATATGATTCATTAAATGGTGTAATGCAAGGGTTTGATGCTTTTGAGGATTTCTTATACACAGATACTACTTCGGATTTATCATATCCTAAAGTTGATGGTAATCCAATACCATCCACAACGGATGATGCTCTTAATTGGTTGGATAACATAACAGCAACTGCTTCATATTTTGATAAGTACAATCCAAATTATTTGGCTAATAACTATCCTCAGTATGTAAAAGAAAACGTAGATCATGCTGATTTTGTGGTGTTTAATGATATGATCGGACAGCATTTTGATATAATATGGATGTATATCAATGCTATGAACAAAAATAAACAAGTTGAAGCAATTCAATCCAAAGGTGGTATCATAAATGATATGGTATTCTATATGTTAGAATCTATGGGTTGGGGAGCTAAAATGGCTTATGATTCGGAATATCTATGGGAACATGCATTTGGATTGTATAGAGATGGTACTCAAAAATATGTATCACCGTTGGTTCAAGCAAATGAACAGGTGTGGAGACGTATTTTGTATAATTTACCATATCTTCTAAAACATAAAGGTACGGCAAGGGCATTAAAAGCAGCTATGGCGTGTTATGGTGTTCCACAATCATTACTCACTATAATGGAATTTGGAGGACCTCAAAATCCTACTGGAGATGCTGTAACTCAATTCACATTTGAGGACAGGACTTGTGCAATATCGTTGGATACTAATTCAAGTATAATTATTCCTTGGAAGCAAGTACCATCCACATCGGCGTACCCAGAATGTATTGAAATAAGAATAAAACCAAGCATTGTACAAAATTGCACTTTAATTAATGTAAATCAATTTACACTTCAATTAATTCAAATAGTTGGAAATCTTTCAAAATTAAGATTGATATTCGATTCTATGATAATCGATAGCGATTCATTTAATTTATCTACTGCGGATTATTCACAAATAGTAATAAATAGACATCAAGATGTTGGATTAAATTCTTTCTATGAAGTTATATTCCAAACAACAGATGGTACTAAAATTATAAATCCAATTACAGTGACACATGAACATTTGACATCTGTGTGGGAAGGTAGTGGGGTTGTGACTATTGGTGGTGATAATTATGTTGGGGTTATTGATGAATTTAGACTATGGAAAGTACCATTACAAACTTCTAAATTAGATAATCATACATTATTTCCGGATGCTATTAATGGAAATTCATATACATCATCTACTTCTGATTTACTATTTAGATTGGATTTTGAATATCCAAAAAACAGAATAATAGACCCATATATTAAAAATGTGGCTATTAACACAGAATATGGTGCAACTTATGCTACGGCAAGCAATTTTTGGTCTGCTCCAGCATATCCATATCAATATATTCCTTATGAAAGGGTTGTAACTGCAAATGTACCATCCGTTGGATTTGGATATGCAAATAAAATACGATTTGAAACTCAAGAATTGATTGGTGATCTTTCATATAAAGTAAGGGCTACTAAAAAATCTTACGATAGGGGCCCGATAGATTCATCTCGATTAGGATTTTTCCTATCCCCAACAAAGGAGTTAAATTTGGATATACTGAAAGCATTTGGTGAGTTTAATATAGATGATTATATTGGAGACCCATCGGATGAATATACTGATAAATATGCACAGTTAGATGAGTTAAGACATTACTACTTTGAAAGACTGGACAGAAATATTAATGAATACATTCAGTTGGTTAGGAATATTGATAAATCATTATATGATGTTCTTGAAGATTTATCACCGGCAAGAGCTAAAATATCCAAAGGATTACTAATTGAACCGCATTACTTAGAAAGAAATAAAACCAAATGGAAAAAAGTAGAATCGGACAAAGGTGATTATACCGGTACAGTAGATGCGGCAGAACATACTGATATTGCTTCAACTTATAATACTGAAGATGCATTATTAGATGCAAGTGAAGTAGCAACATTTGATTTTCAAATGGATAACTATGATGGTATTATCACTTCAAATGATGTAATTCAGTTGGATGGTGACCAATCTGCACATGATGCCAATTTACAATATTTTGCTACTGATTTTATGGAAGTTACCGTTCCTACCTACGATAGTTCGATAACAGTCCCATCTGGCGCATCATTAGTTGGTGAATTTGGATCATTGCCACTCACTGCAGTTGGTATGGAGCCGGACTCTCTTGCTAATGCCGGATATGGTTTATACGCAAACAATGGAGTTGGGAAGGTGACAACGATTGATAGTGCCGGAAATAAAATTTGGAGTAGACAAAACATATATTTGGTAACAGAACAATACCAAATAAATGTACCAACTCAAGTTTCTGGCAGTCCGGTGTTAGGTGCATTGCCGGGTGAGCAAGTAGTATATGCGGACAGACCTGTTACTAAAACAAAACATAAAGTGGTTACTTTACCTTGGGATATTAGTAACAGTATAACTTTAGGAAACGGTATAGTAGATGTACAAACTCTAAATGGTTACTTCCCTACACATCACAAATATACTAATAATTTATCGGAAGGATTGAAACGTTCATTGTATAAAGGTTCAGTTCAATCAGCAACTACAACTCCTGATGGATTGCCTGCGGTTGAAATCTTTACAACTAATCCTAATATATTGAAGGTAGCTAATACAGGTAGAAGTTCGGGCGAACCAATTCTCGTAGTTTCATAAACCTAAATTGATTGTTTATTAACGAAAATTAAAGTTTAATATATTTATATGTATGAAATATATTTTTACATATAAGACTATTAACTTGGTAAATAATAAAGTTTATATAGGGGTTCATTCAACTACAAATTTGAATGATGGATATTTAGGGAGTGGATATAAATTACAAGATGCTATAAAAAAATATGGTAAACAATATTTTGAAATGAATCCTATACAATTTTTTAATTCAATTGAAGAAGCTTACCAACACGAAGCTGAATTGGTTAATGAAAACTGGGTGCAATCAAACGGTAATTACAATACTGCTTTGGGTGGATTTGGCGGATTTTATCATATAGATACGAAAGGTGAAAATAATCCAAATTATGGAAAACGATGGAATGATGAATGGAAAACAGCACAAAGAGAACGAATGAGAGAATACTACAAAAACAACCCTGCTCCAAGAAAAGGAGCAACCCATTCGGATGAATCCAAAGAAAAAATGAGTAAATCAAAAACAGAATTTTATAAAGAGCACCCAAGTCCAATGAAAGGTACGATTATGTCAGTTGAAACAAAAAGAAAAATAAGTCAATCAAGAAAAGGATGTGGTGTTAAACCAGTCATACAATATACTAAAGAAAATGAATTTATAAAAAGATGGGATAGTATTATCAGTGCTGCAACTTTTCTAAAAATACATTCGGCATCAATTAGTATATGTGTAAACGGAAAGAGTAAAACATCTGGCGGGTATATTTGGAAATATGCTGACAGTTAACTATTAAAATTCAAAAATAAAAATTGGTTATATTTATTAATAACAAACAAATAATTAAATACAATACACAAAATGGCATATTTGGACAATACAGAGATTACAGTAGACGCCATCCTTACAAAAAAGGGTAGACAGAAATTAGCATCAGGCCAATCTCTCAATATAACAAAATTTGCGTTATCGGATGATGAAATTGATTACACATTGTATGAACCAGCACACCCAAAAGGTTCTGCTTATTATGATGCAGCAATTAGAGCAATTCCAATTACAGAAGCAAGTCCTGATGAAACTCAAGTATTGAGATATAAATTAGTAACACTTCCAAAGGGAACTACACAAATTCCTGTCGTATCATTGGGTATTGCTTCAATCGGAGCATATCAAAGTGATGGTGGAGTTGCTTTATCACCAACTACTTCTCCTGCTGGAAACCAAAATGCGGGATATACTACGGTTTTGGCAGATCAACGTGCTGGGACATTAACTGTAACACAGGGTGCAAATGCAGTTGGTAGTGTTCCTGTTTTCTTAGGAGAATCAATAACCACAACCGCACAAGTTGTTAGTGGATTACAATTCAGATTTACACCAAATCCGAACTTAACAACAAGCATAACCACAACTATTACTGTTTATGGAAATGAAACCGGTGGTTCTCAAACTATACCTGTAATTATAACTTATAAAGCATAATAATATATGGCACTCATAACAGACCCATCAATAACATCACAAATATCAGCAGCAGCTAATTCTGGGGTAATTGATACCGCTCAAGTAATAGCAATTCTAAATTCTGTTCTACCTGCGGGTCAGCAGATTTCTACGGCAACCGCTGGTACTACAACGGGAATATATAAACAGTTTGGGGATTTTGATATGGTTAATGCCAAAGTTGAGGTTGTAACAACTGGACTTTGGACAAACGGATCGGGATCATTAACTACATTCTTTACATCTTCCGCACAAACTGCATCAGTTAGTGGGCAGTATTATACAAATGTATATAATGCAAACCCAACAACCGATACAACTGCCGAAGTTCAATATGCAGTTGCATATGGACATGCATACGGAAGTGGTTCAGTATCTTTACAAGTTAGTGATAACGCATTGTTAGCAACAAAAAGTACATACGCACAGTATAGATCAATGTTGTTACAACCAAATGATAACCTTTTCTCTTTTCAAAACGCATCAAATACTACAACTGATTCAAATGATATTTATGTAATTAACATTGCACGTTCAAGATACAAAGAATCAATGGATGCTGGTAACTGGGAATTATTATTGAGTGGTTCTAATGGTGTATTCCATTTCATTGATGATAGTGGTAAGAAATTTAGTGATACTGCTGGAAACCCCGGTAATGTGTTCAATGTAGTTAGTGGAGGGCTTAACTTAGGAACTCAATTAGATGCTACTATAAAAACAGCAACAGCAACAAACGGATTGGGATATGGATTATTCTATCCTGATAGAGGAATAATTGTACTAAATCCTGCAGCAATAGGTAATACCGTTGGTAAAGTATTTATTGGTAATTCACTTGTGGAATTGAGTGGTAGTTTAAGTACTGCGGCAGAACAATACAATCATATGAGATTGCACGCAGCAATTAGTGGAGCTGGTGATTTTGAGGCAAGAAGTACTGAAAATGTATCTACTCAACATTTCTTTGTAAGAGCAACTAATAGAGAATTTAATTACTCAAACAATCCTACTTATGTGGATGGTAATGGTAATTTTATTGAACCATCATTCCAAACAGACCCTAAAACATATATTACAACTGTTGGATTACTGAATGATTCAAATGAATTAATTGCGGTAGCAAAGACATCGCAACCAATTCCTAAATCATTTGATACAGAAACACTTATCAGGGTCAAATTATCGTTTTGATGTAAATACTCTAATTAAAGTTAAAGTTAGATATGTTTTTGAAAGTTCCGTATATTTATATGTATACGGAACTTTTTTATTATGGAAAAAATTAAATGCCAATTGTGCCAAAACGAATTTAATCCCAAACAAATGGGTATGCATGTTACTCGTACTCATAAAATCACATACGATGAATATGCTACTATGTATTGGGAAACTTTACCAAATTATTCACCATGCAAAGTGTGTGGAACTATTTGTACAGGAACCTATTGTTCAATGGACTGCCAAAAAACCGGAGTGAGTTCTAAACTAAAAGGTATAAAACAACCACCAAGAACGAAAGAACATTGTGAAAAAATAAGTAAGGCGGCAAAGGAACGGCTTAAAGATAAAACTAAACATCCTTGGTTGGGTAGAAACCATTCCGATGAAACAATTAAAAAAATATCCAAATCGTGTAAAGAAAAATATAAAGATGCAACTCATCAACCAAGATTAGGAAAACGGTTTACCGATGAATCCAAACAAAAGATAAGCAAATCTCAATCCAAATTTTACGAAACACACGATTCTCCATTCAAGGGTAAAACACATACCCCGGAATCTATTCGTAAAATATTTGAAAATAAGCCAATGAACAAATTGGAAAAGCGGGTAGCCGATTGGTTCGATGCACGTGGCATTGGATACACATTTCAGTTTTTTATAAATTCTGATGGTATTTGTAAATCATATGATTTCAAATTAAAAGGTTCTAAAACTATTGTCGAAATTAACGGAGATTATTGGCACGGTGGTTCTGGTATTGAGAAGCATGTGTTTAATGTAGATGTTAATATTGAAAATGATAAATTGAAAAAGAAAATGGCAGAAGATTTGGGCTATCACGTTATTACGATTTGGGAACACGATATAAAGAATGATATAACAATATTAGAAAGTACATTAAATTTAACTTAAACCGATATTTATACATAAACAGTAATGTATGCTTAAAGAAATTTCAAAATCAGATATCAATGTTCGTTCATTTCAAGTTTATAAAGAATGGACTGTGGATCAAAATGATATATTGCCAGTATTTGGTAAGCATATAACTTCTTCTTTATTTGATCCGGAAACGGACGAGAAGAGTTGCGGTGTTTACAAGCGGTTGGTATACCAATCAGTAAAAACTCAATTTTATCACAATCCAGCAACGGCATCTGTATTATTTGAACAGGGATTAAGAAAATCATACGCATCAACGGATGAACGTGTTATTGGGGATGATATTGCTGTTATTGCAATACCGCAAGTTCAGTATGGAGAGAGTATAAAGATAGGTTCGGTTTCCCTAACAGATGGTTCTAAAACTTATATTGATGATAGTAACTCGAATTTGGTATATAATAATACAATATATGGAAACGTTTTTTATGATAAAGGAATAATTGTATTGACTAATGAAATTGTAAGTGGTTCTACTTTATCTGATTATTCATTAACGTATCGTTCTACAAAAACTATACATGAGAATGAAGTATTCATTGAAGTTCTACCTAATGAATTTAATGTATCAACAAATCCATCCGCATATTATGAAGATGGGCAGAGCAGTTATCAAATGATAGTTAATAATTCAAACTATAAACCATATAGAGACCGAGAATTTAAGGGTACATATCTTAAAACATTTTACACATCGGGCATACGACATATCCGAAATACACAGTATCCGTACACATCTTCGTTAGACCCTACTAAATTTGGAAGTTTTGATGATTATGAACTAAGTGGTTCTGCTGATATGACGGGTTCATATCTTGCACCATTTATAACAACGATTGGGTTGTATGATAACGAATTGAATTTAGTAGCAGTTGCTAAATTACCTCAACCTATTAAATCACTTCCTGATTATCCGGTTAACTTTATAATACGATTTGATAATTAAAATAAAAAATAGTTATATTTATAATAAACTAAAACTTAATAACTATGTCAAAGATACTTGATTTATACGGTAAGGGAACTATAACAGGAGCTCCTAATTTAACTGGATTAGATAAGACACCAATAGATACTAAAGAGTTAACACCTGCTGCAATTGATAAAGCAAACTTAGGAGTATTGGGAAGTGGCAATCCATCTGGCTATGGTGGATATGATAATGCAAAAACTTACGAATCACTGATTGGGGCAAAATAAATAATGAGTTGGATTTTTATGGATAAATTGGTTACAGAGGATAGCACCCCAGCGGGTGCTATTGGTTTTGTCTATAAGATTGTCCATATACCAACCGGAAAGTTTTACATAGGTAAGAAGAATTTAGTATCTACCCGAAGATTAAAAATTGGAAAACGTGAATTACAATCCATAAAAGAATCAAGAAAGGCAGATGGTATACTTGGTAGATTACCATCCAAAAAAACAGTAAAAACAGATAGTGATTGGGAAACTTATTATTCATCAAATGAGGAATTAATTCAGATGGTGAAAGATGGTAAGGCAGATGAATTACGCAGAGAAATTATTCAATTTTGTTTTTCTAAAAAAGCATTATCCTATTACGAATTATATTGGCAATTCAAATACGATGTTCTTATCGTTGATGATTGCTATAACAATAACATCGGTGGAACTTACTACCGAAAAGATTTAATTTAATTAATAACAAAAGTTATGACAATTCCAGAAATAGCAAGAAAGTACAAAATTTCAGAAGCATTCCTAAATTCTAAGGATGATGGGTTAATGATTGCCGCAGAATCATTAATGGAAGTAAAAGAACAGGTATTGGGCGGAGCACCGCCTGATGTATTGGCTGCTAATTTACAAAAACTTATAGACTTTCTAGCCGATTGTAAAAATTCTAATCATTAATTAGGATAATTCATTTATTTTTTGTATATTTGTGTAGTTCAAAATTGAAACTATGCTTTCTGGAAAAAATAAACTTGTTGTAATATCAATATTAGATAGTGTATTAGGTGTTGGTTCATCATTAAAACATAATGAACAGGTACACTTATGTCCATTCTGCCATCACCATAAACCAAAACTACAAGTAAACTTAGATACTCAAAAATGGCATTGCTGGGTTTGTAATGCTAAAGGTAAGAGAATCAAATCGTTACTTAACAGACTGAATACCGATGTAAGGGATATACAGAGGATTGTAGGGATTTATGGTGATGAAGATACCAATGTATCCACTGAAGAAATTGAAGTCAAATTATACCTTCCTAAAGAGTTTAAGCAGTTATACTTCAAACCAAAATCAATAAATCCTACATACAATCAAGCCATATTTTATTTGAAAGGTAGAGGTATCACTATGTCCGACATCGTTAAATATAATATCGGATATTGTGAAACTGGAATATACGGCGGTAGGATTATCATACCTTCTTATGATGAAAACGGTGAACTTAATTATTTTATAGCTCGTTCATTTTATGAAGGTGAAGCACCTTATAAAAATCCGCCTGTTAGTAGAAATGTAATTGTGTTTGAAAATCAAATAAATTGGAATGAACCTATTACATTGGTTGAGGGCGCCTATGATGCGTTTTCTGTAAAACGAAATGTGATACCTTTGCTTGGTAAATTCCTATTAAGTAAATTGAAAGATAAAATTATTGAAAAGGGAGTTAAGGATATTACAATTCTTATGGATGCTGACGCTGTTAAACAAAGTACAACACATACAGATTATTTTATTAAAAACGATATACGAATACGAAATATTATTCCGGAAGGTGATGATGCAGGAAAGATGGGATTTACGAAAGTGAATGAACTAATTAAGAACGCAAAAGAAACCCGATGGGATGATAATATTTTGGCTAAACTAAACACGATATAATTGATGGGACTAAAGAAGATTTTTCATATAGCAGATATACACATACGAAATGTAAATAGACACGCTGAATACAGACAAGTTTTTGAAAAGATATTTGACGAAATCCGTAAAAGAGGAACTGATGATTCAATCATATATTTGGGAGGTGATATAGTTCATGCTAAGTTGGATTTATCACCGGAAATAATCCGTGAAGTAAGTTGGTTATTTACAGAGTGTTCTAACTTATGTACAACTATTTTAATAGCAGGAAACCATGATTGTAATATGAATAATATGGACAGGTTGGATGCACTTACTCCGATAGTAGATGCTCTAAATCTATCAAACTTTCATTATCTGCGTGATACTCAAGTTTACTCTATTGGTGGTGTTGATTTTGCAGTATTCAGTATTTTCGATAAAAGAATCAATTGGCCAAAACCGGCAGAAATGTTTGGTAATAAGAAGATTGCTTTATTTCACGGACCTATTGATGCATCCACAACTGATGTGGGGTATGTTGTAAGTAGTAGACATTTTAAGCCAGAGATATTTGATGGGTTTGATGCTGCGTTGCTAGGTGATATACATAAAAGACAGATGATTATTTCTGAAACTGATTGTAAGATTGTATATCCGGGTTCCCCTATTCAGCAAAATTTTGGTGAGAGTCTAAATGGGCATGGGTTTTTAGTTTGGGATTTGGATACATTTACCTATGAGGGAGTTGATATTCAAAATGACTATGGGTATTATACGTTGGATATTGATAATGGCGTTGTTCCTGATGTGGTGGATATACCAAAACACCCAAGGTTAAGAGTTAGATTATCTAACACTTCTGCATCAGATACAAAACGTATAGTTACTGAAATTAAAATGAAGTATGGTGTGAATGATTTTACGATTGTTCGTACTGATTCATTTTCAAAGATGCGTTCTGGAAATCGTACTTCTAAGTTGGAATTTGATGATATAACTAATATTACCTACCAAAATGCTCTTATCACAGATTATGTTCAGAGAATGTTACCGAACGCATCTGATTCTGATATTGCCGGATTGGAAACTATAAATACGGACATCAATGGTAGAATTTCTATGGATGATTTTCATCGAAATATAAGTTGGAAACCGATTCGATTTGAATTTGAAAATATGTTTTCCTATGGTACTGGTAATGTTGTTAATTTTGATAAGATAAGTGGGTTGATGGGATTATTTGCACCAAATGCGCAAGGTAAATCTTCAATATTGGATGCTGTATCATTTTGTATATTCGACAAATGTAGTAGAACATTCAGAGCATCATCTATTCTTAATAACCGTGCAACTTCTTTTTGGTGTGAATTGCAAGCAGAAATAAATGGAATTGAATACCATATCCGTAGGGAAGCAAAAACTGTTAATAAAGGTAAGAATGTAAAGGTAGATGTTCAGTTTTGGAAAATGGAAGGTGGACAATCAGTATCATTAAATGGAACAGAACGTAGGGATACCGATTCCATAATCGAACAGTATTTTGGTAGATATGAAGATTTTCTATTAACAGCATTATCCGTTCAAGGAAATAATGCACTTTTCATTGATAAATCACAAACAGAACGAAAGGATTTGTTGGCTCAGTTTATGGGTCTTAATATTTTTGATAAATTATATGAAACTGCAAGTGAAGATGTGAAAGAAGTAAGCACTCTTATTAAGAATTTCAAAAGAACTGATTTTACAACAGAACTCGCTGAAAAACAAATTGAATTAAAAAAGAAAAAACAGGAGTTTGGAGAACTTGACTTAAAAATTAAAGAAAAGGAACTAAGTATTGGGGAACTAAATTCAGAAATAGTTGAACTTTCTAAAAATATTATACCGATTGATGATAATTTGGATATTGATGAATTAACTAAGAAAAAGAAAGGTATTCAATCAGAACTTACAACTTTAACTGAAGCCAAATACACAAAAACTGAAAAATTAACCGAAACCAAACAGCAGATATTTGAAACAAGTGAAATTATAGAAAGTAAAAGTAAATTGAATGGTATTGATATAACTACTGCAAAACAACAATGGGACAGTTATACCGATAAAATAGTAGAAATTACACATAAGATAGAATTATTAGCACAATCTATAAGTTCTAATGTTGAAAAGTTATCTCATTTGGAAAAGCATGAATATGATCCAAATTGTAAATTCTGTATGAATAATGTATTTGTAACAGATGCGATTGCTACTAAAGCTATTGTGGCTGAACAATATATTGAATTGGATGGGTTACGTTCGGCATCAAAATCATTCACAGATATTGCATATCCTTTTACCAATGCAAAGTCACAATGGAATGAGTGGTTAACATTAACTGAAACTAAAAAACGATTATCTACTGTTAGGGACAAGATACAATCCGAGTTAAAGAATTGTGACACTAAAGAAGAATTATTATTGCATCAATTAAAATCGGTAAATGATGATATTGATAGATACAATGATAATGAAGAATCAATTATAACCAATAAAGGTTTGAATAAACAAATTTCTTTGATTAATGAATCACAGCGTGAGTTGGGAATTGAATTAAATGATTTGAAAAAACAGTTATTGAGAATAACGGCTGACACCGGTTCTATTAAAACTTTTATTGATACTACAAAGGCTAAAATGAAAGAGGTAAAAGAATTGGAGATTAAAAATAGATTGTATACCTTTTATTTAGAGTCCGTCAAACGTGACGGTATTCCTTATGAATTGATTACCAAAGCATTGCCGGTTATAGAAGATGAAATAAACAACATCTTATCTCAGGTAGTTGATTTTCATATTGTGATGGATACGGATGGTAAAAACATAAACGCCAAAATAGTTTACGAAGATAATGAATGGGCTTTGGAAATGTGTAGTGGTATGGAAAAATTCATTAGTGGATTGGCAATCAGAGTTGCATTAATCAATATTTGTAATTTACCAAGACCTAACTTTTTGGTTATAGATGAAGGTTTTGGAACTTTGGATAGTGAAAACCTTTCATCGTTGTTTATGATGATGCAATATTTGAAAACACAATTTGATTTTATTTGGGTAATATCGCATTTGGATCAGATGCGTGATATTGTTGATGGTTTAATAGAAATTAAAAAGATTAACGGATACAGTAATATTAAATTTTAAGAACCAACTTTCAAAACATTAGTAGGCATTTTTGTAGTTATAGATTGTTTAACAATTTTAGCTACGAAAGTGCTTATTTTTATGTCATGCTCTATACAATACAATTTCAATTCTTTATATAACTCGGTTTCTATCTGTATTGTGTTGTATTTTTTCATAAAATATATATTCAATGAGTTTATATAGAATATATATTATAATTTCCATTTTTTGAATATTTATAAATAATCAATCGTAATATTCACAATAATGGCAAGAATTAAGAAGTATTCACCAAACATAGACCCTCATCTAACAAACTATGCTACATTTATAGTAGATACAAACCCAAATTCGGATTACTTTAAGATTACCGAATTTAAGGAGGCGTTTACTGGTGGAAAGAACGGATTTTTAATTGAAGGTTCGGAACATCTATTAGAAACTACTGAAATCAAAATTGAAATTTTAGATGTAGATGGTAATCCTATATACTATGAACCTGGGCAAGGTGTTCCGGAATATTACGAAGGGTTATCCAAAGTTGTTGCCGTTTATATTTACGAAGATACTCCAATTGGGACAGCCAAAATAACAATACTTGGTGAATTAAAAACGTACAACACTAATGGTGTAGTACAAACAATTCCAGCCGAATGGCAAAATCTATACAATGTAAAATGGGAAAAAACATTCAAAGTAAATCGTTTACTTTCAAACGAAGATAAAGTACGATTCTATAAAAGACCTCAAGTACAAATTGAAGAACTTGTAAAACCGTTATATTCAACAACCTTAAATCAAATAACTCAAAATGGCATTGTTAATGGGACGCCGTTATCGCCGGTAGAAGGACAAGATTTAACCAATTACAAATTGGCAACCTTTTACAGATTGACAGCTACGGATACTACGGCTTGGACTGGCTCAATCGTTGGTACTTCATTATCATTCCCTGATATAAATTATTATCCATTAGCAGATGAGGTTATAAATACAAATGAGTTAATTGTCAGTACACCATACACCTCGGGTTCAATCGTACAATCATTTGTATCACAGAGTTATACAGCATCATTCAGTTTATTAAGTGGTATTAGTGCAAGTACTGTAACTGGTTCATTTGCTAAAATGACAATAAGTGATTTAACTACATTTGTTGGTGATGTTGCACGGGTAAAAGTATTTAGATTATCCGCATCTGATGTGGGAGACTATCAATTTGTACAAGAGGTAGTATTAGAATCAAATGAGTTACTTGTTGATTTGAATACAACAAATTCATTGCAGGAATATTATGGGATATTTACACAACCTATATTAGAAACGTATTGGGTAACCTCATCAAATAATTTGGTAACTACATTCGATCAAAGTTATCTTTATGATTCGGCAAGATTCAATGGGACCGATATACCTAACTATTTTTATACAGTTGATACCATACCTATTACGGCTGGTGTTGAATACACATTAGATTTTAATGTAAGATTATCTCAAAATGTTTCATCAAGTTATTATATATCCGCATTTTTAAGCGGTTCTCGTCAAACTACTGTAAATGGTATTCCAACCACAATTCAGATAAACCAACCGATAGCAACCATAAACTCATCGGATAGTTTACTTCAGAAAAGTACAAGTACAAGCAATATAAATGCGGAAAGCATTGATAATGCAAAATTGTATTTTGAAATAGTTGGTAGTGGGTGGTATATAGCTAATGTTAGTTTTAAGGCATCCCAAGAAACAGCATTTTCGCCTGATGTGATAAGTTTTATCCAATCCGTACCAAGAAGTTTACCAACTGAAACTTTTAATTATCGTTTTGAGTTTTACGATATAAATAACAATTATATCCCTGTTAAAGTAGAAGCATCAAAAACTTTTACCGGTGGTAATCAGCAGGCGTTAACAAAAACATTACGGTTACTACCAAATAATTTATATTTCCAATTCGATTCGGCATCAAAGGCAGTTCCACCGACTACAATTAACTTTAACATACAATCAACCGGTATTACCAGCTCTTTCAATTATACATCTCGATCATTTGATATATCGGGATTTCCGGTATCACAATCATTGTATATCGGAGGACAGTATCCGGGATTATTACAATTTGATAGTTCATCGAACGCATACCTAACCGTAGGTAATTTTACGGGATCGAATCCAGCCGTCAGTGTACAGTATATTGAATATACGGTAGAATCCGAAGGTGTGACAGATAGTACTGTAATTACTAAAATGGTTTCGGGTGCATCTGGTCTTCCGGGTGCAGATGGTGCGCCTGCTGTAACATATACGATTAGACCATATAATGGAACGGCAATTAGAAATAGTAGTACTGCAAGTTTAGAAGTACAGGCAGTAAAAACAATCGGTTCTGCTGATATTCTATTAAGTAGTACTGCGATTGATAATGCTGGAATTGTTAAATTACACGTATTATCTGGCTCAAAATATATTCCATTAGATAGTGCATCTGCGGCGGGTTATGTTGTGGGGTTAAAAACGGGTTCTATTGGAACGCATGAAATAAATTACAATCCAATATTTTACAGAGAATCAATTACAAATGAGATAGTTTTGTATCTTATGCCTGCTTCGGCAAATCCATTACCTTCTCAAATTTATACATCATTAACACTTCAAGACCTGCAAGATGGATTGAATCCCGGTTCTTTATCCACAACGGGAGATATGCTTACGAGTGATTATACGGTATCAACTGTATTTTCCCCAACAAAGGGTGCAGCAACTGCATCTTTCTTTCTGAGAGGAACTACAACCAATCCAATAGTGGCATGTGTGGATGTATATCCATCTATGTCATATGATAGTAACTTTTTACCGAGATATTGGTTATATTATACAACAGGAAGTGTGAATCCTACTATTTCCGTTCAAGCGGTGGACGATAATAAAAATATTGTTCAAATGGGTGCACTGGGATCATATACTGCTGATTTGGCAAAACAAAGTAAAAATATATCATTTACATTTACTTATACAGAACCATATACACAGGCAACAGCAACCGCTAATAAAACATTTACAATCGTACCATCGGCAAGAGCGGGATACGATGCAGTTTCATTTGAATTAACACCACCAACCATTGTGTTAAATGCGGACGCGAAAGGTAATATATTGGATTATTCGCCTACTATTACAGATTTGAGAGTAAAGCAAGGTGTTAATTACCTAACATTTACAGGTTCTGGCGCAGGGGGGACATTTTATACATCAAGTGCAATCACTTCGGTTAACATAACTAAAGGTACACTATCATCATCTACCGCATCTTTACATTTGGGAGTGGCATCTAATTCTACAAAATTAAGTGGTAGTATAACATATCCGATAACATATCATCCATTCTTTACACAATCATCGTACACTACTACAATTACACAACCAATTAGTACGGTATTGGCAGGTGCGCCACCTATTAATATTATAGTATCGCCATCCGCATATAATTTTACTGGAGATCAAAATGGTGTTATTAATAATTATACGGGCTCAAACACTAAAATACAAATACAAGAAGGTACTGATTATTTAGTATATACCACAACTCCTGGGCCGGGAACATTTCAACTAAGTTCTGCCACATTTAATAATATTACAGCATCTTCTATTGTGGGAAGTGGTAACACTGTAAATGTAACGGGATTTTCAAATATGAATCCGTTAATAACAACCGCAAGTGTTAATTACAATTTTGTGGTACATCCATATTCGATATACCCCGGATATTCGATTGGTACATCTTCATTGAGTACAACTCAAATATTTACTCGTGTTAATGCAGGTCCTACTGGTAGTTCGGGAACGTCTGGAGCCGATCCTGTTGTAATTACTATTAATCCAACTACGGTAGTATTAGGTGCAGACCCGATGGGTGTTGTAACTGGTTCTGGGTATTTGCCAACGGTAACTGATATTACATTGATGCAGGGAACTCGTTATCTTGCATTTACATCATCTAAACAAACCGGTTCGTTTTATACTTCTAGCGCAATTGTTGGGGCAGGTATCACCGTAGGACAATTATCGGGTTCATATACGGCTTCACTACATTTGGGTACGGCATCGTTAATGGTTACCGGTAGTTCACTTACGGCAAGTATTACATATCCTTTGGTAATTTATCCATATAATTCATCATCATATACAACAACTGTAACTCAACAAATTACAAAAGCCGTACAAGGTGGGTATCCAATAACTGTAAATCTTAATCCTACTGCCGTTTCACTTCCTGCTGATTATACTGGACATATAACAGATTATACACCGGCAAATACTCAAATAACCGTAACTGAAGGGCCTCACTCATCAGTATTTACTGCAAGTGGAGCACCCGGTACTTTCCAAATGTTGGCGGCAATAGCAGATGGGTGGTCATCGTATCCAAGTCCTGCTGTTGGTGATAATACACTTACTGCAAGTTATAGTGGCTCTACGGCAACTGGAAATTGGGTAATGGCTGATAATATTGATGCAGCATCTATAAATTATCTTATGTTGGTGTATCCATATTCATTAACATCATATGCCACTCTTGTATCAAAAACTCAAACATTTAGTAAGAGTAAGGCCGGTGCAGCCGGTGTGTCTGGTACGAGTGGAAATTCTGCAAAAACATTAATGTTGAGTGCTACTTCTCAGATATTTACAAAATCTAAGACGGGTACGATTTCACCATCAGCAATTGGATTTACAGCTAAAAAACAAAATTTAACAGGCACAACTACATTTCAATCAAATCCTAGTGGATTACTATCATCGATTGTGGGTGATACTGCTGTTTTAACTTCTACCGATTTTGGATCAAATACATCGGTTGCAATAACCGCATCCGTAGTTGATGGCGCAACTACTTATTATGATTATATGACGGTTGCTTTGGTTTCTGATGGTGGTAACGCACTTACTGCGGTTTTATCAAATGAGGCAGTAGGTATTCCGGCGGATTATTCTGGTAATGTTTTAAGTTATAATGGATCGGGTACTGTTATTTATTTATATGAAGGATCAACTCAATTAGATTATACGGCATCAAACTCGTTTAATAATGGTAGTTGGACGGTAAGTGCAGCATCGGTTGGAATTAATGATGCAGTTATAACCGATACGGGAACAACTGCTACCGTTTCCGATTATACGCAAATGGGATATGGTATTAACAACGCAACTGTAACTTTTACGATTACCGGTAGAACTCAAAATGGTTCATTATTTTCAGCATTAAGTAAAACTCAAGTTATAACAAAAGTATTACAAGGAATTTCTGCTAAGAATTTATCAATAAATGCTTCTTCGTTTACATTTAGTAGTAATGCAGTTGGTGCAGTTACACCGACATCAATTTTGTTTTCAGCAACTAAACAAAATATAACAGCACCTGTAACATATACATCCGTGCCATCGGCAACTTTTACAAATTTGGTAAATGATACGGCTACATTAACTTATAGTAATTTTAGTTCAGCAGTTGGTTCTGCTACATCATTGATTGTTACTGCCTCTTGTACGGATGGGGCTGTTACCTATTATGATTACACAACAATTAGTTTGATAAAGGATGGTACGAATACATTAACACCTGTATTATCAAACGAAGCAGTGGCAATACCCGTTGATTCTAGTGGTAATGTTATTAGTTACGCTGGTACTGGAACTCAACTTTATGTATATCAGGGTACAACTCCATTAAATTATGTACTACAATTTCCAACGGCATCGGGGTATTGGACAGCAGTACCGATTGGAACTAATATTATAGTATCATCGGGAGTATCAGGCGATATTTCCGCAAGTTATGCGGATTATAGTGGATTAACCGTAGGTGCTACTGGGGCTACTGTTAATTTTATTATTTCTGGGACAGGATTGAACGGAAGCAGTTTCAGTGGGTTATCAAAACTACAAACAATCGCAACTGTAAAATCAGGAACAAGCGGTACGGCAGGTAGTAGTGGTACAGCAGGTAGTAGTGGTACAGCAGGTAGTAGTGGTACAGCAGGTTTATCGGGTAGGGTTTTAAGATTAACAACACCATCGCAAGTGTTTACCAAATTAAAGACCGGTGTAATTACACCAACTTCTATATCACTAACTGCCATTCCACAAAATATAGTAGGTACATCTGCATATGCCACATTCTATTCATCATCGGTAGTACCTGCTGGACCAATGAGTGTTGTAGGAAATGTAGCAACAATTACTTCTGCAAACTTCACAGGAAGTTCTGGTACAAACGCATCTATGATTGTTACGGCATCTATGTACGATACCACAACTTTAACTACCTATTCGGATTATATGACCGTTGCTTTGGTTACGGAAGGTAGTGATGCTATTACAGCAGTACTTTCAAACGAAGCAGTTGCATTTGCATCCGATATAAACGGTACTATTTCTCCTGCAAATTATGCTGGCAGTGGTACGAAAATATATGTATATCAGGGAGCAACTCAATTAGATTATACCGGCTCATCACCTACTGCAAGTTCATGGACTACGGTAGCTACTGTAAATGGTATAAATTCGCCAGTTATCACCGATGGTGGAACTTTTGCGGTTATAGCTGATTATACATCTATGACTTCTGATGCAGCAAGCGCTTCATTTGCAATAACCGGTTACGGACAAAATGGAAGTAGTTTCTCACCAATTACAAAAATTCAATCTTTTGTAAAGGCAAAATCGGGAACGAATGGTACGGCAGGTAGTAGTGGTACTGCTGGTTTATCGGGTAGAGTTTTAAGATTGGCATCCCCATCCCAAGTCTTTACCAAATTAAAGACCGGTGCAATTACACCAACCTCAATAACATTAACTGCTAATACACAAAACATAGCAGGTACAAATAGTCCTTCGGGTTTGGCGGGAAAGACTCTGACATTGACGTCTGGAACAGTACCTCAGATATTTACTAAAACGGGTACAACACTTTCACCAACACAAATGGTTCTCACCGCAAATCCGCAAAATATAGTAAGTGCGTCTGGTACTTTTGTAACATTCACAACTTCATCGGTTGGTTCGGCTGGGCCGTTAACTATTGTAGGAAACGTAGCAACACTACCATCGGCATCAATGGGGGCTAATACATATATGGGTATTACTGCTTCAATGTATGATATTACAACGGGCGCAACTTATTCGGATTACATAACAGTGCCTGTTGTTGTCAGTAGTGCTACTACAATTACACCAGTACTTACAAATGAATACCATTTAGTTCCTGTTGATAATAATGGTGGTGTTATAAGTTTGGCAGGTAGTGGTACATCAATATATGTGTATCAGGGTGCAACGGCATTAACATATGTTACGGGCCCAACCACTGCAAATGGACAATGGACTATGACAGCAGTTGCAAACGGTGTATCTTCACCCGTTATTGGTGGAAGTGGTACTACTTTCGCTACAATTGGTCAGTATTCATCAATGACAGCAAATACCGCTACTGTTACCTTTACAATATCAGGAAAACAATCTGGAGGTACAGCATTTGGTCCGATTACAAAAACACAAACACTTCTACAAGTAAAATCGGATATATCGGATGTTGCCACATTCACATTTTCTTCAATTACACCTGCCGGTCCGTTGAATATTATTGGAAACAATGCAACAATTACTTCCGCAAATTTCACAGGAAGTGCCGGTAATAATACTGCTATGGTTGTGACTGCTTCAATTTATGATACGGCTACCAATTCCAACTATTACGATTATATGACCGTTGCTTTGGTTAATGAAGGTACAGATGGTATTACGGCAGTACTTTCAAACGAAGCACAAACATTCGCATCTGATATAAACGGTAATGTACTTGCCTCTAGTTTTGTTGGGAGTGGTACGAACATTTATGTATATCAGGGAGCAACACAGTTACAATATACTGGTTCATCACCTACCGCAAGTTCATGGACTGTAGTAGCTACTCCAACCGGCATGAGTACTCCATCGATTACAGATGGTGGAACTTTTGCGGTTGTGGCTGATTATACATCTATGACATCAACAGCAGATTCTGCTAGTGTTTCATTTGCAATAACCGGATATGGTCAGAATGGAAGTAGTTTTTCACCGATTACAAAAATACAATCATTTACAAAAGCAAGGTCTGGTACGAACGGAACGGCAGGAACAGCAGGAACGGCAGGTGCAAATGCAGTTGTTATAACGATGACACCACCTGCACAAAGTGTACCATACAGTAGTAGTTATGGTACTCCAGTCACAGTACAAGTATCAGTTGTGGAAAACGGAACGGCATATACACCAACTACTGCAAATCCACTAACTGTAAATTCAACATATAGAATTACCGCAGTAAGTGGGTGTACTGTTAATGCGGTAACTGGTGTAGTAACACCAACAACACCATCTGCATTGACAGGAACTACTGCTGTTTTTTCTGTTCAATACAGAGATAGTAAAGGTATTATTTCCGGAACAATTAACCAAACACATATTGTTACCGTAGTTCCTAGTGGTGATCCGGGACCGGGTGTTGTTTATAGGGGTGCATATGTATCTACGGTTGTATATTATTACACACCGACCCGTAGAGATGTTGTTTCATATGGTGGGGTATATTATTTGGCAAATAATACAGCTAAAAGTGGTACTAACGGTTGGGCAACTCCAACTGGTACGGGTGATTGGGCTAATTTTGGTGCAACGTTTACATCTGTTGCTACTGATATTCTTTTTGCACAAGATGTATATGCAAATCGAACAATTAATATTGGGGCAAGTGGTGCAACTCCAGTAATTGCATTAAATTCCGATAATGCTGGTGCTGGCGCAAACCCATCTATTAGAATTAGTAATAGCGGATACAATACAACTGGGATTTTCATAGGATATGATTTAACTGTTCCAAAGTTATCATTAAAGAGTGCTGGTGGTAGCTACTTAACATGGGATAATTCTTCTTTAACCATAAGTGGTAGTATAACTGCTACAAATGGTACGGTTGGGGGTTGGACAATTGGTTCAACTGCATTACAATCACCGGCCGTAAGTCCTAAAGCAGTACTAACCGCAGGTTCTACACCATCATTATCATTAGGACAATCAACTATTGGATATGGTAATGTTGGTGTGTTTTTAGGTTATACTGGAACTATTGCACAATTATCATTATCTGGTTCAACTGGAGGATTGACATGGGATGGTACATCATTAGCTATCACTGGGAGTATAAAATCAACGTCTGGTGTAATTGGTGGTTGGAATTTGGGAGTATCTACATTATCAGGCACTAATATGGTTTTGACTTCTGGTACAACACCATCTATTTCAATCGCACAAGCTAGTCCAGCGTATAACACTAGTGGTGTATTTATGGGATATAATGGTACTAGTGGGTTATTATCATTGGTAGGTGGTTCTAATTCATTTGTATGGAATGGCTCAGCATTGGCTATAAATTCCGGCACATTCGCATTGGATTCTACGGGAAAGGTGACCGCCACAAATGGTTCATTTTCGGGTACGGTGAATGCATCCAACGGTAGTTTTACTGGAACTGTTTTTGCATCTGGAGGTAATATTGGTGGTTGGAATATAAATTCAACTCAAATTACTATTCCAAACTCAATAACATTAGATTCATCAACAAAACAAATTATATTAAATGATTCGGCTGGGACTCCGAGAGTTACATTGAGTACCAATGCAAGTTTATCTAATTTAATAGCAGGTGGAACTGGTGCTAGTGGTACTAAAACTTTAGGACAATTAGCTGCAAATGCATCAACAAATGTAGAATACACTTCCGCTGCTGTTGCTACAATTACATCAACAACTTCCGGAAAGGTATATACCGTAACAGCCACAACGACAGGAAATAATGGACAGACATTTTGGCAAATAACCGCACCAAGTACCACCGCAATGAGTACAAATGGTGGTTCGTATCGAATATATTTATTTAACGGTACTACAAGCATTAATGTACTTACGTTTAATACTACTGGTTTGGCTGGCAATACACCACTTACTCAAACTTTTCAATCGGATGGAGCTACCAATACAGTATCATTTACTGGAGATGGTACAACATGGAATTTATATGTTGCCGCATCTATTATATTTTCACCAACAACCGGTGTAAATACATTATTAAACAATCCGGCATTTAATTGGTCTTGGGCAAATCCAATTGGAGCAACTGAAATATTGGCAGGCGGTATGCAAGTTGTATATGATTCGACTCACTATGTACAGATGCCACGTACCGGTGCAGCAACAACTTTGGTAGTTGCCGGAAACATTACTGCAACTGGAACTATTACACCTGGGACATCTGATAGAAGATTAAAAACTAATATAATTAATATAGATGGCGCACTTGATAAACTGAATAAAATAAATGGAATTTATTTTAATTTTAATGATATTGCAAATAATTTTGTACCATTTTATGGAAATAAAAAACAAATAGGTGTAATCGCACAAGAAGTTAGTGAAATATTTCCTGATATTGATGGTATTGCACCACTTGCGCCATTTGATAATGATGGCAATGATAATTCTAAATCCGGTCAAAACTATTTAACAGTTCAATATGAAAAAATAGTTCCACTTCTTATAGAAGGTATCAAAGAATTGTCCAAAAAAGTAGATGATTTACAATTTCAAATAATCAGTGGCTCAAAAATATAAAACATATATATTTATATACAGTTATAACTAAAACAAATAATTTATGGCATTAAAGACAGAAGAATTAAAAAGGGATATTTACGAAAAGATTATCTCAAACCAACAATCCGCAAATGAAGCAATTTCATTGTTAGGACAGATACATCTTAAAATTAAAGAATTGAAAGATGGTATCAAACAGTTGGAATCTGAACAGTTATCCAATGAATCTAAATTTATACAGTCAGACAAAACTCTAACTGAAATTATACGTTCTTTGGAATTAAAATATCCAAACGGAGAGATTGATCTAAAAACAGGTACAGTAACTTACGATTCTGACCAACAATAATTTGGAAATGTGAAATATTTTTAGTATCTTTGTACTAATAACTATACTTAAAATTTATGCGCAAACAAAAGTTACTTTACGTTGCACCTCATTTATCTACGGGTGGACTTCCACAATATCTTTATAAACAAATAACACATTTTAGTGATGAATTTGAAATCGAAGTTGTGGAAGTCCATAATATGGGCGGTGAGGTATTTGTAGTTCAAAAGAACCGAATACGAAATACCGTTCCACTTCACACTCTTGGTGAAAACAAATCTGAAATATTGGATATTATAACTCAGTTTCAACCCGATGTTATACATTTTCAAGAAATACCCGAATATGATATTGCTACTAATATTTTGGATACTATTTTCTCAAAAAATAGAAAGTATTTCATTATAGTAACCACACATGGTTCTAATACCAATCCAGAAACAATATCATACCACCCGGACAAATACGTTTTAGCATCCGAATGGAGTAGACGACGGTTTGAAATAACTGGAGTGCCAACCGATGTATGGGAGTATCCAATATATGATATTCGTACTGAAATTGGACTGACCAAAGAAGAAGCACAACGGAAATTAGAATTAGACCCGACATGGAAGCATGTACTTAATGTTGGATTATTCACACAAGGTAAAAATCAGGCAGAGATATTTGCTATGGCTAGGCAGTTGGAAAAATATAAAATAAAATTCCACTTTGTTGGCAATCAGGCGGGTAATTTTGAATCATATTGGAAACCTCTAATGGATTATAAGCCAGATAATTGTGTTGTGTGGGGTGAACGAACTGATACTGATACATTTTATGCGGCATGTGATTTGTTTTACTTTAGTTCTAAATTGGAATTGAATCCGTTATCGGTTAAGGAAGCGCTTTCATTTGATATGCCATGCCTTTTCCGCAAATTAGAAACTTATTTGGACAGCTATGATAATAATGAACTTGTCACATATATAACAGATGATGTAAACATAACCAAACGAATCCTATTGGAAAAACTACAACCGGAATTAAATGAAGTTGTTGGGTGGTTTTCATATGATTATCTATATGATAGTATGGTTAATTCTGTCAAAACTCCAGTTGAATTTGTTGAGGTTGGTGCATGGCTGGGTAAATCTACAAACTATATGGCAACTCGCATTAGGGAATCGGGAAAACCAATTCATTTTACAACAGTTGATACTTGGAAAGGTACGGATGATGAAGAACTACATCAGAATATAGTAAATACGTTTAACGGTGATATTTTTTATGAATTTATTGATAACACAGTTATATCTAAAAACTACGGAACATTTGATTGTATAAAAGATACATCGGAGAACGCTTCAAAACTGTTTGCAAATAATTCGATTGATTTTATTATGTTGGATGCTGGTCATTCATATGAATCGGTTAGAGATGATTTGAAATATTGGTATCGTAAAGTTAAACCCGGAGGAATTATTTCTGGAGATGATTATCGTATTATGTTTGAGGGAGTAACTAGGGCAGCCGATGAATACTTTTACGGACAAGTTGAACATTCAAACCTTCAATTTGTTAGAAAAAAACCAAAGATTCAAATTTTACACCTATTGACCAGACCCGATGATATGAGGGAGAGGGTTAGTATTGCTTCGTTAAAACAGTTGGAACAGTACGGTATGAAATATACTCAAATGGTTAATACACCTTATGATGGGTTGCCGCCAAAAGAACATTGTTCGAGACCCGATGCAATAAGTGATACTCCTAGGTACTTAGGAAACGGATTTGGAACTATAACTGGTAGACACTATGGCTGTTATCTTGCTCATAGGGGAGCGTTAGAAGCAATGAGTGATGAGTATGATTATACTCTTATATTTGAAGCAGATGCTTTCATTTATACCGGTCTGGAAGAATTTGTGGATATTGTACATAAAGCCTGTTTCATATCTGAACGGGATAATGTACCTTATATCGGTTTGGCGAATAATCCATCGTGGAATAAATGGGAAGTTGATGGATTGTTTAGTAAAACAGATTACAATCAGGATTTAGCACACTGTTACCTAATACCAAATCGTGAAAAAGATTGGTGGATGGACAGAATTGAAGATATTCCTTGGGATGTGGCTGATTTATGGTATAATAATGTTTTTCTTAACAGACCACGTCCTCGTTATACTACAAATAAAATGTATAGTAAACAGGCAGAGGGATTTTCACTTTTAGATCAAACAGTTAAAACTTGGAATGAATGAGTATTTACGATAACTTAAAAAAGAATAATAATAATATAGTTCAAGTTACAAAAGTAAACGATGCAACTATTCATTTTGTGAAAGGACCTTTTGTAGAAATTACAGGCCCAAAGCAAGCCGATTATCGAATTGATTTTATTGATAATAATACGGGTAATATATTATATAGCGGAACGCAGAGTAATAATATGTGGTCTAAATGTAATATTGAATATTTTGTAGATTGGAAGATTGTAATTTATGAAAATGGTGTATTATGGAAAGAATACCATTATGATGTAAACGGTAAGCATGTTTATATTGCATTGGATTCAAAAGCATTGGGTGATACGTTGGGCTGGTTTCCAATGGCTGATGAATTTAGAAAAAAACATAATTGCCGTTTAAGTGTATCCACATTCAACAATAAATTGTTTAGGGGTCAATACCCCGATATTAAATTTGTAGAACCGGGAGAAGTTGTAGATAATATTTACGCAATGTATACATTGGGATTGTTTTACAATGAAGATGGCTCGTTGAATATGTTTATGCACCCTAATAATCCACGTGAACAACCAATGCAGAAAATGGCATCTGATATATTGGGATTAGAATATAAAGAGGTTCGTCCAAAGTTAAGAACTCGTCCAATCAATATAGATAAAGATTCTAAGCAGATTACGGTAGGTTTATTTGGAACGGCTCAAGCCAAATTTTGGAATAATCCAAACGGATGGCAAGAAGTTGTGGATTGGTTAAAGGGTAGAGGGTATACTGTTAGGGTATTATCCAAAGAACCTGATAACTATATGGGAAATCGAATACCAAAAGGTGTAATTCAACAGGGTGAAGCTCCATTGGTTGATTTAATGGATGAAATGCGGCAATCTAAAGCATTTATTGGAATCGGTAGTGGGTTGAGTTGGTTGAGTTGGGCATTGAATGTACCAACTGTTCTGATTAGTGGGTTTTCATACGATTGGGCTGAAATGCAAGATTGTATAAGAATATCAGCACCAGCTGGAAAATGCCAAGGTTGTTTTAATCGGTTGAGATTGGATGCCGGTGATTGGCATTGGTGTCCCGATCATAAAGATACGCCAAAACATTACGAGTGTACAAAAACCATAACAAGCGATATGGTTATAAAAGAATTGGAAAAATTTCTATAATATGAAAGTGTGGATGAATGGTTGTTTTGATGTGTTAGGGCATGGACATTTCAAATTGATAAATCATGCAGCATCAATCGGAAATGAAGTTGTAATTGGTATTGATACGGATAGACGAGTAAAAATTCTAAAAGATGATACTCGTCCATACCATACAGCAGAAGAACGAAAGTTCAATTTATTATCAATACGAGGTGTTGATAGGGTAATCATATTCGATTCTGCTGAAGAATTGGCAGAACTTATAAAAACCGAAGCACCTGATATTTTTTTAATAGGCGAAGATTATATTGGAAAACCGATAGTAGGTGCCGAATACGCCAAAGAAATACATTATTTTCCTAGGCAAGAACGATTGAGTACAACAAAAATTTTACAAAATGGAAAAGAAAATATTAGTAATTGGTGAATCATGTACGGATGTATTTGTGTATGGTAGTTCAATCCGAAAATCACCTGAAGGTAAAGGACCAGTATTAGTTCCAACTTCAGAAGTTTATTATTCGGGTATGGCGGCAAATACCTATAATAATCTATTGGCATTGGGAATGGATGCTGCATTATTTTCTCAAAATTCAGAAATTATAAAAACAAGATATATTGATGATGCGAGTGGTGAATTGTATCTACGAATAGATGAATATGATTCGACAAATCCAATTCAAATGGAATATTTGCCTGATTTGTCCCAATATGATGCCATCGTTATTTCTGATTACAATAAAGGATTTTTAACAGAACAAAATATACAAACAATCGCATCTAAACACCCATTGGTAATATTGGATACAAAAAAACAACTAGGTGCTTGGTGTAAAGATGTTAAATTCATTAAATTGAATAGAACGGAAAGTGAAAAAAACTTACAAACTATTTTAAGTTATAATTGGTTGCGTGAGAAGGTGATAAGTACATTGGATAAGGATGGGGCATCATATATGAATAGATTGGTTACCGCAAAACCAGTAGATGTAGTAGATATATCGGGCGCAGGAGATACTTTTGTTGCTGGGTTTATTAAAGAATACTTAGAATCCAACGATGTATTCAAATCAATCGAATTTGCTAATGAATGTGCGGCAATAGTAATTGCTCAAAGAGGTATTACTACCATACAAAAGGATTAAAATACTATTCTGATATATTTATACTCAAACATATTATGCTTAAAATATGAATGAGCTTGTAAAACATTTAGTTGAAACTATAATTTCGGAAGAAACTGAAAAAAATTATATTGTTGTATATTCCGGTAGATTTCAACCATTTCACAAAGGACATTATGCTACTTACTTAAATCTTACCAAAAAATTTGGAAAAGATAAAGTTTACATTGCTACGTCTAATGTAACTGATAATAAAAAATCACCTTTTAATTTTGCAGAAAAAAAGGTTATAATGACTAGAATGTTCGATATTCCATCGGACAAAATAGTACAGATTAGAAACCCATATGCACCTACTGAAATATTAAATAAATATGATCCAGAAAAGACAGGTGTTATTTTTGTTGTTGGTGAAAAGGATACTGCTAGACTTGGTGGTAAATATTTCACACCATATAAGGGTACGGTTGATGCTGGATATAAAGATAAAGGATATGTATATGCTTCACCTGCACAACCAAACGCAATAAGTGGTACTGATGTTCGTAATTGGTTAGGTAACGGTACGGATGAAGAAAAGAGAGCCAATTTTCTGAAAGCATATCCAAAATTCGATGAGAAGATTTTCAAATTAATAACACTCAAGTTGAAAAAATTGGGTGAATCTATACGTGAGGAAATCAAAATCAATGTAAATGTTGGCGATACGGTGTTAATGGGAAAATTCAAAAACCATCCGGTTAAAGTTAAATCAATCGGTAAGGATGAACATGGTATGCCAACCATTAATGGAAAGAAAGCCGCTACATTCAGAATAGGTAATCATATAAATATATTTGATACTGCGGTCAATGAAGATGGTGCGGGCGCCGGAGGTGCTGCCGGGTTTGGAGGACAAGGTGGTGGAGCTGGTGTTGGGTTATCTTTACCCGGTGGATATATAAACGGAGCACCAAATCCAAAGGATGTTAAAAAGACAAGAAAGAAATTAAAACAAAAAGATGATGATATTTACACACCAGTAAATGAAGCATCTCTTGCTGGATATTATGCTGATAGCGGAGAACCAAATCCTAATTATGTAGCTGATGGACAAGAACGTATTTTAGATAAAGGAAAGCCAGAACCTTGGTTTACACAAGGAGGGTATACTCAATTACATATTCCAAAAGGTGATTGGATGAGAGGTAAGGCATTAAAAGATCGTGAAGATGATATGCAACTTCGTAAGGTATACTACAAAGTTCAAAATATTAAACAAAGTGCATTAAATCCGGCAGATGATCCACATACTACCGAAGATTGGCAAGTTGTTAATAGGGATACTCCGTTGGAAAAACCAAAAAGATTTTGGGAATTACCAAAAAATCAAAAGCCTGAAATAATAGATGATAAAGAAATTACTGAAATATTCAATCAGACCCTAAAAGAATTGGGATTGTTGGAATTTAGTGGTGGGCACTCGTTTCCACATGATGGTAACGCAACAACAGGTCGTCAATGGAACAAATCATGGGAAGAATATGATAATCCGGATGCATATATTAAACACCTAATGGGATGGTCTACTAAAGATGCCATACCAAGCGATAGGTTTAAGGATATTAAACATCAAGAAATTCCATTAAATCAATCCGGACAGGAAACAGGAATATACGATCATACATTGGATTACAATATACTTGCTCCAAATGAATTTTTAGAAAAATCTGAAATTCAAAAGGGTGTGGTGAACGATGCTTCAGATGAAATGCATCGTCCTTTACATAATGGAATGGAATGGCCATCTATGGATGATATTAAAGCCAAACGAAAAAAAATAAAATCAAAACTTCGAAGTCCTAAAAATTCGTATTTGAGTGTGGATGCTCCAATCGTAGGTGAAACCGATTCCGAAGCATTAGATGAAATGGCAATGCCAGATATGAAATCGGTAGAAAAATACGCAGATCAACAGTTGAGTCCGGAAGATGTTGAATTAGGAAAGCAAACTGACCATTTTTTCCAACGATTAAATGATCCACGAAACGGAAAACCAATTTCGACAGCAGAAATGATAGGTTTCTTTAAGAGGTTGGGTAACAACAAAGAGAAATTTTTAGATTTTGTAAAGAAATATAGTGAATTTGTTGTAAAGGATAATAGAACAAATATCAATATCGCCTTTATGAAGCAGGCTAATAAACTTATTGCCAAAACGGTGATGAGAAAGCCTGATTTTAAGACAAGCAATCCAATATTTGTAGATGAAGCTGAACAATTGGATGAATTGGCATGGTCTACTAGTGCATTTAATTTTGTGCAAGATGTTGATGTACCATTTACACCAAAAGTTGCAAAAGCACTCTATGGTGATATGATAGTTACTACATTTCATGTTAGCGATTCTGATAATATTGATAATATTAAAAAGTTAATCGGTAAGAAAAAATCAGTGTCAACATTTACATATATGGCGCGAACCGCTTTGCAGAATATGGATGGTATACAAACCGACGGTGGTATAATATATCAATTAGTTGGTAAGGTTTTAATAGATTCTGCGAATGATATTATGAGTAGACCTGATGAACAGGGTAGACGGTGGGTAATGGGACGAGATTTGAATCCAGTTACCTATAAATTGTATCAGAAATTTTATAAGTATATGGGTTCTAAGAAAGAACTTCAAAAATACGATGAAAAATATGAATCAACTTATGATGCAGACACTGACTCTAGTTCATTAACCAATAAAGAAAAATCTGAATGGATAGCAGCATACATTCGATTGGCTGAAGAGTGGATTATTCAGCACGCCGATGAATTTAGGGATACTATGCGTAAGATGCCAATGGATGAATATTGGAATGAAGTAGTGGTATACGATATACACATTAAAGATGTATTGTGGACAAACTCTGGGCAGTTTGGGACGGCTGACGAAGATGAATTGAATGAAATAAGTCATAAATTAAATACAATCGCAACCGGAACTGTTTATTACACCGATGAACCTTCAGATGCATTGAAATTTGTAAAATCAAGAGGTGGACAATATGCCAAAGCAAATATCGGATTACCATATAAAGGTGTGCCGGTTGGCAGTACAAATATTAATAGTATATTAAGTGCCGACGCATTTAACATGAAAGAATCGGTTCAACCAATTAGTATCAACGAAGCAACCGAAGCATTGAAGATGCACATACCATCGGATATTGAGCAAATATATAAAATGTTTCAAAAAAATGGTAAGAAATTGTATATTGTTGGTGGTGCTGTTAGGGATGCTATTTTGGGAAAGACACCAAAAGATTTTGATTTAGCAACCGATGCTACTCCTGATGAAGTTTTAGCTATGGCTAAAAAGGAAGGTATGCATTCGACAGAAGTTGGAAAAGCATTTGGTGTGGTGATTGTTAATGGTAATGAAATAGCAACTTTCAGGAAAGATGTGAAATTAAAAGATAATGCAGATGATTTTATAAAATATTTACAATATATTAATATACCGAATACTCGTATATCTACTTTCAAAAAAGAATTGAATTAGCCACATTTCGTTTATTTTATTAATTAATATTTATATGTATGATTATATACAAAGTAACAAATAAAATAAATAAAAAGATATATATTGGACAAACTATACGTTCAATGACGGAACGTAAATATGGACATATAAAATCTGTTAGAATGGGAAGTACTTCGTTGTTTCATAATTCTATTAGAAAATATGGAATTGATAATTTTACATGGGAAGTAATAGACACGGCACATTGTATAGAAAAGTTAAATGAATTAGAAATTAGTTATATTGCAAAATTTAATTGTTTTATTGATTTTCAAAATAGTAATGGGTATAATATGAATACTGGTGGTGGTAATTATATAACATCACATTTAACTAAACAAAAACTTAGTATTATAAATACCGGTAAAATTTTATCAACCGAAACTAAAGAGAAAATCAGTAAAGGTAACCTTGGAAAATCAGTAACCGAATCATTTCGAAAAACTATGAGTGAGTTAAATAAAGGTAGAGTTGCTAGTTTGGAAACTAGAGAAAAAATAAGTAAATCTTTGCAAGGCAAGCCGGGTAGAAATACCGGTAATACGCATACTCAAGAAACTAAAGAAAAAATATCGAATACAAAAAAAGGAACGGTTTCTTGGAATGCATCGCCAGTTATACAACTAACGATGGACGGCGAATTTGTTAGAGAATGGCGAAGCGCAGCATTTGCCGCATCCCAATTAAAGTTAAGTCAAGGCAATATAACATCATGTATACATGGTAAACGAAACAGTACTGGTAACTACAAATGGATTAAAAAAATATGAAAAATTGGAAAGAAATTGCTAAGCAGTATTTTGCGGATGAATATATTGATTTTCAAAAATTAATAAGTGGTACTGGTGCAAATATAAACGTTAAACGGGGGGCTCAGATTGTAGATTATACGGATATTGAGGGTGATGTCAAACGACGTGACTTGACAATTAATGCGTTATTTTATGATATTGATAGAGGTGAAATCGTAGATTTAGTTGGTGGTATAGCAGATTTACATAAAAAGAAAATACGAACCGTTGGTAACGCAACTGAAAGATTTGATGAAGACCCTCTTCGGAAATTAAGAGCGTTGAGATTTTACAGTCAACTGGGTGGTAATATGGATGTTGAAACTCTTAAAGCATTAAAAGATAACCCATCATTGGAAGGTGTAAGTGCGGAAAGGATTCGTGACGAATTTATAAAAACACTTAATAAAGCAAAATCCGAAAAGAGATACCTTCAAATGCTGCAAGCTCTTAAATTCTTAAATCAAATTCTACCCGATTTGGTGGTGGCTAAACCGTATGTAGATGAAAATGATTACATTGTATTACTTGCGTATTTGCTTAGAGAAAATGATACTCAAACTCTAATACGTCAACTAAATAAGTTGAAGTATACAAACGATGAATGTAAAGATATAACTTTTTTGGTATCGCTACAATCATTCACCGCAGATAAAATTGCCAATTACAAAAAAAACCAATCTGTTACTACATTAAGTGATAATCAAATATTGGAATTTGGGAAATTGATCGGAAAGAACTTCAATAAATTTGTGAAATTTCAATTAGCTATAAAAGGTTCAGATGTACCTGCTGGATTAAAAGGTAAAGATATTGGAAATTGGATGGGTGATGCTGAATCAAAACGATTTTTGAATGAAGCAGTAGTGATTAAAAATTTCAAAGATATATTCAGTAAATTACCAACTGAAGTTCAGAAAAAAATATATTCACTAAAAGATGCACCGCAAAACCCAAAACATCATCCGGAAGGTAATACATTAAAGCACACTATTATGGTGGTGAATCGTGCATTGAAGTATTTTCCGAATGATATTGATTTAATAATAGCAGCAATATTTCACGATATAGGTAAAGCTGATACGATGAGTATTCATCCAAAGACCGGTGGTATAACTCATTATGGGCATGAAGATGTATCTACCGAATGGGTTAACCGATATAGTAATTGGATTGAATCTATGGGTGGAAACGCTGAAGATGTACGATATATTGTACAGAACCATATGAAAATGCATAATTTTGATATAATGCGATTGGCAAAACAACGTGCATTACAATCGCATCCTGCATTTGATAAATTATATGGATTTTCCCAAAAAATGGATAAGGGTGGATTCGGTGAGGGAATACATGAGGGAGTAAGTGAGGGTATAAATAATCCAAAAATTACATTTCTAATCGGACCTCCTGCTTCTGGAAAAAGTACTTGGGTTAGTAATAACTCAAAAGGTGCTATTATCATTTCACGTGACGATATTGTAGACCGTTTAAGAAAACCATTGGGATTATCGTATGGTGAGGCATTTAGTAATGATGAGTTACAAAATAAAGTTAATTCTGAGCTACAATCCCATATTACACAGACACTTACTTCTGGCAAGGATATAGTTGTGGATATGACTAATATGACCAAAAAAGGTAGACATAAAATATTATCAAGAGTACCAAAAAACTATACAAAAAATGCGGTAGTGTTTAGTGTTGGTCGTGATGAATTACTTAAACGATTAAAATCAAGGGAAGAAGAAACTGGGAAAACTGTACCTGTTTCGGTTGTAGACCAAATGATTAGGAATTTTCAGAAGCCAGATACCGGAGAATTTGATAACATTACAAATGAGGGAATAACTGAGGGTGTAATCAATGAATTGGCTTGGCAAGGCAAAGCAATGGATCGGATACAGGAATTGGGATTCCCATTGACACCTAAAATTGGTAAGGAAGTATATGGTGATACAGTTGTTACTACATTTCATGTAAGCGATGTAAACCATATTGATGATATTAAAAAAATAATCGGTAAAAAGAAATCCATATCAACATTCAAATATATGAATGATATGATGCTGAAAAATATGGATGGCATTAGAACCGTCGGTGGTATTATTTATGAATTGCGAGGAAATATAGTAGCAGATTCAACCAAAGATATAGGTAGTGCCCCAGATGAACAAGGACGTAGATGGGTGATGCTATATTCATCGGCACCGGGTATATATAAATTTACATATGGGTTCAAACAGAAATTAAAATCCAATCCAATAACAGGTCCTATTTTTGAGTATTTTTGGAAAAATGGTATAATGCCGGAAATGGATAATACTAATAAAGCAAAATTCATAGCAGCATATATTTCTACGGCAGAAAAATACATAATTGAAAATCAAGATGATTGGGTACAACTATTGCTTTCACCGCAAACTAATAATGCTTGGAATGAAGTATTGGTAAATAATATACAAGTTAATGATATAATTTGGACAAATAAATTTTATCAATATAGTAAAGAACAATTAGCTGAATATTCTAAAAAATTAGAAGTAATTGCAAAGGGTAAAGTATATTTTACAATGGATTCAAAAGATACCATTGAATTTGTTAAATCACGCGGTGGCTTTACTGGTAATATTAATGCCACACCAAAAGAATATATGGGAGCGGCAGTTGGAAGTGAAGATGCAATGAAATTTATGAAAGAAGAAGTGCTGAATGAATTGGCTTGGGAGGCTGGTGTTAATAAATTTATAACACAAATGAATTTTCCGTTTACACCAAAAGTTGGGAAAGCATTATATGGTGACGCGGTTGCTACTACATTTCATATAACAGATGCTGACAACTTTTCTAAAATAAAATCTCTTATCGGCAAAAAGAAATCCATTTCTTCGTTTACCTTTATGGGTGATGATATGTTAGATGATATAAGGGGAATACAGACCGTAGGTGGTATTTTATTTCAATTAGAAGCAAAAATAGTACTAGATTCCGCGGTAGATGCGATGAGTCAACCGGATACAGAAGGTAGACGTTGGTCAATCGAACCAACAACATTGAGAAAACAATTCAAACAGGAAATATATGATGATGCCAAGTTTTATAAACGATTTAATTTATATTGGGCTGGCGGAAAGGCAATGACTCAAAGTGAAAAGGGTAAGTTTGTAGCGGATTATATCACACGAGCTGAAAAGTTTTTAATTAAAAATAAAAATAAAGTTATAAAAGAGTTAAGATCGCATGGGTTGGTGGGTGATTGGAATGAAGTTATTGTATATGATATAAAGGTAAAGGATGTATTATGGACAAATACTTCCAATAATTATTATACCGATAGAATACGACATAGTGATGCTGAAATAAAGCGTATTGCTAGTGAACTAAAACAAATAGCAACTGGTACTGTATATTTTACTGAAAATCCTAAAGATGCTATTGAATTTGTGAAAAGTAGAGGTGGTTTTGTTGGTGGCAGTGGCTGGGACTCTACTGGTGAATATAAAGGAGCTGCTGTTGGCAGTACAAATCCAAAAATTATTATGAAAGAAGGAAATATGAAAACTATAATGGAAGGCTTGAGTAAAAAAGATTTACTAATCGAAGAACTGATGGTTCAAAGACAATACGGATTACTTGCTAATAACCAAAAGGTATTACTACAATGTGGTGGGGCCTACGGACATATGCATCACCCATTTGATACCGAAATCAATCTTACATTTGGGGATTTGAAAGATATAGTAAAGAAAGCGTTAACTGGTGAATTGGAACTTACTCGTGAAAAAACAGATGGTCAGGCTCTCGCAATTAGTTGGGTAGACGGTAGATTGGTTGCTGCTCGTAATAAATCACATCTTAAAAACAAAGGAAAGGATGCAATGACTTTACAAGCCGTTGCTGATAAATTTGGTGGGCGTGGTGGATTATCCGATGCATACAATTTTGCAATGCAAGACCTTTCAAATGCAATTAGTGCATTATCAGAAGCACAAAGACAACTTATATTCAAAGATGGGACATGTTTTATGAATTTGGAAGTAATATATCCAACTTCGGTAAATGTAATACCATACAATCAGGCACTATTGGTATTTCATGGAACATTTGAATACGACGAGAGTGGAAACATAATTGGTGAAAATCAACCCGCAGCTCGTGTATTGGCAGGTATGATTAAGCAGGTAAACCAGAATGTTCAAACGAAATACAAAATACAAGGACCACCGGTTATTCAATTACCAAAATCGGCAGATTTGACAGACCTTCAATCAAAATATTTGGCAATGGTTTCAAAATTACAATCAGAATTTGGATTATCAGATTCAGATGGTGTTGCTGATTATCATCAGGCATGGTGGAGGTATTACATCGATGTTAACGCACATTCATTGCCGGAAGAACAAAAGAAAGCACTAACAAAAAGATGGGCATTTTACGATAAATCATTTAGGTTGAAGGATATTCAAGATGATACAGTTAGAGCTTGGGCTGAAAAAATAGATAAGCAAGATCAAGCAAAAATTGCGAAAGATAATCTAATGAGGTTTGAACAGATATTTTTAGGAGTGGGTTCAGATGTACTTTCATTTATGAAATCAGTTCTTACCGCAAATCCTGATGAAGCAAAACGACAGATGGTTAGTAAATTAGATCAAACGATTAAAGATGTAAAAAACAGTGGTGATCCGAAAAAGATAGAAAAACTAAAATTAGAATTACAGAGATTACAATCGGTAGGTGGGTTTGATAAAATTGTACCAATCGAAGGTATTGTTTTTGTATATAAAGGTAACGTAATGAAGCTAACAGGCGCTTTTGCTGCATGCAATCAAATTAACGGTATCTTTTTTTCAAAATAGTACCTGTAATTTTGTATAAAAATATTATTTCTTTATATTTATATATGAATATAAACCAATAACTATGATTATATATAAAGCTACAAACAAAGTAAGTGGTAAGTGCTATATTGGGCAAACTGTTAAGACTTTAGAAAATAGAATATATCATCACATTTCTAATTCTAAATCTGCAATACATAAAAGTATTTTTCACAATGCTTTGAAATCTTATGGTTCTGATAATTTTGAATGGGAAGTTATAGCAACGGCCGATACAAAAGAACAACTTAATGAATTGGAAATATACTATATAACAAAATATGATAGTATAAATACCGGTTATAATATGGTTGAAGGTGGGACTGGTGGTTACAACCAATTTGCGGTAGATGCAAACAAATTAAAAAGAGCAGGTAAAACTTGGAATGAAATATATTCAGATACGGGGTTGGCTGTTATGAAAAATGCATTATCTACTTTTACTAAAGCTGGGGTTGAATATATTAAAAATTTACCAAAAGAACAAAGAATTATTAATGCAAAACGAGCTAACAAAGCCAGAACTGATATGGGATATAAACATAGTGATGCAACAAAAGATAAAATGAGTAAAGCTCAAAAAGGTATAACCAATACAGACCGATATGGTGAAGATGCTGCCAGCGAACTAAAAAAGAAAATATCCGAAGCAACTAAAGAAGCTATGAAAAAAGTGGACAGGGATTTAATCGGAAGAAAATCAGTTGAAGCTCGTACACCATTTTGGAATAAAAAACACGAAAATGATAGAAATGTGATATTAGAGATGACAAAACTGGGTAGTAAAATTAAAGATATAATGTTTGCTATAAATGTATCACCACCGACTTATTATAAACGAGTTAATGAATTGAAAAATATGGGATACTCCAATTTGTTTGAATAAACAAATCAACTTATAACTTCAAAGGGTAGCAGAAATGTTACCCTTTTTTTATGTTTTTAATTTTCGATATATTTATATATATTAACTATAATATACAATATGACAAAAGAATTTAATAAAGGTTATATGCATCCAACTCGTAGAAAACTTGTGGATATGGTTCTATCCGGCGGAGAATACGATGGTGATGCTACATTTGGGTACAGAGATATTCAACAGGAAGTTAAACATGCTGTTGGCGAACGGTGGACTGATTCTGATGGAAAGAAATGGAAGCAAACAGATGGTGGTAGAGTTGCGGACTCCGAATTAAGTGATATTATGGCAGATGCTCGTGCATATTTAGGTAAAATGAAATCATGCGCATCTAAAGATTGTAAAACTATAAAATTAGGCAGAGTAGATAAGAAATTGGTAGCAAAAACTGGATATTGTTTACATTGCCTTACAATAAAAGAAGCACAGATAAGATATGATGGGTTATGGGAGGTATATGCGGATTATAAGATATATTCAAATATGGTTGGGCACGGTAGAGATGTTTTGGCAAATCTAAACCAATCATTAAAGGATGTTAAACAAACATACGAATATGTAAATGCCGATGGTAAGTTAGAAACTTGGACTATGGATAGAGATGCTAATGAATTAAGAGCAGAAATTCTAATAGATATAACCAATGTTGAAAGAGAACTTGATGAGGTAATAGAATTACGAAATACGGCATGGGACAAACTTAAAGATAAAGGTTACGATTTAGTAAAAGCACCAACTGACTGATTATGAATCAACCAATAGTACAAAAGAAATCCCTAAAGGATATTATAGCAGAGGAATATAAAAAATGTGCGGTAGACCCGATACATTTTATGAAAAAGTATTGTATGATACAGCACCCTGTTAAGGGAAAAATACCATTTCAATTATTTCCATTTCAAGAAAAGACATTAACCGAATTTAATGCAAACCGTTTTAATGTGGTTCTAAAATCCAGACAAACTGGTATTTCTACATTATGTGCCGGATATGCATTATGGAAGATGTTATTCAATACGGATTTTAATGTATTGGTAATCGCTACAAAACAAGAAGTTGCTAAAAACCTTGTTACGAAAGTACGTGTAATGCATCAATTACTACCTGCATGGTTACGAGGTGGTAGTTTGGAAGATAATAAACTTTCATTGGGATTGCATAACGGTTCACAAATTAAAGCAATCGCATCATCGCCTGACGCAGGACGTTCTGAGGCATTATCGTTACTGATATTTGATGAGGCGGCATTTATTGATGATATTGATGAGATATGGAAATCTGCACAATCTACATTATCAACGGGAGGTAGCTGTATATCATTATCAACTCCAAACGGTGTGGGTAATTGGTTTCATAAAACATGGGTAGGTGCGGAAGAAGGTACAAATCCGTTTGTTCCTATAAAATTACATTGGACTGTTCATCCAGAAAGAGATCAAAAGTGGAGAGATGAGCAAGAAGAACTCTTAGGAACTAAAGGTGCAGCTCAGGAGTGTGATTGTAACTTTGTAAGTTCGGGTGATACTGTTATTGATCCTGCGTTATTGATGTTTTATAAAGAAACTTATGTAATGGAGCCAATTGAAAAGGGTGGGATTGATGGAAACTTATGGCGGTGGGAATTTCCCGATTTCACTAAATCCTATATGATAGTAGCTGACGTTGCGCGTGGTGATGGTGCTGACTTTTCAACGGCTCATGTTATTGATATTATAAATTCGGTTCAAGTTGCAGAATACCGTGGAAAAATGGAAACTAAAGATTTTGGAAACTTTTTAGTGGCTTTGGCAACTGAATATGGTGATGCGCTTCTCGTAATTGAAAACGCAAATGTTGGATGGGCGTGTATTCAGCAGGTAATAGATAGAGGGTATCGTAATCTATTCTATATGTCCAAAGACTTAAAATATGTGGATACTGAAAATCAATTTACAAACCGATACAGAGCAGAAGACAAGGGATTGGTTGCTGGATTTTCAACTACTTCTCGGACAAGACCGTTGATTATTTCAAAATTAGATGATTATTTCAGAGATAAATCTATAATCATACACTCATCGAGAACAATAGATGAATTATTTACATTTATTTTCAAAAATGGAAGAGCAGAAGCAATGCAAGGGTATAACGATGACTTGGTTATGGCTTTAGCTATTGGGTTATGGGTAAGAGATACTGCACTTCGCTTGAGACAAGAAGGTATTGATTTAACACGAAAGGCAATAGGTGGTATTTCAAACCAAACCTATTCGGGCATTTATGGTGGTAATTTTAACAGAGATAAAGACCCTTGGAAGATGAGAGTTGGTGATAATTATGAAGATTTATCTCAATGGTTGTAGGGTTTTGTTGTTTTACAATATTTATACTATATGAAATCAAATCACACCGTATTTTATGAAAAAAACTATGAAAGAAGATATAACCACTGATAAATTGTATAAGAGAGGTGAACAACCAATAGATAATCCATTGGATGACTATGATGAATTGGATGTTGAACAATCGGATATGGATGATTTTGTTAGGTTTTTGAAGATATACAATAACCAAATGAATGAAGCAACTTGCAGATGTATAACTGAAGCCGAATATAAAGGTAGAGATGTTAAATTGGGTAAACCAATGCAAGGTGATGTAAAGAAATTTAAGGTATATGTCAGAAATCCAACAACCGGCAAAGTAGTCAAAGTAAATTTTGGACAAAAGGGCATGGTTATTAAAAAGAATAATCCAGAACGTAGAAAATCATTCAGAGCTAGAATGAATTGCGATGAACCGGGGCCAAGAACAGGAGCTCGTTACTGGTCATGCAGAAAATGGTAATCATACAAAACAATAAGTAAAAAAAATGGGAGAAAACGAATTAGATGATAGAAGTTTTTTTGGTAGGCTAAAGAAACTATTTTCTACAACTGCCATTGTCCGTATGGATAAAGATGGTAAACGGAAAGTAGTTGATACGGATGACCGCCAATATATGACTAATTTCACAAATCTTAGGGATCGTTATTCTAAGTTACAGCGTTCATATTATGAGCAACAGGGTGGTGCACAATCAATGGCATATCATCAAGTCCGTAGGGAATTGTTCAGAGATTATGATGCTATGGATAATGACCCTATTATTGCATCCGCATTGGATATTTATGCGGACGAAAGTACTACTAAAGATGAGTATGGTGATGTACTTCAAATAAAATCAACAAACGAACAAGTTAGAGATATTCTTAATAATCTTTTTTATGATATTATGAATATTGAATTTAATTTATGGCCTTGGACTAGAAACCTTGTTAAATACGGTGACTTCTTTTTGGCATTGGAAATAGCCGAAGATCAAGGTATTATAAATGTAATGCCTTATTCTGTTTATAATACAGAACGTATAGAAGGTAGTGATCCAAACAATCAAAATTATATAAAATTTAGAGTAGAAGTAGACCGTTTTGGTAAAAAAGAGTATGAGAACTATGAGATGGCTCATTTTAGATTACTGTCTGATACAAATTTTCTACCATATGGTAAAGCTATGATTGAAAACGGTCGTAGAGTGTGGAAACAATTATCATTAATGGAAGATGCTATGATGATACATCGTATTATGAGAGCACCTGAGAAAAGAGTATTCAAAATTGATATTGGTAACATTCCACCTACTGAAGTTGATAACTATATGCAAAAGATTATCAACAAAATGAAAAAAGTACCATTTTTAGACCACAATACAGGAGAATATAATCTGAAATACAATATGCAGAATATTGCTGAAGATTTTTATCTACCGGTTCGTGGTGGTGATAGTGGAACTTCGATTGATAACCTAGCTGGATTGGAATATGCGGCAATTGAGGATATTGATTATCTAAAAGCAAAACTATTTGCTGCACTTAAAGTACCAAAGGCTTATTTATCTTACGATGAAAATGTAAACGGTAAAGCAACACTTGCAGCAGAAGATGTTCGATTCGCTAGAACTATTGAAAGAATACAAAGAACGATAGTTAGTGAATTGACTAAAATAGCAATAGTACATTTGGCAGCACAGGGTATAACTGATGCAGAAATGACAAACTTTGAATTAAGTTTAACAAATGCATCCACTATCTACGAACAAGAAAAGGTAAATCTTTGGGCTGAAAAAGTTAATTTGGCTACTAATATCAAATCATTGAATATGTTATCCGATGATTGGCAGTATCATAATGTGTTTGGTATGAGTGATGATGAAATTGATGTAGAACGTGCAAAAATAGTTCTTGACTTAAAACAAAGATTCAGATATACATCAATTGAACAACAAGGGCAAGACCCAGCAAATCCACCACAACAAACCGATGTTGAAGGTGAATTGGAAGAGATGCAAACTAAAATGGGTAATAAAGGTGGTAGACCGCAGGAAGGAAATACTTATGGTAAAGATAAACACCCATATGGTAGAGACCCACTTGGAAACAAAGAAAACGAAAAGGAGAGAAAGCGAGAAACCCGCCCAAATAGTGTAATTGGTAGTAAACTGGCTCGTGAATACAAAGAAAGTATTTCATCTAAGAATAACCGCAAATCTATTTTATCGGAAAAACGAGACCTATTAAGTGAAGATAATATATTAGATGACACCAAAATTTAATAAACATTAAGATGTTTATATTTATATGTGTTACTTTACATAGATAAGTAAATATAATAAAAAAATATGAAGAAACTGAGCCATTCAAAGTATAAAAATACAGGCATATTATTTGAACTTTTGGTTAGAGAAATAACGCTGGAGGTTCTAAATGGTGATAAGACTGAAAACGCCAAACGAATTGTGAAGGAATTTTTTGCAAATGGTACTGAGCTAAATAAGGAATTACGTCTGTATGAACTATTACTAAAAGAAAAGTATAATTCGGAAAATAGGGCTGAAAAATTCGTTGATGCTATATGCCAAAGGCATTCCAAACTCAATGAAGTTAAACTTTCTAAAGAAAAATATACACTTATAAAAGAAATAGCTTCTAATTTTGATATTGAGAGATTTTTATCATCACCCATATCCAATTATAAAGTATTGGCATCAATTTATAAAGTATTTGAAGCCAAAAAATCGGAAAATTATGATATTAAAGATATTTTCAATTCTAAAATTACATTGGTAGAAAATATAATTTCCAAACCTGCCAAAAGACAAACAACTACTCACATAGAAGATGCAAAATTATTAGAGGCATATAAACAGCAAGATAAAGATATTAGAATGCTTACCTATAAAATTCTTGTTGAAACATTCAATAAAAAATATACTAATTTAGATACAAAGCAAAAAACTTTGCTCAAAGAGTATATTAACAATATGAATAATACTTCTAAATTTAGTGAGTATGTATCTGCGGAAATACCAAAGATAGCAAAAGGACTTAAACTCATTGAATCAAAACTAACAGATGGTGTTACTAAAATTAAATTAAACGAAACTATTTCAGTTTTACAGAAAATGAAAATCGGTAAAACTATATCAGATAGTCAAGTTTCATCTATAATGCTTTCTTACGAATTGATAAAGGAGTTAAAAACTAAAATAAAATGAATCGAAACCAATTAAAAGTTGAAATGCGGAAGATTTTCCAAGAAATCAAAGATGATAGTGAATTGGAAGAGATGACCGGAACTGGTGCAGTAGCTGGATATAATACACCTGCTGCATTTAGTGCAGACCCAACGGCGGCAAAAAAGAAAAACAAACGATTGGCAGCTGTTTCTGGTGGTGAGATTGTTGATGAGGCAAAGAAATCCAAAAAACTGAAAGAATCTGATATTCTGAATCTAAAACAAGAGAAACCAAAACCTACTGCCGGTAAAGAATGTGAAAAATGTGACCAACAAATTGCAGATATTTCTGGTATGGAATTGACTGAAAATCGTTGGTTGGCTTTGAAAAACGAAGATGGTTCTCCTAAACAAAAAGTTGGTAAAGGTGTCCGTAATATAAAAACACAACTGGCAGAAATTGAAAAATTCGTAAATTGGTACGGAAAGATTAAAAACGAAGGCGGACTTAAAAAAGAAGATTATTGGAAACGTACACAAAAACATCTAAATTCAATAAAGGAAAGGCTTATGAATCTTTCCGATAAAATCAGAACATTATAACATAATTATGAAAACAAAATCTAATATCGGAAAATTACGTGAAGCCATTAGAGCTATGGTACTTGCTGAAGTGAAATCCTTAAAACAGGAAGATATATCTGATTTACCTAAAGTATCAATTCCCGCAAATGTAAACACAAAATTGCAGTTGGCATTGACTCAAATTAGAGATGCAAAATTATCATTCAACCAAAAAATACAGTTAGTTGGTATGGTTATCGATAGTTTGGGAATAGATAAATCTGAATTAAGTAAGATTGATACAAAAATCAAATCAGTAATGGGTGGTACTAATGATTATGCAGCAGGTGCCGCAGATTATAAAACCAAATATGAAGGTAAACAATCTACTAAAAAGGCAGTTAACGAAGCCAGACAAATTCCAATCGAAAAAGTAAAGGTGGGGCAGGAAGTTATGTATAGAAATGATATGAACGCTGTTCCGTTTGTGGTTAAGACTATTGAAAAATCACATTCTGACGGTAAGGAGTATATCATATTAAAAGGTAGTAAAGGTACTCAAGTTCTAAAAAGAATAAAAGGTAATCCGGTATTATTGTTATCAGAAACCACTAAATTAAAAGAATCCAAACATAAATCTATGTTAAAGGAAGGTTCTGATTGGATTTTATTACCATCAATCAATAAAATGGTTGACAGTTATGAAGGACATTTTTATGATGCTAAAAATCCTATGTTTGGTGAGGAAGTATTATACAATACATCTAAATGGAAGCAACTTTATAAAAAACTAAAAGGTGATGATAAAGAAACAGTTGATTCTATTGTAAAGGAATTAAGATAATCTAAAGTTTTTTATAGTAACATTACAAAAACATAATTATAAGATATGAAACCACAATTAAGAGAAAAACTTAAAGAAATTGCTAAAGAAGTAATGGCAGAAGATTCTGAATACCAAGATTTCTTCCAAAAGGCATTAGAAAAAGCCGGAAAATCAATCCCTTCTATGTCCGATGAGGAAAAGAAAGCATTTTTTAATAAAATAGATTCTGCATGGGATGCTAAAGGTGAAAAACGTGAAGTTAACGAAGATGTGGCAGCTGAATTACCATCGGCAAGTATTCCTATGAATGTAAAAACAAGATTACAGCAAGCTATTCAGCAAATATCTAATTCAAATCTTAGTTTTAATCAAAAAATCCAAGTAGTTGCCAAAGTTGTAGATGCGATGGGTATTGACCGTTCGGAGTTGGGCAAGATTGATTCAAAGATAAAAAGTAAAATGACAACAGCCACCGAAGGTGTAAAAAAAAAAATAAAATTTGAAGCATGGGATACTACTACTCCAATTAAAAAAACTGGAGAATATGCAGGTAAGACAATAGATCAACTTCAAAGTGAATTATCCGCACTAAAAGCTCGTAGTAAAACATATCAAGATAAAGGAGAAGCTGTTCCTGAAGATATTAAAACAAAAGAACACCAATTAAATTTTGCTATTCGTGCAAAACGTAATTGGAAAGGTGGGGCATCAAACGAAGCCATTACTGAAATGGGAGAAGGCGATGTTTTCTATAAGAGAATAATGAAATTATACGATAAGGGTGGCGAGTTTACTAAAAAGAAAGTAGCAGCTGCCGTATCGCATAACCCAAATGCTACTCGTAATGAAATTATAAAGGATTTGCGTGATATGGATCACGATGCTATTACCAAATCTGCGGACAAACTTCGTATTGAATCCTTAATTAAGGAAGATACTGGTAAACTATTAAAAGTGGGTGAATTAGTTGATTTACCTGCTAAACCATCATATCAAGCTAAAGCTGGTACATATAAATTGACATCGATAGATAAAAATCCAAATGGATATTATATGTATGAGTTCACAAAGAACGGACGTACCGTAATATTTGGTGAATCTGAGTTGAAATCTATATTAATGAAAGAATCGATTGTAAACGAAGCAGTTTCTCAATCGGATTTGAATAGGATTAAACAAATAGTTCAAGACCATGTTGATGCTGGTGGTACATTTATTGGATTGGGGGATACGTTAAAGAAATCGTTTAAGACCGATTTTTCTACGGCAATGGGTACTCCGATGTTTACTATAAAATTAGGTTCTAATATTTTTGCTATTCTTAACAAAAAATATGTAGATGATGCCGATTTTGTAATAGGTGACATAGCAGGCGGAACATTATAAAATATAAAAAAATGCAACCAAAACTATTAATTGAAACAAGACTATTTGAAGGACGAGTACAAGAAGATTCTGGCGGAAGGACTCTTGTAAAGGGTATTCTTCAGAGAGCTGATGCTGAAAACCAAAACGGTAGAAAGTACCCACGTCAGGTATTAATGCGTGAAGCCAAAAAATACGAAACTCTAATTAAAGAACGTAGGGCTCTTGGTGAATTAGACCACCCAGATTCAACGGTTATCAATCTAAAGAACGTATCTCACAATATTAGAGAAATACATTGGGATGGGGATGATTTGTGTGGTACTATTGAAATTTTACCAACACCATCCGGCAATATTTTGAAGGAACTTCTTAAAGCAGGTATTCTATTGGGAATTTCTTCAAGAGGTATGGGTTCTACTCGTCAGTTAGAAGGTACAACAGTGGAAGTGCAAGATGATTTTGAATTAATTGCATGGGACTTTGTATCAAATCCATCTACACAAGGAGCATTTATGACGCCTGTAAATGAATCAGTAAATAGAGGACTTCAACAAATTGGAACTGATATTTGCGGAGAATATTGCAGAGCACAGGATTTAATGAGAGAAATTATAACAGAAATATCATAATGAAAAAACCATTTGACATATACGACTATGTGCATAACACTAAGATAACTTTCAAAGTAGATGCACCGGAGAACGCAACTCATGTATCCAAAGGATATAATGATATTCGTAAAACCACACTAAAAGAAGCAAAGATTGTAAACGGTAAGTTCAGTCTTTCAGAAAGTCTAAAAAATGAAACCGATAACAGACCGTTAAGTACGGAAGTTAAAAGACATTTCTTGGAAATCATATCTACTTACAATACTTACCAAGACCAAATGCGTAGACCTTCGGATTTAACCGAAATATCAGAAACATTAGGTGGTATTGTGGAAGCCGCTAAAGAATTGGCAACCCGTGAATCGCCGGACTGGTTTGATGGTGTTACCGTAAAACGTAATATGCAAGAACTTCAAAAGTTGGACATTCAGTTTGAAAAATTTGCAATAGAAGCCAAAGCAATGGATGAAAGATTGCACGCATTGTATGAAGATATGGGAAACATTTTATCAAGATACTATAAGATAGCTGATATTCCAACCGATACTATGAAAGAGAGACTTGCTATTAAAGAAACAAAAAAACCAATTAAAGAAGCAAAAAGTTCTCAACTTAAAAACGCAATATTCGGTAAAAGCAAATAACTATGAAAAAGCAAAATTCGTATCTAATAATGGAAGGTAGTGCTAATCCTAAAAATTTGAAAGAATCAGTGTTAACCGAAGATATTACACATGAAGTAATTTTACCATTATTACCACTACTTAGTGTTATAGCTGGAGTGGGTATCGGCAGTTTTATCGGTGATTTGGACCTTGATAGGGGTATCATACAATCCTTAAAAGATTCTTGGAATGGATATTTTAGAAACCGAGCTGTCAAAAAGATAGTGGACCGCATTAAAGATGATAAAGATGTTCAAGAATTTCTAAACCATCCAAGTAAACCCGGTTGGACAAAAATGCTAGTTACCAAACTTACATCTGAAGAAAAAAAATACCTATACAGTTTAACTCGAAATAAATTTTAACTATGAAAACGCAAAATTCGTATCTAATAATGGAGGGTAGTGCTAACCCTAAGAACTTGGTAAGTACTAAAACTAAAAAAGTTATCAAAGAAGGTGAAGACCACGAAGTATCTATGGCAGGAAACCAATTAGATACTATTATAAAAGCAGCAACCGAATTGAAAGCCAAAATCGGAACTGATGAAAAAAATCTACCGGGATGGGTACAAGACCATATTTCTCAATCTGAAAACTTTATATCTCAAGCTAATAACGGTTATGGTGAAACTAATGAAGTAATTAAAAAGGGTAAATTTAACGAAGTATCTAATGGTGATTTTATAACACTTGATGTAAACGTTGGAGATACGGTAAAATTTTATACAAATACACCTGTGCAGAATGTTGGAACAACCGGAAAGGCTCAAACTGGAAAGGTTGTTAAAGTAGATTCAACTACATTTACCGTAAAGGGTAATGATGGTAAGGAACATAAACTTCCAAAGAAATGGTACAAACATGCTACTTATTTACCATCTATTCTTAAAAAGGGGTAATACTATAAAACATGGCAAAACTATTAAACGAATGTATAATTGTTTCTAAGAAATTTGGAAACGATATGGTTTTGGCAAAAAACAGAGATAGAGCATATAAGCCGCTCATAGAAGTGGTTCATACTTTGATGAATGGTATTGAAGTTGTGTATTTACATGATATTACAACCGATTGGAGTGAAGGTATGAATGAATTGGGTATCGGTGTTGTTAATACTTCGTTGTTGGTAGGATATGATGAAAAAGAAAAACAAATCATATCTAAAACCGGTAAGAAATCAAAAGATGGTATTAAGATAAGAACTGCTCTTGGACAAAAAACATTATCAAAGGCATTATTATCGGTGGTTAAGTTTAATGGTGGTGTAAAGGGACACACTTTTGTGGCAGACCCTAACCATCTGATTACAGTAGAAATGACTTCGAAACATGCTCCTATAATCAAACAGCAAGACCCAACCAAATCATATGTAAGAACGAATCATGGACTAGCACATCCAGATGCCGGATATACTGAAGGACCTGATTATAAAAGTTCAATAGTTCGTAGAGCATCTGCAAAGGCTGCAATTACAAAATTGAAAGATTGGAGAGATGAATTGAAAGCATTGAGAACTAATCGGTATTCGCATGATAATCCGAATAATATGAGTAGAGATACGGATAAAATGATGACAACCACACAGATGCAATTAAATCTAACCCGTAAAATATTTACTCTAAACTATTTTGGAGACAGAGTTGAAGGATTCAAAGGAATACGAAGTGAATTACCATCGGATTATATGCCAAAAATACAAATAAAAATAAAAGATTTATCAGAAACTCAGAATAATTGATATTTATTCATATATAACTTAAATTAAACAATATGCCCGCAGTATCAAAAGCACAACAACATTTTATGGGTATGGTTCATGCTGCACAGAAAGGTGAAGAACCTGCAAGTCCCGAAGTAGCAAAAGTAGCTAAATCAATTGAGCCAAAAGCAGCAAAGGATTATGCATCAACATCAACTAAAAATCTACCAGACCATAAACTAAAAGAAGCGATTCGTAAGATATATAGAGAATATTTAAGGGAATGTTCAATGACAGAATCACTAAACGAAGATGTTTCAGATATAAAAACTCCTATTTATTTCAAATCAAAAAAAGGAGTAAGTGGATTTGATACCGATACTACATTTTTTGTAAAAGATATGCCCGATTATGGAAATGTTAAGGTTTATCATTACCGTGGACGTTTGGAACAATTTATTTGGTTTGAAAAAGATAAATTAATAAGGCAATTTAAGAGTGGAGATTTCTATAAAGTTGATAAAAACGAATATAAACCCAATAACTAATATTTTAAGCCCAAACACCGGTTTGGGCTTTTTTATGTCATTTTTTATGGTTTTTCAAAAATCATATATTTATTCATAACTTAATAACCTATTTCTTTTAGGTTCAAGTAATTGGTAATGAATACTCACGACCCATGTGATGTGACCAAAACGCCAATAAACACGATTGAAGTTGAAAACTCTAATAACTTCAGAAATCCTATAAAATAAAGGAAAACAAATGGCAAGTTCAAAACTATTAAAAGAAGCAATTGCTGATGCTAAAGCTGTGCGTGAAACTGCTATTGCCAATGCCAAAATCGCTCTCGAAGAAGCGTTTACTCCAAGACTTCAATCTATTCTTTCAAGAAAGCTACAAGCTGAAATTGAAGATAACGATGATGAAGATTTGGATGATGTAAACGAAGAAAATGATGCATCAAGCGAAATCGGAAAAGGTGATAACAAAACTCCGGCTATTAAAGCAAATTCAGCACAAACAGACCTAAGTGGTATTTCTAAAACAGGAGATGCACAGGGTAGTGAATTAGATGATTATGACAAAGTTAAAGACCTTACTGAAGGTGATGATGACTTTGGAGATGATGACACTGATTTGGATACCGATGATGACACTGATTTGGATACCGATGGTGATGACACCGATTGGGATGCTGATGATACCGATGATGACCAAGACGAAGATGATTTAGATTTAGAATCTATTATTAGAGAATTGGAAGATGGTATGGATGATGATACCGATGGGTATTCGGATGATACTGAAGTAGATGAAGCAGATGAAAATGAAGATGGCGTAACCGATGATGTAACTGGTGCAACAAATCCATACACAGAAGGTGATGACACTGATTTTGATACCGATGGTGACACCGAAGGCGAAGATGATGATATTGATTTAGATGAAATTCTTCGTGAAATGGGATATGGTGATGATGAAGATGGTGAAGAAGCTCCTGTTGAGGATGATGATACTGCTGAAGAATTAGCAGCTACTCAAAATGAATTAAAAGAAGCTATGAAAACTATTCATTCATTACGCAAAACCATCAATGAAGTGAATTTATTGAACGCAAAATTATTATTCGCAAACAAATTGTTCCGTGGTTATAATCTAACTAACGAACAAAAAGTAAAAGTTGTTGAAAACTTGGACAGAACTTCATCTGTAAGAGAAGTTAAGTTAGTTTATTCAACTCTTTGTGAATCAATGAAATTCTCTGGTACTCAAAAGAAACAATCTGTAAAGAGAACTATTTCTGAAGGATTGGCTTCTAAACCACAGAAATCTACCGCACCTAAAAAAGAAATTCTTTCAGAGGGTGACATGATGGCTAAAAGATTCCAAGAATTAGCAGGAATCACTTCAAAATAACAAACTTAAAAAAACAAATAAACAATGGCAAATTTTGACTTATCTAAATTGATGGAAGGCAAAAACCCACAAAGCGTAATGTTGGCAGAAACTCGTCAACTTAAAGGTAAATGGGCGAAAACAGGTCTTCTTGAAGGATTGAAAGAAAGAGATCAACACTCTATGGCAGTGTTGTTAGAAAACCAAGCAAAACAATTGCTTGATGAGGCAACCCAAACTGGTACATCTGCACACTCAGAAGAGTGGAGTGGTGTAGCTCTTCCTTTGGTTCGCCGTATTTTTGGTGAAATTGCATCGAAAGAGTTCGTTTCGGTTCAACCTATGAACTTACCTTCCGGTCTTATTTTCTACCTTGACTTCAAATATGGTTCTGCACAAGGAGCACCTGGACAATATGGTGGAAAATCACTTTTTGGTGGTACTAACATAACCGGTTCAGCAACTAACTTTGGTAGAACTAACGCAGCTGTTAATGGTTTATACGGTGAAGGTCGTTATACCTATTCAGTAAATGATGGAACTGCCGCTACAGTAGCTATTGCTTCTGCTGCTTCTGCTTCTTGGGCAGATGTAGGTTTTAACAATACGTTATCAGCTTCTATTGCTGCTAATCAAATTGCTAAACTTTCTATTACAAAATCAGCTATTAGTGCAACCGCTGATGTTGATGCAGTTCGTGCATACACCGCAACTGATTCACTTATCGTTGCCAATCTTAACGAATTTAACTATTACAACGCATCTTTAGATAATATCGTACTTTTTGTATCTGCATCTAAAACAGATATGGCTGCATTGGTTAATGGTACTATTGATTCAATTGATTATTCAGTTGTTCCTACCGATTACAATCGTGGTGACTTTGAAGATAAAACCGCACCAAGTGCAGGTAACACAACAACTGCATTGGATATTCCAGAAATTGATCTTGAATTGAAATCAGAGGCCATCGTTGCTAAGACTCGTAAGTTGAAAGCAGTATGGACACCTGAACTTGCACAGGACTTAAACGCTTACCACTCAATCGATGCTGAAGCAGAATTAACTTCAATGTTATCCGATTATATTTCTTTGGAAATTGATTTGGAAATCCTTGATATGTTAAAATCTAACGCTTTAACTACTGATTACTGGTCAGCAACAGTTGGTGAAGAATACAATAACGGTGTTTGGACTGGTGGACAATCTTCAATGGCATACCAAAAATCAACTTGGTTTCAAACCCTTGGAATCAAATTGAACAAAGTATCTAATAAGATTCACCAATTAACACTTCGTGGTGGAGCTAACTTCGTAGTTGCTTCTCCTGATGTATGTACTATTTTGGAATCTATTCCTGGATTCTTAGTAAGTGCTGAGAAAGATGCATTACAGTTCGCTGCAGGTGTATCTCAAGTAGGTGCATTGAGCAATCGCTACACCATCTACAAAAATCCTTATATGACTTCTAACGAAATCTTAATGGGATACAGAGGAAACAACTTCCTTGAGACAGGTGCAGTTTACGCTCCATATGTACCATTGATTATGACTCCTTTGGTTTACGATCCTCAAAATTTTACTCCGAGGAGGGGTGTCATGACTCGTTACGCCAAGAAAATGGTGAGAAGCGAGTACTACGGAAAAATCTACATCAAAGATTTGAACACTATCTAATCTGTAAAGATTATAAATTAGAAAAGGGAAGATTTTTCTTCCCTTTTTTATGCTCTTTTATTTTGATATTATATTTATAGTCGTATTGGTTATACACTATACTAATAAAATTAAAATAAAAGAAAAATGGGAAGACATCAAGATTCAACACCGGTAATGATACCAGCCGATACTGATTTAACTACGGTTATTGACGCAACATTTGCGTTAGATACAGATTTGACAGATAGTTCAATCGATGCTATATTTAACACAGTTCAAGCAACGGTAAATGGAACTGGTACTAACGTCAAAGTTGGTGATGATGCATATATTGGTGATATAAATGTATCAAACCACATACAAATAGCAGGCGTGCAAGATATGACAAAAGGATTTATTCAATTTGGAAGTGGTTCTGCTATGCCTAGGATTGGTGGAAACGGTGCAAATCACTTAAACATTGCAAATATCCCATCATACGCATCAAACGCAGCAGCATTGAGTGGTGGGTTGGTAGCAGGTGATGTTTATAGAAGTGTTGATAATTTGGCAATCGTTCACTAATTATACAATAATAGCTAAAAGTATAAAGAGATGATAGAAATATCATCTCTTTTTTTATGCCCAAATTTTAGTTAGGACACACCAAATAATATATCTTTTACACTTCTTTATATTTATAGATAACAACTATAAAATAACAGATATGTCGGCAGCGAAATACTCATTTGTAATAGAGCAAGGAGCAACATTTACCTTAGAAGTTGCATGGGAAGATCAAACCTGTGTTCCAATAGATTTAACAGGCTATTCCGCAAGGATGCAGATTAGACCTGCTGTTGAATCTGAAACCGTTTACATATCATTGTTGTCAGATTTACAACCAGATGGGACTGGATTAAACCTAAGTGGGAGTAATGGTATGACTCCATTGGAATCGGGTTCTATTGGTATTTACATATCAGCATATTCATCATCGGTTTTGAATTTCGAACAGGCACGATATGATTTGGAATTGGTAAGTGGTGGTGGTGAAGTTACACGGTTATTAGAAGGATTTGTTCAACTTTCTAAAAATGTGACAAGATAATGTTAGAAAACGATTTCCATGATTATATAGAGGATGATGGTGATTCTCGCATTGTAGTAACACGAAAACTAAATAAAGTTATCGTATCATCACAAGGACCACAGGGTATACCCGGTCCACGTGGTTTTGATACAGGTACGTCTGGAACATCGGGCACTAGCGGTACATCTGCATCGGATGGAAGTAGTGGTACAAGTGGAACTGCGGGTAGTAGTGGGACATCGGCAAGAGATGGTAGTAGTGGGACATCCGGTCAAAGAGGTTTCTCTGGGACATCGGGAAGTAGTGGAACTCGTGGTACAAGTGGTACATCGGGAACTTCTGCACTATACGCATCGGTTGCTATTTCAGAAACAGCCCCAACTAGCGGTACAAGTGGTAAATTATGGTTCAACAGTAATGAGGGTACTCTTTATGTACAATATCAGGATATCAATGGAATCCATTGGATACCTACAAACGATTTAGTTGGCGCAGATGGTACTAACGGTACATCGGGGGTATCAAGTGATGCATTATCTGTTACTGCTTGGTATAGTGGCAGTATTGTTACTGTTAGGGAGTTTGAAGAACTTACATTTTCGGGTGATTATGTTTTACAAAATTCTCAATTAGTAGTATCCGGTAGTTCATATGAAATACAATTTGAATCCGGTAGTTCATTCAAAAAAATAGGAAGAATATTTATAGGTGGTAATTTTTTAATTAAAGACAGTTATGTATATAATAATGGTGAGATATATGTAGGTGGTGAAACCATATTATTAGGAGATTCAATAATAACAGGCACAGGAATATTAATATAAGAGATATATGCAATATATACAATTACAAGGGCAAGATGCAAATTCAGTAGGATTACCATTAGATGGTAGTTATAATCTATTCATAGATGTATCAGACAATTCTATTAAAGCAAAAGATGTCGATGGGCATATGCACGGCGGCGGTGGTTTATCATTAACCGAAATTACCAGAGAAGAAATACAAACTTTAGTAGATACTGCAAATTTAACACCGGGTGCATTTTATAAAATTACAAATGCGGCATCTCGTTCGTTTTTAGATACTAATAGTATTGGATATTATAACTGGAATAATGGTACATATTCCGGTGGTGGTAATGAAATTCAAGATGGTGGTACTACTGTTATTTTACAGGCTACTACTGATAAAACCTTATCCAAACGGGGTATTGGTTTATTTTATGTTCCTAATTACGAAAATCCTAGTTTCCCAACTTTACCTCCCGATACAAATTATAAAACTTGGGATAAATTTCATAGAATATATCTTACAAATATAACTGGAAGATTTCAAAATGGCGAACCAATCTTATTAACTTCAATGGAAACATCCGCAACGGCTACGGGATATTTGCAAGGAAGTTGTTATAATAGTGGTAGTAATGGGGCAATAACATTTCAATTAGTAAATGGTGATTCACATTTCTTTGATACTGCTGATAATTTGCTTGGATTGATTATTGATGGAGAAAACGCAGGAGCTAATGCAGGATTTGATGGTATTGATTATACATCTTCTTACAACCCCGGAGATTGTGTAATTTACGGAGGCAGAGTTTGGCAAAATCTTTCTGGTAGCATTGGATATTCCGATGGTGGATGGCCTGATGAAGAATTATATCTGAACCCAGAAGATTGGGAATTAGTTCCCTTTGATGAGGTACATTATACAATTCAAGCTCATACAATTGAATATGAATTTGAATACGATAATATCTCTTATAGAAATGATGGTGTAAATGAAGTATTTTCAGATTGGAAATGGTGGGATAACGCTTGGGGATATAATATGATTAAATTCTTTCCTTGGGGACATACTCAAATAGAAAGAGTTAGTTTTTCAAATTCATACTTAAATCACTTTGTAAACTTTCCACATGATTCATATGCATGGAACATTAAATTCGAAGATGAGGGTGGATTTAACGCACATAGTTGGGGACATCAAAGTGGTTTCTATGATATTCAGGGTGATAAAGGTGCACACTTTACAGGACACGATTTTGGTAGAGGTACTGACATTTATAATATTAAATTGGGAATTAACTCATATATGAGTGGTATAAACACCAATGATAATGGGAATCAAGAGTGGTCTCAGATATATGAAGTAACTTTAGCAAACAATGCATACTTTGGTGATTTTACTATGTATTGGGGTTCTTACATTGAATATGTGGAAATTGGTACTGAAGCTAATTACCAAAGTTTCACAATGTATGAATATTCAAGAATAAGAAATGTTAACTTAGACATTAATTCTTATTTTGGTGAGTATACCTTATGGAATGAAGCAGAAATAAAATATGTAAAAATAGGAATTAATTCTTGGATAGAATATTTTGATTTATATTATTCATCGTGCTTAAAAAGAACAACAATCGGAAGTGATGCATGGATATATAACTTTGAAGTTGGTATAAACTCATTCATTAGACAAGTAAATCTTTCCGAACGAGCATATATTGAAAATTTTACTATTGGTGATTATTCAAATTTACAAAACATTGATTTGGGTGCATATTCGTATATGCATGATTTCAATGGTGGGTACTCCACCGACTTCCAAAACATACGATTGGATGCAAGTGCAGGTGTTTGGGGTATTCAATTAGGATATGATGGTGGATTTAGTGAAATACAAATAGCCCCGAATAGTTCATTATATAACATATATGCGGGTGGGTATAGTGGAGGATTTACTTCATCGTATATCAGTGGTATTACTATTGAACCTCATTCTGTTATTGGTAGTATTGCATTGGGTAGTTATTCATCGTTCCAAAACATTTATTTAGGAACTGATGTGGGTGTTGGCAATATCACTTTAGAAGAAAGTTCTAATATGGGTGATATTAATGTAATGGGTGATACTGAATTTGGTAGTATATTAATAGCTAGCGGTTCTGAGATTACTAATTTACAACTCGGATTTAACGCTGGTATTGGTCAGTTGATTATAACAGGTTCTGCCACCTTAAATAACTTTGAAATTGGAAATGGTCAAGGATTTAGTGATATGACAATCGATTCATCGATTTCAAATGTTACAATGAATAGAACATTAAATAACTTCCAAGTAAACACTCCGATAATGGGCACTACCGGTTCATTGAGTTGGGCAGATAGTAAGACAAGTTTGGATGGTAATAAATCATTCTATATATTAAATACTACCGATTGGGATGCATCTGCTACGGGTCTAAATTATTATTTACCTGATGGAACTTTTGATGGACAGACTGCTAAATTTTTTCACACAAATGGAGGAACTAATTTAGGTGGAAATTATATTGGAAACCTTACTATATGGTTGCATATGACTGATGCTACTAATTTTGATAGTGCTGGCGATTATCCTTGGTATCCATTTGTTGACCAAAACGGTACGCCAAGAGTAGATATTCCAACCACAATTTGGTTAGATGGAAAATGGATAATTGATAATAGTGTTTATAATTAATAAATAAAATAAGAATAAGATGGTAAAAACATACACAAACCCAGACCCAAAGAGAAACAATACAGGTTTAGTTGTAACATTTGAAGGTGTAACTCCACCAAAAGCAAATATTACGATTGAATCGTTTAGTGATAATCCAATATCGAAAGTAGTATTGGCACGAACTAATGATGGTATGTATACTTTATGGGTAGATGCGGCTTATGATACAATCGGAGATTGGACATCGGATCAGGCAATAGCAAGAGTTAAAGAATTGGCATTAGCAGGTAAGAAAAAATAATAACCAACAATGTTTGAAAGCAAAATAAATAGAGGTAGACTAAATGGTTATGCTCCATTGGATAGTGGTAGTAAAGTTCCACTAATTCATTTACCGGATATATTTAACGTAGCTGGTACATCGGGTACTTCTGGTAGAGATGGTTCTCAAGGAAGTAGTGGAGCAAGCGGTACGGGTGGGACTTCCGGTACTTCTGGAATTTCTGCTTTTGATGGTGTTGATACCGGCTCATTTGCAACTACGGGTTCAAATCAATTTAATGGAAATCAATCTATAAGTGGTTCTCTAATCGTATCATCTACCGTTATCAACAACGCAGAAGTCTATTTAACTGGAAGTGATCTAATGATAGATAGCGGTTCATTGATAATAACAGGTTCGCTAATCCTAACAGGCTCTTTTATCACATCGTTGCCAGATGGATATATGTGGGTGGGTGGAAATGATAATACCAATCAAATTATACCAACTTCATCACTTATAGTTGATGGTAATGGAACTTCGGGTACAAGTGGAATTTCTGGGACAAACGGTATAAATGGGGTTTCAAACAATTTCTTTTTATATAAAGCAAATACAGTATCGCAATCGGGAGAACCGGGGACAACATACATTGCTTGGGATAATATTGAACAAACAGGTTCGGCAAATTTAATAATTAGCCATCTTACAAATACCGGTGTGGATATTGATATATTTTTATCACTATTACAATCCACACAACAAATAACAATACAAGACCAAAACGATTCAAATAATTATCAAATATGGGATATAACAGATGCCCCGATGGAAACTTCTGTTAATAATTATTGGACTGTACCAGTAACTATAATAAGCGCAGCTGGAACTGGTGCATCTAACTTTGATAATGAACACGAGATATTTTTATCTATAATATCACCATCTGGTACATCTGGTTCAAGCGGAAGTAGTGGTGTGTCGGGTTCTAACGGATCATCTGGAAGTAGTGGTGTGTCGGGTTCTAACGGATCATCGGGAAGTAGTGGTGTATCGGCAACGAACGGATCATCGGGAAGTAGTGGTACGTCGGGATCAAGCGGAAGTAGTGGTACGTCGGGATCAAGCGGAAGTAGTGGTACATCGGGATCAAGCGGAAGTAGTGGTACATCGGCATCAAGCGGAAGTAGCGGAACATCGGGATCAAGCGGAAGTAGTGGTGTATCGGCAACGAACGGATCATCGGGAAGTAGTGGAACATCTGCTACCAACGGTTCAAGCGGAAGTAGTGGAACATCTGGCTCTACAATAAATTATAAAGGTACATCTACGGATTCGATAAATCTTTCCACTTTGGTATTGGGTACTAATAAATCATTAACAACTTCTATTGGACTATCATATAGTATTGCCCAACATCTAATCATAGCAAATAGTAATCAATATCATTTTCACGGAGATGTGGTATCATATAATGTAAATACCGGCGTATTAGTGGTTAATGTAACTAACATAAATGATACCTCAAATATTACATTAACAAGTTGGACAACCAATTTAGATGGTGCCGCTGGTGGAGATGGTACATCAGGTAGTAGTGGTTCTAGTGGTACTTCTGGGTTATTAACATTAGCAGGTACTACTGATAATGGAATTATAACTTTGAATGGAAGTAGTCCAAACGGAACTGTGGAAAGCAATTTGAACTTTGATGGTTCTACCTTAAAAGTAACTGGTTCTGTAATTATAAGTGGTTCAATGGTAATTCAAGGTGTTACGGAAAAAGTTGAAGTGAGAAGAGCTTTAGGTAGCGGAACGAATGTATTTGATTACAATAGTGGTTCAGTACAATACATAAATCAACCAACCGCAAATAGTACTTGGAATATTACCAATGTACCTACTACGGAAGGAAGTGTGACAACATTTACGATTGTAGTATTGCAAGGTTCAACTGGGTATTCGGCATCCGCGTGGCAATTAAATGGTTCTGGCGTAACTCCAAAATGGCCTGATGGAATATACCTAACAGGTTCAGCAAATATTACCGATGCGTTTGGTATAACTGCATTTAGAAGTGGTTCTACTTGGAATGTACTTAATTCATTAACACATTTCTATTAATGATTAGTAAGGTAACAACTCATTTGAATAGATATAATCCGTTTCTTTGGGGACCTACGGGGCATGGTTCAAATTTAGGAGTTGCTCCGGTTGTAACTGACCCTTCACTTACTGTTTGGTTTGATGCGGTAAACTCAACGTATTCACCATCAAATCCAACAACTGGAACTAGTCTTACGGCGTGGGGTGATAAATCATCGGCAGCACACGATGCAAATACAAGTGGAAATACAACCGTTCAACCGAAATATCAAACAAATATTCAAAATGGATTGCCAAATATTTATTTTGATGGTGTAAATGATTTATTTACAGTAAATCCGTTTGGAACTATGCAAAGTTTGAATGGTTATACCTATTTTATTGTTGGTAAAACATCCATAACAACACAGCAAGTTATTACTGTTATGAAAGCAAATAGTGGTGGCGACGTTAGAGAATTGTATTTGTCGGTAAATGCAAGTGGTAAATGGGCAGTTGGTGCTGGTACTGGTTTGGCTAGTTCGGCAACAGTAGATACTAACTATCATATTCATACCATTGTTTATGATGGTACATTGGGTGGTAATACAAGATTAAGACACAGACTTGATGGGGTGGAGCAAGCGTTAACATTTTCAAACACACCAACATCCCTTTCAACTACAAATACTACATATCTATACATTGGTACAGATACTTCTGGTAACAATGATTTTAATGGTTATTTAGGTGATGTTGCAATTTATACAAAAACTTTAGCAGATGCTGATATACAAAATGTAGAGAAGTATTTCAAAAACAAATGGGCTATTTAATATTATTTTATAATAAAAACAAATATGTCAATTACATTTACAAACGGATTTACAATTACATCAAAACCAAAAGATGGTACAACTACGGAAAGAGCAGGTATATCCGCATATCAAATAAAACAGCAGTATCCCGCATCAACCGATGGTTTGTATTGGATTAAAAACTCAAATATAAACGATAATATTCCATTTCAAATTTACGCAGATATGACAACCGCAGGTGGTGGTTGGACATTATTAATGCAAAATAACTATAATGGTAATACTTGGAATGAAACTAATGGTATTCTGAAGAATGAAACAACGCCACCAATGGCATTGCAAACTGGAATTGGTATTGATGATACTAATAATTACAGTATCATCCAATGGGCAGACTATATAAAAAGTTCACCATCCGGCTTTCAATATATGTTAGAAGCCAATAGTAGAGGACATTATGGTGGAATTTGGCAAGCAAATGAAGAATATAGTTTTACAGGTTCTGTTGATTTGATACAGTACTTGTCATCGGGTTCTGCTTATTTTGGAACAGATGTGATAGCCGGTTCAGATGGTTTTAGACAAAATATAACAGAAATACAAAAATTTCCCACAAATACTGGAACTTGGAACTATGATAATAATGGGTTAGAACATAGAATGCCTTGGTATTCACATCGTTCAAATTTTTATATTGGTAACGCAATTATTACTACAACTCACGATGATAACAACAGTTGGTGGGGAACTTTAATTACTGATAATGGTTGGAGTCCAACACCTTGGCAATATGATGCGGGTATGGCTGATCCGGGTATTGTTTGGTATTGGGTACGGTAATATAAATTTGATCTCATTACTAATGCCGACATATTAATTTTTAATATTCAAAATCGTATTCTTTATCTTTTTAATATTTATAACTATAATAGGTTTTTCAAAATATCTATAAAAAATAAACAAAAATGGCATTAGTATTTCCAGCATCACCTCATACCGGACAAACATATCAAAGTGGTAGTAGTAATACCTATGAATGGACCGGCACATATTGGAAAATACAAAATATAACTTCAGCTAATTTCGTAACAACTGCTGTATTTAATGAGTTTTCATCATCAGTGGTAAGTGGTACATTTGGTACTAGCGGTACTTCGGGTTATAATGGAAGTGTAGGCAGTAGTGGAAGTGCTGGTACTAGCGGTACTTCGGGAAGTAGTGGAACATCATCTACTAGCGGTAGTCACGGTACAAGCGGAAGTAGTGGTGTATCCGGCACACAGGGTGTATCTGGTTCAAACGGAAGTAGCGGTTCATCGGGAACTAGCGCAACGAATGGTACTGGCGGAACTAGCGGAACTCGTGGTAGTGGTGGGACATCGGGCTCAAGCGGAAGTAGTGGTACATCTGCTACCAACGGAACAGCAGGTAGCGGTGGTTCTTCGGGAACTAGCGGAACTCGTGGTAGTGGCGGTTCTTCGGGAACTAGCGGAACTCGTGGTAGTGGTGGAACATCGGGTTCTAGCGGAAGTAGTGGTACATCCGCTACCAACGGTTCACATGGAAGTAGTGGAACATCGGGTTCAAGCGGAAGTAGTGGTACATCGGCTACCAGCGCAACTGCAGGTAGTAGCGGTACATCTGGGACTAGCGGAACGCATGGAAGTAGTGGAACATCAGGTTCAAGCGGTAGTAGCGCAACATCCGGCTCAAGTGGAAGTAGTGGTACATCTGCTACCAACGGAACAGCGGGTAGTGGTGGTTCGAGTGGAAGTAGTGGAACATCAGGTTCAAAAGGAAGTAGTGGAACATCGGGTTCTAGTGGAAGTAGCGGCACATCAGCTACCAACGGTTCGCACGGAAGTAGTGGTACATCGGGTTCGAACGGAAGTAGTGGAACATCTGCTACCAACGGAACGGCAGGTAGTGGTGGTTCATCGGGAACATCTGGATCAAAAGGAACTTCGGGTTCTAGCGGAAGTAGTGGAACCTCGGGTTCTAGCGGAAGTAGTGGAACATCTGCTACCAACGGATCATCGGGAAGTAGTGGAACATCGGGTTCAAAAGGAAGTAGTGGAACTTCGGGTTCAAGCGGAAGTAGTGGTACATCGGCTACCAACGGTTCTTCGGGAAGTAGCGGAACTTCAGGTTCAAGAGGAAGTGGAGGAACATCAGGATCATCCGGAAGTAGTGGAACATCGGCAACGAATGGTTCAAATGGAAGTAGTGGAACTTCGGGTTTATCGGGAAGTAAAGGAACTTCGGGATCATCGGGAAGTAGTGGTACATCTGCTACTAACGGTTCGCATGGAAGTAGTGGAACATCCGCTACCAACGGAACGGCAGGTAGCGGTGGTTCATCGGGAACTTCGGGTTCATATGGAAGTAGTGGAACTAGCGGAAGTAGTGGTACATCTGCTACGAACGGAACTGCCGGAAGTAGTGGAACTTCGGGTTCAAGCGGAAGTAGCGGTACATCTGCTACCAACGGATCGTCTGGAAGTAGTGGTACAACGGGATTGGATGGTACAAATGGAACATCGGGATCATCGGGAAGTAGTGGTACATCTGCTACTAACGGATCATCGGGAAGTAGTGGTACATCTGCTACTAACGGATCATCGGGAAGTAGCGGTACATCTGCTACCAACGGGTCATC